ATTAAATCCTGATGTTAAATTAGTTTCATTACAAGGAGTCGCCGGTACAGGTAAAACATTGCTAGCATTGGCTGCAGCACTTCAGCAAAAAAGAAATTTTAAACAAATATTTTTGGCAAGACCAATTATACCTCTAAGTAACTCATCAATAGGCTATTTACCTGGCGATGTGTCGGAAAAAATATCCCCATATATGCTTGCATTGTTCGATAACTTAAAATTTATACAAAGTCAGTTTAAAGATACTGATAAAGAATATAAATTTATTCAAGATTGTGTTAAAGAAGAAAAATTAGTAATTACTCCGTTAGCATATATTCGTGGACGTAGTATTTCAAATGTATTTTTTATAGTAGACGAATCCCAAAATCTAACTCCTCACGAAATTAAGACTATTATAACTAGAGCAGGAGAAGGAACTAAAATAGTATTCACTGGAGATATAAATCAAATTGATACTCCTTATTTAGATGCACAAAGTAATGGATTATCACATATGATTGCTAAAATAAAAGGACAACCTATTTATTCTCACGTAACATTGGTAAAAGGAGAAAGATCCGAATTAGCAAATATCGCAAATGAATTATTATAAATAAAAAAGCTACTCATTTGAGTAGCTTTTTTTTATTTTTCTTTTTTAAGTTTAACAGCATCTTTAATACTAAATTTTTTAATTACTAGAGGATCATCAGGAGATTCAATATAAACATCTTTACCGTCAATTCTATTCACACGTCCATTCATAATATCATTATCTATGTATACACCAGCATTAAGAATTGATCTTTCTTTTGGTGTTTGTGGATCGATAACATTAAAGTCTGATATTTTTTTAACCCATTGTGCTTTTACTGCACCTATGCCGAAGTTTGGATCAGATTTAGGTTCTTCTTCTTGACCTAACATAGTATATTTAGGCATTTCATTTGATTCTGTTATTTCATCAATTTTTAAATAATCATACAAATCTTCAACTTCTTTATCACTAATTGAATTTAATGCATCTTCATCAATATCTGAGTTACTATTAAGTATTTCTTTTTTTAAAGTTTCAATATATTCACTATATTCGTCATATGCAGGTTTAGCTTCTACAGAATCTCTACTATAATATTCTTTTATTACATCTTTTGCTACATCAGTTCTTTTTGTCTTTGTTACATTTTCTTCTTTCCAATTATCATCAAAATCTTTAAATTTTAATACATTTTCAATATTTTTCATATTACTATAATTATTTTCTTTTATTGATTGATTTACTAATTTAGATTTGAACGCAATTGTTTGTAGTTTACTATCCTTTGCAGCAAATTCATCCCAGCTTTCTATATGATGATCAACTGCATTACCTATATATTGAAGATTTGGAATGCCTTTATTCATTCTATCATTGGTTGTTAAATCTCCGATATCTTTTCCTTTGGTCTCTGCTCTTAATTTTTTTAATTGTCGAATACTAGTTTCTCTTGGTAACATATTAAGTTGTTATTTTTTATGTATATATTAAAAACCGTTTTCCGTTTTTTTATAAAAAAATGTTGTGAAAATTAATTCACAACATTATCATTTTTCTTTTCCATTATTTTTATTAATTCAAGAATTTTTGTTTTTTCATTAAATGTTTGAATTTCTTTATCAGAAATTTCTAATGGTTTAAAATGTAAAACTATTTCACCTCCTGCTAATTTGTGTAATTTACCTTCAACAGTATGCCAATCTAAAATTCTGTGAATTCCTTCTATATGTGAAATTACATTTTCATTTTTTGATATTTTAATAGCATGTTTTTTATTTCTTTTATAAATTTCAATCGAAGGACATCCTTGATTACTAATAATACCAATCTCTTTAGAATTTTCATCAAATAATTTAGAATAAATAGTGAACTCTATGTTACAACGCTTTGTTGTATATCCAAGTGATATACATATATCTTCCATAAAATTAATATTAAATACATCATTTATGACATAGTATTCCATTATACCATATTTTTCAATTATTGGATTTTTAATATTATTATTTTTTCCTATCCATTCTTCTTTTGTCATATTTGTCATTTTACCAACAATCATAATCAGTTATATTTTCTTCTTTTTTTAAAAGATTATCAATTATAATTACTGCAGTTCCTATTCCTGTTGGAGTAAATCTATAACTAAATCTACCGCCTATTGCTGTTTTCGGTGATTTTTTCTTTTTCTCTTGTTTTTTGATCCATTCATTTGCAGATTTTTCTTCTTTTTCATTTAAATAATATGTTATCATAATTTAATATATTTTTAATTGTTCAAGTTTTTGCTTACGAATATCTTGTTTACAAAAATGATGATAATCTATTAATCTAATAGTAATTAATTTCATTCTATTTTTTGCAAGTTCTATATCAAAATATTTTACTGAATAACAAGCTAAATCATCAGTATACGTAGATAATTTTATATCTTTTATTATATTTTCACCTAATGAATTTATAGATTTTAAATAATTTTTAACTGATGTATTTTTCATTATTTTAATTTCTTAATTGTTTTAATTTTTATATCTATCATTGATATCAATCTATTTATTTCTTGAGAATGAATGCCACCCTGTGATATTTTAATTAAATATTGAATATTTATATTATATAAATCTTCTAATATGGTAATTGTATCAGAATTATTTATCAAAGTTTCAAGTTCTGTACTATCATTCCAAAAAATTTTATTTTTCCTTGTAGAATTAGTAGTAATTATTATTAATGAAGAAAATAAAAAAGATATATAAAGCGCCAATTTAAGCATAATATTAACTGAAATATCTTTATCTATAGTAATAAAATAAACCATCGAATAAATAATAATAAAATATATCACGAATGATATACCAAAAATAATCCATAAAGAACATTTACTAAAAAATTTAGTTATTGCTTTCATAATTTTATTTTTTTAAACTGAAATAATATAGAATTAACCATGATAAAACTAATATAATAAAAATAATTAACAAATAATATTTACTAAAAAAATTATTTATTGCTTTCATAATTTTATTTTTTAAATGTAAATACTAAAAAGTTTATAAACCTATGCTTATGAATAATATCAAACAATTACTTTTAAATTTATTTGAGAAAATAGAATACATATTTAAAAATATAGTAAATTCGCTAATCAATTCTTTAAATTTTATATCTGCATCTTCTTGACTCATTTTATTATCAAGTACATAATTTTTAATATCAATCATTCTATTTGATAAACTAAATACTTTTTCGACCATTTTGTCAGAAAAAACTCCAATCAAATCAAATGTTTCCATTAATTTGTTGAAAGATTTATAATTATCAATATTATTATCATTTATCCAAGAATTTTCTAAATTAAAACTATAGTCTGATTTCATTTCCATTTACATTTGTTTGTTTAATTAATAATGTACAAAGATAATAAAAATAATATGTAGTTCATTACATTTTTTATTTATTTAATTTTTTTTTAATGTTTTTTGAATTAGATATTTTTTCAAGATTTTTTAATTTTTTAATTCTTTCTTCCTTTTTCTTTCTTTTGTTTTCGTATTTTTTTAATATTTCTGCAGTTTTAAAATTAATAATTATAAAATCTCCTGATCCTGAAAGTTTTTTATTATGTATCAGATTAGATGCATCTAATAATTTTTGATAAAGTTCATTATTAATCGACATTTAATTTTTTTAATTTTTTGCTTCTTATATATTTAACAATATTAGAATTTTTATTAATTATATCATTACTAATATAACGAATACAATTTTCTTCTACTTCACAATAATTATTGTAACAATTTTTTAATTTACATGCATCATATTTATCATAAGAATCCCATTCAATTCTTTTATTCGGACAATTTTCATCAATAAAATTAATAAATTTTTTCTTATTTTCAATATTAATATATCTATTCTTTGATGTTTTTATATCTGTTTTTATTGTGAAAGTTTTTAATGCACTTGATGATATAGTTAATTCTATTTCAGCCTCATTATCTCTTATGGTGTATCCCGTTATTGAATCATAATCAATTATTGTGAATTCATGATAACAACTAAATTTACAATAACTTAAAGTTATTTCAGTTAATGATACAATTATATCTCTTACTTTAAATTCTGGATTTAAATAAATTGGAATTACCATATTATATTTTTTTCAAAGATAATAAAAAAAAATTGAATTACCTACTATTTTAAAAATATTTATATAAAAAAAGTCCCATAAAGAGACTTTTTAATTTGAGCAAGTGGTCTGATTTGAACAGAATCCTTTAACTGGAAGCTAAACGCATTAACATATGCTACCACTGCATTTTAATAATATCTATATTTTTCATTCATATTTCCTTGATCCTTAATAACTTCATTAATTATAGATAATAACTTTTTTTTATTTTTAATACATTTATTTTTAAATATATTTTCCCATTTTTTAAAATAATCTATTAATGGTAAATTTGAATCTATAAAATCTAAATTGTAATTATTTTTAATAATTTGTTCATTTAAATGATTAATTAAAACTATTAACGCTGGCTCTGATATTTTTTCTAACATATAATTATAAAATTTTTCAGCATTAAAACTATCCAATTCTTCATATTTTTTCCATGATTCACATTCTTTAATTTTTTCTAATAAAATATTTTTATCTATGCTATTAAATTTCATTAAAAAATGATACGCTTCTGAAACTCTAGCGTTTAATTCATTATCCAAAGATAAATAAATAAAATATGTAAAATCATTTAAAGGTGTCTCGATTTTGTTAAAATTTGTTATAATTTTTTGTAAATTAACATGAGTAGGTAAATCTCTTTGATTCTTAACCAAATTATAAAATTCTAAAACATGAGTCAATTCATGAGATATTTTACTTTTTATGATGTAATCATCAGTTCCAATAGGAACAAAAAAGTATAAATTTATATTTTTTAATATATTATTTGAAAAAGTATAATTTATAGGATCAAATTTAGCATAACAATCTAATCTTTTTTCAAAATTAATAGTCAATTTAATATTATATAAAGGAAATAAAATATCTTTTAAATCTAAAAAAATAATCTTATCTTCATAGTCTAAAAAATTAGTATAAATAATATCAGAATATGTTTTAATAATGTTAGAAATACCATTACCTTCATTGATAAAATTTAAATACTTTTTCATATTGGTATATTAAAATTTTCATTTAATAAATTTTTAAAAAATATAGGATCATATAAATACATTCTATTAAAATCTTTATGAAATATTGCAGATGGTATCGATGAGAACTCTAAATTACCCTCATTAATCCTATTATCAACACTTGATATTTTACTTTTTATATATTTTAACCTAATATCAAATAATTCTTTAAGATCAATTAAAAATTTATCATTATTAGTTTCTTTCCATATAGATTTATTTAATTTCTTAATATATTTCTTATTTTTTGAATAATAATAAATACTCTGATATATTTTATCTTTTAATAAATTTAATTCAATTTCTTCTATATTACTAAGCTTTTTTATATTAAATTTTTCAATATCTTTAATATTATCAAATATTTTATTGTATTTTTTACCAATCTTACTAAAATAATAATATTGATGTATTTGAGCATCGATTTCATGACTTAAAGTTTTATATAATAATTCAATTATATTATTAATATAATCTGATTTAAAATTGTTTCTAAATTGACTCAAAATAACTCCGATAGACCAAGAAGATGACCTAAATTTATTATTTTTAGAAATATTGTAATATTGAAAAATGTGTAAACATTCATGTAAAATGACAGAATCTATATAATCATTAAAATATATCTCATCTTTATCAGAAATATAAATATCTAAAACTATTTCAATATTAGATAAAATATCATTACTCATTTTAGAGTTATTAAATCTAGCAACAGAGTTGCAAACATTTTCTTTATATTTATATAAATTAAATATTACTTTAATATTATCTAATTTTAAGTCATTTTCAGATAATTCATAAGTAAACTCATTACTTAAATTAATATTATTAAAATTAATTAATATATTATGCAAATCTTTTGATATAGTCTCCTGTAAAATTTCACAAGAATCAGATATCGATTTTCTTTCTAATAAATATGTGTTGTAATTGTTTAAATAATCCATAATATAAATTTGAGCAAGTGGTCTGATTTGAACAGAATCCTTTAACTGGAAGCTAAACGCATTAACATATGCTACCACTGCATTTTAATAATATAGTAATTAAATATTAAAAAGTTTATAAATTAAATTTTTTAATATCATATTTTATTTGTATTTCTGGATCTAATTTTACATCATTTAAAACCTTAGCAGTATCTAAATAAATTTTTTTATCTAAATCACATACATTAAAATTCTCAATTAATGTATCAATATCAAAAATATCTTCAATTTCATAATCTATATCATTGTCTTTATATTCATTGCAAATATGATTTATAGTAAAATTATTTCTGCTTAATTTATCATCAAATGAATACATATCATTTATACCACAATCTGATATAGTACAAAGATAAATTATTGTTCCAGTATTATTTTCAAATAATTTTAAATGCTTCATATTATTTTTTTAAAGTATATATAAATTTTAAAAATCCAGAATCATATATGCGATATACCTTCCGTTCTAACATAATTTCATGCTCTGTTTTATTTATATCAAATCCTTCTGTTACTAATTTATTTTTACGAAAATTACATTTATTATGCCTAATATTATCAATAATATATTGATAATCTGGCTTAACTTTATCGACAAAATCAAATCCTATTTTTTTATATAAATTAATTTGACTAAAACTTCTATCAAAATAACATACTATTTCTTTCGCACTATATTTATTTATAAAATAATTTAATAACGTAATTTCACTATCAATAATATTAGTATTTATTTTATTACTAAAACTTATCATCTCATAATTATTATTCTTAATATTAAATGTCATTAAACTAATTAATTCATTACCTAAATATAAACCAATTTTTATATTAGATTTAATATATCCATGTATATCATTTTTTTCTAAATAACTTTTAATTAAATTTATATCTAAAACTTCTCTTATTTCACAATCTTTTGAATCAATTACGTTTTCAAAAATATTTAATTTACTTAATATTATAGATTTTATAATTTCATTATTATAAATCCAGTCATCTTCATAAATATGAATCAATTGAATGCCTTGTTTTTCACATTCTTCAGTTTTATTTAAATGATAATCTTTATCTTTATTTAATTCATTGTGCCACCATAAACCATTAAATTCAAATGCTAATTTCAAATTAGGTAAATAAATATCTAATTCTAAAGGATTTAAAATTTTTCTATCATTCAAAATTATCTCATCATTATAATTTTCTTTAATAAAACCTAATAATTGTAACTCTAACCCACTAACATTTTTTGAAATTGGATTGCATTCTGTACATAATATTGTTTTATTATTTATCCTATTCCACAATAATTTATAATCAATATTAAAATGATGATCTTTATGTAAATCACATTTAAATTCATATTGACCATTTGATAAATATCCAACAAATATATCTTTTCTATCTCTAATAATTTCAGATTTATATAATCCTTTATCAAAATTTTTCTTAAAACTAATAAATTGATTTTCTCTCATTTTAATAGATATTTCTGCATTTTGACTAGCATATTCTACTCCATATCTTTCTAAATTCGTTGATTTCATTTTATATGGATTTGTATAGTTAGCATCTCCATATTTTTCTAATTTACTTACATGTCCTTTTTTGTTAATTTCTTTAGATTGCTGAGGATATTCGACACCAAAATTTTTTAAACAAGTTTCTACTTTTTTATCTTTAATAATTTGAGAATTTGAAACATTTTCTACTCCATATTTTTCTAAATTTGTATTTTTTGATTTTTGTTCAGAACATTTTCTACTACAAGCATAATATGTTGTTGAATTTTTTGTGTTATAATTATATCTACTATATGAAATAATAGTTTCTTCGCCACAAACATCACATTTTGCTTTAATTTTTGATACACTTCTTGTAGGTAAATCTATTGCAAGTATAGAAATAATTTCATTTCCTCCTTTTACTTCATACCCTTTTTCTTTATAATATTTAATTTGATTATTAGATATTTTTACATCGACATACTTTGTCAAAATCATAACATTTTTTATTTTATATATAAAAATAAAAATATAAAAAAATTATATTTTTATTTATTATTTCATAAAGGAGTTCCCTCTAATTTTTTAAGCTCATTTTGTAATTTATCAAGTTCTTCATGTTTTTCCATCATCACGTTTTTCCACTTTTTTCTATCAGAATATACTTCTCTCATTACACTACTAACAACTCCTTCCTCATTCTTAAATACTGATCCATTTAAAGTTATGATATCATCAGGCTCAATTGTTAATTGATGTCCATTAAATATGGAATAATCTTTACCTTTTACTTTTTGACCTTTATATGAATCTGCAGATATGTTAAATTCTCTCATAGTAGTAGGATACAAGGAACTAAAGTCAAAACAGCATGTCCATTCTGCCATACCTCTTACAGGTTCTTTAACCCATCCTCCTTTTATAGATTCAGTTTCAGTATCTCCGTATTCACTATCTTCATTTCTAACAAGAACAATATTTTTTTGATCTCTTAATTTTTCTCTTAAAATTCCTTCTGTTAATGCAAGAGTTGAAATTGCATCTTTAATCTTAATTTTACCCAATACAGCCATGCCATAAAGTATGTCTACATATTTCATTTTTTTATGTATCTGTTGAACTAAGCAACTATCTACAGCATTATAGAATACAAATTTCTTATAGTCCTCTTTATGCAATTTTTTTAAATCTCCATCGTAATTAATTTTCTTAATTTCTTTTCCTAGTAATTTTTCAGAAGCGAAATCTAAAGATAAACTTTCCTTTACTTTAACTGATTGATCCCATTTTTTAAATAATTCCATATAATCAACTATAACCCTATGCGCTGGCATTTCTGCGTAACTTGGATTAATAGCATTAGGAGGATTAAATGGTTTATTAAGTTTTTTTGTGAATGAGGCAACCTCAGGTTCAAGTCCAATTCTTCTTGCTCTTGCAACTAAATATGTCCAGTCATAATTAATGAAATTCCAACCAGTTATTACTGGCATTTTAGGAACTAATTTGTTAAAAAAACTATGAAGCATATCATATTCAGTTTTGTACTGAACATATTTAAATTTATAATTTGTTCCAAATTTTTGAAAATGAGTATTGATATCATTACCAATTGATTCAATTTGTGCAGCATCTAAAAACTGAGTTCCAATTACCAACACTTTATCTTTATTTACTATTGATATTGTTTGTATCTCACCCTCAGCAAGTTGTGGTTGTGGTTTACCAGTATTAAGAATCTCGTTCTCAATATCAACGAAGAATATATCTGGTTCTGCATATGAATATATTTCATCTCGTTCTTCTTTATCAAAACTATCTATGAAATCATAAATGGAATACCGATTTGGGTATTTTGTATAAATCTCTTTAACATTTTCTCCTGACCATGTGACAAATCTACCACTTTTTTCTTTATCATCATCAGTAGTTTTTATAAATTTTGTTGGGCGACTCCAATTTTTATATTTTAGTTTGATCTGACCAGAACTATCTATATATGAGATAATTAGGTTATTATTTTTATATTCAGTATCTACAATCATATATTATTTTTTAATTTATTTTTTAATAAAGTTTCAATGAATTTTGATTTAGATTTTTTAATATATTTATCTAATAATTCATAAATATATGGATTTAGTGAAAAACTCACTGTAATTTTTTTTTCACTATCTAACATTTTTTTCTTCATATAATTTATATATGTTTTTATATTATTTGTTTGTTATTTTATAAATAAGATATATTCTTGTGTTATGACTTGAAATTATTTATATATAGAATAAAAATAAAAGTTATGAAAAAAGTTGAAGAAAAAAAGAGGAAAATAACAATAACATTAAGTCCTGACATACTTATATTATTAGATGATAAAACATCTAATAGATCTAATTATGTAGATAATTTATTATTAGAATATTTTAATAAATTAGGAGAAGATGTATCAAAAATAAAATTATAATAATGAGAAAATTAACTACAAATGAATTTATAGAAAAATCAAATGAGATACATAATAATAGATATGATTATTCAAATACTATTTATACTGGTTGTAAAAATGATGTCGAAATAATTTGTTCAATACACGGAAAATTTACTCAAAATGCTCAATCTCATTTAAATGGGCATGAATGTACGAAATGTTCTGGTCATTATATATATTCTAAAATAGAATTTATTGAAAAAGCTAATATTGTACATAATAAATATGACTATAGTTTAACGAATTATATAAATAGTAGAAATAAGATTAAAATAATATGTCCGATTCACGGAGAATTTATCATAAGGGCGAATAATCATTTACTTGGAATAGGATGTTCAAAATGTAGTGGAAAAAATAAAAATATATCTGAAATAATTGATGATTTTAATAAAATATATGATTATAAATATGATTATAGTTTAGTTAATAATTATAAAGATAAACATTCTATAATTAAAATAATATGTCCAATTCACGGAGAATTCGAAAAAATTGCATATGCTCATAACAATGGTCACGGATGTCCAAAATGCGGCATAAATACATTATCTACTTCTAAATTTATAGAATTATCAAAATTAAATCATAATAATAAATATGATTATAGTTTAGTTAAATATAATGGTGTTATGAATACTGTAAAAATAATATGTCCAATACATGGTATGTTTGAACAGATTAGTAGATTTCATTTAAATGGTAGTGATTGTCCAAACTGTTCAGAATCTAAAGGTGAAAAAGAAATCAGAAATTATTTAGATAATAATAATATAACTGAGAATGAATTTAATAAATTATTTAAAAAATATTATAAACAATGTTACATATATGATGCTTCTATAATGTTAGATAAATTTAATTTAAAAAATTTTAGTAGATTAAATTCTAATAATTTGGTTATATTTTTTAATGTTTTAAATGATAAAAAGAATTTATTGAAAATACATCAAAAAAGTGGAAAATTTAAAAAATTTTTATTAGATATTTATGATGTGTTAACTAACCGTTATTTTAATGATTATTATTATAAAAAAATAGATAAGAGTATTAAAATAGAAAATTTGGATAATATATTAGAAATTTATGATAAAAGATTTAAGAATGCATCAAAAACTATTAAAAATAAGTTATCTAAATTATATAGTTTAATATTAGATGAATTAAAACATGAAAATTTAATAAAAAATTAATTATAAAATTGAATCTTTTAATATTAATATATAAAAGTATAAAAATTTAAATTAAAAATGGAAGATAAAGATAAAAAACTAGAATTTATCGGTAAAGTGGTTAAAATGCCAAAAAACACTAAAGCAAAAAATGCATACAATTTTTTAGAAAACATAAAAGTTTCAAAAAGTAAATTGTGGTATATTCTTATTGAAAAAGATGAGAATAAGTTACAATGTATTAAATATAATAATAAAATGGGTGTTAATTTAACTTTATTAATAGAAGGAATGAAGAATTATTATGAAAAGGATGAGAACATTCAGAAATATATTAATGAGCTTAAAATTGAAGGTAATGATAAATTTAGTATAATTACAGCTATTCCTGATGTAGAAATTTTACCAGGTAAAAAAATGATAACGTTTTTAACAGAGAATTTAATACAGTTATTATATAAATAAAAAATTAAATATATGATAAATAATTACGATGAATATATATTAGAAAATAGAGGAATATCAAATATTATAAAACAATATACAGATATAATATTTATAGAAATTAAAAAAAATATAGAAGATAATATTTCAGATGAAATAATATTAGATTTAGATGCTCAGAATGATTTTATTTTAAAAAATATGTTAATTGATTATAAATTATCTAATAGAAATTATGGATTATTTGATTCATCTCATATTATATTTAAAGATGATATATTATATAATGTTATAATTAGAATTGAAATAGATCAAAATAAATTCAACGACGTAAAAATAAAGGAAATAATAACTCACGAATTGACTCACATTTTAGAATATTTTAGAATAAAACAAAATGATGTAAAATTAAATTTAAATATTAACGTTGATCCGAACTATATTTCAGTTCGTAAATCTATAAACTATATTAATTTTGATAATGAGTGGAATAGTTTTAAAACTCTGATTTATTTATCTTTAGATACTGAATATAACGCAAGGATTGCACAACTTTATCAATTTTTAATAGATTTTAATTCAAAAGATAGTGATTTTTTAATGAATAAATTTTTAAATAGTGAAACTTATAAATGTTACAGTTATTTAGATGAATTTAATGCAGAACTATTTTTGATAAAATTAAAAATGAATATTGGAGAAAATACATTAATATCGGAAATTAATAGATTGAATCAGGAATTAATAAATAGTGGTGTAAACAAACTTAATGGTTATAAATTTATAAAAATTGTTGATATAGATAATGTTGAAGCATATTTAAACAATTGGAAAAATTTATTTAAGAATAAAAATAAAAAACACATAAAAAAAATAAATTTGATTATCAAAGAAGTTATATCCGATGTTAAAGATAATAAAAAATGGTGTGATAATTTTGAAATTGATGAGAGTTATAAAAATAGATTATTAGAATAAATTATATAATTAAAAAATAAATTGAATTATAAATAAAATAATGATAATAAAAAATAAAATATTTAATTTAATAGTAGAGAAAGTTGGAATTGAGTTGGATATTAAAGATTTAAGTGATCAAATTTATAAATTGATTATAAATGATAAAAAATTATATTATAAATTTGATGGTAAGTTATTTGATGTTAGAATTATGCACATTAATTCAATACTGATATTTATATCAAACAATGATTCTTCATTTGATGCATCATCTTCAACATTAACTGAAAAAGGATTTGATATTATATTGAATATAAATAAGAATGATATAGAAACTAAAGTTATACATCACGAATTAAATCATGCTTTAAAATTTTATATGATAGGTAAAGAAAAATATATAGATAAAACTCGTGAATTAAAAAGTTATAAAATGAGTAGAACTTTTATTAAAAACCCAGATATTGAAGATTTTATAGATTTGGTTTATTATTCTGATTTAGAAGAAGTTGATTCTTTCATTAGTGAAGCATATTATGAAATTATGGAAAATTTTAAAAAAATTGGTAGAGTTATAACTAATATAGAATTTAATAAATATTTTAATTCATTTCACAAAGATACTTACATATATAAAATGTCTGATGTATTATATAATTATAATTTTAAAATATTAAAAAAATATAATTCTGATATGCTGGTTGTATTTTTTAATGTTTTAAATGATAAAAAAAATTTATTAATAATATCAAAAAAAAGTGGAAAATTTAAAAAATTTTTATTGAATATTATAAATTTATTTAATGATAAATATTATATGAGTTGGTATTATAGTAGAATAGATAAAAACATTAAAATTGAGAATTTAGATGAGATATTAGAAATATATGATAAAAGATTTAAAAGTGCATCAAAAACTATTAAAAATAAATTATCTAAATTATATAGTTTAATCTTGGAAGAATTAAAGAATGAAAATTTAATAAAATAAAAAATGTAGATATTAATATCTACATTTTTTATTTTCAAGGAAGTTGAGAGTAATAATCTATTTTAAAATTAGGATATAATTCTATTATATAAATAATTCATCAACACTGACTAATTTAAGTAATTCTTTTCTATTATAATTAAAATAATTCCAATCTGTTTGTAAATTATATTTTTTTGAACTAAAATTTATGTTTTCCTTATTTTTTTATAACTTCGACTCCCCAATCTGTATCTACTGTAAAATAATTTAATTCAAAAGTAGTTACTGCATTAATATAACCACAATATACATTTCCATTCCAATCACCTCCATCTTTAATCCACAAAGTTGAAAATCACCTATCATATCAGAAAAAGAAAAATAATCAAAAATGTATAATATAAGAATTCATAACAACCCTAATATCACTTAAATCTTTTGATATATAATTATCATAACAATATTGAAGAGCAGTTTTATGATGCATTGCTGTCATATTAATCTTATCGTTATTTTGTATAACTATTTCTTTAATATTTAATATATCACAAAAATCTCTTATTGTTTTTCTAAAATCATCATCAATTCCATTATTTACAATAACATAATTTATTTTTTTTACAATATTTCATTAATTGAAAATATTGTAAATATAGATGATCTAATTTATTATAATGAATAGAATATACTGTTATCATAAATTATATATTAGTTTATTATTTTGAATATTAATAAATTCATTCTTATATATTAATAATTCATTTTTAATATTTTGAATATCTAAATTTGTATATTAATTAAATAATTATTTATAATATTTCAATCTAGATTTATTTAATCTTATATTAGTCACCAAAGTAGAATATGTTAAATTTAAATCCTTTGCTGCTTGTCCTATGGTATCATAAATTTTATTAGTTAATGTATCAATAACTTTTTTTGATTTTTTGTGATTTTTACCGGATTTTTTTTCTATTTGTTCAATGGTTTGTTTTATACCAAAAAACGGAGAAGTACTTCCTGTTTTACCATACCAATAATTATTTTCTCCACTAGTTTTTAATATTCTTTCAATTGTTTGTTTTTTTCCAAAATTCGGATTTTTTTCTCCTTTATTACCAAAATTCGCATTACCTTCTCCTTTTATTTTTTCACAAAATTCTTTAGTTCTTTTTTTACCATAAGAAGGATGCAATACCCCTTTTCTATTTCTCATTTTTTCTTTTGATTCTTCACTATGCTTTCCTCTACTACCACCTGATGCCAAATTTAACATATCAAATCCGTTATTTTTATATTCATTAATATAATATATTTCTTTTTGATCTAATATATCTTGTGTAATATCATCATTAAATTCACATATTATTTCTACAATATGGTTTTCAAAACCATATTTAACTAATGAATTAAATAATTTTCTTTGTTTTTCACAATTTAGATTTTTATATTTATTAAATCTTTTTTTTAAATCCCAACTTTGTCCGATATATATTTTTCCTGATGGACTAATAATTTTATATATTCCTATGTTCATAATTATATATTAGTTTATTAGTTTATTAGTTTATTATTTTGAATATTAATAAATTCATTCTTATATATTAATAATTCTTTTTTAAGTTCATCTACATTTAGATCTGGATATCTAGTTTCTCCTATTCCACCTTTATCACTAATAGCAAAAGCAAAGTCTTTACATAAAACTACTTTTGTTGGTGGATTAAAGTGTAAGTAGCAATTAATGTAACTTTCATCGTTTACCCCAGGTTCATATGGTATTTTTTTATCTTCCAATTGATAATATCTCATAGTTTTACAAAATTCAATCATATTTTCAGATGTACCACCAAAAAAAGCACCATAAAAATACATTTGATGTAATTTAGTATCAAATGGTACATATGCTTTTGATAACGGATTTCTATCAAATCCTTTTTCATTTTTCATCCAATCTTGATCTGCATAATGCTGGCCTCCAACTAAATCTCCAATAAACCAATCTTCAATAAAATCTTTATTTACATTAGTATCAGCATCAAAATAAAATAGATAATCACTTTTTAATTTATCTTTAATTGATAATATAGATGTAAATTTTAAGTTTGTTCCATCTACCCAATTACTATTAGTCACATGAAAATATTCAACATCAATATTATCAGGTATATAATTTTTTGGATCATTATCCGAGAAAAAATAGAATGTGATATTTTTATCACCTTTGTAAAATTTCATAAATCTTTTAATAAATCTTATTCCTAACACAAAATAAGCATTTGTAGCTAATACAACTATTCCTATATTCATTTAATTTTTTATTTTTTACCAGATTATATCTTTGAAATTTTCTTCTGTCTCTTTTATTTCTTTTACATAATTATATGTACAATTATCATCATCACCGTTGAGTTCTTTATTAAATGGAGAAACTTGATATTCTATTTTACTAAAATGTGTATCACTTTTTCCAGCAATACCTGCATTATGAAAAATATAAGTTTCATTCCATCTATTTATTGAATCAGTAGCCCAACAAAAATCCAATTCTTTATTAATCTCAACTTCATGATTATAATAAACTGCATTCCATAGAACTGCCCACATATCAGATGTCCATGATTGAATAGGATGTTCAGGATTATATATACTTTCTGTTTTTTTCATATGAGAATATAAATTTTCACTATCATCATACACCTTTTTCCAATAATCAGAATTTATTCCTTTCATTAAATATTGTGCTCCTCCTGCATTTTCATCAATTGCTACAATATCTTCTGGTTTTACTTTAGATATTTCACACATCTCATTAAATAATTGTTCACTTTTACTTTTAATATACACTGTATCAATATACGATTTTGTATCACTTAAATGCCATTTTTTATCATTTATCATTTCAGTGAAATCTAATTTTTTTGTGAAAACCATATCTGGATCACAATAAAATAAAGTTTCATCATTATATTCAGGATGTTCATTAAAGAATTTTTCTAATATATGAGGTCTTAATGAAGATGGATATATTGGATTTACTCTTTCATCTTTATAAATAAAAAATTTAGATTTAATTTTTTCATTATTCATTAATGATTTTAAAATTGGACTAGGATTTGAAGATGATACTACATAAATAGTGTCTTCATCATATCCATATTTCATAAAATTATTTATTTGTACAAGAACTTGCCATAAATAATAATTGTGATCAAAAGTTGCTACTAATATTTTCATTGATTTATTTGTTTTTTTTATTGTAGGCAAAATATATAAATAGGTTTATATTTTATAAAAAAAATGACTGATTAATCAGTCATTTTAATAATTTATATAAAATTTAAATTTGTTTCTTGATCAACACCAGCGGAGGTTACTACTTTAATCATAGAAAGTCCAATATATGTAGTATTAGGTATAATTCCTTGTATTTCAGTACTAGATATAAATTTTTGAGAATCTAATACTAAATATTGAACTGTACTTCCTGTAATTATACTTACATAAACATCAGTATAATATTTAACAAAATTACTTCCAAGAATAGTAATTAATGTTCCTCCTGATACATTTACAGGACTATCTAATTTATTTATTATTGGAGATGATGATGCTTCTACATAAATTTCAAAAGGAGAATATGTACAAGATCCAGCTATTGTTGTAGCATAAATATTTATAATTTCATTAGAATCTATTGTAAATCCAGATGGTACATAAACACTTAAATGAGTATCATCTATTGTAGTTGTTTCTGCATAAGTTCCTGGATACGAAGTTCCAAAACTAATGGTACCTCCTGATAAATATGTACCATAGATATCAATAATATCATCATATTGACCATATATAGGACTTATTTTTGAAATTATTGGTGGATTTAAACCTGTATTAGGATCAACTGTAAATCCATTTAATGTATAACTTGAATTTATACTTTCTACTCTAATATCAACTGGTCCAGTCGGAATTAAATCACTTGTTGATGAAGCATTTAATATTTGAACAGTTAATCCTGATTGATTATTATAAGAAAATCTTGATAATACATTTCCAATATAAACACTCATTGATGGACTATTAATAAACCCACTACCATATAATCCAATTGAATTATTTCCTCTTTGCATATGATTAATACTAAAACTTGTTATAGTCAAACTACCAGGATTTAATACTGTATAAGAATAAGGTAATGATGATCCATATTTATTTATAACAATTACTGTATTTATACCTGGAATTACATTAGTTCCTATATAAATATAGCAACTACCTGAATCTATAGGTAAAGTATTACATATAACGCTACTAAAAGTAACTGTTAATGGTGAATCTAAATTTGTCCCTGTCATAATTACAGTATTCCCTGGATATACTGATGTCGATATACTTGATACTGTTGGAATTAATGTAGAAGTAGAGCCACAAACTGTAAATCCTGAAAATGTCATATCATTAACGCTAATTAATGTATCTCCAATTGGAGTATCTCCTGATATTGTAACTGTTAACTGTCCTGAATTTATTATGCTAATATTTGATGATTGATTAGGTCCAAAACGTACTAATAAATTATTAATATCTATAAAATTTTCGCCAAATATATTAATAGTATCTCCTAAATTTGCATATGTTGGGTAAAAATTAGTAACTATTGGAATTGTTCCGCCATTAATATTAATATTTGAAAGTAAACTTTGTCCAAAAGTTGTTTGAATATAAAATTGTGTTGATCCAGTTGGAATTATTGGAACTACTGCTGTTAACGTAGTTGAATTAATTACCGTTGTTGTTGAAATAGTAGATGCTGGATTAAAATATACAGAAGTTTGTCCAGCGATAAAATATAATCCATTAATAGTTATTGTAGAATTTATATTAGCAATTGATGGATAACTAGTAATTACAGGCTTATTTATTTGCTGATATACTTTATATTTTACGGAAGTTCCTGTTCCTAATGAAGAAGTTATTACAACATCAACTTCATTATCATAATTAGGTAAATTAGGTATTATTACGGTCAATTGATTTGAATTCACTACTGTTGTTATTCCTGTAATTCCACTAAATGACGCCACTACAGCACCAAAGAAATTTATACCATATATTGTTATAGTATCACCATTAAATGCTGATGATGTTGGATTAAAAGATATAATATTTGGCGCATTTGAATAACCTGCAAATAAATATGTTGCTCCGCTACCAGTATCATCTTTCATCCAAAATCCACCAGTTACTCCACTAGTTACTCCACTACCAACTGTTGAATCATCATAACCAAAATAAATATAACCTTCTTCAGGTGTTTCAACTTCTTCTTTAAGTATTTTTTGAATTTTTATATAGCTCATATGTAACGATTTTTCTTTTCGTTATATATAAATTTTTAAATATCATATTGCAATTCTAATATTTTATTTTTTTCGTAAAATACTATAAGTAACTTATTTGTTTCTTCAAACATTTTTTTCTCTGGTATACTCCAAATTATATTATTTTTACTTAATGATGTGTCAGATAATGTATAATATATCATATCTGAATTATAATCTCTAATATCAATATTTAAAGGTTCAACATCATCACCTTTATAAATTATTGTAAATTTATTTTCATTTTTATCATATTTAAAGAAAATATCATTTTTATTTAAATTATATTTTAAATTATATTTAGTAAAATTGAAATTATTAGGATTTTCAATGAGTTTACATTTAATAATTTTATCAGTTATCATTTTTGGCGTAATATTAGTTGAACATTCAAATTGATTATCTGTATTTTTATGTATAGGACACCAATTCCAATCTCCTGGATCAAATTGATGAGTATTAAAACAACCATTACAAACATTAAAATTATGAACATTTATATTATTAGATTTAAATTCACAGAAAGGATTAGAAAATCCAGACATCATTACTACTTTTTTACCAACAGCCCAAGCTAACCAACTTAATCCAGAACCAACTCCAATATAAAATTCACACCATTTTAATTCATTTATTCTTTGCTCAATAGGAAAATCACCAGTTTTATTTATTATATTTTTAAGAGTAGTTGACTGCTTACTTATTACCATAACTTTATAACCTTGAACATTAAGCCAATCAACTAAAATTTGCCAGCCTTTGTTGCTATCTTTACAAGGGTAATGCCAGTGTTTTGCATTCGCAGTAGAAAATTGTCCAATACAAACATATTTTTCTTTAATTGGTCTAACTCCTTCAGGAATTTCAATTTTTGGTACAATTTCTTTATATTCTAATCCAAGAATATCACATGCTGTTTTTTGCAAAGGAATAGTTTTATAATCAATTGGATTTTTATTTCTATCAAATGGTAAATACCATCCTATTTTATATTTAGCATATAAATCGTTAATATTTGATTGACCAGGCTTTAAAAATGTAATTTCAGGATATTGATTTATAAACCAATTATTCCAAAATGTAGAACAATAAACTTTACAGTTATGAATTTTTCTAAATTCTTCTATATATGGAAACCACGCTAATGTATCACCAATAGATTTACTTTCTAATGTTATTAATACATTTCTATTTGTTAAATCAAAATTATGATTAATTACTAATTTATTATTATGATAAATGTTAATTTTATATTCTTTATAACATTCATTATTTGTTTTACACCAATTATTATTATTTATTAAATTTTTATATATGACTTCTTTGGTATTTTTATCTAATATCTCAACATAAAATTCTGATTTTTTTGTACCAAGAATTTCAACTTTTGCACCTTCAATAAAATCAATATTATATTCATATTGAGCATCAATTGAATTTTGTTTTATTTTATCTATATTAAGTACTTCTTTATATTCATTTATTAATATATCTTCAAATGTATCATTATCATCTATAAGTTTTATATTAAAATTATCTAATATTCTTTTAGCATCTTTATCAACATCTCTTGTAAGATATTTTATATTTTTATAAGAATCATAAGTATCTAAATATGTACTAAGATTATTTAAATATATCGGTAAATCATAAGATGTTGCTTCTTTTACTGCTAACGGATTTAATTCATTTATAGATGAATGTATAAGTAAATTTGATGCCTGATAAAATAAATCAATATCATCTCTTTCACCGTGAATAATACAATTATTTGGTTTATTTTCTAATAAAGGTTTCCAATAATCTGAAAAATTATCAGCTTGATTACCTACAAAATGAAATTGTATTTTATATTTTTCTAATCTTCTTGCTATTTCAAATACATAACCTTGATTTTTACCTGATGTGAATAATCCAACATTCAAAACATGAAAATATTCAGGATCAAAATTTAATTTTTTAATAGCATATCCTTGATTTTTTTTTAATTTATTCATTGGATATTCAACCACAGATGAAGGAATATTAAATTTTTCATATTGTAATTGTGAAAATTTAGATACGAATAAAAATTTATCAGGAAAATATACTTTCTTATTTACATCAAATGTTGATGTGTGAGTAGTTTCAATAATTTTATATGGTCTATCATTCCTATATAACCAATCTGAATGTTCTTCCCTCATTCCATCATTGAACAGTTCAGGAATTTCTTCCATATGAATGATATCAGGATTAATATTTTCAATTATTTCTTGAAATTTGTCTCTAACACTTTCATCTTTATCCCATGTATTACCTAATGATATAAATCTATCTCCTAATAATTCTATTATTTTATTTCGTTGTACAACAAAACTCCAAGAAATTTGTCTATATTCTATAAGATATACTTCATTATTTTTTATTAAATATTCAACTCTTTTTAAAGATACAGAAGGCATTCCTCCAGTACTAACATGAGGTAAAATTAACAATATTCTCATTATAAATTATTTTTTTCTCTTTTTATAAGTTTATATCCCAAAAAATGTTTACATATAAAGAAATATAAACTGCAATCTAATTTTTTTATTATTTCACTTTTTTTATTAAATATTAATATTTCTCCATTAGGAGATTCAATAGTATAAATATAATATTCATCATCTTCTTTATTTATTATTATTTCTTTTTTATTTATTATTTCTTTTCTTATAAGTTTATATCCTTTATATTTTTTTAATGTAAAAAATCCCATGCTACATCCAATATATTCAATTACTTCTTTTCTACTATTAAATATTAATTCTTTTTTATCTGGTGTTTCAATATAATATCTAGTTGCAGCAGGATTATTAATACCTACATTTTTACCTTTTCTTATTTCACTCCAATGTTTTTTAGTTTCTTCTGAATGAGTTTTACCGTAAAAAGTAGATTTTTCCCCATATCTATCTAATTCTTTTGCTGCATTTTTTATTTTTTCTATTGTTTCATTTGATTTATTTTTGCCTGGATTAGCATTAGTTTTCCATAATTTTCTAAGTCTTTCTTTTTCAAAATTAGACATTTTTTGAAGTTTTCTTTTTTCTTTAATTATAGCTCTAGTTTCTTCTGTATGATGTTTACCAAAAAATGGATGATTTTCACCTTTCATTGTTCTATATGTTTTTCCTCCTTCACAAATATTATAAGCTATTTTTTTATTTGTTGCATTAAGTTCTTTTATCCAAAATATTTCTCTTTCATCCATATGTTTTTCATCAGTACAATATTCTATTATCTCTTTTTTAAAATTTTCTTTACCATATTTTTTTATTGCAAATGTAATTAATTTACCAGAACCATAATATTTAGGATTATCATTAAAATCTTGCCCAATATAAAATTTATTATTAATGAGATTTGTAGTTTTATATATTATCATAATTTTTTTATTAATATATATAAAAAATGAACCGCCCGTCGTGAAATTGGTAGTTAGATTTACATTATATTCTCATATTATAAATTATTTATTTTTTATGTAATTTTTTATTATATTTTTTATAATAAGTTTAAACTTTTTATTTATTTTGTTATAGATATAAACAAAAAAATATAGTTATGGAAAATTTGAAATTTGAATTCACAGTAGAAGAAGTAAATTTAATATTGGGTGCATTATCTGAAATGCCTTATAAAGTAGTAAATACTCTTTTATTAAAAGTTACTAAGGAAGCTAATGATCAAGTAAACGCACAAAACATTGCTAATGCACCAAAAGAACAAGCTTCAATTCAATAATTAAAAAATTTTGATCGTTTTATTGATAAGATGACCAAATTTTTTAATTTTAAAAAACTCATAAATATTTTTATGAGTTTTTTTGTTTATATCAATTGTTATATGTATCTTTGTACTCAAATTTAAAACATTTATATATTATGATTGAAAATGCAAATATTTCAGTACACCAAATTAATACAGTTACAGGAGATTTAATCGGTAATACCAGAAAAATTTTAAATTGTTTAAAGTTGGATAAAAATCATGCTAGTTATGATGATAATGTAGATATATCAGTGTTTCCAGAAACAGCTATTAGTGGATATTGCTGTGGTTCTCTTTGGGATAGAGAGGATTTTATTCGTGACCAAATTTCAAGGTTGAAAAAAATTGAAGAATATAGAAAAGAATTAGGATTGTGTGGAATAATTGTAATTGGATTTGTATCATCTCATGGTATAAATAGAAATGGATTTCCAATTTTAAAAAATTCAGTAGCTGTAATTGATGATAATGGAATTCGTACATATGATAAACAATTATTAGCTGATACAGACCATCATGAAGATAGAAAATATTTTACAGAAGGAACTGAAACTAAAGTGTTCGAAGTTAATTTACCAAGTATTGGTAAAACCATTATAGGTACACCAATTTGTGAAGATGCTTGGTTTATGAATCATAGTAGAGATATTTCACGAGAAATGGTTGATATGGGTGCTGAAATTTTGATTATACCTAATCAATCTTATTTTTATTATGGAAAGCAAAAAATTAGAAAAAATTTATTTTCTAAAATTGCCAAAAATAATATGGTTCCAGTTATTTCAGTAAATTCAGTTGGTTGCGGTGATATAGTTAAAAATATTATAATTTATGATGGTGCTTCTCTTGTATATAATAGTTATGGAAGATTAGTTAAAGAACTTCCTAAATTTGAAGAAAAAACTGAAACATTCAGATTAAAAGATTGTGAACCAATATTAGGCAGTAATGATAGTAAATATAAAGAAATAACTGAAGCTATTATATTTGAGCAGAAAGAATTTTTTAAATTATCAGGTATTGAAAATGCTCAGGTTCATGTATCTGGCGGACTTGATTCGTCTATTGTAGCAGCATTGGTTTATCGTGCTATGGGCAAAGAACACACTATATTCATTTCAAATCCATCTTCATTGAATACTAAATCTAAAAGTTATGTAAATCAATTAGATGAAAAATTAGGAATGATTACATATTGGCAACCTATTCAATCAACAGTTGATGAAATATTAAATGTAGATGATGTACATATGAAAAATGCGCCTAAACTAAGTGATACGGGTAAAGCTTCAATACATGCAGTATTAAGAACTGTATTAGGTTTAGAAGATACTCATAGATTTAAAAGTGGTATCGTTTCAACAGGCAATCAAACAGAAATAGTGCTTTCTTGGTCTTCCTTTCATGACATTGGAAGTATTGGCGTTCATGCTATTATTGGAGATTTAACTAAAGTTGAATTATATGAATTATCTGAATATATTAATAAAGAATTATATAATGATGAAATAGTACCATATGATTTATATAATGGTAAATTTAAACCCGCTGCAGAATTACCTGATGCAAATGAAGATCCAATTGATTATTGGGTACAAAGTGGTATATGTGCTTCATTAATACGTGATAGAAAAACAAGAGATGATTTAATTTTAGATTATAAAAATAAATCTTTGAATATTGATTATTTTCCTAAAATGGATGAAGTATATAAATATGACATTAAACAATGGGATGAGCAAGTCAATTTTGCAGTTAATAAAATGAAAATTTCAGTTTATAAAGCTGCTCAAAGTTCACCAATTGTTATTATTAGTCCACGTAGTAGAGGATTTAGTAATCGTGAAACATTAATCAATAAATATAAATCTATTAATAATATATCATTAGATTAAAAATTATTTATAATAAAGCTATTGCAACCGTCCAAAACGCAATCCATTCTAGTATATACATCCATTGAGGTAATTTTTTATTAAGTAAGTATAATATTACTGCACTTACTGCGGTAATAATAACTAAATAATATAAATGATAGAAAAATATTAATGATAGTTGACTTAATACTACTGCTCCTAACGCACTATATTGATGCATATTTGCTGTAAAACTATCAAGTCTGAATGCTGACGCTATGCCTACAAAACAAATTAACCCACAAGCAAAAAACATAAATCCATCGGTTACTAAGAATAAGGTTGGTATTGCATATCCTAAGCAAAATAAAAGAAATAATGAATTATATTTAATAGGTAAAGTTAATACTACATTATTATTCCATTTTATTTTTATATATTCATCAGGTAAACTGTAGTAGCTTGCTGATATCGAATTTAACCATCCATATTTTAAAAGAATGAATAAATTGTAAAGTACAAAAACTGAAATCATTGTTATCCACATAATATATTATTGTTTTTTATACGCTCGTAATCGTCTCCCAACCTGTTGCACCACCAATTCTCATCTTATTCAAGGTAGTATCGAAATACATTCCACCTTTAACATATGCTGGTGCTGCTGCAGTAGTTGCTTGTTGTGGCATTATTACTCCCTGAACTACTAAACTACCAGTTGCTCCAACATACGCTTTTTCAACCCCATTATTTCTGAATGAAAATAACTTAGCTGTTGCATTTGCTAAAGCACTTGATGTATCTGTAAATGCTCCTACTGCACTCGCTCCATCAACTACACGAGGATCAATTCTAAATCTTTCAGTAGATACTATTGTACCTGAAATTAATGCTCCTGAAACTGATGTACAGTTGGTTGGGTTATCAGTTATATTTAATAAATTACCACTTACTGCATATGTGGAGTTACCATCAACACGTCTTGACATTATAAGTACAGAACCAGTATTGTTTTGGGTTAATTTATCTACCCCATCACCTATATACATTGCTCCACCAGATGAATTTGTTGATATACCAATAAATCCAACTCCAGTTGTTGATATACCGCCTAATCCATAAGAACTACTTGATTGTCCATAAACTCCATAATTATTTGTAGAGTTTCCATTAACTCCAGCACTATTTGTAGAGATTCCTTGAACTCCATAACTATTTGTAGAGTTTCCATTAACTCCAGTACTATTTGTAGAGTTTCCGTAAACTCCATAACTATTTGTAGAGATTCCATAAACTCCACCACTATTTGTAGAGATTCCTTGAACTCCATAACTATTTGTAGAGCTTCCATAAACTCCAACATAATTTGTAGAGGTTACATAAATACCCCTTGGAGTCTGTCCATAAATAATATATCTTCCTAAACCTGTATTTATTGTCCAATCTCCACTCGCAGGAGTTACAACATTTGTCGTACTTAAAGAATTAGAATTTCTATCAACTGTAATTGAACCTCCTCCTGTTACCGATGCACTTCTTTCAACTACTAACCAATATGAAGTACCATTAACCATCGTATAGTCTCCACCAAACAAGTATTCAACATAAGAAGTCGTTAATGTGCCCATTTTAACCTGATCAGAAGTGTATAATAAAGCATTTGGGGCTGTACCTGTATCTGAATATAATTTAAGTCTAATATAATCTGTTGTATTTGTAACAGTACCTATTTTCTTCAATCTAACTGATAACGAACCCATTGTGTTTGCAGCACTTGCGGTAAATTTCCAGGCATAGTATTGATTTAAAAGTGGTTCATCATTACCTGTAGATACTATATCTTGTTGAAGATTAGTAGCATTCATCACCACGTTTAATCCATAAACAGTGCGTTGATTCTGAGTTTGAGTATTATCTAAGAAATGTAAAGGAGTTGTATATCCGCCAATACCAGTATTACCCTGTAAAATAGTTTTAGTAATTAATGTATTACCTAATGTTACTGAGTTACTTCCATTACCAGTTGCGTTATATCCAATTACTATTTCATTTGAATTGCCATCAGCAGATGCCATTGTATTTGCTCCAATATAGACAGAATTATAAGAATTGATATTAGTTGTTACCCCTCCAGTTATATAACGACCAGATATATAACCAATAGCAGTATTATATGAAGATACAATATTACTTATCGATGAATAGCCAACAGCAGTATTGTATGATCCAACTGAATTTGAACTAAGAGAATTACCACCTAATGCAGTATTATAAAAACCAGTAGTATTTAAATTAATAGAATTAATTCCTATCGCAGTGTTATAATATCCAGTAGAATTTGAACTAAGCGCGCTTGCTCCAATGCCTGTATTATAATACCCAGCTGTGTTAGTGACAAGAACACTTATACCAACTGCTGTGTTATAATAACCAATAGAATTATTTTGTAGAGTTGCATTACCAATTGATGTATTGGCATAACCGACAGTATTGCTTAAAAGGGAATTAAAACCTATAGAGATATTAGAAAATCCAGCTGTATTCGCTTGCATAGCACTACCACCAATTGCAACATTATTAAATCCAGTTGAATTTATCGGTAACGCTCCAGATCCAAGTGAAGTATTATTAATACCTGTTGTATTATATCTTCCAGAGTTTTTACCTATGAATAAATTTACTGAAGTATTTAAAGAACTACGAATTTCTAATGTATTAGCAGAAGAACTATCTTGAATAACATAAATAGGAGAATATGATGCAATTAATTTAATTGAAAGTATTATTGTGCCATTAAAATCAGTCGTTGGAGCAATAGTTAATGTTCCTACTGTTGCAGCTTTAGGACCATATGAGCCTGTTGCTGAATAAGTATAAGATGTAACTCCGCCGAATGTAATCGTAAATGTTCCTGTCGTCCTATTTGTTACTGTATAAGTTATTTGGTATAAATTACCAACCACTGGAACCAATGTAGAATCAGTTAATGCTGTTGTATTTCCAGTTGAGTGTGTGTATCCACCAGCATAAGTTCCAGACCAACCAGTTTGAGTTGCAGTTCCAGTTGCATCGTTCGATACCCAAGTTGCCGTAATATAAAAGTTATTAACATCAATATATGTTATTGTGTATGTACCATTATAATTAGTAGTTCCTGATATTACAACATTAGTTGTTGTTCCAGCTGGAAATCCATGAGCATTTGAAGTTACTTCAACTGTTCCAGCAACAGTAGATCCATAATTTGCAAAAGCAGTTATGCTTTTAGTTGTTGCTAATCCCCAAGTATCTCCAGAAGCTGTTAATTCAGTTCCTAACGTAGCAGATTCTAATGCGGTTGTAGATTTTTGAGTAAGCATAGACGTTGGAGTTACTCCAATACCTACGTTCCCTGAACTATCAATAGAAATTCTTTCAACTCCTACGGTACTCAACCCCATAGAAGTAAATGCACTTGAGTTAGCAAGTACAAGTTTTGCTCCATTCCTAGTTAGAGCTTGATTAGAAGCTAATAGAAGTCCATAATTGGTATTTAAAACATTTATGTGCCCATTATTTACTTCAAGTAATTGTCCAGGAGTAGTTGTTCCAATTCCAACATTTCCATTTGCTAAAACTTTAATACCAGTTGTACCTCCACCAGTTAACAATCCACCAGTTATTAAATTTCCACCTTGAACTTCTTTTAACGAAAACGTACCCAATGTGAATGTCTGTCCTGATACCAAAGTAGAAGTAATAACAAAATCAGTAGGTGTAGTAGCTGCTTTAAAATAAGTAGTTTGTGCTCCAGCTGTTATAGTAAGAGAAGTTGTTGATCCGCCAAAAGATGTTGTTATTGATGCAGATGGAGTTCCAGAAATAGCTGATACTGTATAAACAAATTTATACCATCTATATCCTACTCCTGCAACTGTTAAATTAGCATTCGTTTGTGTAAGAGTTGAAGCAGTTCCACCAGAAAAAGTCCAAGTTGCGTTATTAGATACTAAAGTACAATCATTTGTTGCAGTCCAAGAAGTTCCACCAGATAACGTACCATTAGTTAAGCTTTCAGAACCTAAAGTTGTTGGATCAATAATATTTTGTGAACCACCCCAAACTGATAATTTTTGGTCTGGAGTGGTAGCTCCAATCCCGACGTTGCCATTATTTAAGATAACCATCACATCACCATCAACTGAACTTGTAATATTGAAATAATCAATTATTCCACTTTTATAAATATTAAATCTTGCGTTAGGGGTTGATGAAGTTCCAAATCCTACATTTCCACTACTTCTAATTTGCATTATCTTAGTAGAGCCTTGATTAATGAATAATCCACTACTACCATTAGCAGAACCGATATCAAAATATGAACCACCAGTATTAATGTCTCTAATCCTTAAAATTGAATTAATAGATATATTTGCAGAGTTACTTATTTCTAATAACGTTCCTGGAGTAGTAGTTCCAATCCCGACATTACCTCCAGATTTTATTCTTAAATTTTCTACATTGTTAGTTCCAAATATAAGGTCAGAACTTCCAACCGTACCAATAGTTAAATTTCTAAGAGTGCCACCTACTCCATTTAAATTATTAAATAAATAATTAGATGTACTTCTTGCAAATCCAAATAAAGTATTAGTATTAGTATCGGCTGGCGTTGAAAATGCCATATATTCATTTTTATTATTATTAAAAATGGCAAATCTAAAATCAGAGGCTGTTCCTGAATTAGAATTATACATTTGAACACCAGATGACCCTGTCGCGTTATCAGCAATTAAAACTTTAGCCGTACCAGTTCCTCCTCCATAATCAGAAGGTGTACCAAAACCTCCAATATCAACTGACGCATTAGGATTATTTGTAGTAATACCTAAATAGTGATGAACAGAATCAACAAACAGAGTATTTGTATCTACTGTTAAATTATTAACACCTAAGTTTATTGTATTTGTATTTCCTGTGACTGGAATATAAGTAGAAGTGTCATAACTAATAGTTCCTGATGTGCTTTTTACAAATCCAGTTCCGCTTAATGCAACTTGTCTTGAAGTATCAACTGGATGAACATGTGCTCCATCAGCCCATTTACCACTTGCTCCAATTGCAGCAATTCCATTTATTAAAGGAGTTGTTGTAGCTACAACAGGAACTGATCCAATTGTTATATAATTAGATGGGTTAGTTGCGTTATAAGGAGTAAATCCTAAAGCCGTTGTAATATCACCACTTAAAAAAGCACGTGTTTTTAATGAATAAGTTGCAGCATCATAGTAAGTAAATTGTGTATCTGTAGGTGTTTCTTGAATAGCTGCTAATTTCAATAAACTACCTACGTCTCCAACTCTTGCAAAGCCTTTATTATCAAAGACTAATTGACCATCATTAGATCCGTCATATAATTTAGCTGTAAATCCTGCATATTGTCCATCAGGTAATCCAGAAGTTGCTCCACTTCTCAAATAAATATAATCTTTAGTAGTGTATATTTGTTCTGTATGAGTTTCATATGTTGATCCTGATTGAATAATATTTCCATCAATATGAAATGACCCACCATTATCTGTATAGACAAAAGGAGTTGTACCATTTGGTTGAAATAATTGATAATGACTATGACCAGTATTTGAATATGTAGTTATATCAATAGTTCCATCAGCCTTTAAAAATTGATTAGATGTACCACCAGATTTAATAATTGAACTAGCTGTTAAATTATTATATCCTAAGTCTATATTTGATGTAGATCCAGTATAAGGTACATAATTATTTATAATATTCTGTGTTAATCCTGTAATTAAATTATTTAAAAATGTGTCTCCTGAAATTCTATTAAATGTTTCACCTGTTAATAAATTATAATTATCCGTAACTGTTGATGTCAATCCAGTAATTAAATTATTTAATATTGTGTCTCCGCTTATTCTATCAAATGTTTCACCTGTTAATAATTCATTTAAAAAAGTGTCTCCGCTTATTCTATCAAATGTTTCACCAGTTAGTAAATTATTCAATAATGTATCTCCTGAAATTCTATTATTAATTTCATTATTCATTTGATTTTGAGCATTTATTGATAACTCTTCAATTAAATCATTTAATACTGTATCTCCACTTATTCTATTAAATGTTTCACCTGTTAATAAATTATAATTATTATTAACTGTTGAAGTTAATCCTGTAATTAAATCATTTAATACTGTGTCTCCAGAAATTCTATCAAATGTTTCACCAGTTAATAATTCAGTTAAAAATGTATCTCCTGAAATTCTATCAAATGTTTCACCTGTTAATAATTCATTTAAAAATGTATCACCTGATAATCTATCAAATGTTTCACCTGTTAATAAATTATTCAAATATGTATCACCACTTATTCTATCAAATGTTTCACCAGTAAATAAATTAAAATCAGTATATGATGTTGAATCAATAGATCCATCAGCTTTTAAAAATTGAGTTGAAGTTCCTCCTGTTACAGATATTGTATTTGAAATAATATTTCCAATTACTGTTGTATTACCTGTTATATTAACATTACCATTTATATCTAATGTATTACCATCATATGTTAGTCCTGTATAACCAATTATTGAATTATTATTATATAATAATACTTGATTATTACTTACATTTTGAGTATCTAACATTTTTTTATTAGAGAAAAATAACGGAGTAATATCTAATATAGGATTTTCGGTATTTAATATGAAATAACTATCATTATATGTATCTCCTGATAAAATATAAATGTTAATTCCAGCAAATATATCATCACTTGTAGAAAAATCATTTGCTCGTAATAAAACGCCATCAGAACCTGTACCAACATTTGAAACAATATAAATACCATTATCTATCTGATCTATCTGATTTATGACTAATATTCTATCATTTAAATTTAAAGATACTCCATCAATTACATTAGTTGACCCTGTTAAATTTACATTTTCTAATGTCGCAACGATACAAGGTTTTTTAAAACTTAATCCTTTTAATCTATCATTCGCATCTAATCTTGTACTCATTATTTTTAATTTATTTTTATTTATATTATATATAAAATTATGTTATTGATAATTTATGTTATTGATAATTTATGTTATTGATAATTTATGTTATTGATATTATCAAACCATTAACAATATTTAATGTTTTTATTGTTCCATAATTATCAACAACAATATTTTGATTAATAGTAATTCCATTATGATAATTTGTGCCTATACTACCAAACAATCTTAAAATATAATTATATTTAGGCGGAATTTTAATAAATGTTAAAGTTAATCCAGAGATATAATAGTCATTATTATATGTTTGTAATTGTCCATCTACATAAAACATATGATTTTCACTTACAATTTCATTTGATAATATAAAATTTTTATTTACTCCATCTTGAATTCCAGAAATATCAATTTCGTTTATAATATCTCCATTTATACCTGATGTACCATTTGTTCCAGAACTACCTGATGAACCTGAACTACCTGATGACCCTGAACTACCTGATGACCCTGATGATCCGCTTGTACCGTTTGTTCCTGATGTACCAAAAACACCGCCATGCTGAGTAATAAACAATCTTAAAATATCACTCTCTTTAGGAGGATTTTTAATAAATGTTAAAGTTAATCCAGAAACATAATAATCGTTATTATATGTTTGTAATTGACCATCAACATAAAACATATGATTTTCACTAATACCACTTGATGATATAAAATTCTTATTTATACCATCTTGAATTCCAGTAATTGTAATTTCAAGAGACTCACTACCAGAAGCTCCTGATGTTCCATCTGTTCCTGATGTTCCATCTGTTCCTGATGTACCAAAAACACCGCCATGCTGTGTGATGAATAATCTTAAAATATCACTTTCTTTAGGTGGTATTTTAATAAATGTTAAAGTTAATCCAGAAACATAATAATCGTTATTATATGTTTGTAATTGACCATCAACATAAAACATGTGGATATAACTGACTCCGCTAGATAATATAAAATTCTTATTTATACCATCTTGAACTCCAGTAATTGTAAGTTCAAGAGTTTCACTACCAGAAGCTCCTGATGTACCATTTTCTCCATCTATTCCTGATGTGCCACTTGTTCCTTGAGTATTACCAGAATAATTCCAATCTGTATCCGAAGTTAAAATTATATTTGTTAAACCACTTGTGATTACACCTTTAATTATAGAATATCTAGCGATATTTTGCCCAATGGCAACAGCAGTAAAATCTACATCAGTGTTTGGTATTCTACCTTCTTGAGTATTACCAGAATAATCAAAATCATAATAAATTGAGGTTCTTCCAGATATATATCCTGTTATTGGATGTCCATTAGAATCATTAATAAGTGTAGCATTTATACTTCCAAAATTATCTGAAAAATAAAGCCAATATTTACTGGTCAAATCTGCTATTAACGAATTATTTGGAAGTATTACTCCAGTTGACATTAAACTTAATTTTTTATTATATATTAAAAAAAGAAGATCAAAATTTTAATATATAATTCTATATTTTTTTATTAATATATAGAATATAAAAAATAAATAATTAATATGGATTTATTTAACAATAAAGAGAATGATATTTTAAAATTTAAAATAAATAGTGATGGCATTAACGTAAATGATGTTGAGCCAAGATTAATATTAATGACAAAAGAAAATAAAAATGTTCTTTTAATAGGTAAGATTGAAAATGATATTTGTAGATTTGAAATTCCTAAATTGAGTCTATATGAAAAAGGTGATAATGGAAAAATAAAATTTGAAATTATATCAGAAGATTTATATTTTCCAGTGTGGCAAGATAATTTTGAAATAAAAAGTAAAGCTTCTATTAAAATAGAAGAAATGGTATCTGAAATTCAAAAACCTTCAAATAAACCAAGAATATCTGTATCAGAAACAAAATTTGAAAATAAACCAATTGTTGAAAAAAAAGTTGAAAAAAAAGTTGAAAAAGTAGTCGAGAAAAATGACACAATCTCAAAATTGGAAGCAGCTTTTGAGAAAAAAATAGAAATTGTTGAAGAAGATGTTGATGAAGAAACAGAAAAATCTAAAAAAGAAGAAAAAGTAGTTTCCAGTATAATGAAATTTGATTCATTTAAATAACTTAAATATTTATAAAAAAAGATGTAATATAAATTACATCTTTTTTATTTTATTATTTCTACTGTGAATTTTTTATTTGTTTTTAATAATATTTCTGCTTCAATATGTTCTTTTAATAATTTAACTTCAATTTTTTTAAATGCTTTTAATTTTGCTCCTTTCCAATCAACAAACACTTTTATGTAGTCAATTTCTTCTTCTTTATGCTTTCTAAGTTCATCATAGAATGCTTCATCATTATCATATGAATGAACAACATTAGCACTCGATCCTCCTCTTTTTCTAAATATTATTTGATACTTAATTTGTATCATTCCTTTTGTAATATTAGAAATATTCAATAAACCTTTAGTTACTAAATTTGTTGTTATGTGATTAATCATAATAAGAATTAATTTTTAACTACTTTATAATCAATTAATAATCCATTATCATCATAAGCCGCATTCATTGTATAATTAGCAAAACTATTAACATTATTATTACAATCAGTTTTAGTATTAAATAATTTTATTGTAACTGATGTCAATCTAAAATCATCATCATAAACATGATTACTTAATCTATAATTTTGCTGTGATAATCCTAATATATGTTTAACATCAAATGAAATATCTATGATAGTATTATTCATATCTGATAATGTTTCTGTAATACCAGTTAAACTATCAATACTAGGTATATCAGAATTTTTTGATAATATTGTAGAATTTATATTTAGATAAGGAATATCATAATCATCTGAATATAAATTATCTTGTATTGCTACATTTAAATTTTCTATTTTAACTATCCAATTATTAGTTAAAAAAAAGTAGCTTGGAGCATTTTGATTTAATGTAGTTGGATCACCACCAAATGATCTGAATGCAGCTAGCCATTTAGAATTATCTCCTTCTAATACCCATTGCTTCCATTCTAAATATAAATCAGTTTTAACATCAATACTTGTTACTCCACTATTTATAGTTATTATTTTTGCTGATCCATCAAAAGTTACTTTACTCATTTATTTATTTAATTTTTACTAATTTATATATTTATTTTATTAGGTCAATAATATTAATAAATATTAGAATTATAATTATTTGGATCATAAACAGCATCTACAAGAAAATAATAAACAATCTCATAATTTGTACTATTTATTAAAGATAATTTTATGCAATAATAACCTGGTATAGAAATTTCTTGATACTCATTATTATTTAATAAATTTGATCCTATAATTAAAACATTTATCATATATTTATTGATACAATAATCAATATTATCAATCACATAGCATATACAATTATAAATTATATCAACTTTATTAATTATATTTTTATCAAATTCAAAAAGATTAAATGTTACGCCAGAATAAATATTAATTCCTGATGTTATACCAGTTGCTCCAGAAAAATCAATAGTATTTCCTGTCAATCCTGAATTAAAAATATTACAATTAAATATTATTTCAGGAGAACTATCATTTACAACAATATTATAAATATATGATGTAGTTATATTTCCAACAGAATCTGAAATTGAAATATATATAAAATATTGTCCATATTTTGTTAATTCATATAATTGTATATTTGTACCTTTCTCATATAACTCAAAAGTTATATTATCTAATGGTATATTCACTGAAATGCAACCAGTTATTCCACTAATGAATAGATGTTTTAAACTATTTAATGTCCAACCTGTAACACTATCATGATATAAATGCAAATATGCATTATGTGGTACAGTAGTTCCACTACCAATCCAAGTAGTTCCACTTATAGGAGAATTATAATATATAATAGTCATTTATAATTAATTTTTATTTTTAACAATTTATATTATTACCACTATCGTATGTTTCTGTTGTAGTTAAATATCTACAATTACCATCTGTATATGATGAATACGCGAATATTATTCTAAAATATGCTTGTTCATAATCAGATTGAGTTAAAAATTTAATAGTATAATAAGTTGATGTAGTGTTTATGTAAATGTAATATAATGATGTATCTGAATTTATTGATATAATAGTATTATATGGAATTATATATTGTGTAATTGTATAACCTGTACTTATTATTGAAGATGTAATTCCAGTAATAATAAATTCAGTAGATCCTGTTGTTAATCCAGTATAAGAATAACATTCAACTTGATTTGTTATAATGTCACTATAATACAAATTTGATATCGTTACTGCACTACTTGGTGGTTGAACTATTGGAGCTTCAATATTAGCTTGCATTACATCTAAAACTACATCATAATCTAATGGATTATTCAAATAAATTTGTCCTAATTTATTTGGAAATGAGCCATTTAAAAGCAATAATCTTCCAATTGGATATGTTATACCTGAATTAGAATCATAATAGTAATTAATATTATATGTACTTGGTTCATAATAATAATATGGATCATACGCATCTTCATTCTCATTATCATAATTACCATTATATGTAACTTTTAATAATAAAAAAGTAGATTCTTCAATTATACCATAATTTAATAAAAAATCTTCAGTATAAGAAGGTAATACTATTCTTGATGTATAACATGAATCATACGGTATTGCAATATCACTGAGACTCATAACAGAAGATGTTTGAGGTCCATCTGATGTTCTAAAATCTCTACCCCAATTTTTTATTTCTCTTTTTGTTTTACCATAAAGACTATTACTTGTTATTTTTGCCATATTTATATTATATTTTATCCCAGATACCAGTACCTGCATCAATTAGCACGACTACTTCATATTGAGTATTTAATACATATGAATTTAAACCATCAATCAAATCTGTATCTTGTGTTAAAATAGTTATAACTCCGTTTAATATATTTTTGATTGTTAATACATTTCCTGTACCAGTTGCTAACGGTAAATATAATGAATATGTAGAACCTGATTCTGTTGTACCAGAACATCTTATATATTCATCATCTGTTTTTCCAGAATATGTACTTGATATATTTGTTATAGCATAATGTATTTGATAATCAGCAGGTATATCATCATCTTCATCAAATTCAGAATCAACTGTTGCTTCTAATACATCTAATGTTACGTCATAATCTAATGGATTTGTCACATAAATTTGTGGTATTCTTTCATCAGAAGAACCTGTCATTATTAATAATCTATTTAATGGTCTAAGAATAGGATCATTTTCAAAATAATAATTTATATTATATTTTTCTTGTTCATATGTATAATATGGATCAGATAAACTATCATAAGTTACTTTTATCATTAAGAATGTAACAGCCTTACCAATAAATCCGTAAAGCATTTTATTAGATTCACCAGCTTTTAAAACTATTCTCGATCTATATTGAGATTCATATGGAATAGCCAAATCTTCTAAGCTTAATTTTTCAATTATATTTGGACCTTCAACTGCAATAAATGAGCAATTCCAGTTCTTTATTGTTTTTTCTGTTGGATTAATAAGATCATTAGGGGTGATTATAGCCATAAAAAAATGTTTTCTCTTATATATAAAATTTATCATTCAAAATTTTATATAAACTTATATAATTATATTAACTATAATAAATAAAAAATATGCTAGATAGGTTTAAAAATTTTGAAAAATATAGAAATTTTAATGAAGAAGCAGATTATTTTCACAATCATTTTTATTTAGCTATGAAGGAGGGATTAATTCATTCTGTTGATTATGACTTTTTTTGTGAAAAATTAGATAATTTAATAAAATCATATAATATTAAATATGAAATAAAAAAATTAGAAGGATATATTTCATTATCAATTGATATTTCAAATGTAAATAAAAAACAATTTAATAAAGAATTGACTAGTTTTATGCATAATATGGGATATTTTAAACCTAGTATAATTGATAATAATGGATTAGAAATAAAAAGTATAATGATATCAAAAGATACAATATTTAATATAACATTTCAAAAAAGATTTGATGTACCTGATGGAACACCTGATATATTATATCATGCAACAACAAAATATTATTACGAAAAAATTAAAAAAATAGGATTAGTTCCTAAATCTCAAAATATGATATCTAATGATGTAGATAGAGTATATTTAACTGACAATTTGTCAGATGCTAAAGAATTTTGTGCAGAAAAAAGAAAATTTTTTAAAAATAAATATGATAAGACAGAATTATTCAATATGAATATCGACGAATGGGTAATATTAGAAGTTGATATTTCTTCTATTCCTGATTTTAAATTATATAAAGACCCTAAAATGAAAAATTCTTATTATACATATGAATCAATATTAAGTTATGCAATAAGAGTAAAAGAAAGAGTTAATTTTTAAAAAATATATTATAATTAAATTTTTTATATATAAGAGAAATATAAAATAATTAAAAATGAGATATATTTACACTCCTAAATTTGATGGTACTTTTACAATGAGTTGGTTAGGTACTCCAACGTATACAGATGAAATATCTACTCAAATTCGTGATATTAAAAATTTTTCTATCGTTCCATTAAAAAGCATATCATCAATTACAAAATTTACAGATATTGTAAAAGGAGAAACTAATGATCATTATTTCAAAAAATATTTTTCTTATAGCAATACAAGAAGTGGTATAAGTTATAGTGAGTATTCTCCTATTACAGGAATTACACAAGATTATTGCTCATTAAATAACTTATATTTAAATTTAGCTTATTATAGAATTGATGCTGATACTACTACAATACCAGCACTTACAATAAATACAATTGTAATCGAAGGAACTTATGATATTGAACAAACAGATACAATTGTTAATATACCAGATAATGAATTTATATTATTTACCCCAAAAGATATTTATAAAGTTTTCAAATTAACTGGTTATGAAATATATGGATCAAATACTAATAATTTACAAATTAAATATAGATTCACTCAAGATAATGGTAGAACATATACGCCTTGGGAAAATTTAACAACAGAAAATATATCAACTGTAAAAATAAATCCAATTAGATTTGCACAAGTTGAGTATTCAGTTTCTAAAATAAATACTGGAACAACATCTAAAATTTATGATATTATATTATTAGGAGATTTTCAAAATATTAATAATAATTATCTTAAAACTAATAGATATGGAGTTAGAGAGGATTGTGCAGTTTCTTATCCTGCAGTAAATACTGGAACTACAATTTCAAATTCAACAGATAGTGGTACAAATTCAGTTTGTTTAAATGGTATAACATCATATAAAGGTGATAGTAAAACTCCATTAGATTATAGTAAAGATTGGGTGACAAAAGGATTAAGTTGTTATATATCAGGTAATGTTATACCAAGTCTAAGTTCACAAAGTAATACAACTGGATTAGATTCAACTCAAACAGCAGCATCACAAGGCATATTTAATCCTTATGCTGGACAAAAAATAGGAGATTGGTATACATATTTATCAAATACAGTAGGTAAAATATTTGGATGGACAGTTGATTATCATTTAACAGATCCTGACGGTAAAGGAATAGATAGTATATTACATGAATATCAATTATTTAATATAGTAGATACACAAAAAATAAAAATAATTGTACCTGAAAATAATTTTCCAGATAATCAAGTTCAAATAAATGAATATATGTTAGATATGATGGATACATTTCAAGTTATTATATTAAAAGACGAATTTCATAATGCATTTGGAATAGAAAAAAGACCATTCCAAAAAGATATTATATATTTTTGTCAAGCAAATCGTATGTATAGAATTAAACATGCTCAAGTAAAAAGAGATATTATGTATATGGGTGTTTATTATAATGTTGTTCTTGAAAAATATGAAAAACTTGCAAATGAAACTAATGTTTCTAATGCATCAAAAAATCTTATTGAATCATTAACAAATAATAATACTATAGATTCTTTATTTGGCGGAGAAATAAGAGAACAAGAAGATAAAATTGCAAATAAACAATTAAAACCTATAACACACGAAGTTTATAGATTAATTGTTAATCCAAAATTAGAGATAATTAAAAAAGATATCTATAATTCATTAAAAGATATAAAAATAGCAGATAGCTATTATAATTTATCATCATTATCTTCTGGTACAACCGCAGTTACTTATACATATAAAGATTCAAATTTGAATTTTAGTGATAATAGAGCATTTAATGTGTGGTTTAATTTTAATAATAGTTTTGATCCAAATAAGGCAATTGATGAAAATATATTTAATTCTTATTATGTTAGTAATAAAAGTTATTTTGAATTTATAAACAACTATGATTCAATTAATAATAAAGGATATAAATTATCTTACGCAAATAATAATATAACATTGACTATAAATAACATAAATTATAGTTTACCAATAACAGGATTAACAACAAATATGTGGTATGGTTTAACTGTAAATTTAGATAATAGACAAAGAACAATAAGTTTAGATTTATTTAAAAGAAGATATAATTATAAAATAACAATGTTTACACCTAATTATAAAAGTGTTATATTAGATAATACAAATATAAATGACATATCGTATTATACATCAAATGGATATAGACCAGTTAAAAATACTGAAATTGCTGATAAATTAACTGACACAAGTTTATATAATATAGCGTCAATAAAATATATTGATGAATATGAAGGAGTAACTGTACCATTAAATACATTTAATGTTGATCAAAATATAATAATAAATTCATCTAATATAAAATTGACAAATATAAGGATATATGATGATGTTATTCCTGATGAATCTAAATCTAATTTATTATTACAACGAGTAGTGCAAGATTCTAATAATTTAATATTAGCTGATAATGCAACTAAAGAATTGTATACATCAAATATTTATAATAATAGATGGGAATAAAAAATATGAAAAAATATATTGAATTTATAACTGAAAATGTAATACAAAAATAATAAAAGACTATTAATTATAATTATATAACGTTATATAAATTATATTATTTTAGCAAAAAACGGTATTTTTTATTTAATATATATAATTATGAAAGCAAAAGAAGTAAAAGAAATATTGGGTATAACCCAAGTTACATTAAGTAAATATATTAAAAAAGGATTAATAAAAATTAATAAAATAAATAATTATTCATATATTTATAATGACGAAGATGTATATAAATTAATTGGAGTTAAAAAAATAAAACATAAAAGAATTAATGTTAGTTATGCCAGAGTTTCAAACCAACCAAGAAAAAATGATTTAAAAGAACAATCTAATAGAATTTATGAATTCTCTATATTAAATGATATAGTAATTGAACAGCAATTTGAAGATATTAAGTCAGGTATGTCATTTGAAAGAGATGGTTTAAATAAATTAATTAAACTTGTTATTGAAGGTAAAATTGAATGCGTTATAGTTGAAAATAAAGATAGATTATGTAGATTTGGATTCGACCTTATTACTGAAGTATTTAAATATTTTGGTACTAAAATTATAGTCATAAGTGATAACATACAAAACAAAAGTTATGAACAAGAATTAACAGATGATTTGATTTCTATTATTCATTATTTCTCTATGAAATCATATTCAAATAGAAGAAAATTAAATAAAATTAAAAAAGAACTACAAGATAATAAATGATATAAAATTAAAAAAGAACTACAAGATAATATATGATATCAATAAAAGTTGGATTTAACGTTAGTGAAGAGGGTAAACTTAAAATATTAAATCGTCAGAAACAGTTTTCATATTTCTTTCGTAAACTTTATAAACATTATGATAAAATTAATGATAAAGAATATATTACTAAATTAACTAAAATATATGGTTTGAGTGTTTACGAGTCTAACTGTTTAATAATTGATGTTAAGACAAAATTTAAGCAAATTCAAACAAATAAAGATAAATTATCACAGGAAATACTTGATTTACAAGATGATATAAAAGAATTACAATCAAAAATAAAATTAACCAAAAAAGAAACAAGGAATCTATTTAAATATCAGAAAAACTTAAGTTATAAAAATAGAAATTTATCAAAGGATATTACTTTCGGTACAAGAAAACTACTAAAAGAAATATCCTACTTAAATAATGATAAAAAGGAAAATAAAAACACTATAATTACTAAAACAGATGAATATCATTCGAATAGAATCCTTCCTTTGAGTCTTTACGGATCTAAATGTGATCCTAATTCTAATAGATTTTTTGAATTTGATTTTACTAATAATCAAATCATTTATAAAATGAACAGCGAGAATAAAATTTATATCAATTATGTAGTTAAAGGTAATTATAAGAAACAATTGAAGGATCTTCAATTAATTAAAGACTTAAATATATTACCTATTTCAGTCAAGTTAGATCATGAATATCTTTGTATTACAGTTGATAATGAAATGATTAATGGTGAACCTTTTGATTATAAAACTTACATCAAGGAAATCAAAGAAAAGAATAATGGTAAGTACGACAAAAACATTTACATTAAACATAAACAAGAACAAACATCACGAAAACTTGTAGGCAAAAATCAAAATAGATTTGCTGCAGTTGATTTAAATCCTGATTATATTGGTTTAGTAATCTTAGATAAAACATCAAATGATGAAGTTAAAGTAATTGATAGTAAATGTTATGACTTAAGTGAGTTGATGAAAAAATCAGGTAAAGATGTTACCGTAGACGAAAGTCTTTATCTAACCAGAAAAAGAAAACATGAAATCGGTAACATTTACGTTAAGATATTTGATATAATAACTCACTACAAGTGTGGTTATTTTGTGATGGAAGACTTAAACTTTAAATCAAATAGTCAGGATGAAATGTCAAAAGAAGTTCGTCGTAAAATAAATAATTGTTGGAACTTAGGCTTCCAAACAAATTTAATAAATAAACATTGTGATAATAATGGATTAATATTAATAAAAGTTAATCCTTGTTATTCAAGTTTTATCGGAAATATAAATTACTCAGTATTCGACCCTGTTGCAGCAGCAACTGAAATCGGAAGAAGAGGAGCTTATAAATATGATAAGAATGGTTTTTATCCAAAATTTACAAGTACAATGCTGAACACAGTGGTTGAAAGATTTATTAATTCTTTTCCTGATGTTTCAGTTGTTAAAGATTGTGAAAACTGGGTAAGCCTTTATAAACTATTCAAAAAGGCGGGAATTATATACCGTTGGCAGCTAACCGATATAAAGCCAGTTGACTGTTCTAGCAAAAATACTAAAAGAAACCATTGGAAAGTGTATACTTTTTAATTGTACTTTATTGTTTTTGTATATAACAGCAGAAAAAAAAATTGTAATTGATAAAAAGAATTATAAATTTAAGTTGTTTTTAGATGATATTTTAGTATCTGAATCTAGTTTTAGAATAGAACATCCAGATAAATGGTTTAATGAAAAATATGTAACTATTCATGATTTAAAAACGGTTAAAAATTTTCAAGGAAAAGGGTATGCTAAATATCTATTAGAACAGATATTTAATTATGTTAAAAATGAACTTAAAATTAATATTATTACTTTACTTGTTTATAAAAATAATTATAAAGCAGTAAATTTATATTTAAAATGCGGATTTGAAATATATCAAGATTATGATGATAATAAAAATCAATCTTTTATACTTATAAAAAAATTAAAAATATGAAAAATTTTATTGAATTTATAAATGAATCTAAAAAGAAGATAGAAGATGATTTTTTATATGATCCAGAATTGACAAAAAAACTTAAATATACAATAGATTGCGCTGAAAAATATAAGAAATGTTATTTTTGGCATAGCGCATCAAATTCTAAACAAAGGACGAATAATGAAATTCATTTTACCAGAAATTATCCAGATTATAAATTTGAATATAACGGTGATAAATATGAAGTAAGTTTTAATTATAGTGAATCATCAAATAATATTAGATTTTCATTAGATATATATAAAAATGATAATAAATCTAATTTAACTGTTATAAAAAATATTTATAATAAACTTAATAAACTTGAAACAGATATAAACAAATTTAATTTATGAAATATATTAAGAAATTTGAAATGATTGAAAATAAAAATTATAAAGAAGGTGAATATATTTTAGTTAATATTTATTTTGATCCACATCATAGAGTTGATAAAAAATCAAAAATAATAAAAAATAACTTTGACTCTACAACATCATATAAAATATTATATGATGATAATAAAACTGATACTGTTCTTTTTTATAAAATAATTAGATATTTAACTACAGATGAAATAGATGAATTTGAATCTAATATAAATGCAATTAAATTTAATTTATAAAAAAAGAACCTCAATATAAGGTTCTTTTTAATATTATATTACAAAGATACAAAATTATTTTTAATTTTCAATCATTTTTTTAATATCTTTAGATAAATAATATCTAATTTTTTTATCTTTAATTTTAAATTCGTAAACTTCAAATTTTTTAATTTGCTGTAACGCATTATTAATGAAATTATTCAAATCTACTATAGCATCAGTAAACACTGGATCTGAATCCCAATAATCAGGAAATCTTTTCTTATAACTTTCTAATTCATTTTCTACTATTCTAACAGATAAATAAACATTTTTATCAAAAATATTTGATTTTATACTTATCATCTCTTTCATATGAACAATAAACCTATGTACTAAATTATCTGTCTCTATTGTTTTTAGTAATCCTATTGCATATGCATCATTTTCTGAAATGACGATTGGCTTATTTTCTTTTACAATTTCTTGAATCTCTTGCTCATTTTTATCTTTAAGTACAAATCTTTTGTAGTCACTCCATAAGCAACGTCTAAAAATATCATCAATCGTTAATGTTATTATCATATTATATTTATATTTTTTTTATTATTAAGTTATATGATAATTATTATTTTTTGTTTATTTTTTTTAATATATAATTAAAAAATAAATCATTCATAATATGAAAACATACTTGCAATATATCAAAGAAGCTAAAATGAATCAACTCATACAACCAAGTGATGAAGATGTTTTAGAAGCTGAAAAAATATTAGAAGAAGGAAAAGATAAAAAATTGACAATTAGAGATGTAGGCTGCTTTTATATAGATGTATCTGGAAAATACTCCGTTTATTATACTTTTTGGAGATGGAATCCAAGAAGTGCATCATGCTATTATATTTGTAATTTAAGTACTGACTTTACGACAGCAGTTAAAAAAGCTGCTAAAGCTTCTGGTCAAATTCCAGTTATTATAGATAGATTTGGTACATATGCTGGATTATTTCAAGCAGAAAAAAATAAAATATTAAAATTTGGAAAACATCGTGGAGAAACAATAGGTGAAGTATTCGTAGATGATCCTCAATATGTTGTTTGGTTATCTAAAGGATTTCAAGGAAATGAAGATATGGCGAATGAAATTGAAAAATATAAAAATCTATTCTTTGAAACATTAACCAAAAAAAATCAAGAAGAAAGTATAAGTAAATATGTTGGTGAGATTGGAAGTAAAATTACAATAAAAGCTGATGTTTATAATTTTAAAATCCAAAACACTGAATTTGGCACTCAATATACTTGTAAATTAATAGATGAAGAAGGTAATAGATATATGACTTATAATATTGGTAGAATAGTAGAAAAAGGTGATACTATATATATGACAGCAAAAGTTAAAGATCATAAAGAAATAGTAGGTATTAAATTTACAGTTATATATTATTGTAAAATATCTAATGTTTTTAATTTAGAAAAAGATGCAGCAAATTTTAATATGTAAATTATGAAATACATCAAAAAATTAAATGAATTCAATATATCTGATATAGGTAAAAACAAATCCTTTGGGTTTGATTTCTCCCCTAGACGTGGAACATTAAATATACTTCATAATAATGAATTATATTCATTTTATTGGCATGAAGCATATAGTGAGATTATAGATTATCTTGAAAGTAACACAATAATTAATAATCCAATGAAACTTTTAGGTAATATAATTGATTATGTTAATAGTATCACAAGTGATATCACAAAATCTAATCAAATAATGACAAATAAAAAACAAATAATTAAATCTAATTTATCATATGAAGATTTATTAATAATAAATTCTATATATTCTTTATCTACTAATTTTTGGTTAAATTGGGATACAGATTATGCAAAATATACAATTAAATTTATAAATGATAATTTTAAAAATAAATTACCATCATTAAGTAATATATTATTTTTAGATAAAATGATATTTTATTATAATGGATATAAATTAGATTTAAATACTAAAAAGTGGACTCCATCAAAAGATATAGATGTTTCAAATAAAATTTCAGCAAAAAATATTATAAATATTTTTATGACATATAATTTTCAAAAACAATATTTAAAGAATAATTCATTTCTAATTAATAATATTCCTGATGAAATATTAGATGATAATATAAGAATAGAATATGACTACATATTAAAGTCAAATAATTTCAATATATAATTAAAAAGACTGTCATTATGACAGTCTTTTTTTATATTTTTATATAACCTTTACCAGTAAATTTTAATTTTTCATTTCTATTTTTAACATTTGAGTAACTAACATGTACCCATTCGAAATTTTTTTCATTTATAATCTGATCAAATTTGAAATTGCTAACTATTAAATTAAAAAGTTTTTCATTTTCTTCTGGACTACCACCTGTAATATCTGCTGCTTGACCAAATACATGCTGACTATTGATGAACCCTTTAATTTCTCTATTAACTATCGGAGAACGATATCCACTATTTATATGAATTTGATTACCATATAATTCCCTTAATGGATCAAGTATATTCTTAACTAATAATACTAAATTATCTTGCTCTGGCTTCATTGGTAAATTATTTAATCCTGTTGAAGTTACAGTTAATTCCGATAAACTAAAATATTTTCCAAGTTTCATATTTTCTTTTTTATTATATATAAAAAAATATAAAAAGTTTTTATGCCTTTCTCTTTCTTTTTAAAATCACACCAATATTACCATAATTTTCAGCATCAAATCCAGTTAACCATTCTAATTCATGCTCAATTATAACATATTTTCCTAATTTACTTCTCCATATATTTTCATACTGTTTAGATGCATGATTTACATTATTAGAATTATCAACATAAAGTGCTACTTTTTCATATTCAAATTCATACTCATCATTATCACATATATTATATCCATATAAATTATAATATTTAATATAATTATTTAATTTTGAACTACGCGGTAATATATTATAAGGCCAAGATTTTTCTGATGCGCCACACCATTCATCAAATATATCTAAACTATATGCAAAACAATTAAAAACAATTAAATTATAATTTATATTTATAATTTTATAATTTTTACCTATCAATTTAGGATGCCAAATTTCAATATTATTTATATCCATTTTCTATACCCCATTTTTTCCAAGAATTCATAATATCAATTGATTTAATTGATTCTTTGTCAGGCTCGTCCCCAGTTATTCTACGTAATGCTTCAAACCAAAACATACTCTCATCTATTCTATTTAATAATGAAGGTATTGATTTTTCACCATATTCTATAATTTTAATATATGATGGATGAGAATATATTTTTTCTAATACTGAACAATTACCTTTTTGATTTTCTAAATCATCAATTAATTTTTCTATAACTAATAAATCATTATTAATAAATTCATTAAATTTATTTATTTCCATTTTAATTTTTTATTTATATATTAAATATTAGTGATTATAATTAAAATAAACAAAACTTAATTATTTTTATATAAATATATGATAATAAAATAAAATAATAAATGATAATAAGTAAAACTGTTAATATTAGAATTAGTACAAGCAACAAAGATCATTTTGAAAAATTAGGATATAAAGTAAAATTAAATGAATATATTGAAGTTAACGTTTGTCATTTAAAACCGAATTCAAAAGTTATTATTGATGTAGAATGCGATGTTTGTCATAGAAAAACTCAAATTAGATATGATGTTTATATGAGAAAATCTATATTTTCATGTAGTTATAAATGCGCTGCAAAATTGTATTTCGCTAAAAGTCAGGAAACATTTATTGCACAATTAAATGAAGTATATAAAAATAATCTTGATTTTTCAAAGAGTGTATATGTTAATAATCATACTTGTGTTATTGTAGAATGCGAAAAACACGGAGAATTTAAAATGTTACCGAAAGATTTAATTGACGGAAGAGGCTGCATAAAATGTAATAAAGAAAAAAGAATAGAAAAAAGATATAAAAAATTCGTTTCTGAAGCAAAAATATTACACAACAATAAATATACTTATCCAAATTATTCAGATTCTAATTATATTGACTCAAGCACGAAGCTAGTAATTAGTTGTCCTATACATGGCGATTTTAAACAAACTTCATCTCATCATTTATTATTGTGTGGTTGTCAAAAATGTAGTAATACAAGTAAAAGATTAAAAAGATTAAAAAGATTAAGTGATGATAAATTTGATGGAAATCAAGTATTTCCATCATATAATAAAAAAGGTTGTGATATTTTTGATGAAATATCAAAGAATGAAAATATTCATATTCAACATGCAATGAATGAGGGAGAATATCATATTGAAGAACTTGGTTATTGGATAGATGGATATGATGCTATAAATAATGTAGTATATGAGTATGACGAAAAACATCATTTTATAAAAGGTGAATTAAGACAAAAAGATCTTGATAGGCAAAAAGAAATTGAAAATTTTTTAAATTGCAAATTTATAAGAATTAAAGATTAATTATAATTTGACCTTTAATTCATCATAAGGATATTGTTGTTTTTTATATACTTCATCTCTTCTAGATTCATATTGTTTCCATAATATTGTTTTATAGTCAGGATGAAAAATGTCTACCAAATCAAATACGATTAATTTTGTTTTTTCTTTGTGTAATCTTAGACCTCTCCCTATTGCTTGCCTTATTATTTTAGGCTCTTTATAAGAATCCGCAAAGATAATATTTGTTATTGCTTTAACACTTACGCCGACAGAAAATACTCCGAAAGATGCTAAAAGTATTTTAGGATTACCTGAAGTATCTTCTAATTTTTTCTTGATATATTCTCTTTTTTCTGTAGATGTTGTACCGTCAATATAGAACACATCTTTACCAATGCAATTATCTTTGATATAATTATATAATTCTGTTCCATAAGTAATAGTATGAAATAATATAAGAGAATTAGATTTAAATTTATCTGTTAAATTTTTAATAAATGTTTTTCTTTTTGCTGAATTATGTACGTATTCACGTTCTAAAATCCATGCACGTTGACCGTCAGTTTTTTTTATATTATTAACTCCTTCTGCAAATTTATGATTATCATGATGTAACATGATAACTTTTATTTTAAGATCTGATATTAATCCTTTATCTATTAATTTTCTAGCACTAATATTTATTAATTTAGGACCCATTAAAGATTGAATTGTTAATATTTCTATTGAAGAATCCGAAGGATAAGATCCACTCATTCCGAATCGTAATTTTGCAACTCCAAACGTTTTTGTTAAAATAGTTTGAATGGTAATAGCTTTTGCAGTATGTGCTTCATCACATGCTACAACTTCAAATTGGTCAAAAAATGTTTTAGGATATTTTTCTAATGATTGATAAGTTCCAATGTATATATTTGGTATTTTTTCACCATCTCTATATTTTCTTGGTTTATCACTCATAACTTCATCAATTCTAATATCAATAGGGTTTTTATTATCATTATTAAAACCGTAATTATAATCATTAAGATCATTATAAAATTGAGTAACTAAACTTATACTTGGGACAATCAATAAAAATTTAGCATTTGTATTTATATTTTTTAAATAATAAAATAGTAATGTGCCAAATACCAATGATTTACCTCCAGCAGTAGCAATTTCAATTAATCCATATTGATGTTTTAATAATTGAAATATTGCATCTACTTGATGTTCATATGGCATAAAAGGTTTACCATCAGGAGTTTTATGATCTTTATAAAATTCAGTCACAAAATCTTGTACATTTTCTCTTAATATATCTTTATTACGTGGAAATTGTTCTTGATTTTCAATTATAAATTTATAACCATACTCTTTACAACATTTATATATTTCTTGCCATAATCCAAAGTCAATTGATCCACCTGGATTTCCAAAATAACTTATACTTCCATCCCATACACCAAGCTTGAACCTTTTCATAAAACGGTAGTTATGAACTTTTCTGGTTAGATATAGTTTAAGTTGGTTATATTCTCCTTTGGTTGATTCTGTTAAAATTAACTTTGAATTGTCTTTATTTAATTTAAATTTCATGTAATGCCTTTAATTTTTCTTTTCTTAAAATTTTATTTGCTTTATCGTAATATGATTTAAAATTATTTTTATTTTTAATAAAAAAATCTTTTTTACAATAATACTTTGGAGTAAATCCTAAGTAGTTTATTAATAATTTATATGCTAAATTATTTAGTTCCATATGATTTTAATGTCTTTAATTTTTCTTTTCTTAGAATTTTATTTGCTTTATCGTAATATGATTTATATCTATTTTTATTTTTCATAAAAATATTAATTTTAAAATCCTGAATTGAAATAAATCCAAATTTTTCTATAAATAATTTATATGCCAAATCATCTAATTTCATTTAATAAAAATAATTTCTTTTTTCTAATTTGTTTTAAACAAACAATATTTATATGGTTTTTAATAGTATTATCTAATAAATCAAATGATAGTTTGTCAGAATTATAAATATATTTTGAGTCATCGAAATGTATTATTGTAATTTTTGGGCTATTCATTCCTTCTGCTATTATAAAATCTGATTTTATTTCAAATTTTTTAATATAATTATTAGTTATCATTATTTGTAACCTCCTAATATATTAGCCAGTTCAATTTTAGATTTAACTGAATAGTTTATAGATTCTAGATTTTTAGAAGTATCTCTTAAAAAATTTACATGTTCATCTAGTTCATTTATAAAGCATTGATGTTCTGATAAATCTGCTTCGATAAGTCTTAATTTTTCTGTTCCAGACGTTTTAACTTGATATGATGTTGCATAGAATTCAAATCTTTCTTTTGTTAGAACTTTTGTTTTTTGAACCAGTTTATGTATTTTAACGCTATAATTTTTAATTTCTTCGACTACAATTTGTCGTTGACTTATAGCTTCTGCCTGAATATCTGCAATATTTTTTAGATCGTCGTTAATTAATCTATTAGTTAATTTATTAACAATAGCGATCCATTGTTTTGTAGATTCTATCATTTTTTTTTGAAATTTTTGTCTTGAGTCTAGTTCAATGTTTTCTGACATAGTTGTAGAATGAGTTTATTTTATATATAATATAAATAGAAGTTAGTTTAAATTTTTGCAAAATTAATATCAAAATAATAGTTAAAATTATATTGATTAGATGGTTTACTTTGATTATATAATATTGACACAGAATTAAAATTATAAGGATCATAATTTTGTATACTTATATTTGTCAAATTTGCTGTTTGATATACATCTGGATTAAATATTGGATTATATTGTAGAACAATATTATTATAAATAGTTTGATCTGTAATGCTATAGTAGTTTACATAAAATTGTATAGAATCTAATTTATATCTATTAAAAATATTCTGATTTATATATTCATATATTGCGTTATTAATATCATTAGAATATATATCATTTTGTCTTATTATTTTAAATACTCTTTGTTCTTTAATTTTAAAGAATAAATAATCTTTTAATATTTGTGCTCCGTTAATATTTATTAGCCATCTGGTATTATTATTTTTATCTGATTGTGTTTGACTATATTGTGAAATTACTTGATTATTTTGTTTTAAATCTGATAAATTTTCATTGAATGTAATTTCCCAATCATCGGGTATTGTAGTTATATCATAGTATTGGTATCCGTTATTACCATTGATAGTATTGTTAACAATTTGACTAAATTTTATAGCGTCGTCGTTAATATAGATTTCATCTTCGGTATATATTATTTTACCTCCAAAAAAAGTTCTTAATTCTGTTTGATTCATTGTACCTGGCACAGAGTTTACAGAAAATTTTTTTAATATTAAATTACTTTTCACTATTTATTATTTTTTTTATATATTAAATTTATTTACATCAAATTCGAAATCAGGTATATTTATATTTCCCATAAATTTATATCCTTTTTTTTCATAAAAATCTTCAGTATTTTTATTCCAATTAACTTTATAGTTCCAGCCCCAACAAAGACTAACATCGTCATCTACAGTTTTAGTTGGATTATATCCAACAAATACATAATTATATTGTCTCATATTTTTATTACCTAAAAATTGTTCTATTTTAAAATCAGGACATTTTATTTGTTTTAAAGAATCTTCAAATCTATCATCAGTTGGTAATAACCAATAGCATCTACTATCATATATATTTTCATATATATTTTCATATATATTTTCATATATATTTTCATATATATTTTCTTCAAACATTTTTATATATTTCATATAGTTATATGTTAAATTTATCAGCAATTAATTCTAATTCATTCATATTTATATGTCCACCAAATTTATAATTATTTTCTTCAAGATAATCGTCAAGTAATTTACCTTTATATGAATTCCATTCCCATTGTTTATTATATGGTGAATAACAAATGAATACATATTTAATATTTTTAATTCTATTATTATTTAAAAAAAATTTAATATTATTATTAGGACATTTTATTTGTTTTAAAGATTTTTCAAATCTATCATCAGTCGGCAATAACCAATATGTTGGTTCATTATATAATTCATTTTCAAAAGTTTTAATATATTTCATTAATCATTTATATTTTTTATTGGATCAATTATATATTCATAGTTAGAAAAATTTGAAAAGACATTATTATTCATATTTTGAGTATTATTTGTTATTACATAAAAATCGTTATCCCAAGATGAGCTAAATATAAATCTTGAAGAAAACTGATATCCAAATTCGTCAACTATTGGATACACAGATACATCAGTATTAGTATTACTTAATTTTAATGGAGATATTACAGGATTAATTTTTGAATAAATTAATTCTTCAATCATACCGAAGTTTTCAAATGAAGTATCGAATTTATAGTTTGATTCAAATTGACTTATAGTATTTCCTGATTCATATAAAAATGTATTATTAAATACTGGTATTGTATTAAATATTGGTTCATAAGAGCCGTTATATCTATAAATAGAATTATCTGATGATACGCCGTTTGAAGTATTCATTATATTTTGTTGTATATTTAATGACATAGATCTAGCTAACGGTTCAGAAACATTATATTTAGTTTTTTGATTTGTATCGTAATACACTTGATATTTATCATAAATATTAGTTAATGGTCCTTTTATTGCAGTTTTAATATATGAATTTTGTTTAGTTGTTAAAACTGCTGGATCATTTAAATTTAAAATAAATGGAGTATCATTTTTAACCCAATCAGGTATTAATGCCATGGTACCTCCAGTTGTATTCATAGGTGCTGTATATCCAGATTGTCCAATTGAATTGATATAATAATATGTTATACCAGAATCAAATTCTGATAATGAATTCATATCATAAAATGCGTTAAATATATTTGATGCAACTATTAATGATGGATCGAATTCTTTAACATTTGCTGGATAGACTAAACTATTACCGTCTAATGTTTTTGAATTATATAATCCAAATTTTTCACCAAAAAAGGCGACATTATTTAAACTAATATAATTTTTTTGAATTGGTATTTTAACATTAACAACAACTAAAATATTTTTAAATTCTTCATTTAAAAATGCGTGTATTGCATTTGATGATATATCAATTATCGTATTTCCTGATAATCCACCTTCATATGTTGAATCATATGTATTACCAGTATAATATTGATAAACATCATTAAGAATTATTGCAAATTTATAATCATTAAAATTTTTACTATTATCAGCAACTATACTTGTAATTGATCCATTAATATCTCTTGATACACTTGTAACATTTAATGCGTTAATATTTAAACCTTTAAATAATGTACTAGATGCTGTATATATATCGCCTGCTTGAAAAGTTGAATATTTTAATGTTTGTTTTGTATAATTAATATCATCTATAGTAAAATATGTTTTATTTTTAAAAAAATAATCAAAATAATCAACATTTGAATTTAGATATAAATCTAAATTAAATTTTTTACTATAATTTTCCATAAAATCTACTTCTATGTTAGTAGTTTGATTTAAATATTTAATAATATTATTTGTATTACCTGAGAAAAAATTACCTATTCTGTAGCAGTAATCTAAATTTTTTTCTACTTCTGTTGGTAGCAAGCTAAATACATCTGCAGTTGCATTAAATACGTCTCCTATACTAATTGAATTATTTAATTTATATGGATAATCGCAATTAGAATTTGAGCCAGCGAACCCCCATTTTACAACTGATGGATTTTTTCTCCATATTTCTGTTAAATCGTTAAATGATATTTCATAAAGTTCGTCATCTGCGATATATTCAGAAGATACATTCATTATTTGATATTGTCCATCTTCACCTCTTGGATATGTCATATAATTTTGACTTAATACTGAAGTATCAGTATAATCTATAGCATATAATTTTTGTTCATCAGTTGCAGTATAAATATCTTTTTCATAGTCAAAATCAGCAAAATGTGTATTTACTCTATTAAAATCAAAATCTTTAATATCATTAAATTTTATTCTATACACAGGATAGATTAATGGTTTATTTCCATATGTATAAATTTGTTTTGTAGTATAATAATTACTATTTTTACCACCTTTCCAATATTCTAGTCCTGTTGTGTAAGAATTTATTGCGTAATCACTTTGTATAAAATAGCTATCATTTTTACATTTTAGTACATGATATATACCATCAATTAGTATTAAATATAAATCACCATACATTGATTTAATAGTATTTCCTGAGTAATATGGATCAATATTAAAGTTAGAAGTATATCCAGATATATAATTAGTAATACCTGATGGATTATTAATAGTTTGACAATTATAAATATAGCCATCAGTATAATTAATAAAGCACGTTCTATCATTTGAAACATTAAAAGTAGAACCACTCATATCAAAATCACTAATAACTCTATATGTATTAACACCGTTATTATACACTAGTACTACTTGATAAAATTCATTATCAGTCTCAGATGACGTAAGTTGTATCCAATAAGTTTTATCTAAAAAGAAACCTTCTACAAATGGAGATTCATTAGTTGGTATGAAAGTACTTCCTGACATATAGCCAAATATATTATTCTTCAATGTAAATCCACTTATCAATTCTGGAGTTATATATGAAGTTAAATTAGTAATCAATTCTAATTTATCAGCATAAAAACCATAATATCTATTTAATGAATAATTATGTATATTAACAGGATCTGCTGGTACATCATTAAATAAAAATTTAAAATTTAAAATATGAGGATATATTAAATTATTTGTTTTAAATGACTCTATAATATCAGATTCAAGTTTAAAATGTGGTTGTTCATATTGCAATGTTGATTGTAAAAAATTAGAAATATTAACATATCCTCCATTATTATAATCTATTCCGTAAAATTTAGAATATTCATATGATCTAAAATCCAAATCAAATGATCTTTCTGGATATGATGTATTATTTGTAATATTTGTATTTAAAAATAATCCTAAATCTGTATTATATCTCATATCAACAAAAGATACGCATTTCCAATTATTAACAATTTGAGAATTAAAATTATCTTTTGTAATTTTACCAGCACCTAAATCATCATCTTGGATATCATAAGGAGCGGAATCATCTACTCTTAATATAACAAATCCATCTGGTATATTATTTTTTCTTATAAATAATGGCGCAAAATATTCATATGTTTCATTATACCATGTATCTTCAACTGATTTAGCACCACTCCAATAAATATCATCAAATTGTTGTTCGTATTTAGAAAATACAGTAGAATCATCAGAATCATATTTAACATCAAATGCCAATTGTGATGATAGTCCATCATAAAATTTAACAATTTGATTTTCATATAAATTATTTTTTGATATTGAAAAATGTTTATATTTTTGATTAGATAATTGAGAATTTGTATCAAATGATTCTAAATAGAACTTATAATCAGAACTAACAACTAATTTAACATTAGTTGTTAGTGCTGGATTTGTTCTTAATAATTGAAAGCTATTATTTATCATAATTTTTTAATATTTTATATTTAAGATGCTGTACTACTTCTATTTGATGATGTATTATTTCTAAATATTTTAAATATAATTTCGAATTCAAATGGTCTAGTTAAGCTTTCAGATTCAATAAATATTCTTAATTTCCTTATTACATATGGAGATGTAGATAAATTAGTTGGAAATGTTATAGAATCATTTGTTCCACCAGATAATTTAAAAAATATTTTAATAGGTAATATAAATTTACTATTTGCGTTAATTAATTCAACTCCACTTTTATCAGCATAAACATAATCGTTAATATTATCAATATATGGATGAATAGTAACAGGAAAATCTGTTTCATAATTATTATCTGCTATCCAAGTACCTCCAGTCCAGTTAATATCATTAAAAATATTGATTGGTGTTGAATATGTACCGCCAGAATTTGGTACTGTTGTACCAGTTAATCCAATATTCCAATTTTTAGAATATAATACCTGTCCTAATCCATTAGCATCATATGTTACTCCTGAATTATATATAGCATTATTTCCTGATGTATCAGAAATCCAAACAAATTGATTATCAACTTGTGTTTGTAAATTATCATTTGAATCTACATATGTTGCTAATGATCCATTTGAATATATTGGATTATAAAATCTATTATCACCAGAAATAGTAGGTACATATTTTCTATATGAAAGTAAGCCTAATTGTGAAGATTGAGATAAATTATCAAATTCTAAATAATAATCATTAGTTGAATATGTACTATTATAATACGTTCTTGTAGTTGTACCAGACAATTCAGCATATTTTTCACATACTATTTTTTGTGTTATAGATGCGCCATTTTGTATAATAACACTATTAGTATTTTGATATAAACTAATTGAAAGTTCACCTTTAGCATTAGAAACAATTTGTTCAAGTGCTAAAATTCTATTAGTTAATGATGTTAGATAATCACTCAACATAATCATATTGCCTGAACTATCTTTAAAAGATGTACCTAAGTTTATATCTGTATGAGCAACATATAAATCGTTAACATAATATGATTGTTGTAAATGTGCAGTTAGTCCTTTTGAATTAAAATCACTTTCTATTTGATTATATATTTGATCATTTTGAGCAGATTGTAAAATTGTAGCATTTTCATTACCTACTTGTGCAAGATCATCTGGAAAATCAATAGTCATAATATTACTCCAATCAGATGTAATAAGTGCATCAGGATATCCAACTTCTGATATTGATTTAATTCTAATATCAACTGTTTCGTTAGGATGTAATGGAATATCCAATTGATTTACTTTTTTTATATTTGCATCAGTAACATCTTCAATATCCCATGTCCATACATTTAATGCTGAATTATAAGTTCTTGTTCTAGCATCTGTTGTAAATTGATACCAATTTGAAAAATATCCAGTTTCTGTTACACTTTGAGTTGATACACTTGGATTTTGATATGCTTTTGTTTGATCTACAATATCACCAGTTGAAATATAGTTAGTATATATATTTTCAGTTAAATTTAGATCAAATCCAACAGTAGTCGGAGCAGATCCACCTGTTGCACTATATCTATATTGAACAATAAATTGAACAACCTCTTGCTTTTGATTTTCTCCTACTGTATTTATTATAATAGGTTCTGGAACACTCCAAAATCCTCTTACACTAAATTCTGCCTCAACATCTGAAATTGCTCCAGTATTTTGTGCTGTTATTTGATTAACTATTGATGTATAAGATTTAGTCAAAGAAGATTGTTGATTTATTAAATTATTTAATGTTGTTTGACTAGCTTGTTTATCAGATGTTGATTTATATTGTTTAGTACTAAGTTCTTTATTTTGTTCAATAATAGCATCATTTAATTGTTCTAATTGAGAATTTATAGATACTTTTTGTACATTTAAACTTTGAATTTTTGCGGAATCCGCAGTATTTGTTAAATGAGTATTTGTTTGTAAAACTTTAAAATTAGTAGCTGTTAAATTTGGTACATTTGGAATAACTCCAAATTGACTAGGTATATTTTTAGCAATCAAATCTTTTAATATAGCGCCATAATCAAATACATTATCACTATAATATCTTGTCATAGAGACAGTACTATTAGTATCCAATACTAAATTGTTGGTATAGAAAGATGTACCATAAGACCATGTTGACGAAATTACATTTGAATCAGTATTAATCGGTTTAATAAATATAACATTATACTCGTCATAACCAATAGATATTTTTATTGTTCTCGCTGGTAATACAGGACTATAAATCTTTAATCCTTGTGATAGTATAGGCACAGGATCTAAGCCTTCCACCCTCTCTAAAATAACTCTATAATTACTTTTAGCAGTACTAACTTCGTTAATTGTCCATAATGTTGATGAATCTTTTTTATTTATTATCAATTCATCTCCAACTGATAATTGTTTGGTATTCCCAGTATAATCGTAATATGTAATTGAACCTAATACATACCACATTTTATTATTTATTGTATCATTATCAATACCAACAACATCAAATATACCATAGTATTGAAGGCTATCATAATCCAAATCAAATATTTGTTCATCATATGGTTCATTTCTCTGAAAAACTCCGTTATTTTTAGTGTTTGTATACCATGCAGTTAAATCATCAATAAAAATATCATTTCTATTTAAGAAATTATTTTCAAAATCAGATTTAGAATTTGCTCCATCAGATGTTAAATTTCCATATTGATCTTTCTGAAATTCAATAATATATCTACGTGATAATACTTTTTTTACTTTTTGATCTATTTTATCAGTTAAATCAAGTTCAATAGCTAATATAGGATCACATAATGATTCAAAAAAAGAATTATTTATAGAAGTAAAATTATTAATTGTATCTAAACTATCAATAGGACTAGGTTCACTATTTAAATCATCAACATATATTCTTCTCATTGTTGTACCATCAGATACATAGGCTGTACTATCAGCTAATCCTGCTAATTTTTGAATATTTCTATTCGCAATATCTAATTCATTTTTCAATTGTCCAACAGTTGGAAATTGATATGATGATGTTGTACCATCAGAATTCATTAAGTTAACGTTAATAACAGAATTTCTACTAGTTACGACATCATTTAATTTTGTCATAACTTCCGTAGAATTTTTATTTAATACAGCTAGTTGTTCAGCTAATGATACAAAACTATTTTGTTGATTTATCATGTTTAATAATTTAATTTTTATCTATATATAAAAAAAATCTATTTCATTCGAAATAAAATTCATGCAAGATCATGATATATACTATATATAATATTATATATTAAATTTATTAACATTTATTGCCACATCTTCAGCATTTTTGAAATATTTTTTTAGTTCTTTTGGTACCCCGTATTGAGCTAACATTATATCTTTATCTAATGAATCTTTAATTATATCAAAAAATCCTTCGTCTTTAGATTTTAATCTTTTGTAAAAATTTTTTATATGTTCAATAATAGGATAATATTTTATCATTAGATTATAATTACATTCTTTTGTATCTCTCACCATGTTTTTACCATGCATATCGTGATCTCCTGATGTTCCTCCTATAAAATATTGAAATTCTCCATATTTATTTTCAAGAACTCCACCAAGTCTTTTTATAAGTATTGTCATAGCATACATCCTTTCATATCTTACAGTTATATTAGTATTAATATTTCTAGATTTATAATAACCTTTATCATCTTTTTCATTATTATAAAAATCAATTTGTTCTTGATTGATATAATCACGAACTCCTTTATTTTTATAAAGTTTATTTAATTTTGCATATGTTGGAGTCATTAATTTTGCCATATCATCTGATATGTATAATATATCTCCACTTAAATAAAAAGGTTGTTGTTTAATAATATTAATATTTTCAGATAAATAATTCATTTTTTTATGTCTTTCAGGTATTGATTCGCCTTCTTTCCATATATCATTAATATTTCCACAATTTGGACATTTAACTATTTTGGTCATAGGTAACCAGCCTATCCATCCACATTCAAGACAATGATATTCAACTTCTAATTTTGTTTCAAAATATTTTAAGTATTTCATAAATTAAATTGTTTAGATTTTGATATTTCAGGATGCTCTTTATCTAACCATTTTTTATATTCAATTAGATTATTATAAGGTAATTTAGTGTTATAGCAACGTAATTCAGTCATAGTTTCTGGTAATATAGGTAACTCAGATAAATTATGATTATGAGAACATTTTAAATGTTTCAAATTAGGAGGTAATTTTTTAATTTTAGTTAAAAAATTATTATTACAATATAAAGTAATTAAACTATCTGGTAATTCAGGTAATTCAGTTAAATTATCTCCAGAGCAATCAATAGTAGTTATATTATTGATTCCTTTTGATATTGATTCAAATGTTTTAATATATTTCATAAGTTAAATTTCTTTATATTACGTTGTATTTCAGCTTCTTCTTTCACAGTTTCTTTGTTTTTACCAAATGCTAAAATAGAATTCATTGGAAAAATCTTTATATGATCAGGATTAAAATGAGTATTTAGATTCTTTGGTATATTAAAAAATTTGATTTTAATACCTTTTCCGTTATATACATTTCCAAATCCAACAACTTTGCCAATATTATTATTCAAAAAATAAAAAATATCATCATAACTTGGACCTAGTATATTATTAAGTTTATCTATAATAATATAATCCCCAATTTCAGGATTATTATTAATATTTTCAAATCTTTTTAAATATTTCATATGTTAAATTTATTTGATATATTATCTAATTCATATTTTTCAATTTCTTTTTTAGATAATTTTCTTTTTATGTCCTTATATTCTAAAAAATGAATATCTCCATTTACTCCAATAACGTTATATGGATAATATGCATTTTTTACAATATCAACAATTTTAAATATTTTACTAGTTCCTACATATATATTATTATGAACAATTATATAATCATCAATATTATATTCTTTTTCCTTATTTTCAAATCTTTTTAAGTATTTCATTTCACTATCAATATAAATTTTATTGGATCGCCTTCATCATCAACGCTACATTCAACTTTGTTTCTCCACATTTTTTTAGAAGCCCAATTATCTAATGATCTGAATGGACGATTCATATTTATATCATCATCAGTGAATTGATCTCTTGTTATATAAATAATCACTTTATTGTCTGATATTTCTACTTTTGTTTTCTTCTTACCTTTGTAAAATTGTTCACAATCTTGTTTTATCTTTGATAGTATTGGTAATTTTTTAGCATCAGTATTCTGTATTATTTTATTAACAAACTGCATAGATTTATATTTAGATATTGATCCAAAAAATTCTTTAGTAAATATAAATTCTCCAACAACATAACTCCTTTGTGTATCTAAATCTAAAAATCCATATCTTAATGTAGAATTTTCTTTTATACCAAAAAAGAATGCTAATTTATTATCTTTTATTTGTAATAATATTTCATATGCTGATGCTAATGAGTGTTTATATTTAAAAATATCTACATAATCTTCTATTCCTGTTATAGTTTCAGTTGAAAAAAATACATGATATTTGTATAATTTTCTATATGTATCATTCGAAATAAAATGATAATCATGATTTGAAACTATCTGCAAATAAGTTAAAAATGAATTCTTTCCAGATAATTCATATGTTTCATTTAATGTATATTTTTTAAAATTTGTTATCATAATTAAATTGTTCAAATGTTTTTATGTGTTTATTCTCGCCCATTAAAGTATTAGGCACATTCTGTGAATCCGTTTGATTGAATACATTATTTTTAGTTTGAACTTTAAATTTATCATAAAGAATTTTAGCAATTTTATTAATATCTAAATCATTCATTGTTGCTTGATCGATGTAATTACTTATCTCACTTTTAATTTCATCAGATTGATTGAAAATTTCATCATTAAATGTTTGCACATCACTTTTCTTTATTTCTTTATCTTGAGAAATTAATCTTTTGATTTCTTCTTGAACTAAATCAAAATATTTTTTTACTAAATCTTCATTTCTTGTATCTATCATAATAGATGTTTTTTCTTTATATATAAATAAAAAAAAACTTAAAACTATTTTTATAATAGAACATCTAATAAAATAACGTTATATGAAAATATGAAAATTTTAATTGTGCTATCATTGCTAATTTCTTTTTTATTTATAATATCATTATTATATTTTTTAATAAATATAGTATATTTTGAATATATAAAAAGAAGGAATTTTATAATTCTAAAAAAAAATATTGTAATATTAAATAAAAGAATAAAAAAATTAAAAAATAAAATAAATGAATTACCTGATGAATTATTAATAAAATATAATGATTCAATCTATGATAAAATAACTAAGATTGATGTGAATATAAATGTTTATATCAAATTGAAAAATATGTATAAATCATTAATTGAATATAAACAAATTGTTAATAGTATAGATGATTCAATATATTTAATATCAAAAAGTAAATCTGATATTGAAATTTATATGCAAACTAATTATCCAAATTGTGAAAAATATATCAAATCTGAATTAAATAATCTTACCGTAGATATTAATATGAATGATAATGAGTATACAATTAATAGAATGAAGAAGTTAATTAAAGAAAAAAACTTATTAGATAATAAATTGAATAAATCTTTAACTAAAATTGTTAAAATTAATAATATTGTTATAGATTATCAAAACATTAATAAAAAAATTGATGAATTAACGAAAATAGATATCATATGCTATAATGATAAAAAAATATTAGAACATGCTAAAGTTGGTAATAGATATCATAATCTTAGTAATATAAATCTTGATTATTATGCTGATAAAATGAAAAATGATTTGAATAGTAGTTTAAAATTATTAAATGATGAAGATTTTGATAATGCTATATTATATTATGGTAATTATGTAACATGTATGTCTTTATTAAATAAATCATTTAATTGCGTAATAAATTTATTAAAAGATTATAATAATAGTAATAATTATATTAAATCTAATAGTAAAGACATAATTAATCTAACAAGCAAAATTGAAGAAAAAATATTTAAATTAGGAGTTAAAATTTGTAATAGAAATCTATATTCAGAATATAAAAATGATATATTAATTTATAAAAAATTTTTAAATTTTGATATTATTTCTGCTGCAGAAAAACATAAAGAAATTATTAAGAATCTTGAAAAATTATTAAATGATATTGATAATAATATTATAAGTTATTATAAAAATAAAAAAGTGTAGAAATTTCTACACTTTTGGATTTATTTTTTCAATTTTATTTTTATAGTATATAATATATGCATTATTAAAATAAAAATTTTTCATTAAATCTTTATAATAATAGTCTTTAATTTTAGTTAAATCTCCTCTAATACTAGCTGTATTATTTAGAAATAATTTTATTTCTATTTTACCAATATTCTGCCAATCGCCAGTTCTATGTTTTATCTCAATACATTTTTCATTAAATATTAATTCGTAAAAACTTTCAAAATTATCATAATCATCTTTAAAATTTATTTTTATTGAGTTTTTATCTAAATTATAAACATCTACATTTAGATAATTTTTATTGAATTTGAAATCTTTATCAATAAGATTATATTTATTTTTGAATTTGAACCAATCAATGACAGTATTTATACTTTCACAGTTATTTTCAGGAGGTTTACCTCTATCATCATATTTTAATGAAAAAATATTTTTTATAAATTCATTAATTTTATCATCAGGATTAAATTTAGAAAAATGATTCATCACTTCTTTTTCAACTTCTGAATAATTTTTTATATCATAAAGATTACGATAAAAATTATCAGGTATATCTAATTTTAATGTATTGTATTTTTGTACAATTTTTTGAATTTTATTTTGGTGATAATCATCTCTTCTACTTATATATCCAAATCCTTGATCATATATAGCATCAAATACTTTATTTAAATCAGATTCTGATTTAATTTGAGGCATTTTGAATTCTTCTTTTTCTTTATTATTTTCCATTAAATTTGAATTTCATTTTTTTATATATATTAAAAAAAGAATATCAATTTTTTATGTTAAACAAATATTTAGATTTTATAAATGAAAATTTTAATATAGCTGAAGGTTATGTAAGTCATCCAACTGTTATATACTGGAATGAAAATGTAAATGATGTATTAAATGATGAGTGGTTTGATATATCAGTTAGTAGATATGGTTATCCTATATATATTATTAAATTTAGAATTGGAAATGATAAAAATGATACTCATAATTATTATCAAGCAGTACTTGAAAATAAAGGATCAAATGATATTTATTATATGGAAAATCCTGAACCTTTTATTGCTAAATTTAAAACAGAATTTTCAAAAAATTCGTTAGAATATATAAATAATATGAAATATGATCCAAAAGCACTAGGTGATTTGAGTTCTATTAGAGCATCAGCAAAATTTAATTTATAAAAAAGTTCAGAAAAATCTGAACTTTTTATTTAAATATTATGTTTTATTATTTTTAAAAATTTTGGATTAAAACTATCATAGGTATAAAAACCGTTACTATAATTAGGATCAGTATGAATAATATTTTTATCACTCATTTCTACCTCATATAAATTATAATTTCTATTTATATCTTTTAACTTATCATCGTATTTTAATGATTTTAATAATTTATCGCAATCATTAATATTTCTAAATAAATATATTCTTTCAGGATATTCACCTTTTCTATTATGAGTTTTTACTAATAATCCAATTCTATTTATTTTATCTTCATTATTAACTGGAGATAAATGATATGCAACATTAGGAACCTTTATATCATTTTTATAAAAACCATCATCATATTTAGCTTCAAATATAATTTTAATTGATTTATATTTATTTGATAAATACTTTTTATCAAATTTAAACCCATTTTTACCAATATTATTTTCAACTGTTATATATGATGAAAAATAACCTAATTGATCTTCAATATAATCAATAATATATTCAAAATCAACGAAATCAAAATTATTAGTATTTAATAATGTAAGATCAAATTTTAATTTACTATAAATTTTTATTTTAAATTTAAATCCAATTAAATATAATTCTCTTTCTAAACTACTTTCACAATTAATTATATTATGAGTTCTGATTAATCCTTCTTTGATTAATTCTACATATTCTTTATAATTATCTATCATTAATTAAATATTATGTTTTTATTATTTTTAAAAATTTTGGATTAAAACTATCATAGGTATAAAAACCGTTACTGTAATTAGGATCAGTATGTATAATATTTTTATCACTCATTTCAACCTCATATAAATTATAATTTTTATTTATACCTTTTAATTTATCATCAATTTTAAGCGAATTTAATAAATCATCATATTCATTAATATCAGCAAATAAATATATTCTTTCAGGATGTTCACCTTTTCTATTATATGCCTTTACGCATAATCCATTTTTATTTATTTTATCTTCATTATCAACTGGTGATAAGTGATATGCAATTTTAGGAACTTTTATAATATTTTTATAAAATCCATCATCGTACTTAGCTTCAAAATTTATCTTAATTGATTTATATTTATTTGATAAATACTTTTTATCAAATTTAAACCCATTTTTACCAATATTATTTTCAACTGTTATATATGAAGGATAATATCCTAATTGTTTTTCAATATAATTAACAATATATTCAAGATAATCATTATCAATAATATTAGTTTTATATAATGATAGATCAAATTTTAATTTATTGTAAATTTTTATTTCAAATTTAATCCCAATTAAATATAACTCTCTTTCTAAACTACCTTCATATGTTATTATATTATGAGTTCTAATTAGTCCTTCTTTTATTAGTTCTACATATTCATTATATGTTTCTATCATATTTTATATTTATAATTTTTAAATCGCTAATTCCAAAGGAGATTTAATTTTTTCAATTCCTTCTATTCCAGTAATTTCAAAATCATTAATATTATAATCATAAAAGTTTTTATTCTCTTTTAATATTAATTTTGACTGTGTATCTAATGGAGTTCTTTGTAATAATTCTTCTAAAGCATCAAAATGCCTATCATAAACATGTAAGTTTTGCATTAAATGGCAAAACTTACCAACTTTATATCCAAGATGTCCAGCAATCATCATTTGAAATGCCACATACTGAATTTTGTTAATAAATCCTGAAGTTAAATAATCATTTGATCTTTGCGTTAATGTCATATCTAAATAATATTCATTGTTTACTTTTCTAACTGACCACAATGTTTCATATGCACAAGGATATAATCCTTTTGGTTCATCAAAATCTTCATATTGATACATGTTAATTATATGACGCCTACCAAATGGATCATTTTTTAATCCATCTAATAATTTATTCATTAAATTATATTTCTTAATAGTATAACCGTACCTGGATCCAATTGTTAAATCACCGACATTCCATTCATCCCACCAAGTGACTCCAAGCTCATGTGCCACATCTAATGAATTTGTTTGTTTTTGATATATCCAGAAAATCTCTTTTATTCCAGTTTTTATAGCTGTATTTCTCAGTGTTGGAATTGGAAACTCACCTTTTGAAATGTCATATTCTTCAAATACTTGAGTTATAAATTTTGTATATGCCTCAGTACCATCTTTATATCTTGGCCTTGGATTTTCATCAAAAGAACCTTCATTTTTTATTCTGTTTAAATTTTCAATGTAATATTTATCTGCTTTATTCATTTTCATTTTCATTATTTTTTAAATTTTCTTTAAGATATTCTTCATATATAAATAATGATATTTCACTTATTTGATAAGTAGAATAATTATTTAAATCATCAATTTCATTATCAGTTAATTTTTTTGGTTCTACTCTTTCATTTGTTTTCATATTATTTATTATTTTTTAAAAATTTAAATAAAGAGATTCACTAATTATTGTATCATTACTTGCTTCTTTTATTCTTCTAAATGAAGAATTTCCAGATATTAAATATTCATGCCGTTTATAATTATTTGGTCCAAAATGTTCTATTTTATCATCATTTATTTTTCCATTATATGATAAAATCCATTTGGATGATAATAAATCTAACCAATTTATAAATTTTTCAGAATTAAATCCACCATAATACATACCTTTGGTATTTTGATAAGGCGGATCCATATAAATTATATCATTTTCATTTGATTTTATATTTTCATAACTTTCTTGTGAAAATATAATATTTTTAGAATTGAATAATTTGTTATATTTTTTTATAATTTTATCAACAGATTCTGGCATCATTCCACTTCTTGTGAAATGACAACTGGAATTAAACTTACCACTTTGATTCCATCTTGGTAATCCAGAAGTTACAGTCCTCATAATAAAATAGAAATCTTCTGACTTTTTATTTTCATTAAAATTATTTCTTATTTCATTAAAATATTCTTTTCTATGCTGTATATCATCATCTATATTAAATTCCTTATAATGATTATTATATGTATCTATAAGTAAATCAGGATCATTCATTATTAATTGATAAATACCTATTAATTCCTTATTAATATCAGATAAATAGTAACTATTGACCTCAATATCACTTTCTAATAATTTTAAAAATACAGATCCTCCTCCTAAAAATGGCTCTCTGTATGTGTCTATTTTTTTAGGAAAATAATTTATTATATTTTTTGCTTGGGAATCTTTCGATCCTGACCATTTCATTAATTTGCTCATTTTAATATTTTTTATATTATCTGTTTATTCATCTTTATCTTCTAATATTCTTATTTTTAATTCCCTTAATAATTTATTCCAATATGGTTTAACGTCATCATAGTGTATATCTTTTATTATTTTATTAATATCATTTACTATATCATAAAAATTATTAGAATATGTATTTCCAGCTATTGGATAAATAACTTCAATATTATTATCTCCTGTTTGTATCGGTAAATACAGTTCACGTATAGTATAATTTTCTTTTAATTCTTCATCTGATGATAAATTACCAGATTCAATATAACTCATTATCATCTCTTCTGCTTGCTGTCTTGTTAACCCTGATATATTTATTTTATATACTATTATTATTAGTTCATTTTTCATTCGATATTTCATTTAATTTTTCTAATTTATCTTTTCTTGTGACCGTATCAACAATTAAAATAGTTTGACCATCTCCAGTCGAAATCTTTTCTATTATAGATTTACAATCTTTTAATTCTCTATTTATATCATTAATTTTTTGCTTAGCATCATATCCTATATAAATTGCTTTTAACATATTTTTTAATTATTTTTTATTTGATATTTCATTTAATTTTTCTAATTTTTCTTTTCTTGAAAAAATATCAACTATTAAAACTGTTCCATATCCAGTTGACATTTCTTTAATTATAGATTTGCATTCTTTTAACTCTCTATTTAATTCTTCCAGATCACTTTGTTTTCCATAATCTCCTCTTACAAATATTGCTTTTATCATAATTATTCTATTAATTTTTTAAATAATTCAGATCTTTTTTGATTTGTAATACCAATTTCATAATTATCTCTTACATATTCAAATAAATTTTCACCATGCTCTTTAACTTTATCAGGATTTTCAACATAATATTGCATAATTTCTTTCCAACGTAATGAACTATCAGTATCTTCATCAACTAAAAAACCTTTTTGTTTACCATCAATCTTACCTTCAATATCATCTATAGTATAAGGTCCATAATTACTACATATAATCGGGCAATGATGCGCTCCAGCCTCAATTACTTTTAATTGACTCTTTACCATATTAAAAGAATTGTGAGACTTTAAAGGTGCTAATACTACATCTGCTTCATTATACATAGTACCAAAAAGCAATATTGGTTTTGTCCACCTTCTCTGATAAAATTCATCTTTAAATTCTTCATTTACTCCGTAATTATCTCGACCTTTATCATCACCTTGTCTAAGCCAAGCATTATATTTACCGTTTAAAATATATCTGAAATTATTTGTAAAAATTGATTCAAAAAATGTCCAAGGACTTCTATTTATATTATCTTTAATTATACCATTCGGAGTAGCCATTCGTAAATCGAATCCGCACATTACCATTTGAGCTTTTTGTAAAAAATATTTATCTAATTTTTCAAATGATGTTTTTAATAATCTTAAATCTACCAAGTGAGTTATTCCACCACCCCATAAAAATCTAATTTTATCTGAAGGTTTTTTATTTGAACACCATTGGTGTTCTTTTAAATTTACTGAATTTGGAGCAATTAATATATTAGTGTTAAATTCTATAATTTTATCTGCTAATAATTCTGTTGTTGTAGTTATTGCATCTGCTTCACGAATTTGATTCTCAATTATTGATTGAGAATTATTTTGTTTCCACATTCTGTAATTCGGATGATCATTGGATAAAATCCAATAATCATCTAGATCAAAAACTTTTTTTATATTATGCTTTTTTATAATTGCATCAAAAACTTCTTTAGCTTTTGGTTCAGGAAAAGGAATTGGTTTATTAAATACTATTATTTTATATTGACTTAGAAAATTTTCATTAAATAATGGTAATGTACTATCCATAAATAATCTTATATCTACTTGAATATCAGGATCATTAAAACATGAATATGGTGAAAGCAATCTTGCGTATCCAACACCATCACAGTCTGAGTCAAGAACTAAAACTTTAAATTTGTTCATTTAATTGATTGTTTTTATGTTTTTATATAATTTAATTGAGTAATAGTTTATTTAAATTATTCTATAATATTATTCTCTTTAAGATAATTAATTACTAATTTTTCTAGTAATTTAGGTTTACTTATAACATTATCTTTAATATATTTTTCAAATTTATAACTAATTTCTGTGCTTAAATTAAAATAATGTTTAACTGTTAATATTTTTACTTTTTTTTCCATTTATGACCTTTTTATTTTTATATATAAATAAAATAAAGTCCGACTAAAAATAATTAAAATGAATGATAATATCAAAATATGTTGAAATTAAAATAACAAAAAATAATTTAAGAATTTATAGTGATACTAAATGCAAAATAGGTGATATAATAAATTATCCAGTAAAAAACTTAACATTAGGCAGTCATGCTATTATAGATGTTAAATGTGATTATTGTGGTAAAATATTTAAAATTAACTATAATAATTATAATAATTATAATAATAAAACAAAAAATGGAAAATCGACAACATGTTGTAATGATGTTAAGTGCATGAAACAAAAAAGATTGTTGGCTACACAAGAAAAATATGGAGTAGATAATGTATTTCAATTAGAAGATATAAAAGAAAAAATGAAAAATACAAATTTAGAAAGATATGGAGTTGAAAATCCACATCAAAATGAAGAAATTAAAATCAAAGTAGATAATACTAATTTAATAAGATATGGATGTAAAAATGTTTTTCAAAATGAAGAAATTAAAGATAAAATAAGAGAAACGAATTTAAAAAATTTAGGAGTAGAATATCCTACTCAATGTGAATCAGTTAAAGATAAAATAAGAAAAACAAATTTTAAAAATTATGGTTTTGATTATCCTTCTCAAAATCAAGATTATTTTAATAAACATAAAAATAATGGATTTAAGTTAACTTATTTTGATGATTTATTTTGTCAAGGTTCTTATGAAAATGATTTTGTATTAAAATACAAAGATATAATTAAAATAGAGAATGGATTATCTTTAAAATATAATTATTTAGGTCAAACAAGAATATATCATTCTGATTTTTATTTACCTGATTATGATTTAATAATTGAAATAAAATCGTCATATTGGTATAATGTGCATTTAGAACAATGCAAAGCAAAGGAAGAATATTCTAAAAAGGAACATAATTATATTATGATAATGAATAAAAAATATGCTGAATTTGATAAATTATTAAAATTTTAAAATAAATTTGGTAAATAACAATAAATATATTATCTTTGCACATAAATATTAAAATTGTATAAGTATGAAAAATAAAGAAATATTATTTTTAGTAATTTCGATTTCAGTTATTATATTTTTAATCTATATAAATGTTAAACCATATACTAAATTATATTCTAACATTTCTACATCAGATTACAATTTTAGTGAAATTGATAAATCATCTTCGTATAGTGATAAAAAACTTAATATTTTATCAAGTAGTACAGATAATAATATTTCTGATGAAAGTGATGAACCTAACATCAGTATACCATCTGATGAATCATATAAGGTTATATCAGTAAATAATGATAATCCGTCATCATTGAGTTCTTCTGATTATAATGATGTATTATATTCTCATAATAATATGAATGATCATTCAGATATATTAATTCCATCATTTGATTTATATAATTCTAAAAAAGCATCAAGTTCTAAATTAGATAATAATTTAACAGCAATAGCTACTACTACTGATTTGTCAAATAGTAGTTCATCAAATAGTAGTTTATCAAATAGTGGTAGTTCATCACAAAAATGTACTACTCCGCCAACTGGTTGTGGACATTGGGTACATCATGATGGATATTACGAATGGGAATATGATAAATGTGGTTGGCATGAAGTATGGATTCCTCCTTATGATGAATGGGTATCTGAACCATGTCCTCCATCTTCTGTTCCAGTTGGTGATATACCTATATTAGAGTTATTTTCTCTTATATTTATATATGTATTATATCTTAAACATAAAAAACTAAAACATTTAAAAGAATTATTATGAAAAAACTATTATTATTTATTTTTTTGATGATTTCTTTTTCTATATTTTCAGAAAATGATAATCATAAATTTTCAATTGTAGGTGAAATTGGAGTAAATTATTTCGATGGTGATGTAACTCAAGATATCACAAGTATTTTTCCTGGATCAGTAAGACAAATAACAGTTGGAGGTCTTATTGAGTATACTCTCACTCCAATTTGGGGATTATCAGTTAATTATTATCATTTACCGTTAAAAGGTGAAAATCATTATGCATCATTTGAAACTAATTATAATACAGGTGATTTTAATGCCACTATTAATTTTACAAAAATGATTTTTCCAATGTCAAATTCTAAATTTTCTTTTAATGGATCAATTGGAATTGGTTATGCAAATTATACATTTAATCAAAATATCATAAAGCCTGATGTTACATCTAAAGCAATTCCTGATTATGGTAATGCATTCACTATTCCTATTACATTTTATGCTGAATATAGTTTATATAATAATATAAGTATAGGAGGAAAAATACATTATAGAACTAATAATAAAGATAATTTAGAAGGTATAGTTTTAGCTTTTAGTACACCTGAAGGAGTAAAACATTATAGTAGTGGTGGATATGATAGCAATTCTAATGATAATATTGATGTATTTACACTCTATGCTCGTTATAAATTTAAATCAAAAGAATCTAAATCTATAGAAATTAATAAAAAATTAGAAAAGTATTCAGATTATGATAAACCTTGTTGTGGTACAACAGTTAATATAACTAATAATTATAATACAAATACAAATACTATTTATAATGGGTGTAAAACTTGTAATGATAGTACTACATATGCAAATAATAATGGTATAAATGATGAATTTGTTAATAAAATTCCAAGTATTTATTTTGATTTCGATAAATATAATTTAGATAATACTGCATTAAATATTATTAAACATGTTGCGTTTATAATGAGAAAATATCCAGATTATAATGTTGAAATAAGAGGATATTGTGATTATATTGGTAATGTACCTTATAATGATAAATTAAGCATGAATAGAGTTAATATGGTTAAAAATGAATTAGTAAATACATATAAAATTTCAGAGGATCATATTATCATAAATGGATTAGGTAAAATTGATACTCCAAAAATGATGTATAGAATTAATAGACGTTGTGATTTCTTCTTCTTTAAATAAAAAAGCATAAAATTCATCATTATTTAGTGATGAATTTTTGTTATACAAAAATTATTATTATCTTTGTATTAATTAAAAACTTGAATATTCAATAACTTATGAAAAATAAAGAAGAAAGAGCATTAAAATTAAAAATGATAACTGAAATTAATTTAATTAGTCATGAGTTAACTTTAAGAAAACTTAAATTTAGTTATGAATGCGGATTATTTGAAATAGCATTAAGAAAGACTACTCTTTATATTCAAATAGAAGATGGTGTTTCAATTTCAAACTGTTGGATTAATTTATCTATAGATAAATGTTTTGATTTGTGTCAATTTAATTTGGTTATTGAAGAATTTATTATGCAATTAAATGAAATTATTGAAGATGCTAATAAAATATGTAATTTAAAAGAAAAAGTAGAAAAACAAATAAATAATACAAGAGAATTGATTAATAATTCTGGTATTTGTCATATAAAAACTGATGATTCTTTTTTTGATGATGTACTATTTGAAAATTTAATATGTTGTGATACAATTTAAAATTATAAAATCATGAAAGAGATAACTAGGTATTTTTACATGACATTAATTGTCGTTCAAATTTTGTTTGTGTTTTTATGGTATTTTAATATTAATGCTATTGGTATTCTATCTTGGATAGGAAAAGGTAGTGATTATAATCCTTTAAAGTTATTTCTACCATTGATTGTTTATGGCGTAATTAAAATACTTTATTGGTTTGCTGATCCTCTTTCAGCATTATTTTCAATTATTCTTAGGTGGGTTGTTATTATTGGAGTTTTTTATCTGTTTGTCTGGTTATTTCTTAAATAATTATATATGAATATGTTAAATAAAATAATAAAAAATATTTTAAAAATATTTAAGAATTTTTATTACTTTTTATATACTCCTATGAAATTGTATGATACCTATCATGCATTAGATATTTTAGTTGTATATTTAGAAAATGTTAAAATTATTAATATTGAAATTATAATAGGTAATTGTGTAATAACTTTCTCTGATAATTCAGTATTAACTTTTTGGAATTCTAGATGGAATGCTTGGATGGCTTATGGAACAATGAAATTTAGTAATGGAAGAATAATGAAATGGAATAAAAAACAACCATCTTGTGAAGTTTATTATAAATATAAAAAATTAATTCTAAATCATGAAAAATCTAAAAATCATAAAATAGATAATGTAGAAATTGAAGATTTTTCTGATTGCTTACCTATTAAATTACTTAGAAAACAAAAATTAAAAAATATTAAAAAATAATGAATAAGTTATTAAAAAAAATATATTACGGGTTTTTATGGCATAATCATATAAAATATGATTATTATCCTTTGTTAGATATTTTACTTGTATATTTAGAAAATGTTAAAATTTCATCTATTAATGTAGATAATTATTATGCTACAATATTATTTTATGATAATTCAATATTAAAATTTTTGATTTGTGATGATAATATTCATTTTACTGTTAAAGATTATAATAGATGGTATATATGGATGAGCAAAGGTGAAATGTCATAGTTAATAGCTATCAGTTTTAATATAATATATAAACTTTTATGATAAAAACTGATATAATAATTTTATTATATAGTACAAATATACTATTAAATTTTGATTCTACCAAATAAACGATTTAAATAAATGTTAACTATTAAATTAAAAATAAAAGAGTGCTTACAAGCAGAGATAATAGATCAATATTGTTCTGACTACACTGGTTTGTTTTATACTCTTTATAATCATTTTGATTTAATTGATGATGATTATATAAAATCACTATTAAATAATTCTGTGTTAGACAAATCCATGTTTGATTGTTGTATTTCTGATGTGAAAACAAAACTTAAACAGCACGAAGCAACCAAAGAAAAGAAATCAAAAAAGATAATTGATATTCAGAAATGTCTTGATAATAACGAATTCAAAACAAAAAAGGAAAAACGTAAAAAATATAATTTAATAAATAATCTAGCAAGAATTAAACGAAATATAAACAATAATATTACATTTGGTGGTAAAGCACTACAACGTGAAATCACGAAATTACATTTAAATATTTATAAAACTGAGCTACAGCTAACAAAGATTGATATTAAATCAACAGATTACAAGAAATTTCTTGAATATAAGAAAGAATTAATAGAAAGGTTAGGGCTCAAGAAATTAGAGTTCACATCAAAACGTAAATTAGGAATTTATTTAATCGGACGTGCCTGTGAAAAAGGTAACAGAAAAATTGATTTCGATCTAATTAATAATAAAATCACTTTCAAACCATCAAGAGATTTTAAAATTGATATCACTTTTAAAACTAACGGCAAAAAACAAAAAAATAAATTAATTAAAATTCAAGAAATGTCTAACCTGAATTTAATGCCAGTGACCATAAGATTATCAAACGAATATATTCATTTATCTTATGACGAAGAGTTATTAAATGGTTATGAATTCAATCAATTGGACTGCAAGAAAGAACAGTTACTTGCGTTAAGCAAAGAAAGTAAAAAGGAAATTTATATAAAGCATAAGAATGAACAAAATGATAGAAAAAAAGTAGGTAAGCTATCAAATCGTTACATGGCGGTTGATTTAAATCCAAAGTTTATCGGTTTAAGTATATTTGATGACATTAATGATGAGCAGAAATTAATTCATGTTCAGTGCTTTATTTTATCTGAGTTAAGTACGAAATTAAGTTTAAGCTCTTCAGACAAGAAACAAGTTAAACAAAATGATAAAAGAAAACATGAAATAAAAGAAGTCTGGAAACAAATATTCATGATGTGTAAGCACTTCAGAGTGTATAATTTTGTGATGGAAGATCTTGATTTTAAAGATAAACAATCAAAAGATACAGTAGGTAAAGAGTTAAATAAACAAACTAAAAATCTATGGCATCGAACTTTAACGACCAACTTGATTACTAAATATTGTAATGAAAATGGCTTAAATAAAATAGAGGTAAACGCTGCTTATAGTAGTTTTATCGGAAATATGATACATACCTTCTTTGACCCAATTTCATCTAGCATTGAAATTGGCAGTAGAGGGATGAATAAATTTAAAAAAGGTAGTTCTATATACCCGTGTATGAATTTAATAAATCAAGAGAAATTGTTTTATCTACTTGGTGAGAATATCAACACAACACAGGATAATTGGATTCAATTATATAGAAAGACCAACCAACTGAAGTATCGGAACATGTTATTAAAAGATGATGTGTTAATAGACTATCACTTAGGAAATTGTAAAAGTAAAGTTAGAATTGTTACCCAACAAATCTAATAAAATACTACAAATTACTATATTTTAGTTACCTCATTTCATAATGGTAATACAATTGATTGGAGAAACGATTCTCCATCACGTGAAGTATTATATAAATACAAAAAACTTATTTTGAAGTATGAAAAAGATGAAATAATAAGAAAAAAAGAAGCTGATATGTTGAAATATAATAATTGTTTACCAATTAAATTAGTTAGAAAAGAAAAATTAAAAAATATTAAAAAATAATAAAAATGGGTTTAGATATATCATATTATAGTAAAATTAAAATATCAGAAAGTAATGACGATGATGACGATAATTATATTGAAAATCATAAATATTTCATATATCAATTAGGTTCATTAAAAAATGGTCAATGTTATCATGAAACAGATGAATCTGAAAGTGACTCTTTTCATGTTGGATCATGTTCAGGTTATGGTGTTTGGAGAAAGAATTTATTAGAAATGCTAGGATATATTAGTATGCAAGATGTATTTAATGATTTTGATACAAATATTAGAAAAATTAAATTAGATGAAATTAATTCAGGAGAAAAATATGTAGCTAAATCTTTTTATGAAATTATAATATTCAGTGATTGTGAAGGCGTTATAGGACCTGAAATATCAAAAAAACTATATGAAGATTTTGTTGAATTTGATAAAGTAGCAATTAGTCAAGGAGATTATTTTTATGATATTTATTCTAAATTTAAAGAAGCATTTAGAGTAGCATCAGATAATGGACTTGTTTGTTTTAGTTAAGAATATTAAAAATAGAGAGATTTAAATATCTCTATTTTTATTTATTAAATTAAGTTCATCTAACCATTTTATAAAATTCATTCTATCTTCAGGTGTACCTCTAAAAAATTTACCTCCAAGATTAGTATATGATTTATTTTCTTTACTATATTTTAAAATTTCAAAATATCCAAGATCTTCATCTTTATCATAATTCAATGATATTTTTATTTTAAAAAATTTTTGAGCTGGATGAAAAAAATTATGTTCATACCATAAAGATTTCCAAGAATAACAATCATACCATAAAGATTTCCAAGCTTTACCTGCTTGAGAATATGACATTTTATACTGCTTAATTTCTTTCTCTGTGTATTGATCTAATTCAAAAAATTTTAAGTGCTTCATATCTGTATATATTAAATATTTTTTAAATTATATCTTGATTAATTTCTTGTTTAAATATATTATTTAATATTTTTGATTTTATTATTTCTCTATTATATTTATTTTTAAAATCATCATCTATATAATCTTTTTCTAAATGATCATTCATATCAAATTTTTTAATTTTAATTTTCTAAATATTTTTATATGATATTCAATTATAAATTTTTTAAAATCTTCAAAATTAAAAAATTCTTTTGTATAGACTTTAATTTCATTTGTTATTTGGTAGTACCTATTAAATGAAATTATTTTATCCCAATCATTTATTATATAAAAATTTATATTAATATAGCCATCTTGTTCAAATAGCATGAAATTATTTGTTTTATTTTTATAGCCTATAGATTCAATTAATTTTATGCATTTTTCATCATAATATTCTCTATATTTAAAATCAATCATATTCAATCATTATATTTGTAATTATATATTATTATTGTTATGATTTGTTTTGATATATTATGCTATAACTGTTTATAATTTATAAAAAATATTAAATAATTTTTTTATTAAAATAAAAATATCTACTTTTGTAATCATAAAAAACTAAATATAGTTGATTAATTATTATTAACTTTTTTATATCAGTTATTATATATATCTTTGTAGTGTAAAAATTATTCATTAAAAAAACATTAATATGAAATTAACAGAAAGAATTGAAATTAAGAAATCTTATTTTAAAGTCAAGAAACAAAAATTTCGTCGTGACACACAAAAATTTGCAATTAAACTTATTAGGTTTTTTACAATTAGTGATAATAAGATTAATAAAGTAAATAATAGTGAAAATGAAGTAGTAAGTCTATGTAGACGACTTATTAGAGATAATGATTCAGTATTATCAATGACTTCAAAAACACTTAAAAGAATTATAGACAATAAAATAACTGGAACATATATTATTATTAGAAATATGCAAGTTCTTGTTTACCATAAAGAAACTGCATATCCACCAATTATTATTTCAGATAAAAAATATTTATATCTTCTTGAAATATTTGATATTAAAAAAGAAGAAATTGAAAATGAAAAAGAAAAAGAAATTGATAATAAAGTTAAAAATTCATTCAAAATGATTTATGCTAATATCGTTCAAACTGATTTAATCGAACAAGAAAGAAAAAATAATGAAATTAATAACATCAAAAATAACTAAAAAATGAAAAAAATTAATAAAAATAAATTCAAATCTTTATATTATATAGGATTAATTTTTTATTCTGCAGTTGTATTTTTTGCTGCTGTTATTATTATATCTTTTGTTATATTTTCTTATAATAAAATTGAAGATAAACATAAAGCAGAAGTTGAAGCAAAAGAAGCAGCAGAAAAACCTGTAATTCCAATTGTTAAACAGATAATTTATGATACAATTCCTGTATATGATACTATAAGACCTGTAAAGCATCATAAGTTTTTTGTACCTATTGTTAAAAATAAAAAAGATAGTTTATAATATAAAAAGTCAGTTTACAAACTGACAAAATATTAAAAAAGTCAGTTTTTAAACTGACTTTTTTGTTTATATCATAAATACACTTCAATAGGATTATCTGGAAAGTCTAATAATTTATTTAAATTAAATATTGACATTTTTTAATGATATTAATTTTAATTTTCTTTGATCAATTCTAATTCTATCATTAAGATTTATGATAGTTTTTTCATAATCAATTCCTTCTTTTCTTCTGTAAAAAATTCCAGTTAGTTCATCTCGTCCTGATTTTTTATTTGTTAACTCTTTATAGAAAAAAATTTCTCTTGACTTAAAGAATTCTAATTTACGACAACCTTTTGTACTCATTATATCATCAACTACTAATTTACCATCAATATAAAATTTATTAATATTAAATTGAGTTGGACTAAATTCACTAGTAACATTATATTTTATCATAGCAGGACCATACAAATTATGAAGTTTACCATGATTTAAGTAGTACTCATAGTCATCAAATAATATATGAGTAATATCCTTCAAATTGAATTCAATGTACTCATATAAAGAATAAAATGACTCAAAATCTTTTTTATATAATCTACCTGTTACGGAATCTATAGATAAAAAAGAATCAAAATCAATCTTACATTCAACATCTAAAAATTTATACATTATCATTTAATAACTTATTTAATTTATATTTTCTTGCATCTTGATTATCTCCAAAATATTCATAAAAATAAAAATAAACACTATATTCATCATATTCATCATCTAATGAAAATGATATTTCACTAATTTTATCATTAAGTATAATTGTAATAACACTATCATATATATGAGTTAATTTATAATATTTTCCTTTTTCTAATTCAGGAAAATTATTAAGAGTTGTATTTAATGTCTTTTTACAAAAATATAATTCATTAATCTTAGGATGCATTTAATAACTTATTTAATTTTTCTTTTCTTTCTTCTTTAATAGTTCCAAAATATTCATAAAAATACAAATAACTCATATGATTCTCTAATGAGAACACCATTTCACCAATATTAGAAATTATAACTACGTCACCATGATGACGATCTGAAACTTTATAATGTTTTCCTTTTTCAAAATAGTCATTATTAAATAAAAATTTCATTGCTTTCTTGCAATAATAATATTCATTAATCTTTGGACGCATTTTCTAACTCACTTTTTAAATAATTAGCTAATCTTTGAATTTTATAAGCATCTTCAGGTTTAAAAATAAATTCATCAAATGCGCCATACCTACATCTATAACCAAAAATATATTTAATACCATATTTTAATCTATTCCAAAATGATCTTCTATTTAATAATACATGAGCATAACATATAGGATCAATTTTACCTGATTCTGTTATATCTTCTTCATATAAAAATATAAGTTGATGATCAGTTGAATGACAACTACAAATTAATATTTCTTCTTTATTTTTCATGTTCTAATATTTTTTTTTATTTTTTTTTTTCTGTATTTTTCTTACAGTAAACTTTATCTCTTCTTTTGTAATTACTAACATTCTTTAATTATTTTTTCTAATTTATTTTTTCTAAATTCTTTTAAATCACAAAAATATGTATCAAAATCATAATCTTCCATTCTTGGGGTGAACCAAAATGAATACCAACCATCACCATCACAACCATAACCATCATTAGTGTATTTTATTACAATAATATTATTATAATCTTTTTTCTCGTAAATAAAATATGAATAATTTTTTTTAAAAATCAATAGTTTATCAAACTCTCTGTAACAGTCCTTTATGCAAAAAACTTTATCGCCAACTTTATACATTATTAATTATATTTTCTAATTTTTTCTTTCTTTTATTCTTAATCCAATCAGTTCTATTAAACTCAAATACAGATGGTATAATACTATGATCATAATCAGTCATGATAATGTTACAATTTATTAAATCTAACCAACAATATGATATTCCTTTTTCTACATATCCATAAAATCCAGATATATATTTATTTGGTATCTTAGGTATTTCAGATTCTGCTATTATTCTAAATTCATTTATTTTATTTGTAGGCTCAATATCTAAATTGAAACTAAAATAAATAAATTTACAATCATAAAACCATTCTTCTATCTCTTTCATATTATATAAAGATAATGAAAAATAATGAACTATTATTCATTATTATTAATTATGTTTTTAAAACTTTTATAGAATCTGTAAAGTGCTTAGGTAATATATTAGAATTATATTTTAATAAATCTGAAAAGTTTGAGTCTAATATAAACGTATCGCAGTAATCTGTTTCACTACGAATTCCTCTACCTACTTCTTGTATTGTTTGAACACATGCATTCCAGCTATACCATTCAGGCATCATTTTTTGTCTTGCTTTAATTTTTTTACTACCCAAATTTGCGAATGATATTTTTAACACTATTTGAAAACGAGCTAATTCATCATCTAAAGAAATTCCTTCCATCATAGATGGACTTACTAAAACTGTTGGAGCTGTACTTGTTAAATGTTTTTCAAGAATTTCATTTCTATCTTCAGTAGTGTGAAATAATAACCTTTCATCCATAATATTTTCTTTTAACCATTCTGTTATTTCATAATTTGATGTGTGAATTATTCCTTTTTTGTTTTTATATTTAGCTAATATTTTTTTTATCCAAGGTATCTGATTCTTAAAAGTCTCTTCTTTACTATAAAAAGACATTTTACCAAGTTTCATATAAAATATAGGATGATTTTTTAATTCAAAAGGAGAATCCATTTCATGATAACTTGTTAATTCTTCATCTAATCCATTAATGAAACTAAACATTTTAGAATCGAGTACAGAAGCAGACATAAAAATTATATGATCGTATTTAGACCATACATATTGATTTAGGTACTCATAAACGAAAATATGTTCAGTTACCAACTCTATCCCACTATAATTTTTTTCACTCTTATTTTTATTGATATCAAGAACTACATTATCTGGATCATTTTTATGTGAATCAAATAAATGTTTAAACGATAATAGTTTACTATCAATATTTTGTAAATATTTAGATAACTCTACTTTTTGTTTTGATTTTGATGATCCAGCAATATCAGATTCAAATTGAGTTCTTTTTTTCTCTAACATTGGTATTAACTTTCTTTCTAAAAATTCTAAATATTTATCTAAAAATTTAATTTTTGAAATATATTTGCTATCAATCTCTTCAATTTCTTTTAATCCAAATCCACATCTTTTTAAAGTTTTTGAACTTAATTTTGAGGAAAGATAGGATGAGAAGGTTTCTTCGAATGATTGACACTCATCAATTATAAGTACATTACCATCTCTTCTTTTTAAAATATCAGGTTGAAATAATGATAATGTATCAAATAGATGAAAATTACTCAAACCTATATCTCCAGATATCCAGGAATTTTTAGCAATGTCATATGGACATTGATCACAATGTTTTTTCATTATAGCACAGAGTTCTTTAGCTGTACCGCAATCACAATCAAAATCTTTACAATAATAGTTAGATTTGCCTCTATAATCATTTATGAACGGAAAATCTCTGATATACTGGCCTTGAAGTACCTTCGATGCTGTAAGAATATCAAATTTGGCATCTGGATTCACGAATCCTTTATACCAATTGGCTAGCATTATGACCATGAATGACTTACCAACCCCAGTCGGCAAATTTTCTAAAATAAAACGTTTACCTGTCAATATACTATTTTTAATAAAATTTAGTCCATCAATTTGGTAAGATTTTGGTTCGTATTTGAGAGGAAAAAATATTTTTTTGTCGTCTATTTGAATCATTTAATTGTAATTTTATTTATTGTATATAAAAATATTATTATTGTTTATTCCAATTCATATAATCATAAATCTTATCTTTCCAATTATTTCTAATCATTGATTTATAAGCGCCAGAACTATTTAATAATTTTTTATTATTTATTTTTATTGTTTCATTCAAACAATTTTCATAATTCCAATAACCTTTAGGTTTTGTTTTATTTTCCATGTGTGAACATATATCATCAATCCAACCATTTTTTAATGCTGATCCAGCAGCACTTGCATATTTTAAGTAAAATTCACTTTTAGTTTTGCATTGTAATGCAACTTCTTGACATTTTTCTTTTGTCCATATTAAAGTAATTCCTCCTAAACTTCCTGTTTTCGCTGTATTTAAAATAATCCAACCATTTTTTTTTATATATTTCTAAATGTGTTTCTTCCATAATTTTTGCATCACTAATATTTAAATAATCTGTTAATTGAATAAGTGTTGGATTTAATTTAAATTCTTTAAAATATTTATATACAATACTATTATTATATTCATTGAAATGTCTACTATTTCTATTTTTTAAATTATATGTCAAGCCAACATATACATTCTTATCACTAAATTCATAAGAATATATACATCTTAAAAAATCGTTAGGTTGTATCATATGAGAACAAATTTCATCTATCCAGTTATTTTTTATAGAAACGTTATGAGCAGCATAATATTTTTCACCAAATTCTTTTCTATTTTTACATTTTAATGCTAGTTCTAAACATATTTCTTTTGTCCAATAATCTTCATGATGTTTTAATTTAATCATATGTGAACAAATATCGTCTAACCATTTATTTTTTGCAGATGCGAAATACGCAGAGCCAGAATTTAAACTAAAGCTACCTCTTGTATTATATTTCAAAGCTTCTTCTTTACATTTTTCATAAGTCCATTTTAATTTCATAGTATAATATGTTTATTTTTTAGTTCATCTTTAAATTTTAGATCTTTACAGAGTTCTTCTATTATGCTATATTCTAAAAATTTTGATTTATTTGTAAAATTATCATCTATTTGTTTAATAATATTAACGTCTAGTGATATAGATATCGACAATTTTCTATTTTTCTTTGGTGATTTCATATATTTTAGTTATTTTTCTTCTATATATAAATAACTTAAGGTCGTAAATTGCTATATTTTTACTAAAATCTTACTATATAAAATTTAAAATAACTTTTTAAATTATTTTTCATATAATAGATAAAAATTATATTATGCGGAAAAAGATACCTGATGATCAAAAAAGGAAGAAGATTTCATTTTCGATAGATCCAAGGGTTTATGATATGTTTGTTAGATATTGTGAGCAGAATGAGATTGAGAATTATTCTGGATATATTGAGAAGATAATAATTGAAAAATTAAAAATTTAATGAAGGATATTAAGACTATTAAAAGATCTAAAAAGAAGGTTATTCCAGTGAATGAAAGGACTTATATTGGATTTGATGTTATAGAATTTAAGAGTGGTGGTAAATGTTACAGATTAAAATATGAATAGATGAAAGAAAAATTTAAAAAATACATATAATACGGAATAAAATGATTATATTTGATATTGAATGGAAAATTGAATACAGTTGGAGTCAGAGTTTCTAATTTCGGTGAAAAACAATGAAATTAGTTTAGAATTACTTTACATTAGCAACAGTTCATGATAGAAAAATAAAATTAGAACCACTTTATGGATAAACAGAATATTAATATTGGAGATAAATTATTATGCAAAAATAGTTATTATAATTATACTGAAGTTTTTTATAAAGATAGAGAATATGAAATAGTTAATACTAACATATTTTATAGTAGTAATTTTTATTCATTAAAAGAAAAAAATAGCAAAAATTTATTATATCTACGTAAAGTTGATTTTTATGATGTTTTTTATACTAAACAAGAAGAAAGAAAAATAAAATTAAACAAATTAAAAAATGACGAAAAAGAATATTAATTTAGGAGATAAGTTATTATGTAAAAAAGATTTATTTCAAAATTTAATTAGTGATGATAAATTAATAATATTTTCTCATTTTATAAAAGATAAATATTATTCTATTGTTGATATAAAAATAATAGATGATAAATATGCTTATAAGAATACATGTGATCATATATTTGGACAAGATGATTATATTTATTATATAAATGGAGAAATGAATAAATCATGTTCATTTTGGTCTGAAAGTTTTTTTCATGATTATTTTTATGAAAAAAAAGAATTAAGAAATAAGAAATTGCAGAAAATAAATGGATAAACAGAATCTTAATATTGGAGATAAATTATTATGCAAAAATGATTTAAAATCATTGGTATCTAATAATACTTCATTATTATTTTTTAAAAAAGGTAAATATTATGTTGTTGATGAAATTAGATTAATTAATGATATTTTTGTGGATTATAATGAATATTTTTATTATATAATTGATGATAATAATGAACGATATTCATTTTGGATGGAAAGATATTTATATACTTATTTTTATACTAAAAATGAAATTAGAAGCATGAAATTAAATGAAATAAATGAAGGATCATAATTTTAAAGTAGGAGATAAATTATTATGCAAAAAAGATTATATTCATCATAAGATATCTATTCATAAAGGGAACGAATATATTATAAGTGATAGTTTATTTGAGACTGAATATTATACTTTTATTTATATAATTGATGATAATAATGTAAAGGTAGAAGTTCAGTATGAAAAAGATATTTATGAATTTTTTTACACTGAGAAGGAAGTTAGGAATATTAAATTAAAAAAGTTGGGTAATGAAGGAACAGAATCTTAATATAGGAGATGAATTAATATGTAAACGTATATTTCATCCAAATTTTGAATATTATATACTAAATTCATGTTATACTGTTTATGATATTAAATTTTTTAATATTGATAATAAATTTTTTAATATTGATAATGCATATTATTATATGACCATAGGAAATGAAAAAATGAATATTGTTTGTTCATATGAAGATATTTATACTTATTTTTACACAAAAAACGAAACTAGAAAAATTAAATTACAAAAACTTCATGAAGAATCAAAATTTTAATATAGGAGATAAATTATTGTGTAAAATTGATGTTAATAAATCATATCTGACATTAACGAAAGGTGTAGAATATATAATTTTGAGTGCTGACTTTGATGTACTTTTGAGTGCTGACATTGATGTACTTTATTATAAATATAATATAATAGATGATACCAATAAAGATTTCTATTATATAGAAGAATTTGATGATTATTTTTATACTAAAAATGAAGTACGAAAAATTAAATTAGAAAAATTAAAAAATGAAGAAGCAGAATATTAATATTGGAGATAAGTTATTATGTAAGATTAGTTTTTTATCAAATTCTACATATATTATAAAAGGTAAATATTATTATATTAAATATATTGATATTATTAATGTAGCTCGTAAAGATTATTATTTCTATTATTTAGACGATTTCGAATCATTGGTATGTTGTGATGAAAAAGAATTTTGTAAATATTTTTATACTAAACAAGAAGAAAGAAAAATTAAATTAGAAAAACTTTATGAAGAAGCAGAATATTAATGTAGGAGATAAATTATTATGCAAAAAAAATCTTTTTAATTCAGAAAGTACATATCTTATTGAATTTGAATATTATTATGTTTGTGAAATTACTCCAACTAATAATAATTATACTGATTATATTTATATGCTTATATGTGAACAATATCAACCTGTTAATTTTAGATATTACGGAGAATTTTGTGAATATTTTTATACTAAACAAGAAGAAAGAAAAATCAAATTAGAAAAACTTTATGAAGAATCAAAATCTTAAAGTAGGAGATAATTTATTATGTAAATATAATATAATTAATATAAATAAAAATTTCAAAATAGACAAATATTATGCTATGATATCAATTTATATTATTTCTAATACTATAAGCGGTGTGGATTTTTATTATTATTATTTATTTGATGATGATGATAATTTAATATTATTTTGTGGTGAAGAAGATTTATATGAATATTTTTATACTAAACAAGAAGAAAGAAAAAGAAAATTAGATAAAATAGAAAATTATGAATAATTTTAATGATGGTGATAAAATATTATGTAAAAAGGATTTAACTTATTATGGTAACCATATTATAGAAGGTGATTATTATATTTTTCATGATAATATGTTTAGTGGTATTTTTAATGATTTTTACTGCTGTTATATAAGTGAATCTAATAATATATTTTCATATTATTTAACTGAACATGATTTAGTTGGTCATTTTTTTATGAAAAATGAGATTAGAAAATTAAAATTAGAAAAACTTTATGAAGAAACAGAATATTAATGTAGGAGATAGATTATTATGTAAAGAGGAGATTGATAAAATATTTATTAAAGATAAATATTATTATGTAGATGATATTAAAAATTTTTCAACTGATTATAGTGAATATTTTTATGATTTAAGATCAGAATTCAATACAATATTACCATTTTTTAGTGAATCATATTTACATCAGTATTTTTATACTAAACAAGAAGAAAGAAAAATCAAATTAGAAAAACTTTATGAATAATTTTAATGAAGGTGATAAAATATTATGTAAAAAAGATTTAATAGCTAATTATAGTACACATTTTATAGAATGTAAATATTATATTTATCATAAAATTCTGAATGATTCATTTAAAGGTTTTGCCTGCTGTATATTTAATGAATCTAATGGAATATATCCATATTTTTTAAATAAAAATGAATTACTAAATCATTTTTATACTAAACAAGAAGAGAGAAAAATTAAATTAGAAAAACTTTATGAAGAATCAGAATCTTAATGTAGGTGATAAGTTATTGTGTAAAAAAAATTTAAATGAATTATATGCAAGTTTTAATAAAAATAAATATTATATTGTTTATGATATTAAATTATTTGACAATAATACTGATTATTGTTATTATATAGAATTTGATAAAAAAAAATATTATTCTTTTAGATATAGCGTTAGATTTTTTTATGAACATTTTTATACTAAACAAGAGGAGAGAAAAATAAAATTAGAAAAACTTTATGAAGAAACAGGATATTAATGATGAAGATAAATTATTATGTAAAAAAAATCTTCTAGTTGGAGCAAATAAATATTTATATGTTGATAATTATTATATTGTTATGGTAGTATACGGTCCTTATGAATATTGTTATTATTTTAATGATGAAAATGATAGAATATTACCATTTTCATTTAGCATAAAAGAGATGTCTGAACATTTTTATACTAAACAAGAAGAAAGAAAAATTAAATTAGAAAAAATTTATGAAGAATCAGAATCTTAATGTAGGAGATAAGTTATTATGTAAAAAAGATTTAACAACATCATATTCAATATATCATAAAGATAGATATTATATTGTTCATTTTATTATTAATTATGATGATGATTATCAGTATTTGATATCTGATGATAAAAATGCTTATTCATCTTTTAAACGTGATGAAGAATATTTATATACTTATTTTTATAGAAAAAATGAGATTAGAAAAATTAAATTGAAAAAATTGAATAATATTTTTAATTAAATTAGGTTATACCAAATATTTACTTTACTTTTGTACTTTATAAAAACAATTTAAAATTATTTAATATGAAAAAAGTAAAGAACATTTTATTTAAAATGGAATTAGAAGGTAATGGTGTTGTTAACTGTGATAGTAATGGACAAAAATGGATATGGAATGAAATTAGTGGTGGAAAGTATGAAACTGATAATAATTTAATATTTGCAAAAAAAAATATATATCAGAAAAGTAATGGTGAATATGATTATAAAATAAAAATTTCTAGTAATTGTTTAAGACATAATATTTTTATTGATGATATTCCATTTCAATCTCCAAATATATTGCATAATAATTATTTACTTGTGTCAATGTTGGCTTCTCCTGCAATTATAAATAGAGGTCATTTATTTGCATTGAATGAAGATGAGATTGATAAAACAATTAGAAGAAAAAGTGTTTTATGTATAATTGACGCTGAACAAACAAATAATTGTAAATCAAAAATAGAACTTATGACAGTTAGTGGTGAAAAAATAAGTGATACTTCATTATTTAACAAAGAAACTGTAGGAGATATAACATATGAGACTGATGGTAATATTGATTTAATGCAAATGCAATTTATTAGTTGTTCTAAAAATTTAGATCGATTAGCATTCAATCCAGATTTATTTCCTTTATATTCAGAATTATTGAAAAAAAGATTACCATCATTTAATTCGGAATTAAAATATTATAGGATTACAAATAGTGTTGTTGAATTACCAGAATATGGTTTTTTATTATCCAATACAGATGTTGTTGAACTAACAAAAAATCTATTATATAAAATGCTAAAAATGAATATTTATAAATCTGGATCTAGTGTTGTTACGTCTAAACTTAAAATTAAATTAGTATATGACGTATTTAATGATAAAAAAAATAATTCTGATGGATGGATTGAATTAACAAAAGATGTTATAGATAATTTAAATTTTGAAAATGAAAATTTTTATACTGAATATGATTTTGAAAATGCAAAAACTTTAGATATAGAATTGTCAGATAAGAGATCTATTATAATTAAAAAAAGAATAGATGCTAAATTGAAAGCTAAAGATGATAAAAAAGAAAAAAAAGAAGCTAAATTAAAATCTCAAAAAGAAGCTAAATAATTCTAATAATATGGAATATTTTTTAAAATTGTCATTTAAAGATGCTGGATTTTTTGAAAAAGCAACTAATAATCAAAAACCTAGTATAAGTGTTCATCAAATAAGTAACATGCTGCATGTTTTAATGGGTGAACGTCCAAGTCCAACATATAGAGATACATTAATTAAACCTATATCAGATATATTTAATATAGCTAATTTAGCTTATATAAAAATAGATACAACAAGATTTTTAAATAAATCTAGTGGTAAAATGTGTTATATGAATGAGTTTATACAAACAAATAAATTTGCTTATGATAGCTATAGAGATAAAAAAAGAAGTTTTATTTATTGGGAAAATCTAGAATGTTATTTAACTACTGATCTATTTATAGAAATGATTAATTTATTTAATAATATATTAGGTTATGATGTTAAATCAAAACCTGCAATGTATATAATAAAAGAGATTATTACATATTATAGTAGTTCTAAATTAGTTATAGATATTAATAATGAAATAAAAAATAATAGCAAAATAAAATTTGCAAATTTCATTAAACAATATAATGATAATTCTGATTTTACAATTTTTTGTAAAAAATTAGTTAAAAATAATAAAACTCCAATTGCAAATCTTCTTATTGGTATTGTAAATCAATCAGCAATAACAATTGGTCAAAATCCAAAAACTACATTAACAAATATTAGAGGAATTGATAATATTACAAAAATTAGTGGTTCTATAATAATTCCTTTAACATCAGAATATGTTGACAAAATTAAAAATTCAAAAGGTTGTGCAACGTTATTAGATGGAGGATTTGTTTGGATAGAAGATTTGATAAATGAAGATGAAATGATTGAAAATGATTTAGATAGTTATATTAATATTAATAAATTAGAAGAATATGAGAATAAAAATTGAATTTACAGAAAATAAAACATTGGTACCGATTAAGAATCAATCATATATTAATTATTATATACACAAATGTCTTGGAGTTAATAATAAATATCATGATTCTAAAAATGATTACTCTATATCATCTTTATATGGTGGAAACCTAACTGAAGATAAGTTACATTTATCATTTAAGAATGGAGGAATTATTGTAGTAACTTCAAAAAATGAAGAATTTTTGAATGATTTAATAAGTGGAGTGATGTCTAATCAAGATTTAAATTGGGGAATGAAATTTAATAAAATTAATTTTATCTTTGAAAAATTTATAAATGGATGGAATCATTTCGCAACATTATCTCCATTTATTATTAGAAAGCATATTAATAAAAAGAAATATACTTATTCAACTTTAAATGATTCTGATTTCGTATATATTGTAAAAAACCATATTATAAAAAAATTGAGTAAAATTTATAACGGTATTAATTTAAAAGATTTTGATGTTAAAATAATAAATCATCCTTCACATAAAGTAAAGAAAATAATGGTTAAAAATGTCAAAAATGAAGCTAATCAATGTCACATTAGTATATTTTGTTCATCTGATGTGGCAGAAAAAATTTATAATTTAGGTATAGGACAATCAACTGGTTCTGGATTTGGTACAATTTATAAAACAGAAAATAAAGATAAATATAAATTAGTATGATAAAAATGAATAAATATAATGATATACGTATATTAATAACTCATTTTTATTTATTAATATATACTATAAATAACTCAATATCAATTAATTATAAATATCCTGATATTATTTATATAAATCCGTAAGGGAGTCTCAACCAATGAATTGATGTCTATCCTGTTCTGCTAGATATTATTTATATAAATCCGTAAGGGAGTCTCAACTCTAGCTGTTCAATCTCTTTAAATAGATTTGATATTATTTATATAAATCCGTAAGGGAGTCTCAACATAGTGCAATTACTTATTCTAACATAACAGGATATTATTTATATAAATCCGTAAGGGAGTCTCAACAAATAAAATGATTGACTTTCAATTATATCAGATATTATTTATATAAATCCGTAAGGGAGTCTCAACATATGTTATATATATGTATTTAATTTGTCGATATTATTTATATAAATCCGTAAGGGAGTCTCAACGAGCGTCAGTCAATGTTGAATTCGCTTTTGATATTATTTATATAAATCCGTAAGGGAGTCTCAACACATATTGCTTATTTACATTAAATACGCTAGATATTATTTATATAAATCCGTAAGGGAGTCTCAACTATAGTCAATTAAGAAAAGAGTTAATCGGTGATATTATTTATATAAATCCGTAAGGGAGTCTCAACACATATTGCTTATTAGAATCAAATACGCTAGATATTATTTATATAAATCCGTAAGGGAGTCTCAACATATTTCTACAAATCATTCAAAGAAGAAATGATATTATTTATATAAATCCGTAAGGGAGTCTCAACAAGTGTAGCCAGAAAAAATGGGAAAAGTGCGATATTATTTATATAAATCCGTAAGGGAGTCTCAACGAACCCTATTAATGACATTTTTAGTGCAATGATATTATTTATATAAATCCGTAAGGGAGTCTCAACAAAGCAGAGCAGGAAAAGAAGTGATTATATGATATTATTTATATAAATCCGTAAGGGAGTCTCAACAGTTGATGAAAAAAATAGGGAGGTTATAGGATATTATTTATATAAATCCGTAAGGGAGTCTCAACAATGAATTAAAGGCAACCGAAGTTCTTGATGATATTATTTATATAAATCCGTAAGGGAGTCTCAACGAATTACTACGTAAAACAAAAAGTGATTCAGATATTATTTATATAAATCCGTAAGGGAGTCTCAACTTATCATATTTAATAAATATAGTAATATAAGATATTATTTATATAAATCCGTAAGGGAGTCTCAACAAAGGAAGTGATATTATTTCAAATACAAAAGATATTATTTATATAAATCCGTAAGGGAGTCTCAACGAAGGTGGTGCCAGCACATCTATTAATAAGATATTATTTATATAAATCCGTAAGGGAGTCTTAACAAGGTATCAATTCTTTTTCTTAATTGGTAAGATATTATTTATATAAATCCGTAAGGGAGTCTCAACCCTGATTTTCTTGTAAAGATTTTCAAATAAGATATTATTTATATAAATCCGTAAGGGAGTCTCAACGGTGATTATACAGATTTAGAATTAGAATTAGATATTATTTATATAAATCCGTAAGGGAGTCTCAACAGAGAAACAGTTTTAGTTTTAGGTACAACAGATATTATTTATATAAATCCGTAAGGGAGTCTCAACATTGATTGATATTCAGTTATAAAATAATTTGATATTATTTATATAAATCCGTAAGGGAGTCTCAACGGTGTAACTCCAATTTTCACAGATGATTTTGATATTATTTATATAAATCCGTAAGGGAATCTCAACTTCTTACCAGTTGAATATTCAGAGTATTTAGATATTATTTATATAAATCCGTAAGGGAATCTCAACTATAGAAAAGGAGGGAAGACACTTGTTAAAGATATTATTTATATAAATCCGTAATGGAGTCTCAACAATGAATTACAACGGTGAATTCTGTATGCAGATATTATTTATATAAATCCGTAAAGGAGTCTTAACAGTTTATGATTTGCAGCATATTCAGATAATGATATTATTTATATAAATCCGTAAGGGAGTCTCAACAAATCAAATGATCATTTAGATGACAGTTTAGATATTATTTATATAAATCCGTAATGGAGTCTCAACATATATAGAAGAAAAACAAATGACAAATATTGATATTATTTATATAAATCTGTAAGGGAGTCTCAACAATAAATCTCTTTCTATTGTTTCTATAGTTGATATTATTTATATAAATCCGTAAGGGAGTCTCAACTAAAGAAGAAAAAATAATTCTGAATGATAAGATATTATTTATATAAATCCGTAAGGGAATCTCAACTTCTCTTTCTATTTTTGAAAAAAATGATAAGATATTATTTATATAAATCCGTAAGGGAGTCTCAACATGATTTAGAATTTATTACATTAAGTGAAGATATTATTTATATAAATCCGTAAGGGAGTCTCAACGACGAACAAGGTCGCACAGAAGTCGAATTCGATATTATTTATATAAATCCGTAAGGGAATCTCAACAAAATAGTGACACTATTTAAATATGTGTTTATTATATTTATATAAATCAGTAATTAAATTTATGATTTATATTATAAATAATTAAAAAATTATTTTTATTCACAATTAAAATAAAAAATATGAAATTAGAAGAAATTGTATCAAATAGTAGTGGAATATCATTAATAACTCATTCAAAAGCAGTTAAAAAAATAGGAATGATGTTATCAAAAAAGTTATCATTAAATGAAGACCTTGAAAAACAAATTTCAATAGCTTGTTTATTGCATGATTTAGGTAAATGTAATTTAGATTTTCAAAATTATATAAAATCAAAAAGTAAAACAATTTCTTTTATTAATTCTCCAATATTTCATCATGAAATAAGTTGGGCATTTGTGTCATGTATTTTAAATAATGATGAATATAGATATTCTTTAGATTCAATATATTGGCATCATTCTAAACCAAAAATAAATTATATAAGTAATGATAATATATCATTAATTTTAAGTGATATGTGTGATGATGATAAAAAAAATATTTTATCAATGTATAATTTTTTAATGAATGAAAATATATTATTTGAAGATATAAATTTTGAAAAATCTATCAATACTCCATTATATTATTTAAATGAACCAAATAGTTTAACAAATTCTAAAAATTCATTAGTAAGATCTTGTGTTATAACTGCTGATAGACTTGTATCAGCATCAGATCAAGAAAAAATATTGTATGATGATGATTATTGTGAAGAATTAATAAACAATTTATCATATAAAGATACTAAAGTATATAGCAAACCTATTAATTATGATTCTATTCGTTTTGATTCTCAAGTTGATTACGCAAATCAATCATTAAATAATCGAACTACAATAATGAAAGCCCCAGCCGGTTTTGGTAAAACATTATTGGGGTTATTATGGTCATTAAAATCTAATAAAAAATTAATATGGGTATGCCCTAGAAATATTATTGCTGAAAATGTATATAATTCTGTTTTACAAGAATTAAAAAATATATCAGTTGAATTATCAGTTGAGTTATATTTAACAGGTAATAGACAGAAAACAAATAATGAAAACACTAAAGAATTTACATCTGATATTATAATAACTAATATAGATAATTATTTATCTCCTAATGTGAATAATTCTATTAGAAATAGATTATTTGTTATTAATTATTGTGATGTGATTTTTGATGAATATCATGAATTAATTAAAGATGATGCACTATTTGCATGTTTTATTAATATCATGAAATCTAGACATATGTTAACAAATAGTCACACATTATTATTAAGTGCTACACAAACTATAATGGAATATTTATGGGATGGAACAAATATAGATAAAAAAACTAAAATTTTACCAAATAAAAATTCTCATTATACATCTGCACATAATGGTAAATATTTGATTAATTATATTGATGATATTGATACAATAACTAATGAAAAAGATTCAGTTGTTATTATGAATTCTATTTCAAATTCTCAAAGATTATATTGTTATAAAAAAGGCGATATTTTAATACATAGTAGATATATAGATTCTGATAAAGAAAAAATAATGAATAAAATTATTCATTTATATGGCAAAGAAAATAAAAATATTTTGAATAAAGATAGTATTATATCAGCACCTATTTTACAAGCATCTATGGATATATCATTTTTAAATTTAACAGATAGTGTGATGTCTCCAGAAACTACTTTACAAAGAATAGGTCGATGTGATAGGTGGGGACATTTTTATTATAAAAAAAATAAAACTCCAAAAATAAATTTATTTTTTAATGAAAATAAAAGTGAATTTAGAAACTCAGAAAACACTAGTATATCAAATCAATATGATTTAGAATTAAATAAATTATGGATTTCATTTATTAAAAAACATATTATTAACGGAAATTTATATTCAATAAATGAATTATATGAATATTATAATATGTTTAATAATGAAAATAATGAAAATTTAAAAAAGTTTATCACATCTAAACTAAAAACAAGTTTATTAAATTTATGTAAAATTGAACCGTATAAGATGATGGAGAAATCTAAAAACAATACAATTAAAAATAATAATACTAAATTAAGAAGTGGAGGAGATATATATTGTATATATAAATATGCAAAAAAAAGACAAATGACGGACTCATTTAGTGTAGATTTTAATCGAGATATTAAAAAATCTGAACCAATAACAGGTTTAGATAGTAAAATTAAGAGAATAATAAAGAATATTATAAAAATTAAGGATGATAGATTTTTTTATAATAAATATTCGTTATTTAAAAATAATCAATATACTTTACCTATACTTAAAGATTATGCCAGGAAAAAAGAAACCCCATATATTGCATTTGATAAAGTTTATTGTGAAAAATTAGGATTAGTAAAAAATGATATTTACGATAATTTAATATAATTAAATTTTAAAAAAGAAGGTTAAAAATACTTTCTTTTTTTGTTTGTTTCAAATATTATCCTTATATTTGTCTGTAATTAAAATATATAACCATGGTAAATAATAACATTATTAGTGTTAAAGCTAAAAGAAATTTAATTAATGGTCAACTTACTAAAAATAATAAACCATACGTAAGAAAATTTGATTTTAGTCGTTATAGCAATGATCAATTAGTTGATGCTTTATATAGTAAGAAATGGAATACTAATCGAAAAAAAGCACTTATTGCAATTAATAAATTAATAGATATTAGAATTAAAAATGATAAATGTACTAAATATGATATTGAAAATCTAAAAGATATTGTATATAATAAAAAACACCAATTAATAAAATCTGCTAATAGTAATAGTAAAACAACTACCACCACCACAACTATTCCAGCAAATACTAATTTAGCTCATAGTATAAAATTTCGTATTAATAAATTGATTTCTGAAATATATCGTCTAACTGGCATCAAATTAGAAAAATTAAATAGAACTGATAATATTAATGATAAATCACACGTATTTGATGATCAGATTTTTGCATCATTAAGTTGCATATATAATATGTTATCATCAAAACTTAATTCAAAACATAGTAGGTATAATATGTTAACTGCAGAAACTCAAGCAGGTAAAACTGGTGTTGTACGTAATATAATATATTTATTAGAAACTTATCAAGAATTAAGAGAATATCTAAATTTGAAATTTAGAAGTAGTGTATTAATAACTCCAATGTGTGATAATTCAAATAAAGAACAATTAAAAACTGACATATCTCATGGAGAGTGTCGGCAAGATGATCAAAAAATATTAAAGAGGAATGGTATTATGCATAATCCAGATTTAATTCGTTGGTCAAGAAAAAATAAAGTAGGTGATTTAAATAATTGTATTATATTTATTGATGAAGCTCATTTAGCATCAAATGTTGATAGTGCTATGAATAGTTATCTTCAAAAAAATGGTATAAATTTAAATGGTTCAACTGATTTATCAAAAAAAAATATTTTCTTATTTTCTATATCAGCAACTCCGTATGAAGAACATGTTGGTAATATTTTATATAAAAGAAAGAACACTATTGAATTATCTCACGGACCTAATTACAAAGGCTTAGAATATTTTTTAAAAAATAATTTTTTAAGAGAATCATTTGATTTATCAACAACAGAAGGTGAAAAACATTTTATAAATGAAGCAGAAAGCTTTAATAATAAAATAGGATATTATATTGTTAGAATAAATAAAAATACAAATACAAATAATCTAATACCTGATGGATTTAAAACTTTGACATATTATGAGAAAGATAAAGAAGTTATTAATGATGTATTAAAAAATGCACCAGATGCTCCTACCATAATATTTATTAAGGAGAAAATGAAGCAATCATATCAATTAGAGAAAGAAAATATTGTAATGTTATTTGATAGAACTACAGTTAATGATTCTACATATAGAACAAGTTTTATTGTTCAAAGTTTTGCAGGTAGATCATGTGGATATCATAATTATAATTTTATAATTTATACAGAAATAAAACACATCAAACTTCATCTTTCATATTTAAAAAATAAATATAATGTTCCTCCATGTAAACATGTAATTAAGAAAAATAAATTTAATTTTAAAAATGGTATAAAAGAACAAGCTTCATCATATAGTGATCAAAATGATTCATCACATACAAATGATTTTTCATTAAAAATTGTACATAATACACCGAATGAAGGTTATATAGAATTAAATAATAATATCATAACAATATATTTAGATAAAGATAAAAATTTAGTATTATCTAAAAAATCAAAAGTAGAAACAAATTTTCTTGCATCATATATTGAAGATTATGTTGTTATTTCTGATATTAAAACTCCTTGTGCAAATTTAATTGATGTAAAAAATGCATTAACATATTACTGTCAACTTATATCATCAAAAATAACAATAAATGATATTAAAACTAAAAATGGTAAAAAATTTATTGATTTATTAGAATTTGAATTTTAATAAATTATAAAAAAAGAAGATTATATCTTCTTTTTTTGCGTAATTAAATAATTTATAGTACCTTTGTACTTTAAATATATAATTAATATTTTAATCAAGTAAAATATTAATATATATGAATAAATAAATTTTAGATATGTACATATATAATTATGAATTATTTAAAGAAGCAAGATTTTCAGATGTATATAAAAATATAGATTCTGAAATTTCCTATAATAATTCAAGTGATTATTCTGATGAATTTATAAAATATAAAACAATTTCAGCAAGAATAAATAATAAAAAAATTAGAATATCTATTTTATGGAATGATTCTTTATTACATGATTTGAAAGGTAGAATAGAAAAAAGAACTAATTTAAAAAGTATTAAAGAATTAAATAAATTAATTGGAGATGGAATAGAAGAATTATATACTACACATTTAATAGGAGCTATGATGAATGGTAAATATTCATTATGGTTTTCTGAATATAATTTTTCCGTTGTTGTAATCAAAAATGATAATACAATAAAAATAATTACTATTTTACCAGGAATTAATACCAATAATGTTATAAAAACAATAGAATTAAAATCAACTATATAATTATGAATATATTAGAATCAAAAGAAAAATTAAGAAAATATTGTGAAAATGTTTATTATTTTAATGATGATAAAAAATGGTGTTTTTTTTATGATGAAAATGAAAATGATACGGAATCAATTTCAATTCAAAATAAAGTAAAGAAGTTAATAGAATCATTAAATAGTGGAGATTTGAAATACTTAGATATGGATATAGAAAATGATTTATATGACATGCTAAGTGATGATATTGAATGCTTGAGTTCTAATTAATTATTAACTACAATTAACCAAAAAAATCTATTTTTTATTTGTCCAATTAAATGTTTTTTTATATCTTTGCATATAAAAATATTAATAAAAACATTTAAACATGGAAAAAACACAAATTGAACAAAGAGTTGAACACGTAGCAGGTTCAAAGATTAAAACTAGATGGACAAAAAATGATGTCATTATAGCTTTTTTATATACTAAATTTACATTAAGAAAGGTTGGAGTAACTGATGATGATACTCAACTTGAAAGTTTTGTTAATGAATATATTGGTTCAATTGCGAATTCAATAAAAATGGAAGCATTAAATATAAAATATGCATTGTGCATAAAACATAACGAAAAAGTAGAAGGATTAGCACATTATTCAAAAATACAAGAAGAAGTTGTAAATGAATATGATAAATGTGATGAAAATGAATTAGCAGAAATTGTAAACTTAATATTAGATAATATGACCGAAGAAGAAAAAAAGATTAATTTATCAATTGCAGAAGGTATAAATGCAGAACTTAATGCAGAAAAAGAAAAACATAGGTTAGAAGTTCTTGCAAAAAAAGAAGAGAAAAAAAGAAAAGCTCTTGTTAAGAAAGCTCAGAAAGAAAAATATGCTAAATTATCAGGAGATTGTAAACCAATGACATTTAAACAAATGAATCCTTCAAAAGTAGCATATGTTCAAACTGTTGTTAATAATGTATTTGCTAGTATCGGAGATGTTCTTGATCATAAAGCATATGGTAAAGGCGCAGTAAAAGAAATAGATGGTAATAGACTTACTATAAATTTTCGTGATAGTAAAATAGGCAGTAAGGTTATGTTATTTGATGAAAAGTTTTTTATTTTTTCAGAATAATTATTATTTATAATCGTTATATTAATATAAAAAGAGAAGATTTATTCTTCTCTTTTTTGTTATACAAATTTTTTTGATTATCTTTATAAGATAATAAATAAATAATATGAAAAAAATGTATATGATTTTTATTTCTGTGTGTGTAATATTTATGCTATGCTTATGTAAGAATGATAAAAATAAAATAGAAAAATCTATTATAGTTTCTCTAAAATCTCAAATTAATGAGTATAATAATGGTAATTTGAATATAATAAATTATGAAAATGTGAAACATTCAAAAGTAAATGATAGCATAAGATATTATATTTTAAATTATAATAGTGTTGATATATATGGATTTAAAGATGAAACTCATACTGAAGGATATTTTAATATGAAAACTGGTGAAGATGTAACTGATGTCGAAAAAAATACAGATAATGAAACTAATAGATTTATAAATACTGAAATATATTAATATGATATTAAAAAAGTGTTGAAAAAAAATTTAAATAAAGATGAGAAAGAAATATATGATCTTGTTAAACGATTAAAATATGGTAGAATATCAGCATTCACAACTAGAAATAAAAATAAAACAGAATTGATTGATTGGAGAATTTATCGTGATATCATAAATTCTGTAGTAATTGAAACTTGTTGTGGACGTTCGTGTATAAATAATAAACGTATATATTATGATATTAAATTTGTGTCTGAATATGATAATTATGGTAGTAAATTTTCAAATTTTGATATGATGTTAATTTATATATTAAATTGGTACAATGGGTGCATTGATGAATATATAACAATAATATCACGTAAGAAAAAATTAATTGAAATTGAAAAAGTAGAATAATCATTATTATAGTTTTTTTATATATACTGTAAAAAATCAAATATATGAAATTATTTAATTGGTTTAAGAAAAAACCTATTCACATTGAATGTGATCAATATGAATATTGTCCGACATATTTAGCATATTTAGGTAAATATGGAAAAGATTCAGATGAAATTAAATTGTGTAAAAATTCAGAATCTAAATATTGTACTAAATATCATCTTATTAATCAAACTAAATGGATTGATATGACTGAAGAAGAAAGAATGAAATTGATTAAAGATGTTATAAATAAAATTTAATAATCTAAATCATTTGAATTTAATTTATCTATTTTGTCTTTTCTATCTTTTAATAAGAAATAATTATATTCATCTACAAATAATCTACAAGAATTATTATAGTCAACAATTTCATTAAAATATGGACTATTTATATTATCACATGTTGTATGCTGATTATCTTGTTGATTACATTCTTTTAATATATCATCAAGAAATATTGATGTTTCTGAGTATTTTGAATACATGCAATTTAAACAATTATCATTCATATTTAAAATTTTCTTTCACGTTCCATTCTTTTTAAAGTATCATATGGAGTTTCACCTTTTTTCATTTTATAATTACAGCCAGTTGTACCACCTTTCCAGGTACCTTTCCTTTCACCTATATCATCACTAAATTCTATTTCAATGTCTTTACTTATTAATCTAGGAAACTTCAACCAAGTGAACCATTTCCATCTCCATTCACGTTCTTGTACTCTAATTGTTGCTAAACAATTTTGTTCATCATCATATTTTGTGTTATATGTATACGGATATGTTTCTGAAAAAATAATATCTTTCCATTTGTTTTTATTCCAAAACTCCATATTTCTATTTTTCTTTGTTTCATTAATCCAAGTATCATTTTTAGCAAGGCAACTTGTTCTTATCCATTCCCAATTCCAAGGTAAATAAAAAACTTTGTGTTTCATTCCACAACTAAACCATATTTTTCTTTCAAGAATATATACTCCATATGTTGGCGCAGTACATTGATCGTAAAGAACCTTATCAAATTTTTTCTTTATTTTTATATTTTTATTAGATAAAATAGAAATTTTATCTTTTCTTTTTTCTTTAATATTTTTTTCAACTTCAACTTTTTTATAATGCTTCCAAGGTAAATATAAAAATAATTTACCCCAAATAAAATATATTTGAAGTATTGGCTTTGTATCATAATATCCTGCTAAATGATATTGTATACTAAATCCACTCCACTCTGGAGTAAATTCAAAATATTTATTTTTAATTTCTTTTTTACTCATTATCAAGTTTTATTAATTTTAGTACTCTATTTACGACTATTATATTATTTGGTAATTTCATATTATATAATTTAGTTAAAGTTTCTTGTTTAAATTTAAATCCGTGGTGATAAATATCAAATGAAATTTTTGCAAATTCATCACCTGCATTTATCCAATCTGTCCATTCTTCACCTGAATTATTAAGTCCGTAAGATATACATTGTCTATATAAATTTCTTAATGCTGTGCTATTTTTAAGATATTTAGCAAGCTCAGTTTCTTTTTCGTCGTATTCCATTTTTTATATTAGTATAAAATATTTATTATGTTTTCAAAAAAATATATATACTAAAAAATAATAGTTAAATATGAGAAACTTGATAAGTTTTCAAAAAATGTTTGAATATGCCACAGGTGAAAAAATAAAAACCAGATGGACAGAAAATGATGTAATTATAGCATTATATTATGAAAAATTTGGATTTAGTAAACTTGGTATTAAAGATGATAAAATTGAAAAATTTGTAAATGAATATATTGGTTCAAATGAATCATCATTAAAAATGGAAGCATTGAACATAAGATATGCATTAGGATTAAAATATAATGAAGAACCAGAAGGATTATCTAGATTTTCAAAATTACATGTGAAAGTTATAAATGAATACGATAGTTTTTCTGAACCAGAATTAAGAGAAGTTGTAGAGAATATTATAGATAATACAACTGAATCTCAAATATTTAAGAATGTATCACAAGCAGAAAATCAAAGAAAAGAAGTTCTTAAAAGAAGAGAATCTAAAAGAAAGGCAAAAGAAATGAATCCAGGTAGAAGAATAGGAAGACCAAGTTCTAGTGATATAGAAATAAAAAATATACCAGTAGATGATTCAACTGATTCATATGGTAGACCAATATCAAAACTTAATGATATAAAATCAGATGAACAATCATTTGTTCAAGTTGGTGATATTCTTAATCATAAAAAATTTGGTAGAGGAGATGTGATATCTGTTAATGGAAATTTAATTGAAATAGATTTCTTTGAAAATGAATTAGGTACAAAAAAACTTATATTTAAACCTGAATTGTTCAACTGGACTCCTGATTTATTTTAAAATGAACCTTTATAAATAACTATATAAATAAAAATTCAAAAAACAAAAGAATTATTATGACACAAATAATCAAATTAAACAACCAACCTGATGACTTAATAAGTCAATTAAAAGATAAAGAATTATTAATATATGAAGATATTCAAGGATCTCAAGTATTTGTACAATGGGACGGAAATAAATTCTCAATAAGACCAAAATCAATTAATAATACAGATCTAAATTTTGTAGATTTAGCTATACAAAAATATTATAATTTCGTATTTCAATATTTTTACACATTACCGGATTTTGTAACTAATTTATTATCAAAAACTTGGTGGTTTTGTTTTGAATATTTTCCAGATAATCAGCCAGGTAATATTGAATATAAGAAAATTCCGAAGAATAATTTAATATTAACGTGTATAGTTAAAGGTACAAAATATAAATATAATTACAATGAGATATTAGAATATGCTAAATTATTCAACGTAGATGCATTACCAGTGATATTTAAAGGTAAATTGAATGATAAGCAGTTAGAGGTAATTAACTTGTTCTTACATACATCAAAAGAAGATTTAGATTATGTATATGGAGAATCTAATTTTGCATATTTTTTTTATAAGATATTAAATCCTCAATTAAACAATTCATTTTTAATGGATAGTTTCAATGATAATTTAGAAAAGATAATAGTTAGAATAAACGGAGATGATGAATTTTCATTTGAGATATTAAATCCGTCGTATGAAAAAATGAATCTTGATAGTAGAACAGATTATTTAGAGAATTATTCGTTAATATTATTAAATTTCTTAGAATTTTTACAACTTATTAGTTTTGATAAAATAAAACTAAAAGAGATTACAAAAGAAGAATTATATATTGAATTAATTTCAGCAATATTTAATGATTATGTTGAGAATATTACTAAAGAAATAAAAGATTGGAATTTATCAATACCTACATTTTTTTCAGAGGATAAATTTAAAATCAATACATTTTTATTGAAGAATGATAAAACAATTGATTATATAAAATCTGATGATAAAATTGAGTATATTTTTAAACTTATATTGAGTTCATTTAATAAAAAATTAAAGAAGCCTATTGGCATTTTTAACGAAAAAACTTTAGAAATGTTTAATAGAGAAGTAGATAAAATTTCTATTTATTTGGATAATATGCTGAAAGTGAATCGTGAATATTTATTGAGAAATAATGATTTATTGAATTTTAAAGATTATTTTAATGTTAATTTTAATACTGATTCAGAAAAAAATATTTATCCTGACGTAAAAAAATTAGGAGCAGAAATACCTTCAGGTGGAGAAAAAAAGAAAGAAAATCCTAAAGAAGAATTAAAAGGAGGTAAACCTTTTGATATAAAAAAAGGTAAATTTTAAATGATAAAAACTAAGAGCATAATAGTAACTAATGAAACATATAAAAAATATATCAGTAAATATAATACTGATAGAATAGATAGGTTTTTGAAAATTTATACATTTGAAAAATTTAATGAAAATATTATAATTGAATCATTTGATAAATTATATACAAATACTAAATATAGAGTTGAAAAGTTTAAATTTGATAAACAATATACAAATTATATACCTTCTAATGGATATAAAATATATTTTTTAACAAATTCTAACACTGAATATAGAATAGATTTAATTCCTATAAAAAATTACAATAAAGATATATCATCAGATTTTGTTTGGTATATATCTTTTACATTAAGTAAATATGATATTGATGATATAAATTATGAAGAATTAACTGGATTAAATGAAGAAAAAGAAGTTCTGCTTAGAATTAGTGATATATTAAATAATTTTACAGTTGATAAAATATTTATAATAGGTAATACTTTTTTAGAAAAAAAGATATTATTATATAAAAAATTTATGATTTATGTTTTTCCTAATTATAATATAAAAATTGACTATTGTAAAGGATTTATAGATAATAAAGGATTATATATTTGGAAATAAATATAATTATTTTGATTAAATTTTAAACTTATTCAAATTATTATAATATAAAAAAGAAAAAAGATTATGGGAATATTTCAAATTTTGACTATTGTTTTTGGTGTGTTAGCACTTATTTTTGGAATTGGTTGGTATAAAAATAATTCTAAAACAATTATTACTAATGCAGATAATGTCGTAAAAGACGTTGATAATGTAAAAGATTCAGTTGTTACTAAAGTCGATGATATCGTTAAAGATGTTATTGATGTAAAAGATTCAATTGTTACTAAAGTTGATGAAATTAAAGATTCAATTGTAACAGATGTTGATAATGTTAAAAAGACATTTGTCACAGAAGTTGCTAATGTTGAAGATATTGTTTCTAAAATTGAGAAAATTATTTTAGATTTTAAAGAAAAATCAAAAAATTCAATTGTTACTACCGTTGATGACGTTAAAACTTTTGTTGCTAATATTGAAAAAATTATATCTGATGTTAAATCAGATGCAGAAAAAACTACAACAGAAGAGCCTGTTAAAGTAGTAGACGCTTTAATAACAGATGCTACAACAGTACCTGTTAAAGTAGTAGAAACTGTAACAGATACTACAACAGTACCTGTGAAAGCTGTATAATTGTAATATATACAACTATTACTAAGTAAAAAATTAGATTAATTAAAAAGCTACTAAAAATTTAGTAGCTTTTTTTATAAATTAAATTTGTTTGATGCTAATATAATTTCTGATTTAAAATCATTAGCTAAGCATTGATTTAAAATTATATTATGTTTTATGTCTTTAACGTCAATCCACCAATCCCCTTTATATTTTTCTGTTACATATTGATGATCAATTATAAATGGATTTCCTTCATCATCAAAATTTTCCTCATATATTTTTAATACTAAATATTTTTTACCTTCTTTTGGTTCAGTACTATTATAATTTTTCCTTTTTTCACCGTGAATGCATATTACTTCATCACCTACTGAAAAATATATATCGTCATTTTCTTCAAATATTTTAAAATTTGTTATCATATGTTAAATTTGTTTGCTGATTTATTTAATTTAAATTCTTCAAATTCTTCTGGAGTTAATACACCAGATGTTTGGAATATTACAAATCCGTTATTTTTTAATTCTTCTGTGAAATTTTTAATAGCATAATCAGCATAATAAAAAATTTCTGAGTAATCTTCATTACCTTCGTCAGTTAATTCACCAGAATCATCAATATAATATCCTATTGTAATACAAGGAGCTTCCATCATAATACCAATATCAGAAATATTATAAATATATAATAATTCAGAGTTTGAAGATATATTTTCAAAATAATCAAAAAAATCTGCTTCCTTTATATCAATATCTTCTTCAACTTTTTCTTTTCCTTCTTCAGTTAATGATATTTTAAGATTCCCATTTTCTAATCTTTCTAATGTTAAATAATTACCACTGCGTAACTCACGTGTATCATGAGATATCATAGTCTCATTTAGAGTAAATATATTAAATTTTGTTATCATATTATATGTTAAATTTATTTGTTGTTTTATATATTTCAATTCCTCCAACTTCATTAATACTATTTAATAATTCTGCTATATTTTCTGTGTCACCAACATATCCAGGATTAGAATTTTCATCTAAATTGTTAATTGGAAATCCTTCAATATATAATTCATCTTCTAATCCAGAACTTTCCATACTCCAAATTTTATATGTTTTCCCAAATATACTAACTATAGCATAAGCACCTTGATATAAATCGTGTCCTCTAATATCTTTTATTTTTAATATAGTATCATTATCTAAATTTGAAATTATATAATCTAATCTTTCTTCTAAATACCTAATTAAACTTGCTTCTTCACTATCATCATCAGGATTATCTTTAACATAGTTCCAATTTACATCTCTACTCCATTCTCCTGTTTCGTATATTTTAAATGTTTTTAAATGTTTCATAAAAATATTTTTTATTTATATATAAAAAACTTGCACAATAAAAATATTTATATTATCTTTGTATTTGATTTTAATATCTATTTGTTGTGAAGCAAGAGATATTTAATTTTTAATTTTATTAGTTATATTGTTTTATAAAAAACTCTCTTGCTGTTTATCAGTAAGAGAGTTTAATAAAATTAAAATATTAAAAGACATCAATATATAATATTTTTATAAATAAAATCATTTTCCTATTGTAGGAATAAAATATTTTACTTATCTTTGGATTTCTTTTTACATCTACAATTTGCTGTGAAGCAAAAGATGTTTCTTTTTGTTAAATTTTGTTAGTTGTATTACTTAGTTTTTAGAAAGACTTCCTTACTGATATATTCAGTAAGGAAGTTTAATAAATTAAAAAATTAAAAATATGAAAGAATTAATAGATGATACTCAGGTTCCAGATAGAGGATATTATTATTTATTAGATTGGAATGAAGCCGATAGATGGGAAACTATGCTAAGATTATTTGATAAAAAAAGATTATGTGATTTGGAATTACATGAATATATTCAATTATTCGAAATTGCAACAAAAAAAGATTTAGAAAATTTAAAAATAGAAAAAACTTAATAAAATTATATTACTATATACATTACAAACAAAAATTAAAATTCTTATGAATAATAATATTTCAAACATGATTCAGCAACAACAACAAACTTACGTTTGATTGGGTTAGAGTCATGTCTGTTTTTTACCCAATCCTGAAATGGTTTGGGTTTTTTTGTGCCCAACATTTTATGTTGGGTTTTTTGTTAATATACTGCCTTGTGATGGAATTGGCTAAACATTTCAGTCTTTGAAACTGATGCTCATTGTGAGCTTGTGGGTTCGAACCCCACCAAGGCGACAATATTCTTTCTTGATGTAATGATAGCATATCATTTTCTGACAATGAATGACTAAGTTCAAATCTTAGAGAAAGAACAAAAAAATCCTGAAATTTAAATTTCAGGATTTTTTTTATAATCATTATAGAATTTAAGATATTCTTCATCTGTTTGTTTATTAAATTTCATTTGGTACATTAGAATTTGTCCTAATTCAGCTCCAGATAATTCACCTGAATCAAATCCAAGTTCTTTTATAATTTGGAAGATAGTTTTATTTTTCATATCTTCTTTACTTGTAGTTCTAAATTTAAACTCTAATTCAATTGCTAATTTTTTAATTTTTTCAGGAATGTTATATTCGAAAAATTCATAAGTTTTAATAAATTTCATGCTTTATTTTTTTTATGTTATATATAAAAAATAAGTACTAAGTTTTTTATCTTCACAGATATACTAACTTAGTACTTATTCAACAAACATTATTATGATATAGAAATTATGTGGTTTTGCTATATTTATCAATTATGCTTTTTATATTAAGGTTAAAAAATTTTTCAGAAAATTCTTCAATATTACTATATTTTTTTAATCTATTTAATATCATTTGCTTAATATCTATTTTTAAAGTGTCAGAATTTTCTATTTTATTAATATCTGATAATGACATTGTTAACGATTTTAAAAAAATATTAAGTTTTTCTATTTCTGAATAACTTTCAAAATCATTTGGAGTACGAGATATTTTTATAATATTTCCGTTTATTTGATTTAATTTTAATTCTCTTTGCTCTCTTATACTAACTTCACAAAAATTATATGTTGATAATTTATTTTTTATTCCTTTAACTTTTATATAATCATTAGAATATTGTTTTTCTACGTAGTATATTTCATTTTCTTTAATTAATTTTGAGCTATATCTACTTCTAATATATTGTCCAACATAATTAATATTATAACTATCTAAATATTTATCAGTAATACGAAACAATTCATGATTAATTAATAATTCATCATTTTCTAATTTGAATTTTTCTGCAGAATAAGTACTCAATCCTTTTATAACAACACGCTTATTTGTTTCATTATCATATTGATATAAATTAATAGCATAATATATTCCACCTTTTATTAAATTTATTGCATCTTTTGTATCAATACAAATTACTTTAATTGGAGAATTTATTAATTTTATTTGATCATTCATTATTTTAAATATTTAAGTCCACCTACTGTACCTTCATATAATCCTGCTAAATAGCATTGTATCATATCTTCTGTCATTGGTACTTGAGTAGAATATTTAATATTATTTTCAATCATTACAATTCCAGTGTTATAAGTAATTATTATATTTAGAGTTGGTATTACTTTCTTTATTTCACGATAAATTGCTTCAGATTCTATATTCATAATTTATTAAAATATTTGTTTATATAAATTTGTAAGTAATACTATATCAGGTATTTTATAGAATAATAAATTTATTAGTATTATAGTTAATATTAATATTGATAAAACTGAGTCAATTATTAAAATTAATTTTCTTATATTTATATTTTTTAAATATTTAAAAGAAAATGTTTTTATAAATGACATTAATATTAAAATAAAGAACAATTCAAAATTTATTGTAAATATTCCTATCAGTGTTATAATTGAATAAATAATATCAGCAAGTGCTATTTTAGAAAATAACGATAACATATTAGAATTCAATTTTTTTTGTATATTTTTACCATAATAAACTGAAATTGTGGTAATTCTATAAAATAGATTAGCTCTGAACAGTTTATGAATTTCAAATGAAAGAAATATTCCAATAAATAAAATAAAAATTAAATTTAGCATAAGTTTTTTCCGTTAAATGGTTCAATATTTGGTCCAGTACTAATTCCACGTTCTAATATTGTTCCCATGTATTTATATTTATTATCATGAAGCATAATATTAAAATCTTTCTCTGATGCACACCAAATTAAGGTTTCTCCGTATAAAAAAAAGTAGTAATTCATATTATTGATTTAATTTGTTAATTTTTCTTTTTCTTAATTCTTGTAATGTATCTAATTTAACTTCAACAGAATAATCCATTGTAGATTTAGTAATAGATGAGTCTACTGTATAATTACTTTTATCTTTTTGATTTTTCCAGAATTCGTATCTTATAACTTGTAAAATATCATAAGCTTCTCTACATGTTTCATCAGTTTGTGGATTATAAATTCCAAAATCTCCATTATAAAAAGTGATATCTCCCGTAATTAAATATTTAATTTCTTTTAATTTTTTATCAATTTCATCACGAGTAAATTGCAATTTTGACCAATCTGGCGACATTTTTATATTTTTAATGTCATTCCAAGTTCTTATTTCATTTCCATTACCCCAACTACCTTCTGTTTTTATAAAATCTTCACCTATTTCAACTATTTTTCCTCTCATAGTATCATCACCAACTTCAAGAGTTTTTTTAACTGTAAATTGATCAGTTATACATTTATCAATAGTTGGATGTGATACAATTTCATTTAGTTGTAAAATTCCAATTCTTGAATATAAATCTAAAGCCCTTTGAATTAAAGTAAGCTGTTTATTTGTTAATTTTATAGTTGCCATATATTATTTAGAGTAAACTAAAAAAGGAAGTTTTTTATCTTGATAAGGAGAATGAGTAAATCTGAATCTTGGATCAATTTTTGCTTCTTCTATTGTGATATAGAAAAAATGGTTAGAATCTAAATTATTCCAATTATTAAATTCTTCTTCAGTTTTAAATTCTGGCTCCATTCCACCATGAAATTCATCTGCGAGAGCATTTTTAATTGCAATAAAATAATCTTCAGGAATAGGATTAATTTTTTCTACGCCTGATCTGTCTAATACTGTGGCTATAACACCTGTCATTTGATTAAAATAAATGTATTTGCTTTTTGATACTTCATCAAGTGCAATAGCACTAACTTTTTCAAAACTTACTTTCATGATTTTAATAATTTAGTTGATTAAACATTTATTGTTATATATAGTATCAATATCAATATTTCTTATTTTTATGAAAGATTTAATTATATTAATTCCTCCTGATGAAACTTCTATTTTATCAGAAATACGGATCAGAAGATATGTATTTTCAAATCCAATATTGAATTTAATTAAGTCATATGATTTTTGTTCATATATAACAGATTCTTTCAATTCTTTTAAAAGACTTGTTTTCTGTTCTGATAAATCAATTACTTGTTGTATTTTATCTTCTGTTTTCATAGTACAAAGATAATAATAAATATTGGCATACTAAAAAAGTTAATCAAAAATGATTAACTTTTATTCTTTTTTAACAATTTAATTACTGAGAATATATTTTATCATATAAAATGCCTATTATATCAATTAATTTTTTAAATTTTCCTTCATTTCTTAATTTTTTGAATACTAAATTTTCAATTGAAAATTCTCCACTTTCTGATAATCCATCTTTTCTAGATTTCATTATCTTAGTTTTTAATTCTTTTGCTTTGTTATAATATTGCTCAGAATCATAAGGATCTAAATTTTGTTTTGATAATTTTTCAAATTCATTAATATCTGATGCTCTTAGTTCATATTTAGAATTAACTTCTTTATTGTCTACATTTGGCTGACTATAAGATGGCTCTTTTAACCATATATGATTCATTAATGAATAACTACCTGATGATATATTTTCTTCATTTACATCTTGTACATATAACTCAACATCATGTTCTTTTATAATAATGTTATGTCTTATGTTCCACATGAATCTTTGCCCATCAAATGCTTTTTTAACTAATTCAACATTATCATCTACTTCAGAAAAATCAATTATAATATGTACGTCTAAATCTGATAATTTTGTATAATTAAAATTGGTAATTGATCCTGTTAATATAATATCTTTTATTTCTGCTTCTACATCTAACTCTTTATAAAAATCTCTTGCAATTCTTAATAATTTTTCTTCGATTCTTGGTATAATTACTTTATTTTCCCAAATATCAGGGCAAAGTAATTTTTTATATGATATTTTTCTTTCTGTTATGAAGTTATTATAGCTTTTCATTAAGTATCTAATATTTTTTTGTATATATAAAATATTAGATATTTTATTTTTTAATAAAATAATGAATTATAATAATTCCAAAATGTAGTACTATCACGTGCTAATATTTCCATGCATACTTCCCATGCATAATGTTCATCATCATCATTTCGATCACCATTTTCTTTTGATGTTTCAAATTGATCTGATGCTAATTTGTATAATTTATCAAAAAAATTACATTTTTCTAAATCTGTAAATTCAGATAAATTTTTGATTGCTACTTCTTTATTTTTTAATTCAGCTTTTAGCTCTAATTGTTCAAGTTCTTTTTTCTTGAGTTCAATTTCTTCTTTAATTTTTTCAATTTCTGTTTTCATTTTTTATTATTTTTAAAATGGTAATTCTTTAAATCTAGAATGTTTATAAACTTCATCATCAGTCCAAATTTTATAATCATATTCTGGTATTAATTCTAATGATTTTATTTTCATATTTCTTTGAAGTTTAATATTAATAGGTTTAATATTTGAAAATTGAAAATCAGAAAGATTTAAATTAATCCATCCTCTATCAGTTAACTTATACTCCCTAAAATTTGTTCTATCTTTATTATATAATGTTGACCAATTATTAATTTCAAATGTTCTTGTTGAACATTGAATTATCGCATTTTTACATGATTCTTTAAGTCGTATTACTAATGTTTTAATATTCATCATATAATGTTTCTCCGTGTATAATTGATTTTGATATTTCGAACCAAAAAAAATCAATAATTAAACCAAATAGGAATCCAAATATCAATCCAACATAAGAAAATACTAATAATCCTAATATAGCAAAAATAATAGGATATGCAATTAAAATTAATATTTTTTTCATGATATTTTTATTGAATAGGTTATATAATATTTTCAACAAAGATAATACATTATTTTGAAATAAAAAAATGATATAATGATTTTTATATATAATAATATGAAATATTTAAAATATTATGAAAATATAGAAGATAATTTAGAAGTTGGTGATTATGTATTAATTAAAATTAATATACTTCCTTATACTCAAAAACAAATAGATACAGAGAATTTTATAAATAATACTATTGGTAAAATAATTGATATTATTACTGACCGTAATGATGTTGTTGTGTTATATGAAAATGTGCCTGAAACTATTAAATCTTATTTTAATATTAATAATGGATTAGATATTCGAACTTTTGATATTAATAGAATAGTTGAGCATGGTAAAACAAAAGAGCAATTAGAATTAAAATTACAAGCAAATAAATTTAATTTATGAAATACGTAAAAACATTTGAAGAAAGAAAATCATCTGATTATAATAATCAATATTTAACAAAAGAAGAAGAATCTTTACTTTCAGTGTTTATCACTGATTATATAAAAAGATTAAATATTTTAGATAAAATTGATGATTTAACATTAACAGAACTTGAATCAGATAGGTTTCAACATAGAACAATTTTCAATAATCTTATTGGAATAAATAATTCATATACTGATACTAATAGTTTTTATAAAAATATAGACAAATTTATTAAAGAAAAAAACATTAATTCTTCTAGTTTAATTAATCGTAAATCTATATTTAAAATAGAAGATAATATTTATAAATATTATAAACCTGAATTTACTAATAAATTAGACAATAAAATAATTGAATTATTATCAAATATTCCGAATTTAGAAATAATTAAAAAATATTACAACGAATATTCTTATTATTTTACATCTAAAGTAAAAAATGCATTTTCATATATATTTAATACTGATAAATTTAATATATAATGTAAATAAAAAAGAATAAATAAAAATTATATATAGAATAAATAATAAATAAAAAATAAAAAAATAAATTATATGAAAAAACTTAAAGATTTTGGTTCATTTATAACTGAAAAAGTAAAAACTAATAACGAAGAAAATAACTTAAATGAAAATATATGGTCTGAATTATTTTCTAATGCAGCATCATTAGGTGCTCTTGAACAAGTGTATTATTGGGCTGGAATAGCAATTGATGCATTAGCAGTAGGAGCAATTGGAACAGGTATCGTTAAAGTTACAACAAGTGGAGTTTTAGAATTATTAAAAAATAATAAATTAGGAGAGCGTGGTAAAGAATTCGCTGAAAAAGTCATAGAATTGGGCAAAAAAGGAGCAGAATTATTTAAAACTAAGCAAAAAGACGAATCTTTTCCTGAACAAGTTAATAGTGAATTTAGTAAATATCAAGATGTTATTGGACAATTAAATAATGGTGAATTAGGTGAAGAAGGTGTAAATCTTGCTAAAAAAGTAACTAATGCTAAAGAAGCCGCTGAAGAAGTTTAAATATTAAAATGTATTATAAAATAAAAAGTCATTCTTTAAAAAGAATGACTTTTTGCTTTTATGGCTTTCATTTATATTTTTATCTATATTTTTCGATTATATATCTTATATTTTGTTATATCGGCGGTGAATTGCAACTATCTTTCATATTATTATATTATTTATATTTTATCTAATTTATTTATATTTTATCTATTATATTTTTATCTATTATTGTATCGGCGGTGAATTGCAACTATCTTCCATATTAAATATTTTTTTAAAGTAAATATATTAAGTTTTAATTACAGTACAAAGATATAGTTTTTTAATGATATATGAAAATTAAATGATATTTTTATTGAACATTTAATATTTTTTAATATTTATTTATTTTTTTTGTATTTATCAGGATATTTTTTTTTATCATTAGCAATATATTCAAATAATTCTTTAATTTTTGAAATGTCTTTTTTTGACTTTTTTATTTTAATGTATTCAATTTTTCCTATTTCGTTTGTTTTTGAATTATCATCAATTAACTCCATTGCAATAGATAAACAAAATAAATGAAAATCTCTCAAATCTTCGTTTATATTTTCAGTAGTAATTTTCCAATTATATTTTATATAATCTGTTTGAATTTTATTTCTATTAATCTTATTAAGTTTAATTTTTCTAATAATATTAATAGGAGGATTTACTTGATTTATAGTTATTTTCATAATTCAATTGAGTTTAATTCTCCAATTTTTAACATTCTAATTAATGATTTAGAATCTTTAAATGAATATGTAGAATATTTTACATTTTTATTTATAAACATTTTATTCGAAGTAAAATAAGATATTCCTGAACAACTAACATGAATTTTAGTACCACATTTTTTTTGTATTGAAAAAAATCCTTGTTCTTTAAAATAATTATCTTCTGGATTTGAAAATATACATTTTTTATATAATGTAAAATTCTCATTTTTGAATTTTTGTTGCCAAGATATATAAATTTCATCTTCTTGATTATTAAAATTTATAATATCTAATAATGATTTCATTTTTGAATCTGCCGTAATAATTAAATCAAATCCATGTTCAGATTGATTAATCATTTTAAAGAAATCTTTGTCTTTTTGATTGATAGTTATAAATCTTTTCATTGTGATATATTTTAAATTTTGTGTAAAGATAATATATTTTTTCAAATATACAAAATAAAATGATTTTTTATTTATATCGCTATAATTGGGGTTATTAATATTGCATATGATAATACTGTTAATATAAGTATTGATATTATTATTATTCCAAATATTTCATATATTGGTGATTTATTACCATATTTTATGTTTAATGAAACTAAAGTCATCATTATTACTAAATATAAAATATTTAATATAAATATAAATGTATCCATTATTATTAATTGTTTTTAATTCGTATATTATTTATAATTAAAAGTTTATATTTTGTTATAAATATTTATTTTAAAAATAAAAATAATATAAGAAAACAAACACTCATAAATCTTATATATGAAAGAAAAAATAACGTTCAGTGGTTTCAAAATCTAGTGATTATATTTGGCAATTTGTTTCAAAGGACTTAAATTATTTAACTCAGCAAAAAAAATTAGAATATAAAGGTATAAATTTGAAATGTTCGTACCTTATTAATATAGTACATGAACTTATTATCAAATATTATTTCAGTAACAATACAGATTCTAAATTTAAATTATCATCAATAATATTAAAAAAACGATATGGAGAATATTATAATTATTATATAAATTATTTATGTGAGCAAGGTTTCATGACTATGATATCTAATTATTGTGTAGGTAAAAAAACTAAGACATATAAATTGTGTATTGATTATACTTATGATGTATTAAGATGGAAAAATTACGATAATATGTTATTGAAAAAAATCAATAATAGGTATGAGACATCTATTACAGAGATGAGTTTTAGCTCTATCCAAGTAGATATTAGAGCAAGGTTAATAGAATCATTAAACAAGATAGATATTGATTATGAAGGAGCTTTAAAACTACTTGATTGTAGACGAAAAAGTGGTGAAATGTGTGAGCCTAAATATCAAAAAAATTTAATATCAATTGAAAATATAAATTCCAAAAGTATTTATTTTAATTTTGATGATTATGGTAGATTCCATACAAATTTTACAATTCTTAAAAAAGAAATTCGTAATCAATATTTAAGTATTAATAATGAGAATCTTTCAGAAATTGATATTAATAATTCTCAGCCATTATTTTTTGCTGTTCTATTAAAAAAAGAATTGTCATATATAAATGGTGATACTAAAAGATATTTTGAATTAGTAAAAGAAGGATTAATATATGAAGATATTATTAAAAATTCAAAATTAAAAGAAAGATATGAAGCTAAAGAACTTATTTATAAAGTTCTGTTCGGTAATAATTTAAAAACAAATAAGAAATTAAATAGAATATTTCAAAATTTGTATCCATCTGTTTATGAGTACATTTTAGAATTTAAAGATAAAAGAAATAATTATAAAGAATTATCACATGAACTTCAGAAAATGGAGAGTGATTTTATATTTAATACTGTTATAAAAGAAATTTATGATACCTATCCAGATATAATATTATTTACTGTACATGATTCAATTGTATGTTCTAAATCTAATTACGATAAAGTTAAAATCATATTTGATAAACATTTTAAAGAATTGATTAAAAATTTATAATTACTATTCAAAAAATGAATAGTTTTTTATTATTCAGTGTTTCATAAATATTTTAAATATTTCATATTATACGTTAAATTTGCTTGCTGTATTTTTTAATTCCCAATCTTTTATCCAGTCATTAAGTTCAACTTTTTCATTCAATTCACAATAAATTAAATATACTCTCATTCTATGATTTTTACTACAAAAAATTTCATATAAATCATTAAGATTATCAGCAGTACTAAATTCTATTAATATCTTGCTACAATATTCTGAATTATATTTTTCAGCATATTCATCATAAATTAAATTTTTAAGATAAATAAATCCTTGATATTCATTATCACAAAGATAAACATCTGGATTATTGTCATCTTCATCAATATAACTTATAATTGTGCAATAATTATTCCATTTTTCTTTGCTTGCTTCTTCAAATATTTTAGTATATTTTTCCATATTTATATGTTAAATTTTGAAGCATTTTTTCTCATATCAATTGCATCTTTATAAACTTTTTTACCATATTCATCAGCTCCGTAACTTTTATTTTTATTTATCATTTTTAATAGCCAAGGCTTCATATCACCGTCAGATTTACCTTCAATATCCGTTCTCATTTCTTTTGGTAACCATATATGATATATTTTACTATCAATTTGAAATTTTTCTCTCATTTCTAATCCATGAATTGAAAATAATCCATGATAATCAGGAGTAATTCTAATCATATTTTCGATTTCTAATTCTTTTTTATATAATCCTCCTTTAGTTTCTTTAAATGTATCTTTTGCAAGAAAAATATAAAAATCATTGTCTTCACTTTTTGGATTTCTACTCATCAAATCTGCTAATAAATCAACTTTTTCTTGTTCTTTTTCTGTTAATGACTCAAATGCTTTAACGTGTTTCATATTTTTATTTATTTTTATATGTTAAATTTTTTTGCTGTAATAAATCGTATAACATTTTCATCATCAATAGTATCAATAATTTCTTTTCTAAATTCTTTTGTTGAAATATCCAAGAAATCTTGACCTTTATCATTAGTTAAATATATATTAGAACCTAATTTAATTAATGTTTCAACTGCTAATATTTTATTATTCATAGAAGCTAACATTAACGCTGTTAATCCTTTATAATTTTCATTTATATATTCTTCATCTCCAAATTCTATTAATGTTTCAATTATATCAATTTTTCCAATATAAGATGCAATCATTAATAATGTCCAATTTGCATTATCGATATCTGGAATTATATCTAATGTACGTTTAATATCATAAGATACTCCAAAAATTATACCATTAAGTTTATAAATTCTATCATTTATATTTATCTTGTTTTTATCTAATAGCTTCTTCATTTTTAATGAATTATCTTCAATAATAATATCAAGTACATCGTTTCGACGTTTTCCTTCTATTATATTTTCAAAGGTTTTTACGTATTTCATAAATTAAATTTATTTGCTTGTAATTTTAATTCTAATTCTTCAATTGTTTTACCATGTTCAACTATTCTATTATATCTAACATTTTTTATTATTTTACCATTTTCTTCTATAAACCATATCTTACGTATACGTTCTGGAACATTATTATATTCTATTGTTATATTATTATATAACTTATTAGGACTAAATATTTCTATAACTTTACCAATATTATTATTTATAAATTTCATAAATTCTTTTGAACCAACAACTGTAGAATTATAATTAATATTTATTAAAACATAATCTCCTACTTTTATATCATCATTACTAATATTTTCAAATTCTTTAATATATTTCATTTTATAGTTTCATCAGTTTTTTACAGTAAAGATAATATAAAAAAGCGGTAAATACCTTATCTCTGGTATAATTTTCTATCATAATAGGAATATTTAAATATTCTTTATATTTATCTGACATTTCATCTTCAAATGTGACAATATATTCATCAAAAATTGTCAGGCTGTTATTCATAATTATCTCATTATAAAGTTTATATGGATCTTTATCTTTTGATTTTTGTTTAAATTCATCTACATTTTTTGCTCTTTCTACATTTAGAAATAAAATTTCACGAATTTCTTTATCACTTATATTAAATTGCACATTTTTTAAATGATTTACAATAATATCTGATACTATATTAGCTTTTTTACCGTACATATTTTTAACAATTCTTGTAAAGTTTTCAGCAAAATCTCTTTTGAATTGATTTGTAACCTCATCAAATTCAACTTCAGATTTTTTTAATTTTCGTTCAGATGAATATTCAGGTAACCAACCTCCTGATACTATAACATATGATTTACATCCTCTTTTAATTTTACTTAAAATATCAGATATTGTTGTTTTTACTCTATCTACTTTTCCCCAATCTTCATTTCCAAAATCATCTTTTTCAATTAACTTAAATGTTTCTATATAATATTCTGATTCATAAGAGAATGAAACAAATATATTATTTTTACAAATTGAAACTATTAGATTATTAGTAGGTTCTGTTAAATATTTTATAATATCTTTTTTTACTTTTAATAATTTCCATTCTGCATCACTTGATATTTCATAATTTTTCTGCATACTTTTCATAACAGAATATGGCACTCCTATATTAATAAGGGATGTTTTTTCAAAAATTTTATATGTTTTTATATGTATCATATGTTAAATTTATTTGCTGATTGTTCTAATTCATATTGTATTTTTTCTTCTGGCGTTGCTAATCTAAATCTATTATCATTCCAATCATAATTAATATTATAAAAATTGTATTGTGTAACACCACTCCTATATGTTATAATATTTTCAATTTTGTAAAATTTGCCATATTCTAATAACTCTTCAGTATCTGAATGATCTATACATTTAACCACATCTCCTATTTTTATTTGTTCATTATTTTCAAATAATTTGAAATTAGTTATCATAAAATATCATTTTTTTATAATTATATATATAAAAAAAGAAAATAAAAATATTTATAAAAAAATCAGTTTTTTTATTTAATATATAATAGAAATTAAAAAATAAATTAAAAAATATGAAACAAACAAAAATTATAGACGGAGCATTTTATAGCTATCAACCAACTGGTAATACAGCTCCTTACGGTGAAGGATATTCATTTCACGTAGACGATTCAGCAATTTTATCTTATCCAGGATTTACAATTACTGGAATTAGAACAATTACAGATAATTTTATTACAGGTACTACAATTCCTGTTGATAACGATGTTTATGTTGATTATACTTATTTATCTGGCGTTACTGTTGTATCAGGAACAATTAGTATTTATGCATATCCAACTACAACTACAACTACAACTAATGCTCCTACAACTACAACAACTACAACTCATGCTCCTACAACTACAACAACTACAACAGCATAATTATTTAATAATTAAGCAAAAAAAAATAAGTTACTATTTATAGTAACTTATTTTTTTAATTTATATGTGAGTTTAATTATTCTTCTGATGAATCAATATCAAAAAAATTGTTAGCGTCATCATCGTCATCTCCAAATGCTTCATCATTAATTTTACTAGATTTTGATTCTTTTGTTGATACATTATCATTAGATGAATTTTCAGCTTCTTTTTTAGCAAAAGATGTTTCATTACCTGAAATAATATCAAGTATTTGAGTTACTTTAAATCTATCTTCAGAAGTCCATTCTTTTGGTTGATGATCTTCAAGATCAATTGTACGTTCCTTTAAAAACGTCATTACTTTTTCTTTAACTTTAGGATTAGTAATTTTATTTTTTCCTGTTTTTTCATCAACTTCAATTGGAACTTTAACCAAACCTTTTGGAGTCATAATTTTAATAGGAGATACTTCTAAAAAAGTACTAGAATCATAATTAGGAAATTCTCCTAATTGCTTCATAACCAATTTGAAGTCTTTACCATTTGCCAAATCAAAAACATTACAAGCATCTGATGATATACCATCTTTTTGATCTTTAATTTTTTCTTTGATTTTGTAACCATAAGGATAAATTAAAATTTTGCCTTCTAAATCACGATTTTGTTCATCTTCAATTACTAAAATATAAGAATAATATTTAGTACTTCTACTAATCAAATCTGCTTTTTCAACATCTGATGCGTTTTTTGAGTTCTTCAACTTCCAGTACATAGTACAAATATCACATTTATCTGTGAAATTTTTCATACAATCATAGTAACCTTGAAGTTCTGGATGATTTTTAAAATCAACATAATGCTGATGTTTTTCAATTGCTGATAATGATACTTTACCATCTTTTGTAAGATTTGGTAAAAATCTAATAGTAGAAACATAACCTTTCTTTTTGTCTGTAATTTTAGGACGATAAATACCATCTAAACTACCACCTTTTTTTTCTAGAAAATCTAGAGTTTCGCTTTGTGCGTCAATTGCGTCGAATAAATCGACATTTTCAAATTCTTTCATGCCTTTAATTTTTTTTTATAGCCTTTTAGCTTTAAATGTTTCAATTTTTTTAATTCCTGCAACATTTATAATTTATATATGAGAATATATAAAAAGTTTTATTTAATTTCAAAAAATATAATTATTCTGATAAAATATTCATATTAACATCTTTTTTATAAATATCTTCATATTTATATCCAAGTGTATCTAGTTTATTAGATAACATATTTTTTAAATTGTATAAATTAAATACCCAAAAGTTTGAATAAAAAGAATCATATTCATCAAAATTAAATATATCTACATTTTCAATTTCTTTTAATGTTTGATTTAAAAATTCGATACAAAACTCGTCATATGAATATTGATATTTAATACCATTATCAGATAATTCTTTATTAATAATATTGACAGTATTTTTATAAGAGTTATGTTCTTCAACAAATGAGTTTATTAACGCTTCTTTTATAACTTTTTTTCTTTCATTTATTCTCATATTAGTATATATAAATATTTTTATTTATAAGTTATATTTTTTTATATATAATAATGAAAAAATTAATAAATTAAATGAACGTAACTCAAGGGGGTTTTAAAAATACTAATATCTATGGAATGACATTTATAGATAAATATGCAGGAATAAAAACTATTATTACAAGTGAAGGATATAATTCACAATTTTTAAGTAATATTAATACAAATACATCTCAAACATCTACTATAATATCAGATGATACTACATATTATAATATAGTTGAAAGTTGTACATTAACAAATTGTAATATTGAAACTGGTAGATTTATTAATTGTAATATAAATGGTAATACTAATAAATCTAATTATATAAAAAATGGATATTTTAGTGGTTGTACATTTTTAAATTATACTATAGATGATGGTAAGTTTATTGATTGTATTTTAGATGATACTAATTATTTTAATAATGGATTTTGGAATAATATAAATTCAGATATTAAATGGACTCAACCATGGACTAGTGGAATTTGGAATAGTGGAGTATTTGATAATCCATATGGATGGTATGGTGGTACATTTAATGGAGGAACATTTCAAAATACTTTTTGGTCTGGTGGAACAGCTAATGGAGGAACATTTAACGGTATTATATGGAGTGATGGTTTAGTTCGTTATGCTGATTTTATTGATTGTACATTTGAAGATGGAGTTTTTAATGATGGTACATTTACTGATGGTTCATTTAATGGAGGATATTTTAATGGTGGCGCTATGACGAATTCAAATATTTCTGGTGATACTACAAATGTAGTCATTAATAATGGTACAATTTTTAATTGTAATATTGATGGAAATGTAGATATTAATGGCGGATATATTGAAAATGATTCAGATACTTATACTATATATAATGCAAATATATATAATGCAAATATATCAAATTTAAATATTATTGGAGGTAGTTTTTATAATGGTAAATATAATAATGTAAATTTTTATGGTGGAGATATATATAATGGATTTTATGTTAATATAAAATCTTTAAGTTTTAATATGCTAAGTGAAGATGGTAATATATTAATTATGGAAGATAATAATATTGAAACGATGGAAAGTATGAATAATTCATTAGGATTAAAAATTCATAATGGAATTTTTAAAAATAGTAATTTTACATATGCAAATATTAAAAATGGTAATTTTACTAATTGTTATTCAAATAATTGTATTTTTGATTATAGTGTATATAGTGATGGTAATATGCTTGATTGCGTTTGGAATGACGGTTATTGGAATGATGGAACATTTATATCAACTTTAATAAATTCTGGTATATCTAATTCATTATCTATATCTGTAATATATCCTATAACTGGAACAACCACAACTACTACAACTTATACTACAACTACTACAACTTATATTCCAATTACAACAACTACAACTACTACATCAGAAGGATTTAATATAACTGGAATTTATTATAATTCATTAGAAAATAATCTTAATATTTATTTTAATGGATGTCCATCTGGAGCAAATAATATCATAATTTATGAATATTCTACAGGTTCAACATCTGATAAGCAATTAGCTGGAAATACTATCTCTCCAAGACAATTTAGTTTGGTTGGAGTTCCTAGTACAGGATTAACATTTATATTATTAGCAACAGGTATAGGTAGTATGATTCCTGTATATTCGAATTCATACTTTTATGATAATTCTTCATATATTCCTCCAACTACAACAACTACAACCACAGTAATTCAAATGATACAATATATTGTCACCAATAATAGTCCAAATAATACTTATGTATATTGGACAAATTATACACATCAAACTCAAAGTCAATTTTTAGAGAAACTAGGTACATTAACACTTTGCTCTTATACATATCCAACAGGTAATTATATAACAATTGTAGTCGATGGATATTGTGGAATAGTTTAATGTTGATATAATAAAAATAAAAATAAAAATAAAAATAAATGTCAGAAATAATAATAGATAGATTACCATCAGGTAATATTGATATTGGTCAACCAGTAACATTTTTTATAGTTAGTGGATATACTGCATATTCAACTTATCAATGGTATTTAGTATCAGGTAGTACAACGACTTTAATAAGTACTAATAGTGGATGTACTGTAATATTTAGTGATATCGGAGATTTTTCAATATCATTAGATGTATCTAATTATCCTGAATCTTGGACTGGCGGTAATTTTTATGGTGGAACATTTGAAGGATTTTTTGGAGGAGGAACATTTAATTATGGTACATTAAATGGCTATGATATCAATCAAATAAATATAAATAAAAAAACTTTTATTGAAAAACTCATTTAAATTAAACTTATCTGTTTTTTAATAATAAAAAAATAAAAAATAAATATGGAAAATTTTTTAACTTTTATAAAAAAATATTACCCTTTGTTATTTTTTGTTGTTATCATTTTGTTATCAATATTTCTTTTTAAGACTTGCTCAAATCTTAAAAATGAAAAAGCAAACGCAGAATTTCAACAAAAATTATATACTCAAAATGTTAAAGCAATGACTGATAGTATTACAAAAGTATTTAATACTAAATTAAATGCTTATGAATTTACTAAAGATAATTTAGTTTTAAATAAATTATCTGATTTAGAACAATATAATAAATCATTATCAAATGAATTAAAAAATGTTAAAGGAGATGTTTTATCTGCAATACAAACTAATGTTGAAGGTAATCTTGGTGGTATACAAGGATCTAACAATTTAGCTGTTTTAGATAGTACAACAAATCATTATGGATTGAAGTTTTCAACTAATTATGTTGATAGTGGATTTCAGCAAAAAATTGTTGGTATGAGCAAATTTTATGCTATTCCAAATGAAGATACCAAGAAATGGACATTAAAACCTGATGTTACTGTTCTTGATACTAATTTAACTAGTATTAGTGTAACTTATGGATTTAAAGATTTGAAAAATAAATATCAAGTATTTGCAATATCTAAATCTCCAAATATTAAAATAACTGATTTAACTGGAGGATATTTTATTGATAAACAAATTCAAGCTCCAATTAAAGCAAAAAAATGGGGATTTGGTCCTTATGTAGGATTTGGATTGAATACTTTACCTAATTTAGGTAATCCACAATTTGGATGGAGTATAGGATTTGGTATACAATATAGTATATTTCAATGGTAACTAATGATTTGTGTAGTACTATATGGAGAGATATTAAAGATTTTGTAAATTCACATGAAAAATTCACAAGAAAAGATTTATATAAAAATGGTTTTTATACTACTGGAGAAAATTATATATTACTAATGAAACATGTTGGATTTATAAATAAAGTTGGTATTGCGAAATATGAAAGAATAATTAAAATACCTGAATCATTATCATCAACTAAATTATATAATTTAGTTAAAAATAAATCAGAAGGATTAAAATATATGAGAAAATATAAGTTAGAAAATATAAAAAATCTTTACAAATTGTAAAGATTTTTTTTGAATTATATAACAATCATTCTTATATTATTAGTACTAGAAATAGATCCCATATAACAACTTATTATATCATTATTAGCTATTTCACCTGGAACAGAAATAAATATATTACTATTTGTACCGACAGGTGTATTATGTATATACCATTGAAATGTTGGATTTGAATAACATTGAATATTTGCGTAAAATGTAACACTATCACTACTATTTATAGTATATTTATCTGCGGTAATTTCAAATATTGGTTGTAATATATTAATATAAATAACATTACTGGTATATCCAGTTAAAACATCAATAAAATCATTATCTATAATTGTACAATAAATCATATCATTGTTATTAAAATTATTATATGAAAAATTACTATTATTAGATCCAACTGGTATATTAATTCCAGTTCTTGTTATAAACCATTTATAATTAATATTTTGTGAATATCCTAAATTTGTTGATGTAAAGTTAATAATATTAGTTGAACATGTAGAAATAATATTTGTACCAAAATTAGGTTGTATATTAATAGATGATATAGTTATACTATTATTACCTTCAATCATTGAAATATTTTGAGTTACTTTCTCATCTAAATTGATATGCACATTAATAGTATTTATTATAAATCCAGGAGAATAACATTTTATTAAATTATCTCCTGATGCCGCATTTATGATATAATATCCATTTGAATCTGTTGTATGTATTATTTTTGTTCCTGATACTGTAATTAATGCTCCTGATATCGGTATATTTCCTATACTAATAATACCACTAATTGTAGCAAATCCAGCATTAAGAATACTACAGTTATAAAATACAACTCCATCAGATACAGAGTTATATAAATATCCACCTCTACATGATATTTTACTGATTTGTTGATTTGCTAATGAATAACCAATCGGTATATCATTATAATGTCTATTTATTACTATTTCATTTTTAAATTGATTAACGTATAATATTTTATATCCTAAATAAAATCTATTACTTCCCTCATCAGGTATAGAAGGATTTTCAAGATTAAATATATTTGGCTCTGTATTTGTTGAAGTATAAGTAATATATGCAGTGTCACCAACTATAAAATTACTTTGAACTTCGGTATAAAGTTTTATATAACCATTCCAATTAGAATAAATTTCTAATATATTAACAGCATTTTTAACATTAATATAATCATTAGTTTTTTGAGTCACTTGGGATTTTATTAAATTCATATTACCATTCAATGATGATGATACATTTGATGATGATACTCCAGATGTATTTATTGTTACTCTATTTGCTGCTATTTTTATTGTTGGCACGATATAAAATATTATTTTTCTTATATATAAAAAATATTAATTTCAAATAATAATATCTATATTTATTTGGTAGGTAATTTATAAATAGTTATATTTGGATAACTAATAATTTTGAACATCGTGATAAATATCAAAAATATTATGATAAATCAATTATAATGTTAAGAGAAGAAAAACTTAAAAAACTCAGTAAAATTTAATTTTTACTGAGTTTTTTAATAATTCATTATTATTATTTCTTTTGAATTTTTTGTATTTTTATTTCTAGCAACTTTTTCATAGTCGAAATCTAAAATTTTATATCTATAGCCATCAGATATTAGATCATCTATAAGTTTAGATCTTTTGCCATTTTTATGCTCGCCTACAACTCCAGACATCATAAAAGAACATCCTTTTTTATCTAACTCTTTACAATAATCATATAATTTATTACCATCACTATTAGAAAAATAATTATTATATCCAGCTTCAGTTTCTAAATATGGTGGATCTAAATATACCATACAAGGTTTTAATATTTTAACATCAGAAAAATGTTTTGATGAAAATAATATTTTATCTTTATATGGTTGAATATAATCAATAAATAAATCTAATTTTTTTTGTGTACTATTTGAAAAATTTCTACGACCAAAAGTCTGATTATATTCAAATTTTTTATTAAATCTCATCATATTATTAGTTGAGCATAACATCAAAGCATATAAACCTTCTGGTGTATTATTTTCATTGTATTCTTTTCTTAATTTATTAAATCCGTCTTGATCATCTTTTTCTACACATAAATTTTTAACTTTATTTATGAACATTTCAGAATTATAAATTGTTTCTTTATGTATATCGATTAAATCTTTTATAATGTCATTAAGTAATACTTTTTTATATTTATCAACAACATTAAATCCTACAACTCCGCTACCTGCAAACAAATCTATAAAATAATCTTTTTCATAATCCATCTCTATTAATATTGGATCTAAAATTTTATATTTAGATCCAGTGAAATTTAGTGCTGTGTTTATATAATTACTCATTATTAGATATTTCTTTTAATCTTTTTAATCTTTTATTTCGTATGAAAGCTGTTATATTTTTTTCTTCAATAACTTTAACTTCAGACCAGCAATTTGAGCACATATAATCACCTTCTAATTCATAACAACTATTATAAATTTTATTGCATTCTTTGCAATAATAGACATTATTTTCTTTTATTTCTCCAAACATTCTATGCATATTCATTAGTTTTTTATGATGTGCTGTTATTAGTTTTTCATGATGTGCTGTCATTAGTTTTTCATGATATATTATTATCTAAACTTCTAATATTTAATAATTTATTTTTTCTTTCTTTTTTCAGAAATGTATTTTTTATTGATAATGCTGTTTTAGGATTGACTATAATATAAGAAGAATCATTAGAAATCATTATTTTATTATCTTCCATATATAAATCGCAATATATGATAATTCCAGGTAAAGTAAAAAAATTATACATTATTGAATTTTATTTTTTTGAATATATTAATCTTTCATAAAAAATAAATTATATTCGCCTGCTATATCTGTTAATCTTTTATTAATATCATCAACTACATCATCATATTTATCAATCGTATTTTTATTATCCATAAAATATACTTCCCATAACCAGCCTCTTAATTCTTGTAAATTATCAAAAGTTTCAATAAATTCTGTAACCCTATTTGAATCATCTAAATATACTTCAATTAGCAAATTAGAATACGGTTCAATACAAACTACAGAATCTATTTCAATATAGTTATCATTTTTATATACTTCAATATCTACAATAGTCATTTTTTTATATTTTAATCTAAAATTCATTTTATATTTTCTTTTTTATTTATATTCAATTATTACAAATTTGTTTTAATTTTTCCAATTTTTCTTTCCGTTTTAAGATATTATAATCTATAAATTTATACATATTCCAATCAGGATAATCATTATAATCACTATAATTTCTACAATAAAATCTAAATTCAGTATAATTATCATATCTTTCAACATCAATTAACGCAATTGTTTCTTTTTTATTTAATCCTTTTTGGAAATTTTTTAAAATATATTCTCTATTTTCAAAAAATCTATCATGTTCAGATAAGGTTTTAGAAAAATCTATTTCTTTTGTTGCCATGTCAATAAAATCTAAAAAATTATTATATTTTTTACATATAATTGCAATATAATTATATTGTAATGCTAGTTCTTTAATCATATTTTACATTTATTTTAGAATCATTATAAAATTTTTCAACTCTTTCACTACCAATAAAATCACATTTTTTATTAATACATCCTTTTGCTGTTGTTCCGATGCCCATAAAAGGATCATAAATTAAAGAATTTTCAGGAAAATATATATTTATTAATTTTTCTACAAATTCACTTGAGTATGATGCTTTAAGTTCAGATTTAAATCCGTCATTATTTTTTGCTTCAATAAGATTAGTATAATTTTTATAAAATTTCTGGCCAGTTCTTTCATTTATCGAACTTACTTCTTTATTAGCTTTAAATGTATTTAAATAATCTTTATGTACAATTATATAAACCAATTCACATAGTCTTGTTACTTTGTTTGGACTTGTTTGAAATGGACTGGCTGAGTTCTTTTTCCATATTACAATATCTGTAAGTGTTAGATTAGTTTCTTCATTAATCTTATTTAAAAGAAGAGTTGGTAAAATAGGGTTATCTCCTGAATATGACATATTATAACAAATTACTCCATCATATTTAAGTATTCTATCAAATTCTTTAAATTCATTTAATCTTATTTTTAAATATTCTTTAATAGTAAGATTATCAATATTATTTTCATATAAATTGAAATCATCTTGATCTTTTCGTCTATGATTAGGATTTTTGCCTAAATTATAAGGCGGACTGCATATAATTCCATTTAAAAATTGATTAGACATTCTGTTCATAGTGATCAAATTATCCTCATTATATATTTTATTTATTTCTATCATTTATCTTTTTTAATTTTTTTAATTTTTTCAAGCGTATAGTTTTAATATTATCAATTTTATATTCAGAATTATAATCCCAATTAGTATACGATAATAATATTCCAAATAAATGAATATTTAAATCAAAACATATATCTTTTATATTTCCTTTTTTAGCACCATTTGTATAACATTTGAATTTGAAAAAATATTTTATATGAAAATTTATAGTTATAGATTTACTACAATATATTTTTTTACTTCCTATTTTTTTATAAAACCATATTGTCATTTAATTTAATTATTTTTTTCTTTCTGATAATTTTTTTACATAATTCAATTTCATTCAAAAATATTTTATCTGGATTATTTATATCTCCATAGTATGAAGCAATATTTTTATCATTGATATAAATATACATAAATAGTGCATTAACGTGAGTATAATCAAGTTCGAGTTTTAATATATCCTTATTATATAATGTGATATCATATTCAAAACTATCTTTTTTCTTAATTAATAAATAATTATATTTTTTACCAACCACAACAATATTATCATAATTTTCTGTAATAAAATAATTTTCACGTTTAGTTCTACATTTAGAATTTGTATATATTCTAAAGGTATAGCCAGTACCATTTTTAATATAAGATTCATAAATAAAATATTCTATATTTTCTATTTTGATTGAATATTTATTTTCTACAATTTCAAGTTTAAAATCTTTAATCATTTATGCTATCATTTATTTTTTTAATTTTTTCACGTCGATAATATGATATGTCTTTTGTATCTATTACTAAAAATTGATTTTCTGCAGAACCACCAATAGTTTCAATTGAATAATACATTTCATATGTTATATTATATGGAGTTTCAATTTTGTTAAATATTATATTTTTATTATTATCTGAATATATAAAGCAATGAACTCCATTATTATCTATTGAATTTTTTCTACCTAGAATAATATAATTTTCTTTAATTGAATTAACTATTTCATATTTAATATTATTTATATCATAAATATATTTGTTTATACAATTATGAGTTTTATAATTTGAAATATAAAAATTAGGATGACCATATCTACCTTTTGTTGTTATATAATTACTAGCACTTATAATTCTAGAACAAATATTATTTTTTATTTTTTTTTGTTTATCATTAGGTAATTCTTGATTATATTTTTTTTCTATTTTATCTATAATAATATCAAAGTAATCATCATTTTTTGAATCTAATTTTAAATTTTCTCTATTTTTATTACCTAATTCTAAAATTATAGGTATAAATTTATTTTTTAGTTCATTAATTATACCAGATTTTAAATATTTAGTTATTTGTTCTTCATTATATTTTTTATTTATATCAAATGTTAATTTTATAAGATTTATAGTTTTACTACAAAGATTTACACTTAGATTTGGATATGACATCCTAGTTAAACTAGCTGGAGTAGTCATAGGATTTACATAATTTTGCATATCTATATAATTAATCTCGCATTTTAAATTATTTACAGGAGATATAGAGAATAAATCATTATCTAGTTCTGATATATTAATTATTGGATTCATAGTATTGGTTTAATATTTTTAATTTATATTTTCTAAATATTTTATTATGTGTTAATATAGATAATAAATATTCGGCATATAAAAATACTGTAGAATCATAATTATTTTTATTAGAAATTATATTATTAATATATTTTAATGCTTCATTATATTTAGATTCTGAAAAATTTATAAATTTAGATTCTATTGCATCACTAAAATATTCAGCATATTTTTCTAATTTTTGAACTACATTATTATCTTTCATTTTTATAAATTATTTTTTATTTTTATAGATAAAAAAAAGCTTTTAGTTTTTTAATATATAAAGAAAAAAGAATATTAATGGAAAAATTTACACAAATAAAAGACATACCAGTTATACCAGATGAAGAAGTATTATTTAATGGTAAATATTTAGATATGATTCAATATAAAGAAAATGAAATACTAAAAGGTCATGATTGTGTTGCTATATTACCATATTTCAGAGATGAGGCAACATTTCTTATGAGATTAGAATATCTTACAGCATATCAACATAAAAATAGAGAAATACCAAATCTTAGAAATGTAACTAATTATTTAACCGTAATTACAGGAAGTATAGAAAAAAATGAAACTCCAGAACAAACAATAAGAAGAGAATTATATGAAGAAGGTGGTATAGTTTTAAATAATTTATATCCATTTGATATTGAAGGACCTTTTTTTACAGATAAATATAGTACTAATCAAGTATATCTTTGTTTTTTAGAGCTACCAGTAAATACTTATCGTCAAATGAAACCACCTACTGATGGATCAAAAAATGAAAAATTATCTAAATGTATACGAGTTTCTATTGCTGATGTTAATCAAATAGTAAATAATGACTTAATTACTAAATGTTTAATAACAAAATTACTAAAAAGAATTGAATCATAATGAAGCATTTGAAATTATATGAGGAGTATGAAGATTCAAATGAGCCAGAAGTTGGTGATTATATATTAGCAAAATGGAAAAACGCTGATGATGATCATCCTGCGAATATTTTTGTAACAAATAATATAGGGCAATTAATTAAAATAGAAAAAGATATGTATAATATTGTTACATATTTAGTAAAATATAATAATATACCAAAAGAAATAGATATATATAAATCTATGAATAATGATACTTCGTTTAGATTTAAAAAAGAAGATTTAATAAAATATTCAAAAAATAAAGAATATTTAGAAATGATATTACAAACAAATAAATTTAACATATGAAATATATAAAAGAATACGAAAAATTGAATGTAAATGAACCAGAAGTTGGTGATTATGTAATAGGATATAGTAATCTTGAATTTTTTACTGAAGTTAACGATTTTACTAAAAATAATATTGGTAAACTAATTGAAATATTAGAGAGTAAATATGATGATATTGATGATTCTTATTTGATAGAATATTATCATATACCAGATGAATTAAGTTTTTTTAAATTTGCTGAATATGGAGATAATATATTAGCATTAAATAAAGAAGATATAAAATATTGGTCTAAAAATAAAAAAGAATTAAAACTTATATTACAATCAAATAAATTTAACATATGAAACATATTAAAGAATATACCATATTTGAAGGAGAATATTATACAGACGATGATATTAAACGTATGAAAGATAATTTACCTAAATTTGCAAAATATATTAGGAAAATTATCATGAATTTTGGTTATGAGTGCGTTAATTTTAGTGAAGACGAAGATATTCAATTCTCATTTTATTTAAAGAATACTGAAAAAGTGTTATTTTCTATAATGACGGGAAATGATGAATACTTTGTTTTAGATTCATTTAATAATAGTAACGATATTATTATTTCATCTATACCTGAATATATGAAAACAATAAAAGGAATAAGATTTAATAAAAAAGTAAGTGATGAATATGAATTTTATATTGAAGGAAATGTTAATGATATTATTAATCAAATAGATAATGAAAAAATAAAATTGTTCGCAATTACAAATAAATTTAACATATGAAATATATAAAAACATTTGAAACTAGTAATAAAAGACTCAATTTAGGAGACTATGTTATATGCAAGGAAATTCCTGATATGTTTGATAAAGAAAATTATAAAGATATTATTGAATTTGAAAAAAATAATATAGGTAAATATGTAAAATATATTCCTGATAATGGAAAATTCAAATATGCTATTTATTATGATGATTTACCTCAAAAATTTAAAGATAAATTTTTTATGAAAGAAGGCGATATAGATAAATATTGTAGAGTAATGTCTAGAAATGAAATAAATTATAATTCTAAAAATAAAGAAGAGTTAGAAGCAATAATAGCGGCAAAAAAATTTAATATATGAAACATTTAAAAATATATGAAGACATTAATGAAGTCACTGATATAAAAAAATATTAAGTCATTTAAATAAATTTTTTAGTTTTTATGGAATTAATTATTCAAATTATTTTGAAAATAGAACATATGAAACAGAATATTTTATTTCAGATAGAAGATTATTATTTGATATATCAGTAGATAATATTCTTGGTAAACATTTATCTATTAGAATAGAGAATAATGAATCATTTTATAAATATATATTAGAATATTTTAAAACTATAAAAGGATTAGAAATTTATTCTGAATATTCAAATAGAATAAAATTTGATATAATTGGTAATATAAATGATATTATTGAACAAATAACAAATGATGATTTTGACTCTAAATATGAAATATATAAAATGACAAGTAAATTTAACTTATGAAATATATTAAAACATTTGAAAATATAAGTAAAAAATTTAAAGTTGGTCAATATGTAATAGTTAAATACATATCATATACTCCACAATTATATGATTTTTTAAATAACAATATAGGAAAAATTGTTAGTATAACTGAGCATTTTGAAATACCAAAATATATTATATATAATGTGAAATATGAAAATATTCCAGATGATATAAAATGGGCATTTAATGGTAGAAATAAAAATTTATATAAAGCATATTCAAATGAGTTAAAATTAGCAACTGATAAAGAAATAAAAAAATATAAATTGAATATTATTGCAAATAAATTTAACATATGAAATATTTAAAAACATTTGAATCATTAGAAACAAAAATAACTATTGAATTATTTGATTTTTGTGAATTTTTTGGTATGCATGAAGCTATTAAAAAATTAATAATATTAAAAGATAATTCAAAAGCAGTTGGATTTACTATTAATATTAATACAAATAAACATTATTATAAAAAATCTGATAATATTGAGATGCTTGAAATAAATATACATAATGATTTTTATATTAATGATGGTGATTCAATTGGATTAAGAATAGGTGATTATGGTTTTAGTTATGGTTATTTAAGAGCATTAAACGAAAAAGGTTCTCCAGGAATTATTATAAATTTTTACAATGTAGATATTGAAGATGATAATATATTACTTTATATTAAATCTAAAAAATATAATATATGATACAAAAAAAATTTAATTTATGAAAAATTTAAAAACATTTGAAGAATATGTTGGTGTTGAATATGTTCCATATAAACCACAGCACAAATCATATAAAAATGAAGAGAAAAAGAAAAAGAAAAAGAAAAAAGGTGGAGGTACACTTGAGCCAGTTGATGTAATGCCCAATAAAACAAAAGATATGGTATCATTTCAAACAAAATTTTAAATTATGAAATATATAAAAAAATATGAGAGTAACGATGATATTGTATATTCAGTAAATGATATTGTAATTTGTTCTACAAAATTTGACGCATATCGTGACTATACAGGTAGAATAACTCAGTATGGTGAATTAGAATATGGTAATGAAAAAGAAATTAAATATGGTAGAGAATATAAAGTTATACAAATATATTGGAGTGGAAGAGGTTATAGGAATGTAACAACTAATTTATTATATAATGCTTATGTAGATGTTCAAGATATTAAAACAGATGAAATAATAACTATGAAAAATGCATATATGTTTACATTGAAATCTGACTGGAAGATTCCAGATGAACCAATGATAGGAGATTATGTATTATGCGAAATAAATAGTAATAGATATAGTGATGACGACAATATTTTTGATGAATATATAAATAATAACATTGGAAGAGTTATTAGACAAAACGAGAAAAATACATATGTAATTGAATATAGAGATATACCTAAAAAAATGATAGGAGAGATAAATCAGTTTTATAATGATACAAATCCTATTATTAAAAATCTAGGAAAACATGAATTTAGAATTAAAGATATTAAATTATATTCTAAAAGCAAAAAAGAGGTTGAAGATTATTTAAAGATAAAAAAATCTACCAACAAATTTAATTTATAAAAATCTATAATTTAATTATAGATTTTTTAATTTTAATAACTTATAATTACGAAATTTATTTTTACATTTTTCATAATTTAATTCAACTCCATCTAAATAAAAATCTATAATTTAATTATAGTTCTTTTAATTTTAATAATTTGTATTTACGAAATCCATTTTTCCAAGTATCATAACTTAATTCAACTCCATTCAAATAATATTTTTTATTAATAATTATTTCATTATCTTTTTTATATAATATAGATGGTCCGAAATCATTATGAAATGCATTATTTTTATAATATGATATTTCAATATTATTATTTAATTCATGTATTATTTTCACATATTTATATTTTTGTATAAATTTAGTAATAAATTTAACATCATCTTTATCTATAGAATTAAATTTTAATGAATGATATTCTATTTCATGCTCTATTACTATATCTGATTTGTGGTTATTCATAAATTAAATTTATTTACATTTGAATCTAATTCATATTTTTCAATCTCATTAGTTGTTAATTTTCTTTCAATTTCATCATTCGATACCCAAATTGTTTTGTTATTAGGATCATTACATAAATAATAATAGCCATTAACAGTTGGATCTATTTTTATTATTTTTGTATATCTTGGAATATTATCAATAAAAATTATTGCTTTTAATTTAACATAATTTCCTATATTATATTTCTGTATATTATCTGACTTTTTCTCATTCATTTTAAATTTATTAATATGTTTCATAAATTGAATTTATTTGCATTAGTCTTTAGTTTATCAATAGTAATAATATTCATACATATTGAATTTTCGTATTTTAACTCATCTATTCCGACTAATTCAGCAGAAACAAGAGCACTTTCATTAATATATTGAAAGTTTAATCCTTTTATTATACCATGATATTTTATATCAGTCATAAAATCAATTACTCCATCTGATATATATTTACCTATAATTTCTTCTCTTAGAAATTTTGAATAATGCTTATTAGGATTATAAATAGACATATAAAAATCATGATATAATTTGTGAATGTTTATAATTATTTCATTATTAGTTTCTTTGAAATTTCTTTCTTTTGTTATTTTTTTAAAATTTTCATATTGTTCCTTCTCACTAACTTCACTACTAATATGATATACCTCATCATCATCTGGATCTATTGTACCATCTTCAAACCCTGGTACAATTTGAGGCTCGTCCTCTTCTGTTCTTGGTTCAAACATATCAGGATATTCTCCTCTTAAATCATAATTTTCAAATTTTTTCAAATATTTCATACTAATATATATAAAAAAAAGTTAGTAAAAATTACTAACTTTTTTCTAACTCAGATAGTTTTTCTAATTTTTTCTTTCTTTCTTCATTTAAAAAACAAAAATAGTCATAAAAATAATATTCATTATCACCTATAAAATCATCAACATATGTCATAGATTTATTTAATCTAAATCTAAATACCAAATGTTCATTATCTTCAATTGATATAAAATCATCTTTATCAAATACTGAATAAATGTTATTAATAATATAATATTTATTTTTTTCAAATTGATAAAAATTATTTTTACAATGAGCTTTCATTAATTTCATTTATTTTTTCCTTTCTTAAAAAATTATTTATTCCATAAATTTTATTAATATCTTTTACTGTTAAGCATTTTAATTCTGATTTTTCTTCATCACCCCATTCTTCTACACAAATATAATATTTTTCCCAACTAGATTTGAAAATATAAAGTACTAAACTATTATATTTATCAATATACTTATGTAGATTTGATGAATTATCAACCTCATTAAAATTATATTTTAAAAATTTTTGACTCATTTTTTCTTTTTTTCGTGCCTTTTTGACTTAGATTGATTAAAAATTATGCCATTAATACTAGGTTTTGATTTACTAAAATCTAAACTATTTACTGATGTTTTAAAATCTTTTTTTATGTTTTCATTTTTTTCAATTTCAGAACTTTTAATTACTTGTTTAATATTACTAATAAATTCAAGTTGATTTTCACTTGGTTCAGTACATCCGTCATCAAACATTATATAATTACTATCAACACTTATATATTTTAAATATTCAATCATATCAAATATATATTTAGATGTTTCACCAAATATTAAATCATTATATTCTGTTATATTCCAAGATTTTGGTTCATAATTTTTAAATTTATCAATATCATCTTCATTTGTTATAAATATATTTATCCAATCAACATAATTAATAATCATATCTTTTTGTCTCTTACTTAACGCTTTTTTTGAAACTACAAAACTACTTGGTTCAATTTTCATCTATTTTAATATTTTTTATATTTTAATTTAATAAGTTTTTTTTTACGAAACTTTTTTTTTGACTCAGTTATAAAATCTAATTGACTTTGATATGGCTCGTCATTATATCCTTCGTTCCAATTAATTGAATCTGGATCAACTTTTATATAATCTAAAAAATCTTGCATACTAAAATTATCCATTGAAGTTTCACCAAATATAAAATCATTATAATCAACTATTCTCCATGGATCAGTATCACAATATTCGAATTTATCTATACATATTTCATCAATAGTTTTAAAAAACTCAACATAACTTTGATAATCATAAATCATTTCTTTTTGTTTATTAGTTAAAGAATCTTTAATTACTACAAAACTGCTTGATGATGAGTTACTTACAAATCCATTTCGTATTTTCATTTGATTTTATTATTTTTTAAACATTATTTCTTCTACCATTTCACATATGATATGTCCAATCATAATATGAGATTCTTGTATTCTTGGTGTATTATCAGATGGAACATTAATTGTGTAATTACTTATTCCTTTGAGTTTTCCACCATCTTTACCTGTTAATGCAATAGTTATCATTCCTAATTTATTAGCTTCATAACAAGCATTAAAAACATTATTAGAGTTACCTGAGGTTGAGATTGCAATTAGAATATCATTTTTTCTACCCATTCCTTTTATTAATCTTGAATATATATTATCAAAGGAATAATCGTTTGCAACAGCAGTCAAATATGATGTATTTACATGTAATGCTTCAGCAAATAATGGATCTCTATCTATATAAAATCTACCTGATAATTCTGCAGCAATGTGCTGAGCATCAGCAGCACTTCCACCATTTCCACATAAAAGAACTTTACCGTCATTTTTAAAGCACTTAATCATCAAATTAGTAATATCTTCTATTGTTTTAATTAAAGTATCATCAGAATAAATTAATTCTTTTACATTTATTGATTCTCTTATTATATTTTTAATTCTTTTCATTTTTACTCCACATAAAATTTTGAATTAAATCATAAAAATCATCCAATTCTGATTCTTCTATCTTATCATAATCTAAATTATAAAAATAATCAAATTTTGTTTGAATTTTTTCTTTTTCAATAATGTTATATGGTGATTCACATCTCCATATAATTTTTTCATCTAAATATTTTAAATAACTATTTATTTTGCTTTTTTTAACTTCTATAGCACAATTATCTATTAAGTTTTTTAAATTATCTATTTCATCATCACTAATATTTTCTTCCGTGACATCAAATTTGCCAAATATTGAAGATATATCATTTTTTAAATCATTTTCTTCATTTGACCACTCTTCTCTTGATGCATGACTACAATTATCCCAATAATATTTTCGTAATTTTTTTATTTTCTCTTTATTATCTTTCATAAAAATAATTATTTTTCTTTAATAATCTTTTTAGTAGTTTTTTTCGTTGTTGTTTTCTTTTTCGTTACTTTTTTTTCACTGCCAATATCTTTAACTAAAATATAAGGACCTTTGAATGTACTACTTGTATATGCTTTACATTTATCAATTTCTAAATCAATTAAACATTTTTTACAATAATTTGTATAATACTCTCTATTGGGCACTAATGCAGCAAAAATTTCCTTTGAAGGAAATTCATTTAAACACTCTGAACAGACATATGAATCTTTTTTCTTAGCCATTTTTATTTTATTTTTATTTAAGCAAATATATAAATTAATTTGCATACCCACAAATGATTTTATATTTTTTATATATAATAATATAATAAAATAAAGTTTATATATGAAATATTTAGAAAGTTATAAAGTAATAGAACCGTCCGATATTAAAGTTGGAGGAGAATATGGTAAATTACCAGGAGTAATTATTAGTGATAAATTTTTTGAAAAAATACCATATATTATTAATTTTTTAAATTCAAAAAAAATAAAATTTGAATTATTTACTAATGATATATATTTTTTTATAATATTAAATCATGTTGATGATATTAATTTATTACCATATAACTATAATAGTATGGAACATATAATTCCGTTATCGGATGATTATAATAGAGATGATATATTGAGTAAATTACAATTGAATTGGTATAAAAATAAATTTCAAAAATATAATCCTGATGTTATATTTAGAGATTTTACAATTAAAACCTCAGACGATATGATAGAATTAAAAGAATATATTAATAACCTTTTAATTAAAATAAGTGCAAAAAAATTTAATCTATAAAAAATTATATATATTATTATGAGATATATTAAAAATTATGAATATTTTACTCCAATCAAAATAAATAACGAAAAACCTTTCAAAATTGATGATAACATTGCAGATAAGATTGCATATATGCAAGATAGTCTCAAAAAACTTAGAAAGAGAGTTCAAAACGAAAAAGATAGAAAAACACAAGCAGAATTAAATAATGAAATAAATATTAAAGTTAAAAAACTTAGTGACTTAACATTTAAACAAACTAAACAAGTTGCATATTTAAAAAATAATCCAATAACAGAAAGTTCTGATGTTGAAGATAATATAGATAATATACCAAATTTAATAAAAGTATTATCATCAAAGAAATTTAAACCAGAAGATATCAACAAATATATTGGATTCGATGAAGATGAAGCAATAATAAATTCAGAAAAAAATTATCATTATCCATATGAAAAAGAATTTTCATATGATGAGAAAGGATTCACTTTAATTATTAATATTGAGGTTCTTGAAAATTTACTTGATATCGAAAATGGTTCTATAAGTTCTATTTTACAATTAACTCGAGATAATAATAATTATGAATTCTATGTTGATAAAGAAGAATTAGATTATTTGGGTAATTATACAAAAAAAGAAACTAATGATAAAATTATAGAATTATCCAAGTTATTTTATTTTGACGATAATATAGATCCTACAGAACAAGGTAAAATAGCAGACTTATTTAAATATTTAGATTTAACTGATGATTTAGAAACATTTGAAAGTGAAATTTCAATGGCTCATGAACGTGCAGTAGAAATAGCAGCAAAGAAAGCATTAGAAAAAATGCCTTTTAATATTAATGATAATACTAATCATGATAGTGACACAAAAAAATATCAGATAGAATTGGTTTTTGAGTATAAAACTATGATTAAGTATATGATAAAATATAAATTAAATGTTAAAACTATTAAAGAATTTTTATCTAATATATATGATTCTGATGACTTAAGATATGAAACTATTGAATATGAAGATAGTTATAGTCATCTTAATTTTGATAATTTAAAAAACTCTATTGATGATGTAGTTAGTAAATATGTAGACAGTCCTGATGATATATTTCCGATTTGGATTAAAACAGATAATTTAGAAATGTTTAAAAAAATGGAAAAAAAATATGCATTTTATGATTATGACTATGATATTTGGTTTAAATATTATAGAAAGCATATAAATTTATTAGAAATTGCTAAATTATATAATGGAAAAATATTAGAATGGTTTAAAACTTATGAATTTCAAAAATACTTAATTGAAAATGATAATGAAAATTATAAATTAATAATGAAATCAAATATATTGAATCCTGAAATTATAAATGAATATAGTTATATTGTAAATGTAGATAAATTTAATATGTAAAAATTATGAAACACTTAAAAATATTTGAAGAATTTGACGATGATGACGAATTATCACCAGTAGGACATTATACATCTCAACATGTAGGAGATTATGTAAAATTAGAAGATTATGTAAAATTAGATGATTCTGAAAGTGAATTGAATGTTGTAGGTCCATTTGTTAAAATTATTGAAGTTAACGATACAGATTTTGATGAAAATGATGATGATATGTATGAGCCAAGATATAAAGTAATATCTATTCATAAAAAGACAAGAGAATTAAAAGAATTTTGGATAGGTGAAAGTGAGATTGATAGAGATTTAACTTCAAGTGAAATTGAAGAACTTGAACTATTATTAACAGCAAACAAATTTAATATGTAAAACTATGAAACATTTAAAAATATTTGAAGAATTTGACGATGATGAAGATTTCGAAGAATATCATGATATTAATGAATTTGAAAATGATTACGATATAGATACTGCTGTTGATAGCTATATAACAGCATTAATTTGGACTGAAGAAGGTCATGAAACAGATTATGATCCATGGGAAGGAAAAAATATATATGATATCGATGAAAATTCTAAAGATGAGATTGTAAAAGAAGTTGAATGGTTTATTAATTCAGCAGGAGATGTTTTTGAAGATATGACAGATGACCAAATTGGTAATGATTTATGGTTGACAAGAAATGGACATGGATCTGGATTTTTTGAAAGAATAAATGATAGTGAAAACTTAACAATCATTACTAAATTATGTGATGTTTTAGGAAATGTAGATGCTGAAATAGGAGATGATGGTAATATATATCATCATTCAAATGATAAATATAAAACTTTTAATGTAGATGAATATAAAAAGAAAATAGAATTTGATAAAACAGTAAATAAATTTAATTTATAACATATTTTAAAAAAATAATATCTTATGAAAAATGCTAAATACATAGAAAAAAATCCTAAATATAAGAAAGGAGATTTCGTTAAGTTGATTGAGAATAATTTGAAAGTTGAAAATTTAGTACATATTTTAGATGTAAATGATGAGTTAAAATCACCAGATTATTATATTGAAGCATTTAATATTAAAACTCAAGAAATAGTTAAAATATGGATCGATGAAGAAGAAATAGATAAAAAAACCAATGCAAAAGGAAAAATAAAATTTAAATAAATTGAAATATATTAAAAAGTTTGAAAAATCAAATAGTAAAGAGAAAATTCAAGAACTCGCTTATTATATACATAATTTTATAAATAAAAATCAAAATGAAATTATTTATTCATATGAATATAATTGTGATTATGCGTTTAGTTATAATAAAAATGATATACAAAGAAATTATTTTTTAAATTTAAGATTATCCACAAATAATGATTATTTTTTGTTTGATATTAATACTATACTAGATAATCCAGGATGGATAGATTCAGAAATAGAAAAAATATCAAAATTTATAAAATATATAATGGATAAATATTCAGAATTAGGTAGAATAAAAATCACAGAAATAGATAATATTATAAATGATATATCAAAAGAAAATTACGAAATTTATCTAAATGCATTAAAATTTAATTTATAAAAAAAGAGAATCAATTGATTCTCTTTTTTGTTATTTAAGGTTCATTAAATCTCACTATTTTATCTTTATTTTTGGAAAAGATTATCCTTTACATTATTTTCGGTATAATAAGTCGTTGCAGCAGAAATATTTGAATATGCTACTATTATTCCGTCATTCGTAGCATCATAATTAAATGAATTGCTTCTACTCATTCCCATTGATTCTGCGACAAAACATGAATCTTGATTTGCACCTAAATAAATAAATTCAATATTTAAATTTTCTCTCATATCTGTCACCATTAATTTAATCATATCACGACTATATATAGTAGAAGAATTTTCTTCTCCGTCTGTTAATATAACAAATAATGTTTTATCACTTCTTTTACTTTTTTTAGTTGATCCTAGTTGCTTTATATAATTATCTGAAGCAAATCCTAACGCATCATATAAACTAGTACCACCATTAGCATAATAAGTGTTTTCATTAAGTTCATTTACTTCTTTAATGTCAACGTTTTTATATGGCATATAAAAACTTGTATCAAAAAACATCAATGAAAAATTTATTTTATTTCCATTTTCCTTTTGTTCCGTTAAGAATTTGTTAAATCCTTCTCTCGCTTTTACTATTATCGACCCCATTGAGCCAGACATATCCAATATGCAAACTATATCTACCTTATTCATATTATAAATTAAATTTTAGTTCCGCATTTCGGACAGAATTTCCAAGAACTTTTTCTTAAACGATATCCGCACTCATTACAATATTCACGTATCTCATTGATACTCTGAGATTTAGAAGAATAAGGCATAAGTTTATAAGATATTGAATAGAATGATGTATTTGAAAATTCGACGTTTACATTTTTTAATTTTTGATCTGATAATTCTCCTTTTTCAACTCTACCAGTTTCAATAGAATTAATATTTAAACTAGATGTAAATGTTGATCCTCCAATATTACTTGATGAATTAAATATATTATTATTTAATGAATTGCAACTTTGAGTATAAACACAACTAGTATCTGAATTATATTTAGAATTAGAATTATTAGTATCAAAAAATCCAGAAAAACTTATAGAATTTCCAGTTAATGATGTTATTGAAGAATTTCCAAAATAATTTCCATAATATGTTCCAGTGTTATTAAGATTATTATAATTATAAGGCTTAGGTGGAAATTCATAATTTACATTTACTTCATTAGTATTATTACTTCTCCAATATTCTTTATAGAAATTAAAGGTAATTAATCCATTTTTTTCAATCGCTTCTAACGCTTCTTTATTATTACCATCAATGTTATAAGTTTCAAATAACATTTTACGTTGTTCATCTAAAAACCGATCTAAAAATACATTTTGACCAGGATTTAAAATTAAATAAGAATCTCCTTTTTTGATTCCGTTAAATTCGATACTAACTCCAATTTTTTCATTTGTTGGATTGAAAAAATTAAGTTCAAAGTTATCACCATTATTTAAGTAAATAATGTTACCTTGATAAATTTTCAATTCGTTTCTTTTGCTAGAAATTTGAACAGAAGGGTTCCTGTCCAACAGTTTGTTGTTTGTCATAATTTTTTTATTTTTTTTATTTTTAGTTTGCTAATTCATTCATTGCTTTTCAACAATTCCAAAGTCATAATGACTCTAAACTAACATAACCCAAAAAATGAACCTCGTCACTTTAAGTGCGACATTATTATATATATTTTTATTGCTGTCCTATTATATTAAATATTATTAATTTTTATATTATATTCAATTTTTATTTGTATCTTTGCACATTAACTTTAAATACTAATAATATGAATAGATTTTTAAGATATAAAGAAACTAAATTATATAATCATTTGATTAATTCAATAGATTATCATGAAAAAAGACGTCTTAAACAAAAAAATGAACATGATGCAATTCAAGTAAAATTGAAGAAATATGAGGAAAAACAAATTGAACGTGATAACGTAATATCTGAACCTAAAGATTCTAAATTGATAAATAATGAAATTGATAAAATTTCAGAAGAAGAATATTATCAAATTTATTTAAAATTAAAAAATAGTTATGAAAAATAAAACAATGTATATTTTTAGCATTATTATAGGCATGATTATAAGTAAAATTGCTATTTTTATAAATATAAAAGCATATTCTTTTGAATGGTGGAGATTCTGCTTAACATTTGATATTATAATAATTGTAAGTTTTTTTTATATAGTTGAATTAATAATAAAAAATAAAAAACCTAAAAAATGAAAGATTTAAAAAATATAACCAAAGAAGAAGTTGAAATAATATGCGAAATGTACGGTGAGCCATTTATTGATTATCTTGCAGGTGAATGGAATTATGGATTAGCAGTTCAAATTAATACAACATCAACTGCATATAATAATGTGAATGATTCTTATATCACAATATATTATAATGGTATTATTAACTTACATAGAAACAATGGCAATTGGGGCGGAATGATAACTGAAAGTATATCTCCTTTAATAGCAATAGATTATTTGAGAAGTCAAGGTTACGAATTCAAATATGAAATTCCTAAACAATTAGAAAGAAAATTCAAATTAAACGAATTAAATAAAATATCTAAAATATAATAAACTTATTATTTATTTAAAAAGACTACAGAAATATCTGTAGTCTTTTTTTTTGCCTGTTTTTGACTTTATTATATTTATATATACAGATAAAACAATATATGAAAGTTCAAAAAACATTTACAATAGAAAAAGAAATATCAAAAGAATTTGATAAGATTTCAAAAGAGAAATCAATTAATAAATCATTATTCATAGAAAATGCTATGAAAGATTTTATTGAAAAAATAATAAATCAAAAATGATTATTGGTGTATATAAAATAACAAATTTAATAAATAATAAATGTTATGTTGGATCATCAATAAATGTTAAAGGAAGATTTACTCAACATAAGAATCAATTAAAAAAGAATAAACATCATTCTATTAAATTACAAAGAGCTTATGATAAATATGGTATTGAAAATTTTACATATACAATTTTAGAAGAATGTAGTATTAATGAAATTTTAATTAGAGAACAATATTATATTGATTTTTTTGATTGCTGTAAAAATGGATATAATATTTTACCTAATGCTGGACATAATTTAGGAATGAAACATAGTGACAAAACAAAAGATATATTAAGGCAAAAAAGTATTGGAAACAAAAGTCACTTTGGTATAAAACAAAGTGAAGAAACAAAAAAAATAATATCAGAAAAATTAAAAGGAATAAATATTTCAGATGAAACTAAATTAAAAATGAGTAAATCACAAAAAGGTAGAATAACAAGTGATGAAACTAAATTAAAATTAAGTATATTAAATAAAGGTAAAAAAATGAGTGATGAAGCTAAATTAAAAATAAGCATTTCAAAAAAAGGTAAACAGCAAAGTAAAGAAACTATTGAAAAAAGGGTAAAAAAGAATACTGGTCAAAAAAGAACAGATGAAGTTAAATTGAAAATGAGTAAAGCTATGATTGGTGTAAAAAAAAGACCTATGACTGAAGAATATAAATTATTAAGATCTAAAAAAGTTGCTCAAATATCAGAAAGTGGAGAAATAATTAAAGAATTTAATAGTGTAAAAAATTGTGCGTCGTATTTTAATACTAAAACTAATAGAATATGGGAAGTATTATCAGGTAACAAAAAATCTTATAAAAATAATTATTTCAAATATTTATAAACTTATTATTTTTTATTACTATATAGAATGTGGAATTTATCCACAATAATAAAAATAATAATAAATAATGAGTAAATTAAATGGCACCGTAAAATTTTTCAATTCGGAAAAAGGATATGGGTTCGTAGCCGAAAAAGAAACAGGTAAGGAATATTTTGTTCACATCACAAATTTGATAGACAAAATATATGAAAATGACGAAGTCAGTTTTGATCTAGTTGAAGGTAAAAAAGGACTGAATTGTTCTAATGTAGAAGTAATAAATTAAAAATTAATATATTTCTAAAATTTAAAAAAGACTCAATTTAATTGAGTCTTTTTTTATATGTTGAATTTTTCAGCTTCTTGTTGTAATAAATAATCTTCATATTTATCTGGATAATCTTTTTTAATTTTTTCTTTAATTTCAGTAGGTAAATAATCAAAAAAAGTAATTTTAACAATTCTACCTTTAACATTCCAATCAGCTCCTGAATCTATTAATAATTTTATAGTATCATAATTTTCGATATAAGGAAACATAAATCTATTAGAGGATGCTAGTAATAATGGTGTATAACCTTGATTTGTAGTATCTTGGATATTTACATCCGCTCCGTTTTTAATTAATATTTTTAAAATATCAATATTATTAACAGAATATATTAATGAGTTGAAACCATCTTTATTGATATAATTAACATCAGCTCCTTGTTTTATTAAACTTTCAACTTTTTTTATATTATTATTTATACAAGAGTCTATTAATTCATTATTTAAATCTAAATTTTGTTCAAATGTTTTTATATATTTCATATATTAAATTTTTCAGAAGTTTTTATCATTAAATATATTTCATATTGTTTATGATATTTCTTTAATATATGTCTTTTAAATTCGTTATCTTGTATATGTTCAAGAAAATCTTTTTCACGTCCATAATTTTGTGTTTTATTCCAATCTGCTCCTGCATCAATTAATTTTTCCATTATAGATTTATAATAATCACTACTACTTCCAGTGCTACCTATTGCTGAGATTATTAATGCTGTATTTCCATTATCATCTTGTAAATCTAAATTCACATCTGATTTTATCAATTCATCAAATACTTTTTCATATCTATTAATCATAGAATATATTAAAGCTGTTCTATAACTTAGTTGATCTTGTAAATTTAAATCTATTTGTCCAGAATTTATCATATCAATCATTTCAGCTTCTCCTTTTGAACCTAAATCATGCATCTGAACAAGATTCAATAGTTCATAAGTATGGTATTGTTTCTCATTGAATTTTAATTCCTCATATAATTTCAAATGTTTCATATCTTTATATATAAAAAATAACTTATAAATTTTATATATAGATAAAATCAATTATTAATATGAAAATAAAAAAATTTAATGAAAATTCAACTGATAGCATTACAGGAATATTCGCTATTGTTACTATACCAGTTGATAAACGTCATATTCCTTTTGATGATTTGATTAAAGATAGTTATTATATACAATATGAAAAGGATTATAAAAATGATAAAAAATCGTTAATACAATATACAATTGAGCATATTATTCTTGAAGAAGGATTATTAAATTTTTCATATAAATTAGTTGATGAATTTGGTAAAGAAATAACAACAGAAGAATTATATAACCGAATTGAACTTAATGATAGTGCAAATAAATTTAACTTATGAAATACATAAAAACATTTGAATCAAGGAAAAAAGAAAATATGATTAATTTAATAAATTTAGATAATGATTCTAAAATTATAAAAGTAACTCAAGAAGAACTTGATGCATTAATAGACAATGATTTTACAGTTCTTTATGATAATGAAAGAATTAGATATGATTCAAATCATCTAGATGAATGGAGATATGATTCAGATGAAGAAGATGATATAAAAAAGTTTTTAAAATCATTTAGAAGGCATGATAGCGTTATATGCTTTGAGTAGCAAAAAAATAATAAGAGTTACGAAGGAAGAACTCAATGTATTAATAGGAGAAAAATTTGAAATTCTTTATGATGATGACGAAATAGTTCATGATCCAACTTTACCAAATGAATGGAGATATGATGATGATGAATATGAAGAAATAACAAGATGGTTAGAATTATATAGAATATTAAAAGATCCTGAACAAGTTAATCAAACAATTAAATTTAACTTATGAAATATATAAAAAGGTTTGAAAGTTTAGATCAAAATGATGCTGAATTTTATTTAGAAGTTACACCAGAAATTGCACTTAGTTTTTGTAATGGTAAGCCGTTACCTTCTGATGATCCTATACCATTAAATCATCAAATTTTAGAATATGCATTTGGAATGGCTGATGATGTAACAGATAATGATTATATCTCTGCTGCTATAGATGTTTGCGATTGGTTTGATGGTACTCCAAAATCAATAAAAGATGGAGTAAATGCTATCAATCAATATGAATTTGATTATGTAAGTGAAGGACCAGATTTTGTATTAGGAGTCAATTACGATGGTGAATCAGCAGAATTTGGAGATATTCATGTATTTTTAAAAGATTATAGAAAAATTGAAGTAGTTTTTGTTTATGATTGTAAGAAGGAAAAATTTATGACTCCGAAATATTTTAGAAATATTTATAGTATTCCTGGATTATATAATAATATAGATAAATTTAACTTATGAAATATATAAAAAGATTTGAAAAGAAATTATTTAATCCTAACGATTGTAAAGTTGGTGATTATATAAAATATAGACAAAATAACTATACATTTGATGCTAAAATAATTAAAAAAGACGAGTCATTTTATTTAGTTCAAAATGAAATATGTAAAATTGGAATTATTAAAGAACAAATTTTAAGATTTTTAACTTCATTAGAAATTGAAAATTTTGAATTATTATTAAATACCAATAAATTTAATTTATGAAATATATAAAGAAATTTGAAAATAATATTGATTTACCAGAAGTTGGTGATTATGTTTTAATGAATAGTTATAGTACTAATAGCGTTATAAATTTTGTAACTAAAAATTTTGGTAGATTAACAGCTGTAGAATTCGATCCAAATTTAAAAAAATATAAATGTAGAGTTAGATATGAAAATATACCAGATAATATAGATTTATTTTTTCATGATGGTACAAGAATTTTTGATATCGAATTATTAGTGGAATATGGAAAAACAATTGAAGAATTAAAATTGAAATTACAAGCAAATAAATTTAACTTATGAAATATATAAAGAAATTTGAAAATATTAAAGATGAACCAAAAGTAGGAGATTATGTATTAATGAAATCTTCCATGCAGAATAAAGAAATGACTGATTTTATTGATAATACTATTGGTAAAATTATAAAAATTGAAATAAAATATCATTTCAATACAGTAAGTGTTGAATACGAAGATATACCTATGGAGATTGCAAGTTTATTTGGATATGAGAATTATAATCTTAATCATAATATTGGATTTAGAGAATTTTTATATAGTAGTATTATTGATTATTCTGAAAATAAAGAAGATTTAGAATATAAAATAAAAGCAAAAAATTTTAATCTATGAAATATATAAATACATTTGAAAAATATGGTGATTGGAAATATGAGGATAAATATTGGCAAGTAACATTATTGCAACCATATTTTAGATTGTCTTTAAAAAAGATAGGAGTACCAGATGATTTAATTGAAGATTGGTGCCTTTGGTATACTAATGAAAATGTTCTTGTATATATTTATAAAGAAAAAGTTAAACAATATAATAGCTTAACAGATGATTATGATGAATATTTTGAATGGATTTTAAAATTAGAACCAGATAATAGAGATCATGCATTATTTATGGGAAAGGTTAAACTTCAAGATTTTGAACTGACATCAGATAAATTCAACTTATAAAAATTAATATATAATAATCATTAACAAAGTATTACAATTAAAAATTAATATTAATATACACTAATGAAAGTTAGAATATTAGAGTTATCACAAATAACTAAAGAAATCGTGACATCTAAATTATCTGAAAAAAATTTAGATTTGGATATGATAGATGAATATCTTGATATCTTATCTGCTATAAATAATAATCAGAGTGTATATAATATATCAACCACTGAAGGTGATTATATATTAATAATAACAGATAATCAATATAAAAAATTATCATAAACTATTTATATGAAATATTTAAAAACGTTTGAAAAACAGAAAGAGAGAGAAATTACTTTATATAAGAATAAAGATTTTAATATTACTATAAATAACAGTAACGGAAATATGACTTATGGTACTAATTATCGGTCATGCTCTCCAATTTATGGTATTATTGAACAAATAATAGAAAAATCTGAATGCTTAAATGATCCTGAATTAAGAAAAATTATAATAACAGAAAAAGAGAGGGAATCAGCTATGCAATCAATGAATCCAAAATATTCAGTTAATAGAATTAAATATCATACATCACCAATTAATGGATTTATAGGAGGTCCATCAAAAATTGAGATTAGGAAAATGCCAGATAACGTATACACTGAATTAACTGAAATATATTCACCTATAATAGAAAATATTATTAAAAAATCTAAAACAATGGGTGATATAATTGATGAATTCAAAATTTTATATGATGTTATAACTGAAAATTTACCTCTTCATTTAGCATCTTCAAACTTTAACTTATAAAAAAGAATCAATTTAATTGATGCTTTTTTTAATTATTTCCATTTTTGTATAAACTTTATTTCTTGACTTCTAAATAAAATATCTAATCTATACCCATCACAAGTAAGAATTTTTCCTGCAAAGTATTTAAATTTAATTTTACCATAATGACCTTCTGATTCAAACATTTTTTTAGCACATATTTTTAATAATTTCTTATGCTTTCTTGAAAGTCTTTTATGCTCAATCTCCCACATTGAATGATTTGGATTTTTTGGCTTTGTAAAGTGATGTTTTTTACAATAATAATTACCTTTATAATCAGTACTATATGCGGTTGGTTTACCACATTTACAACATTTAGTTAAAGGTTCAAATACAGTCGCTGAATATGAGCAATGTTTACAATATGCATAACCATCTGTTCTATCTCTACGTTCCATTTCATGATTACAAGTTATAATCTTTTGAAATTTTTTCCAAGCACTTTCTTCAGCTTCTTCAATTGTTTTACCTTCTCCACGAATAAAGCAATCTGGAGTTTTAGGAAATGCTTCAAAAAATGCGGTAGTATAAGTTTCTTTACTTGATATTCCTTCTGATAATCCTTCTATTGGATTTCCAGAAAATAATTTATCAAAACTACCTGATGGTAAAACGATTCCAGATTCTCCACCTTGACAAAAACAATTCCAATCATATTTAGAATCATAATCATTTTTGCTTGACATTCTTACTTTCATATTAAAATATTTTTAATTTTTTTAATTTCATTTTTCTAATTTGATTTTCATCATAAAAATACTCATATAACTTTGAATTTTTATCTAACTTAAAATGTATCCATGAGTTACTATCAATGATCATGTTTATAGTATTATCTCTACCTAATTCACTTTCATAATATTCACCAAATATAAAATATGATAAATATGTCTTTTTACATAGATATTTCATATTAATCTTTTTTACAAAGATACAATAAATTTTTAAAAATATGACTTTTTTATAAATTATTATTATAAATATTATTACGATGTAAAATATATTAACAAATTCATATTAAATATATAAACAAAATGTTGAAAATATACTAAATAGATAAAAATAATTAACATGAATGAATGAAAATGAAATAAGTGAAATAATAAGTGAAATAATAAATGAAAGTAATAATTTTGATTCAAATGATATTGAATTAATAAAAAAACAAGGAGTTGTATTTACAAAAAGTATAGTATGTGAACAAATAATTGAATATTTAGAGCCAAAAATAACAGATATTATTTGTGAACCAAGTGTTGGTAAAGGTTCTTTTGTGTTTAGTCTTTTAGAATATTTTAGAAAACAAAATGTCGAATTAAATGATATGATATTTTTTGTTGAAAATAGATTATATTGTTATGATATCGATATTAATTTTATAAATATTTTAAAAGAATTATTAAATAGATATTTTAATGTATTAGGATATAATAATCAATTATTATTAGTAAATATACAAAATAGTGATTTTTTATTTGTTGACATGAAATTTGATATCATATTTGGAAATCCTCCATATGTAAGAATTCAAAATTTAGAAAATGATTATGTTAATAAATTAAAAGAATTAAATTTTGAAACTATTAAAAAAGGAAATATAGATTTATATTATGCATTTATTGAAAAATCATTAAAAATTAGTAAGAAAGTAGGATTTATTATACCTAATTCATTTTTAATAAATAAAACAGGAGAAATATTAAGAGAAATTATAAATAATAGATTATTAAAAATATATGATAATAAAAATAATAAAATTTGGGATAATATTTCAGCTTATACATGTATAATAATTTGTAATGATATAATTAATGATACTTTTGAATATGAAACAGAATCAGTTTCACAGATATTAAGTAAGAAAAATTGTAATTGGTTTAAACAAGAGACATCAAATAATTTAAAAAATATAATTAAATATGCAAATGGCGGAATAGCAACACTTAGAGATAAAATTTACAAATTTGATTATTCTGATGATAATTATGTTTATAAAAATGATTCTAATATTAAAATAGAAAAAAATATTTGTAAAAAGGCATATAAATCAACTACTAAAAAAGATTATTGGTTCATATATCCTTATATTAATAATAAAATTATAACTAAAGATATTTTAATTGAAGATTTTCCGTTAGCATATAAATATCTATTAGATAATAAATATGAATTAAATAAAAGAGATAATGGTAATATTACTAAATTATCTAAATATGATGCATGGTACGGATACGGTAGAAAACAAGGCTTATTAAAAGAACTGAATGAAAATGAGATTCAGATAATATTACCTATTACATTTATAAAGGGCAAAATTCATTATAAAATAATGAAATCTCCTACGTTAATATTATCTGGATTATCTGTTGTTATGGATAAAAAAAATGTTGACTCATTTATTGAAATTATAGAAAGTGAAGATTTTCATAATTATTTAGAAAAAAATAATAAAGTATTATTTGATACTGATAAAGAAAAAATATGGTTGACATTAACTACAACATCATTGATAAATTATTAAATAAAAAACCGATTTAAATTTGTATTATATACAAAAAATAAACGAATGTTTAAATTATTTGAATTCTTGTAATTTTGCTAGCTTTTTTCTTCTAATTTCTGGCATTGTTTCAAAATAGTCATGAATATTTCCTGTTTTAATTTCAGGAAAGTCAAAAAACATATGTTGATTTATTATTATAAAACCTTCATAATCATAGTTCTCACTATAATAATATTTTCCTACAATAAAATCTGGATATGATTTTTTACATAGATATTTCATATAACTTTTTTAATTTAAGTTTTCGTAGTTCTTGAATATTACTAAAATATTCATATAATTTTGGATCTATTATAGTGTTATTATCTAAAATAAATTTAGTGCTATTAATTAAAATATATTTATAATTATAGTTAATATTTCTATATGACATATTATCAGAATGAATATTATTATCAGAATAATAATACTTTCCTACAATAAAATTTTCATTATATGCTTTTTTACATAGATATTTCATCTAATTTTTTTAATTTAAGTTTTCGTAGTTCTTGAATATTACTAAAATATTCATATAATTTTGGATCTATTCTAGTGTCATCATCATCTAAAATAAATTTAGTGCTATTAATTAAAATATATTTATAATTATAGTTAATATTTCTATATGATATATTATCAGAATAATAATATTCTCCTACAATAAAATCAATATAATATTTTTTACATAGATATCTCATAAATTATCTTATTTGAAACAAAGATACAATAAATTATTTAAATTCTTTCAATTTTTCCAATTTTATTTTTCGTATTTCTGTTTCGGTATAAAAATATTTATAAATTTTTGGCTCTGATAACATATTATTATTAGCAACGAAATATAACTCTTCAATTTTAACATAATTTTTAGTAGATGTTAAATAATAATCATAAAAATTTCCAGCTATAATTTCTTTTGAGTATGTTTTTTTGCATAAATATTTCATTTGCACTTATTCATTATATTTAATATTTCATATTTATCAGTAATATTATATTTTTTTAAATCTTTCATAATATTAAGAGAGAATGTATCTTCAAATAATACTACATCACTTTTAAAATAATTAAAAAAACTTAAATAATCATCTAAATTTGCAATGTTTCTAAGTGAATCTTTTGATATAAATCTTTTATTGAATCCCATAATTTTATATTTTTACTTTATATAAATATTAGATTGATATGTTTTATATTTAATAATATTTAACTACAATATAATGGTAATAATTGTTATATATTTTTATATATCAGATTTTTGTAGTATCTTTGTGTATCAATAATTTAAAACATAAACATATGAAACTAATTGGATTTGCAAATAAATTTTATACTCTTTGGAGTTATTCAGAAGAACCTTTGTATAGAACAATTAACACTGAATCATATCAATATGGTATTAAACAGAATTATAATTATATAAAAAATATTTCTTTTGATTTAGATAAAGTAAAAGAACTTTACCCTGACGTGAAAATTGATGAAGAATTAAAAGGAAAAAGTCAAAGTTGGTCAAAAGAGCCAAAATTTGAATATCCAGATAAATATTTTCATTTTGGTAAATATGAAAGTCAACTTATTAGTGAATGTAAAGATCAATCTTACTTGATATGGTATTTTGAAACTGGTGTTTATGGTGAACGTTATGAAATAGTTAAAAATAGATTAATTGAATTAGGTTGTTATTTTTATAATGATATATTATTTACATCAAAAGAATTACTTGATCAAAATATTGAACATGAAAAAAAAGAATTTGATAATAAAAAAATAATTGCAGAAACTTATGAAAAATATAAAATTTCTGGTATTTTTTCACATAATTTTTATCATTCTTTAAATAGTGAAGGAAATTATAGAGACAATTCATTTGAATTCAGATTCAATGAATATTCTCAACAATCTTATTCTGGTTATGATTATGGATTACCATTAATGAATGGTAAATCAAAAAGAATAAAAAATAAAGTTCTCGAAATGGAAGTTATTACAGAAGAAGATAAAACTTTTGGAGATAAATATTTTAGAGTTTTAAGCCTTAAATCAGTAAAAAATATAGAAAATGACTAATCAAGAATTGATACATGTATTTGAAGACACCAAATCACATAGTTCAGAAATGCTAAATTCAGAAACTACATTACATTTATTTGACGAACGATTAATGTCAGATATTAGGATTCCTTGTTATGAAAATATACAGGTTATAAATTCTGATAGTGTATCTGCAGTTACAGAATATAGTAAATTAGGTAAAACTTGCGTTCTTAATATGGCATCATATAAACATCCAGGTGGCGGAGTTGCAAGAGGATCAAAAGCACAAGAAGAATGCTTATTTAGATGCTCAAATTTAACTCATGTTATTAATACTGATAACTATCCATTAGGAGACGATAAAGCGTTATATACAAAGAATGCTGTGTTTTTCAAAGATGTAAATTATAATTATATAAATGAAGTTGAGTCAGATGTTGTAACTATTGCAGCATTAAATCTTAATAATGTAGAAGTTGATTTTAATGATTATTCTGATACAATTACAAAAGATAATATATCATCAATTAATATTAATTCTGAAAAAATAACGAAATGGGATTATGAAGAACTCACCAAAGAAAAAATAAGATTAATACTATCTCTTGCTATTAAAAATGATGTAGATATTATAATTTTAGGTTCATTTGGATGTGGAGTATTCAAAAATGATCCTGAAGAAATGGCTAAAATGTTCAAACATTTATTAGTAAATGAAGGATATTCTAAATATTTTGAAAAAGTTATATTTGCCATTATCAATGATAGAAACTCAGTAGGTAATAATTATGAAATTTTCAAAAATGTTTTTAGTAATTACTATTTAATTTAATAAAATGAAAAACGCGTTAAGTTTATTACGGTCAAAAAAATTAACTGATACTATTAATATGTTATATAAAGATGGTGATTTAGATATAATTTTACCAGAATTATGTAATTTACATACAACTACTAATGGTCATAAAAATAATTATTACCATACATTAGGCGTACTTAATAACGTGATTGAATATGATAATGATAACTTAAAAATGAAAATTGTTGCAGTATTACATGATATTGGTAAAATTTCTGTTAGATCTAAAAATGATGATGGAAATTGGACATTTCATGATCATGAAAATGTAGGTGCAAAAATGGTAAAAAAAATATTAAAAAGATTTAATATAACTAATAAGAAAACTATTGATTATGTTTATAGAATGGTCAAATATCATGGTAGAGTAAAGATGCATAGGGATGTAACAGAATCAGCTATAAGAAGGTTAGATTTAGAAGTTGGACATGATATAGTATTAGAGTTAATTGAGTTCTGTAAGTGTGATATAACCACTAAATATGATGATAAAAGACAACGTATTATATCAGGATTGGATGAAATAAAAAATAGAATATTGGAAGTTCGTAAGAAAGATAATGAATCTAAATGGAGATCACCAATAACAGGAACTATTATTATGGGAATGTTAAATATTACTACTGGTAGAATGGTTGGTGATATAAAGAAAGTAACTGATGAAAAAATAAAATCAGGAGAATGGACTGAAGAAGATGCCATCAATTATATTAAAACATTTAAAAATGAAAACTAAAAGTTGCGCTGGCTGCGCATAATAGTGAAGGTGGATTTAGTTGTAATTCACGTATGATTTTTAAAAAAACTGAATATGAAGTACTAGATAGAAAATTAGATCAATATGTTAAACAAAAACCTATTGCTGATAATTGCAAAGTTAAAACATTAACAGAAATGATTAAACGAGATTTAAAAAAATAATATACATGAAAGAAGAAGAATTAAAAAAATGGTTTTGGAATAAGTTTAATTCATGTTATCCAGTTAAACATTCTGATTATCCAAAAAAAATATATTGGTTTTATGACGAAAAGTTAGTTAGAAAAATTAAATTATATAAAATTGAAAATAAAGAAATAATACATATTGATATTTCAGGTATTTGTTTATTCGAGCAGGATTTAATAAATAACTATTTTTATTGTGACTATGATGAAATTTGGACATTTTTTAAAAAGAATTATAATAATAATTATTATGTTATTCAAATACTTATAAAGAGTTGGTTAGAAGAGACTATCAAATTGAGTTTATTAACACCTGGCGTTATTTCGGGTGCTGTCGATTCATTGTTAAAAGAGACTAGCAAATTGAGTTTATTAACACCGAATATAGAGTTATCTGTAGGCCTAAGTGAGTTAGAAGATACTACTAAATTGAGTTTATTAACACCATCTTTCATTCACAAATGTGATGAAAATCAGTTAGAAGATACTAACAAATTAAGTTTATTGATATCTATATAGATTTTATTAAGGTCATCATGATCAGTTATTGAGTAGATTAAAAATAATATGTAGTGTAATTAGCACTTTTGATATCCAAGAAAGAATAACAATTAAGCTCAAAAGGTCCTGTAAAATCAGGCATATTTAGAAAAAGATGATATATATGTATCATCTTTTTTGTTTTTATGACCATATATAATAAATATATAAAAATAAAAATAGGAATGAATAATGTATTAATAACAGGAGGCGCTGGATTTGTAGGAACTAATCTTATTAAATATTTAAAGAAAAATTATAAAGATATAAATATAACATCATTAGATAATTATTTCACAGGCAAAAAAGAAAATCATATAGATGGGGTAACATATTATGATGGTAATACATGGGATGCTCCTGAAATATTTAAAGATAAAGAATTTGATGTAGTATTTCATTTTGGTGAATATTCAAGAATAGTAAAATCTTTTGATGATATTAAATATGTAGAAAAAACTATTTTATATGGAACTCCAATAATAATGGAATTATGTAGAAAATGGAATGCCAAATTAATATATTCTGCATCTTCTTCTAAATTTGGAAATAACGGAGAAAATGAAAATTTAGCTCCTTATTCATGGATGAAAGCAAAAATAGTTGAACTAATTAAAAATTATAATACTTGGTATAATTTACAATATGAAATTTGTTATTTTTTTAATGTGTATGGAGAAGGACAAATAACTACAGGTGATTATGCTACTGTAATTGGTATATTTGAGCAGCAAATTAAAGAAGGTAATAAATGTACAGTTGTTGAGCCAGGTACTCAGAGTAGAGATTTTACACACATTGAGGACATTGTGAGAGGTGTAGTATTATCATCATTCACAAATATGAATCATGAATGGTATTTAAGATCTGGAATAAATACTACGATTATTGATGTTGCTAAAATGTTTGGAGATTTTGAATTTATTCCTAAAAGAAGAGGTGAAAGATATACTTCAGAAGAATTTGAAACTGATACTGAAAGTGAATTAAAATGGATACCAGAACATAAATTAGAAGATTGGATAAAAATAATAAAAAACAAAAAGAGAGATATTTAATATCTCTATTTTTTAATAATTTATACCCTTAATAAACCGCATATAATCACAAAATTTTTCACCTCTTGCCATCATAGTATTATCTTTTAAATAAAAATCTATTTGTTTTTTACAAATTTTTGATAATTTATTGTCATAAAAATCACAAATCAAATCATCATCATACTCAGATAAATCATCAGATTGAATATTGTCTATTTCAATAATATTATTTTTAAAATCTTGATTAGACATATTACTATTATATTTGGATAAAAGATTAAATATAATATTAGTTATCTTAATATCATCTACATATAAATTTAAATAGTTATTTTTCATACAATTGTATTAATTAATTTCACATATTTTTAATTCTGAATTTACTTTTTCAACAAAAATAATTATTTTTTCAACAACTTTTTCCATTGATTTTACTGTACATTTACGGAATTTAGAATTTAATCTTTCTCTTCTTGAAGAACCTTTTTGATGTAATGAACATTCAAATATTTCTACTTCACCAGATTGCTCAATATTCATTCTTAAATAGTTTGAGTTTTGGATATAACCATAATGCCAATTTTCTTTTTTATCAAAAGATAATGTCAATATAATAGTATCATTTCCCATGCAAGCATTTGATACTTTAACATATTCAACTTTATCAGTTAATTTATTACTTAAAAATTCAATTGCATCTTTTTGTGATAAATTTTCAATATTAAATATTCTCATAATTATATGATTTTAAATGATTAATTTGTACTACAAAAGTACAACTAATTATTTATTATATCAAATAAATATCATCTACTTAACATATTTTAATTTTTTTTCATATTCTATTGCATCTTTATCATAATAAAATATTTTACCATCTTCTGTTTCAAACGTATCTTTGGATATAGATGTTATTGTTTGAATTGTACCATTAATTGGATCTTTAATTATCGCAATAATTTTTTCAGCTTCAGCTTTAATTTTTTTCATATTATTATTCTTTTATAATATTACCTAGATTATCTAATTTTGTTTTTCTTACATATTGAACACATTCTTCATAATATCGTTTACAAGCGTTATTGTAATATTTTTCAAAATTATATTGACCTTTAATATTTGCTTCTTTTACAAGTAATGGTAAACAATCACTACAATAATATCCAAATAAAGTACTAAGTTTAGTATCAGATCCAAGAAAAACTGAAAACTCTTGATTGTTTTTTTTACATTTATTACATAATGATGATCCAACTGAATTACAAACTATAACAGTAGAGTATAATTTATAATATTGATTTCTATCTGGCTTATTCATTTTAATAATTTTAGTTTTTTCTTTCTTAAAAAAGAATTAATATTTTTATCTAAAATTTCTTTAGTTATAAGAATTTGACGTTTTCCTTGAGGAAAATCATAATCATTTATCCAAAATTCAAATGTTATGCCATCAGAATCAATATCAGTGTGAGTTATTCTAGAAGTATGTAAAAAATTATTAGATTTTTCTAATAATTCTGTAGCAAGTTCTAAATAATTTTCTGTTATAGAATCTGCTTTGATTATTAATTTATCTCTTTTAGCAAATGTTTCATCGTAATTCATTAGATTTCTTCTTTTAACCAAGTTATAAAATCTATCTCATTTGAAAATACAAAATTCGAATCTTCATCATATGGGTCATCACACATCACACTTGAACCAGAGATATTTTTTTCTACTTTTATATCATCTGTTGTGAAATAAATTTTTATTTGTGTAGTTTCTCCTTCTTCATAATCATTCCATCCATATGTAGCTTCAATAACATTATCATAACTAACATCATATTCTAATATTGGTCCAGTTTCACTACCATTATGATAATAATCTGAATTTACTTTGTCTTCTTTATCAAATAAAGAAATAACATTTAACATTACATCTGTTACATTCATAATATTTATATTATTTAGAATACAAAGATAATAAATATAATTCAATGATTATTATTATTAATATAAAATATTCTTATTTTTATTTTTTAATAACTTAATTTAATATATAGTTACATGAAATATTTAAAAACATTTGAAAATAGGTTTACTAACGTATTTAAATCTCATGATTTAGATATGTGGAATTCAGCAGTAGAAAATGATTTAATACGAATGGGTATACGAATGGGTTATAATGCCCTGATGCAATCCGCTTATGATGGTAATCTTAAAAGATTTATATATTTATTACCTGATTATATTGATAAATTAAATGACATATTAAAATATCAAACAGTTTTATTTTTTGTTATAACAGGTGAAGGAGATATATATGAAAAAAAGAAAATGATTCAATTATTATTAGATAACGGAATTGATTATAATATAAAATATAAAGGTGAAACATTTTATGATTTAATTACAGATGATAAATTGAAAAAATGGCTTGATAAAAAATATCCAGAAATAGTTAAAGAACTTAAACTTAATAAAAATACTGATAAATTTAACATATGAAATATTTAAAAACATTTGAAAGATTAAATAGAGATATAAAAAAAGGAGATTATGCTATAATTAACTTTGAACCTAGAAACCAAGGGATATCAGTTTTTTTTAAAAATAATATTTGTAAAATTATTGATATAAGAGGAACCAATCCTATTTGGATTAAGTTTGGATATGAATATGTACCAGATGAACTAATTGAATGTTTTGATAAAAAAGGAAAATATTATGTTTATCATATAGAGTTAAATTCAAGTGATGTTGAAAAATATGCTAGAACTAAAGAAGAATTAGAATTAGAATTACAAGCAAATAAATTTAACTTATGAAATATATAAAACAATTTGAATTAACAAAATTTTATGATGAAAAAGATATATTTAAATATATTTATGAAATTGATTCACCTAAAATTAAAGAATTGATATCTAAAATCCCAAATATAAATCTTAATATTAAAAATAGTAATGGAGATACTCCTTTAATAATCACTATAAGGTATGGGTTATATCAAATATTTAAAATTTTAATTGATTCAGGAGCTGATGTTAATACTACTGATAATTTTGGAAATACTCCATTGATATTAGTAGTACGAAATAAAAAAGAAGAAATGATTCAAGATTTAATAACAGCAGGAGCAGATATAAATAAAATAAATAATAATAGTGAAACTGCATTAATTGTGAATTCTAATTATAATTATAGAGATAAAAAAGCATTAAAAATAACTAAGTTTTTAATTGAAAATGGAGCAGATTGGAATATAACTGATGATATTGACCATACATTTATAGATTATTTACCTCCTGCATATAGAAAAGAAATTATAGAAGAATATCCAGAAGAATATTCAAATTATTTAATGGTTAAAAATACAAATAAATTTAATATATGAAATATATAAAAACATTTGAACATATAATGGATAATGTATTGACATTAAATGATAAAGGATTATTTATAATATCAAATATTCCAGATACAACAACAGAATTATATTGCTATAATAATAATTTAAAAGAATTGCCAACATTACCAGAGACATTAGAGATATTATCTTGTTTTAATAATGTTTTGCGTGAGTTACCTACTTTACCGCACTCAATAAAAAAAATATTTTGCTATTCTAATAATTTAAAAGAATTGCCGACATTACCATATTCATTAAAGACATTAAATTGTAGTAATAATAATTTATCTGAGTTACCATTATTACCAGAGACATTAGAAATATTAGTATGTGAAGGTAATAACCTACCTTATAACAATTTAGATGAATATAACAAATGGTTAGAGATAAATCATCCTGATATATTTAATGCTAAAAAATTTAATATATAGTAATATGAAAATACTAAAATTTAATGAGCATCAATTTACAATGTTAGATGATGATGTTATATTAGCAGGTAGATCTAAATATCCAGTAGGCACTAAAATCAAATTTAAAGAGGATGATGAGTATTTAACTGGTACTCTTACTCATCCATTTGGTTCCTGTAATGGTGATGTTGGAGTGTATCTAGATCAAAAAGGAAAGTACGTGGATGATAGATTATGTTTAAAAAACAGAGAATATATAGTTATTGACGACGAAGTTGAAGAATTTATGAAAGATTATAAATTAAAACAAGATGCAAACAAATTCAATTTATAAGTGAAATAACTTATAAAGTGTATTTATAAGTGAAATAGCTTATAAATAAAAAATCCTATCTAATTTTTCAATTAGATAGGATTTTTATTTTATATTGCTTGAGAATACAGCATTATAGAGAAGAACTTTAGAAACTATTATTTTTTCTGCTTCTTTTCCACCAATCTTTTGAATTGGTACTCCTCCAATGACGGTCAATTAGATTCACCACTCCTTTTGTTGTTAATTACTCTCTTAATAATCATTACTCATCTAGAATGCCTTCCAGATTAAATCTTGCGGATTTAGAGAACTTTCTTAAAAATCATGTTGGACTTGGGGTCTTTCACGGCTACGACGAATTGCTTCTCATAACTAGTAGTCACCTATCACTAACAACAGTCGAACTCTTTTCCTTTATTTGTTTATTTTAATTTGCATTAAATTTGCAGTTAAAGTTTGTTTTGTGGATGATGAAAGTAGTGGTTCGACAACCAGCTTCTCAATCTTTTGAACTGAGCTATACTAAACTACTCTCTGAGATATCCCTACCTCCATATTTTAAGTCAACTAAGATACTCTCGTAACACTTGGTAATGTTAAGGTAACCTTAATTACAGCACCACCTGTACATTGTATTACAATCTAATTTACCTTTCGGTTTTAAGTCAACTTTTATATTGGATAACGCAATTACACAACTGGAAATCGTATTTCTTGCAATAATCCTTCAGGTTATTCTTATTGATGTTCCCATCTCACTCAGACTACCCACATAGCCTTTGCATTAAACCACTTTCTCTACAGTGTTACCCTCGATAATCAAGGTTTAATGATATCCTGATTGTCTGCTCAAGTATTATTGTTTACAATTAATTTTATTTCCGAAAAAATAAAATCAACTGCACATTTAATACCGCAAGTTATAGAAACAACTATAACTCACTTTATACTACTTTCGTAGTTTATTTATGACTACAGACAGCCAAATATTTTCAATTTTACAAAGAACGCTTTAAAAAAACAACAGAATTAATATAGAAGAATTTTAAATAAGACTTAACAAAAGCGATAGAAAGACATTAACTTTCTGCTCATTATTGATCCACTTTCCTGGAATTTCAACCTACATAATTTTATATTAATTCATGTTGTTTTAAAAGTTCAAGTACTTTTACTTGAAAATGTCACAAATCTATTTCAGTCCTTTGTTCTTCACAGAACTTTATCATTGGAACAATAAACATTTGGTTATGTTCATTATATCTACTCTTGTAATATAAATCCTTGAATTTTTATTACTTTTGCAATATTTACTTTTGTAATATTAATCTCTCCTTTTGCAAGCTTCAAGGTGGCTATTGCCTTTGATTATTTTTATTACTTTTTCAATTTCATTAATATCTAAGTGTGTTTAATTGCACTATCTCCTTTTGCAAGCTTCAAGGTGGTTTCTATCCCATTAGATTTTTTAGTTACTTATACAATATTTAATATCTAAGTGTGTTTAATTGCACTATCTCCTTTTGCAAGCTTCAAGGTGGTTTCTATCCCATTAGATTTTAATTGTTTCAGCAAGATACTTAATATATAAGTTGTGTTCATTTGCACTATCTCCTTTTGCAAGCTTCAAGGTGGTTTTTGTACCATTATATTTTTATTGCTTCAATCTGAAATTTGATTTGTTTCATTATTGTAGTCCAAATTTACAAAAAGTTTTTTGTTTTACCAAATATTTTTGAATTTTTATACTTTTTTAAATTAATAATAATCTTACTAATCATAAATTGAAGTATCACATGGAAGCAATAAACTAGTTTCAATTAGATGATTATTATTTATTAAGTACAAAATTACAAAAAGTTTTTTGTTTTACCAAATATTTTTGAATTTTTTCTACATTTTTTTCAAGTACTCTTACTTGAAATGAGTATTAAAAAAAATCTTTTATCAGTTCTTTTAGCTTCTCAGCTTAGAAAAAATAAATTTTCATTTATCATATTTATTCTTGTAATTTAATAATCTTACGATTATTATCATTATCAATCTAAGAGTGTTTAATTGCACTATCTTTCCTTTTGCAAGCTTCAAGGTGGTTTTTATCCCATTAGATTATCTATTAAATCTGAATTATGATTTTCTTTTTTATTGTAGTTCAAATTTACAAAAAGTTTTTTGTTTTACCAAATATTTTAATGTTAAAGTTTGAACTATTTTTCAAGTACTCCTACTTGTTTTTATCCAAGGAATTTTGATTAAATAATGTTATTAAATCATATTATTTAAATTAACAGCTCTTTTTCAAGAGATTTCAATTAATTAATATACATTTTTTAATATTTATTATTTAACCAAAACTCGCTTGTTGTTGGTTATGAATATCAATAGTGGAACTTACTTTCAGAACAAGTTCTGATTTTCAGTGTTGAAATCAATATTCATAGTGAAGATAGAAGGAATTGAACCTTGTGTCATTGACACTTGCCCCTTCAAATTAGATTATTCTAATAATGATGCACCCTGTGTGCTTATCTCCAACATTTTATAATTTAATCAATAATCAGTCCTTGTAGTGGAATGAAAGTAGTTAGTCACGTCTCATCTAACATTAGGATTTTATCATATTCGAAATTTAATTCCAATATTCAATCTCCACGGTGTGGTTGCTTTGTATATTTATAACAAGATAAGTTCTACATGTCTTATATATCTGTTTCAATGGACTGTCTATCTTTGATAATATTGATTATTTAAGATTATAATCTTATCATTGACTCACCACTATGAGCTTCTCATTCATCTGGTTGATATATATTTTCTTATAAATATATACACTCAGAGCGCAAATCTCGCTGATATTTCTTGTTTAAATCTGATTTTTTGATTTAAATTATTATAGAATAAATTTACAAAAAGTTTTTTGTTTTACCAAATATTTTTGAAAGTATTTTCTATTTTTTCTCAAGTACGTTTACAAGAGTAAATAAAAATCAAATCATTTTCAGTCCTTTTTATCTTCACAGATTAGAAACAGTAAGTTTGAACTTACTATATTTACTTTTGTAATATTAAATTTATTTTCAAGTTTCACTATAAACTTTTTCAAGATTAAAGTTTGTTTCCTTACTACTAAATTATTATTACATTAATCTAAGTGTGTTCATTTGCACTATCTATACTCTCGCAAGCTTTGAGTTGGTTTTTGTACCATTAGATTTTTTTCAATCTGAAGTTTGATTTGTTTTTTATTGTAGTTCAAAGTTACAAAAAGTTTTTTGTTTTACCAAATATTTTAATGTTAAAGTTTGAACTTTTTTCAATTGAAATTTAATTTTTTAAAACTATATTTCTTTTTGAATTGTAGTTCAAAGTTACAAAAAGTTTTTTGTTTTACCAAATATTTTTGAAAGTTTTTTCTACTTTTTTTCAATTAAAATATAATTTTTATAATTACTTTTCTTTTGATGTTGTAGTTCAAAATTACAAAAAGTTTTTTGTTTTACCAAATATTTAATGTTAAAGTTTTGAACTTTTTTTCTCAAGTACTCTTACTTGATATTTTTTGTTGTAGAATAAAATTACAAAAAGTTTTTTGTTTTACCAAATATTTAATGATAAAGTTTTGAAGTTTTTTTTTTTCAATACTATTACTTAAAAATTTTTGTTTTTTTATTGTAGAATAAAATTATAAAAATGTTTTCATTTCACCAAATATTTAATGTTAAAGTTTTGAAATTTTTTTCAAGTCCTCTTATTAAATTATCAAATCAACTAAGATATTTATTATTTTTCTTAGTTGATTTGATTGTAAATAATTACATTTGTTTTTGTTTGTGATGCAAAATTACTAAAAGTTTTCATATCACCAAATATTTTAGTGTTAAATTTTAAAATATTTTTTAAATATTTATATATCAATAAATTAATATTCTATATCGTAATAAAAACATAAATCTTTCATTGAGAAAAATACTAATGTATCATTATTAGTTGCAAAATCAACTTCTTTATCTGCTCCGCTTGATTCTCCTGGTAATCTTAATATACAATCACAACTTTTTATCCATTCTAAATCTAATTTCAACCAATCTTCATATGGTCTGGGATGATGCATATGTTGAAAATGGAAATATAATGGAACGAATGGCGCAAATCCTTTATTTATTAATTCATCTGCCATATCAATTTGAGTTTTGACATTAACTGCAGGATCTCCTTTTGTATAAGGAGATGCAATATAAACTTTAATCATATTATTTATTTTATTTTTATACTAAAAATTCTAATGCAAGAAAAGCTAACACAAGAAGAATAACGCCAATTGTCATAATTATATTATTAGTTCTTTGAGTTTTACATGTACAATTTTTATTTTTATGCCCACAAACTTCACATATCATATCGTCATTAATATCTTCTAACCATTTTTTATCGTCCTGCATATTTGATTTTTATTTTTTAATATATATGGTATTATGAAAAATATAAAAAGTTTTGATAAATACAATGAAGATGTACTAACTGATGGTTTTACTCCTGAAAATACTAGGTATAACGCAGGAATAAAAGCAAATAAATTAATAGAACAACTTAAAAATTTATTATTACCTATTGGTAAATTAACTGAACAAGTAGTTACTAAATCAATAATATCAATAAATTCTCTAAATAGACTCATTAATGATGAGATTATTGAAGATGAAGCAATGATAATTCAATTAAAAAAATCAGATCCTACAAATACTATATTTAATGTAATAAAAAACATAGAAGTTAATCCAAATGGAATAAATAGATCAACAAATAAATATTCTGCTACAATCAATTCTTTATGGTTAGGTGGTAATAAATATAATTTAGCAGTAAAACCTTTATCATATTGGTTAAATTTAGCTAAAAAGGATAGAGAAACTGAGAATATAATATCTAATCAATTATGCGGTTGGATTAATGCTAATATAAATTTAATAATTGAATCTTTAAAAAAAATAACTCACAAATGAGCAAAATAATAAAAATTGGAATAATAATTTTATCTTTACTAATAGTTACATTTATAATTTATAAATTATCTACAGTTAAAGATAAACCATTTGATAAAATTGAATTTTATAAATATCATCATATTTATAATTTAACTAATAAATCATATTTAGATACTATAGTAGAATCAGGACTAAGATCACTTAAAATTGATACCGTAACTGTTATAATTAAAAATATTCAACAGACATCAGAAGAAATTAATGGAGAAGATATTGAATTAAAAGCATATATAGTGGATTCTAATGATATATATTATATTCTTATTGGAAATTATGATAGAAGTCAAAATATTACTATATTATCTCATGAATTAATTCATTTAAAACAATATTATGATAAAACATTAATCATTAGCAAAAGTGGTGCATATTTATGGTTGAATGAAGTGGTTGATATATCAGATATGAATTATGATCAACGTCCTTGGGAAGTAGAAGCGTTTGATGGTCAATCAGATAATGCAAAAAATATGAAAAATATTTTATATAAATAAATTATAAATTAAATTTATTTGCTGATATTAATGTTTCTAAATCTGATTTATCATCTGATAAATATTTTATATCTTCTCTATTAAAAGTTATTGAATTTTCATATTTTTTATTTATATCAGCTTTATTATATTTGATTTGGAATCCAGGTCTTAATATTTCTGGAATATAATCAAATTGAACAACATAAATATCACTACGTCTTCTTATATCCAAAATATCTATTATTTGTCCGATATTATTCAATGTAAATTCATTAAGTTCAGGAAGTTCAGGAAATGTAAATGATGTTTTACATTCACATATAACATAATCTCCTATTTTATAATCTCTTGCTAATGCTTTTTTAGTTGGAGATTTTTTTATTATTTCATATAGTTTAAAATTTGTTATCATAAGTTAAATTTATTCGTTTGTTTCATTAATTCCAATTTATCTTGTAGTACTTTTTTACTTCCTGAGAATTTATAAACATCTTTTTTGTCAATCCAAAACCCATCTTCATGATAATAATCTTTAAAATCAATTTTAAATTGTGTCTTACTTTTATTTATTATTTGAAAAATATTATTACTGATTTTATTTTTATATTGAATATCATAATTTATTCCTTTAAGAGCAGGAATAACATAATATCCTATTGGTAAATCTACTTCTCTGCTAACGAATTCAAAAGTTTTTATATATTTCATATTTTATAAATTTTATTTTTGATACTTATATATATTAATATATAAAATAAAAAATCTTATGAAAAAATTATCAATATTATTAATTTTTATGTTTGCAACATTATTTTCTTTTTCTCAAAGAACTAATGTTATAGTCAAAAACGACATTTATACTGTATCATACAATGAGGTATATAAGCAACCTAATTGGGTTATTTATTATATAACTAATGTGACAAAGAATGTTTCAAGAGCAGGAATGGATTTTTATGAAGTTCCAGGTATAATTACTTCAACTAATGCGGATTATTTGAATAATGTATGGGATAAAGGACATTTAGCTCCAGCCGCAACTTTTTCTGATACTAAAAATCATTTATATGAAACATTTTCATATTTAAATTGCTCTTTGCAATATTATACATTAAATAGAGTAACATGGGAACATTTAGAAAACTATGAAAGAACTACTCTATTTACTAAATATAAAAAATTGACAGTTAAAGTTGTATTAGATTTTACTGGAAATTTATTAATTCTAAAATCTGGTGCTCATGTTCCTAATGGATTTTACAAACAAATAATATCGCCTACTAATGATACATTAACTTATTATTTTCCAAATAAAAATTTACCAAATGATTTTCAATTTTACAAAATAAAAAATAGAAAACTATAAAAACAAAAAAGTTCAAGTAATTTACTTGAACTTTTTTAATAAATATTATTTTATTATTCATTAGAGCATTTACCAAATTTGAATGCTAATCTCATTGCTGTTAATATCATTTTTGATTTATCACCAAATTCATTTTCAAGAATATTTTTAATATTTTCATCAGTCAACCCTGAAATATCATATCCTAATCCAACGCATAATATAGCTTTAAAATTTGGAGTATTTTTTTCTATATTATCCATTTCTTTTTTATTTTCATCATACATGGTTTCAAGAATATTCATAATTCTTTTATCATCAAATAGTATTTTTAAATTTGGATCACTATCCATATTTATGTTTATTGATAATTTATCGTCCATTATATATAATAATAATTCTTTTAATTCATCATCATTATATTTCAATAACTCTATTTTTAAATTATTTGAATCAGTGTCATTCAAATTACTAAAGTCTATACTATTAATTTCAAATTTAGTTTTTTCAATATTTTTCATATTTTTATTTTTTAATTAATATAAAGTTTAATATAATATTTATGATATTTTTTTATCATAAGCATTAAAAATATTTAAGATTACAAAGATATAAATAATTATTCATAAATAAAAATAGTTTAATATAAAATAACGATCTTATTTTTTTATATATAATACAAATAAAAATATTAGTGCCTAATGTTAAACTATAATGATTATAATAAACTAAATGAAGCTTTTTTTCATCGTAGTAAAGATGAATTGGAAAACCTTATTCATTCTTTTAAAAGCTTAATTATAAATTTGAAGCAATCTATTGATAAAAAATACACATTAGATTTCTATAAAACTCAAATTAAAGAAGATTTAGAATCATATAAAACATATTTATTAAATAATTATAATAAAAATACTATGGGTAAATTTAAAGATTTATTTAAAGATTTTTTAAATAATGTAGATGATGATATAATTAAACAGATGAGATTAGGTAAATTTGCTAATGATATTCTAAAAATATATTCTATAACAAATTCATTTGATATTAATATAAAGAATGCAGATAGTGTTTTCAAAGCATATCTTGATAATGTTGATAGATATATAGATAACACTTATGAATTTTTCTACAATAAAATTGAAACTGATAAGTCATATGAACCATATAATAAAATAGATATTAAAATAAATAAAGTACCTTTTGATGATTATCAAAAAACAAAATATAAATATCAAATAGAATTATTGAAATTACAAGAGTGGATTGTATATAATAATAAAAAAGTGTTAATTATATTTGAAGGTAGAGATGCAGCAGGAAAAGGATCTGCAATTAGAAATATAACAAGATTTCTTGATCCTAAGCATTTTAAAGTTCAAACTTTTGGTATTCCTTCAGAAGAAGAAAGTGATAATTGGTTTGAAAGATATGAAAAAGTGTTACCTAAAAACGGTGAAATTGTGTTCTTTGATAGATCTTGGTATACAAGAGGTTATGTAGAACCTGTAATGGGATATTCAAATGAAGATAAATATAATAAATTCATGAAAGAAGTCAATAATTTTGAAGATAAATTAATTGATGATGATATAATACTTATAAAAATATGGTTTTCTATATCTCAGGATGTACAAAAAATGAGGTTTGAATTAAGAAAATCTAACCCATTAAAATATTGGAAATTTAGTAAGAATGATGAACAAACTTTAGATAAATGGGACGAATTTACTAAATATATAAATGAAATTTTCAAAAAAACAAATACTAAAAATGCTCCTTGGATAATAATAGATGCAGATGATGAAAATTATTCCAGATTAGAATCATTTAATGGTATAATAAAAACTATTGAAAAAGATAAAGAAAAAGAAAAAGATGGAGGAATAAAAGTAATATTTGAAGATATTGATGGACCACTTATTCCTTATAATAAAAATTCTGATGTAAATTATCATAAATTTTTTAATGAGCCTGATAAATGGAGTAAAACTGCCATGAGTAATTTAAACACAATAATTGAAAAAACAGATGCTAAAGTTGTTTTATCTTCATCATATAGAGATGATAAACCTAAAAGTAAAATAGAAGATATGATGAAAAAAGCAGGTTTTAAATATAAAATATATGACTGTGTTCCAAATGACAAATCTAAAAAAAGAGGTGCCGATATAAAAGATTGGTTGAAAAATAATAAAATAGTTAGTAATTTTATAATTATAGATGATAATAAGCATGATTTATATGATGTATTTAATAAAAAACATATTGTTAAAACCACTCATGAATTAGGTATAACAGATGATATTATGAATGAAGCAATTGAAAAGTTAAATAATAATAATAAATAATAAATAATAAATAATAATATGAAATATATAAAAACATTTGAGAAATATGATTTAACTGATAATAGTGCTTATTTTATGAATTTTTTAGTAAATTTTATATTATCATTAGATTTTAATCTAACTTCAAATTATAATAAAATATATAAATATCATAATGAAATATCTTTTTATTCAAAGACACCTTCTTCAACAACATTTGAATTTGCTATAATATTAGGAGAAACTTATTTGAAATTATCAAATATTCATGATGAATTTAATATTATTGAAGAATATTTTGAAACTATAGATGGATTAGATTTAGTTAAAAATGAATATAATTGTATATATACATTTAGCATAACAGCTAAACATGTTGATTATATAATAAATCAAATAAATAAAGATGATTTTGATTTGATAATAAGTTCAAATAAATTTAACATATGAAATATATAAAAACATTTGAAAAAATAGAATTAAATCTTAATATTGGATCATATTATAGTTTTAATAGTAATTATAATAAAAATAAAAAATATTTAGTTAAATTAATTGATTATAATGGAATCACATATACATTTGCAAAAATAGAAGATTTAGAATATCCACCATTTAGATATTATAATGGATCTAGTGATATTAATAAATTTACTGTTGAAAATTGGATAACTCATAATAATTTTAAAGAAGAACCATTTTTTAGAATGTCAACTGATCCAGAACTTTGGAAGAATATAAATAAATTTAACATATGAAATATATAAAATTATTTGAAGATAAAGGCATTGATTTATTTAATGCAATTTTAAAAGGTGATATTAATAGAATTAAACATTTAATTCGTACTGGCACTGATATAAATATTAAAGCTATTGATGGTCGTACTCCATTATTTTATGCAGCACAGCATGATTATATGCAGATAGTTAACATTTTAATTGAAGCAGGAGCAGATTGGAATGTTAAAAATAATAAAGGTTACTATTTTACATATTTATTGACTGATAAGCAATATGAAAATATTATAAAAAATTATCCAAATGAATATAATAACTATTTAATTAAAAAAGAAGCAGAAGAAAAATTTAACTTATGAAATATATTAAAATATATGAGAATTATAAAGATAAAATAAAATCAAAAATTCAATTTAATGATTTTATAACTGAATATCCTTCAGGATTTTATATGATATATAAATCCGGTAGTTATAATTGGAAATTTAACAAGCAAAATAATTATTTAGCACTATGCAGAATTTTATCTCCAAAAATTTTTGATGAATGTATTCAACTGAATGTAGATATTATTTCTTATATATGTGAACTAGATCAACATGAATTAAAAGAAAATGAAAAAATTCATATTGGAAGGGAAATAATAAACACATATCCTTCTTCATTTGAAAAAATATTTATATCATCATCGTTAAAAGTTTCTCAAGATAAATTTGAAGAATTAAAAGAAACTACATATTATCAATGGGAATTAAATAACGCTACAAATAAATTTAACTTATGAAATATATAAAAGAATATGAAGATAAGAAAATAGATAGAAATGGATATAATATAATGTTTAAAACATATTTTGAATATGAAAATGTATATGAAGATCTATATGAGCACATTGATATTTTAGATGAAAATAATATAGATTATGATATATTTTATCATAAAAGTTTTATTAAAATTATAGCTTATGCAGCTAATGTACAGGAATATAATATTCTTATGAAAATTGATTTTAAGATAGATAGATATATACAACCTAATATTTTATCAAGTATGACACTTGATAAAATTAGAAATATTACAACATTAAATTCAAAATGGAAGTTAACAAGTAAAGAAGCATTACCATATCTTAAAGATACAAATAAATTTAACATATGAAATATATAAAAAGATTTGAAAATATAATAACAAAACTCAATCTTGCTAATAAAGGTTTAACGTCTTTACCTGAATTATCAGATACATTAACATATTTAGATTGTCATCACAATAAATTAAAATCATTACCAGAATTACCAAGTAATTTAGAAGAATTATTTTGTGGTAATAATGAATTAAAAACGTTGCCAGAATTACCAGATACATTAACAGGATTATATATTCATGAGAATAAATTAAAAACATTGCCTAAATTACCAAAATCATTAATAAATTTATCTTGTGGTGGTAATAATTTAGAAGAATTGCCAGAATTACCAAGTAATTTAGAATATTTTTTATGCGAGAATAATAATTTATCTGAATTGCCAGAATTACCAGAATCTGTAACACAATTTCAATGTTATAATAATAATTTACCATATAATGATTTGGAAGGTTATTGGAATTGGTTTTATAATAAATATCCAGATAGAAAATTAGCAAAACAATTTAACTTATGAAATATTTAAAAAAATTTGAGATTTCTATAATGAATTCTGATTTGAATTATATTTTAGAAGATGAAATATATTATGAATCAGATGCTATAAAATTATTAAAAAAAATAAGAAATGCTATTGATAATGGATGTATTATTGATAATATTGATGTAAATTGGATGAATAGAACTCCGTTAATTAAATGTTCAATTTTAAGTTGTTATATAAAAAATAATATATCTAAATATTATAATTTATATGCACAAATATCAACAGAACTATTGAATGCTGGCGCCAATATTGATTATGTTGATTGTGATAATAAAAGTGCATTAATATGGGCTGCAGATAGACATCATTATGATGTTATGGAATTATTAATAGAAGAAGGAGCTGATTGGAATATTATTAATAAATATGAATTGGAATTTCTTGATTATTTAACTATAAAACATTCAAAAGAAATTATGAATAAATATCCTACGCAATATGAAAAATACAAACTTAAAAAAGAAGCAAATAAATTTAACATATGAAACATTTAATAACATATACTCAGAAAGAATTAGATGATGAATTATTAAAATATTCTGAATCTAAATCATCTTTACAAAAAGTAAGAGAATTAATAACAGATGGAGCTAATGTTAATTGCTTTGATTCTAGTAAAAGTAGAACTCCATTAATTAAGGCTGTAATTAAATTAAATTATAGTATCATTAAATTGTTAATTGAGAGTGGAGCAGATGTAAATTTAACAAATAGAGTTAATGAAAATTGCTTATTTCATATTGTAGATAATAATCAATGGAATTATACCACATATAAATTTAAAATTGATAATATTATTGATTTAATAATGAAATCTGGAATTGATCTTAATACTAAAAATATAAAAGGATTAGATATTTTTAGTAGAATTAATAGTTCAAATCCAATAATATTACAATATATAATTGATAATTATCCTAAAAAATATGAAGAATATAAACTTAAAAAAGAAGCAGGTAAATTTAACATATGAAATACTTAAAAAAATTTGAAAATAATTATAATAATGATAATCTATATTTTTATATTAGAACTAAAAATATTGAAGAAATTAAGGAATTGATTGAAAAAACTGATGTTGATATAAACTCCAAAACAATGGAAGGTAATACTCCATTAATAACATCAGTTAATAAAGATTTTTTAGAAGGAGTTAAAGAATTAATAAAAGCAGGAGCTATTTTAGATTTGACTAATAATTTAAATAGAACAGCTTTATGGTATACTTCATATTATAGTAATATTCAAATTATGAATGAATTAATAAAAGCAGGTGCAAATTGGAACATAAAAGATAATGTAAATGATGAAGATTTTTTTGATGTTTTAAATTATAAATATAGAAAAGAAATTATTGACAAATATCCAGAACAATATAAACAATATAAACTAAAAAAAGAAGCAAGTAAATTTAATTTATAAATTTAATATATACAAATATGAAAGTTAAAAAATTTAAAGAATTAAACGAAGCTGATACAAATCAGATGCCTGGTACATCATTAGATAAATATTATACTTATTATAAAAGATGGTGTGATGAAAACGGAATTGAATATAATTTTGATTCCACATCAGAAGAAGATATAATAAATAAAGGTAAAAAATATGCACATGATAATAATTTACCGAATATGAATTATTATCAAGATTATTAAAATATTTAACAAAAATTAATGAATTATTCAACAATAATTCATTTTTTTATTATATATTTGTAATAAAAAATAAATGAATAAAATGTCCAAATCATCAGATCGTTTAACTAAAATATTTTTTGTTTTTATGTTGATTTATTTAGGATTGTCTTTATGTGGTTCTATTATTTTATCAATTATAAAAACTTTTTTTAGAAAAAGATATAAATCAATTAAAAATAAATTTACAAAAAAATGATGAAAACATTACTTTGGCTAGATGACTCTCGTGATCCAATGAAAAATGATTGGTTAGTTTTTAGTCCAATAGGAAAAGACGTAAATGTATCCTGGGTAACATCACAACTTGAATTTCAAGATTGGATTATGATCAATGGATTACCTGATGCGATATGCTTTGATCATGACTTAGGTACAGGTAATGGGGATGGCTATGAGTGTGCGAAATGGTTATGTAGATACTGTGACATGAAAAAAATAAAACTACCTGCATATGCAATGCAATCAGCTAATACAGTGGGTAGAGAAAATATTGATTGTTATTTAAAGAATTACATGAAACATTGTTATTAATAATATTATGAAAACAGATAAAGAAAAAGAAATAAAGGAATTTGAAAATTGGAGAATAAGAGAAGAATTAAAACTTCAATTTTTAGTTGCAATAAATAGTGCAGTTAAAAATTTTAAATCCACTACAATTGAAGGTTATAAACCAACAAATAATGATATTAATTATGTTATAAGTGAAATTTTAAATAAACGTTTAAAGAAAAAATAAAAAAAGAGTTGTGATTTAAATCACAACTCTTTTTTTATTTTTGAAATGATGGTTTCAACCACATCTTAGTATGATTAAATACATAATCTCTCAATTCAGGAAATTCATTCAACATCAAAATTGTTTTTAATGTATCAAATTTAAAACACTTGGTAAGTTCATCTTGAATTCTTTCATTTGAAACTACTTGCATTTTTGATTCATAATCATAATTTTTAATAGCAACTTCAATATCATCAGTCATTCTGAAACCTTTTGTAATACAAAAACGCTCACAACGTAAAATCCGTAATGGATCCTCATCAAATGTAAGTTGGCAAGGTCTTGGCGTTCTAAGAATACCCATTTTAAGATCTTTTACTCCATCAAATAAATCAATCAAATTTTCATCTTCATCAAGTGCCATAGCATTCAATGTGAAATCACGTCTGATTAAATCATCTTCAAGTGTACCAAGTTCTAAAATTGGACGTCTTGTTCCTTCGTAATAACCAATTTCCTTTCTAGCCATTACAAAATCTGCAGTTAACCCTTCATGCTTATGTCCTTTTGGAAACTTTGCTTTGATTGTGAAACATCTTGGAGTTGAATTATATACGGTGTAGCCATTTTTACGTAACCACAAGTCCATTGACATGAATCCAGATTCAACTGATTGATTCTTGTCATCCAATACAAAAGTAAAGTCTATATCTTTACAATCAACTCCTAAGATACGGTCACGTACACATCCGCCCACTTCATAAATTTTTGGCATAATTTTATATTTTATTTTTTTTAGTTTTTAATGTAATATATGAAATAACTAATATAGTAATAAATATAATAAAAATTATCAATGAAACTAATCCTAAAACAATATAATTCTAAATACATTTATTTAATGAATAATAATGAATATTATATAAATTATATGTAATTTTTATTGCACCAATTGTAAGTGAAAACATATATCCATATACAATCAATAAAATGAAATTATAAAAAATTTTAAAAATTTTAAAAAGTTTATCTTTCATAATACCAATTATTTGAATACATAACCTTCTGGAAACTTTTTTCTACATTCTGGACCTACACCCATAATCCATGTGTCAGAATAAACTTCTTTATCATCAGATTTATACATACATCCACCATATATAGAATTGATGAAATATTCTGGATTTTTTAATTCTTTTCCACAGCATGGACAATGTTCTAAATTCATATGTTCTGCTCTATCCCTATTTGAATAGAATAAATCAATATTATCAATTGTAGGAATATCAATTATATCTTTCGGCTCTTTCATAAGTAGTTTGTTTTAATTACAATACAAAAGTATAAAAAAAACCTTGAATATAAAATATTCAAGGTTTAATTTAATGTTTTTTAATATTAATTAGAAGAAATTAGCAGCATCAATATATTTGAATCCACATCTTTTAGCAAATGTTTTATCACTTGTTAAATCTCCAACCATTATGCATTGAGATGGATCAAGTTTATATTTTTCAATAAATTCTATTCCTAGTCCAACTCCTGGTTTTCTACAATAGCAAGTTATTGGAGGAACTGAATGCCCACAATATTTATAATCAATATTAACTCCTAGCATTTCATTTGTTTTTTCAAAACAAGCTATTGCTGTATCATTAGATAATAATCCTTTTGCTATTCCACTTTGATTTGAAACTCCAAGTAATATATAACCTTGACTTTGTAATTCTAAAAGTTTTTCTGTTCTACCTGGAATTATTTCAATATCACTAATATCAGTTGGATAATGTTCACCACTTTTAGTTAATCTCAATGTACCATCATAATCAAATAAAATTGCTTTATTTTTATATTCTGATGAATAACGTTTAAAATCTATTTTTTCTATATCATCAATACCTTCTGATAATTCAGGTGCTTCAAAATTTTTATTAATTTTATAAAGTGCAGCAACAGGAAACATATGTGGATCATTAGAGTTAGAATATTCACTTAATTCTGTGAATAATTTACCATATTTTCTTATCATTCTTGTTACCTGATTGAACATACAATCTTCAATTTTTGTAGTAAAATGAATACATAATATATAATAATTATATTTTTTTGCTAATTCAATAACATCAGCCCTAGATAATTTAGTTGAATATGTTCCATCTAATACAATATCCACGCCATCTAACATTAATTGTTCAAGTTTTTTATTAAGAGAACTTAATGTATCTCCTTCAATATCTCTTGATAGTAATGTACATTTATAATCAACATATTTTTCAATGATGCTTGATTTACCTGCTGCTGGTAATCCACAAGATATGACTAATTTTTTATCTTTTTTCATTTTTTAATATCTATAACTATTCCATTTATCATTTTATAAATCCTAATTTATCAATTAAAATATCTTCATTACCTTTAATTAAATCCATTATAATTTTGTTAACACTATAATATTCATTTTCAATATGTTCTTTTTCAAGCAATAAAGGTAAAATTTCTAATTTAGTACCAGACCAGAAATTTCTTGTTTCTATAACATAATAAGGTTCTTTTTTATCTGGAAATTGAATAAAATTAGATATAGATAATCTTAAGAATCTAATTTTTTGATCCCATGAAGTTTCACCGTAATTATTATAAGTAACTTTTTTCCATTCATTACCACAATCATTACATTTATTAATTTCATACGTATCCATGCTTCCATGAATTGATCCTGAAGAATATCCTGATCCAAATGACATTGATCCAAATGATGTTCCATTTATCTCTCCTTTCAATTGACTTATTTTATCAACAACTTTATTAGAAGAACATTTTGGACAAATTTCATTCAATTTTTTTATTCTGTCTTTTTCTTTTTTTCTAAATTTGATACATGCATTAGATATCTTATCATTTAGTCGTTTGCTTTCTATATTATATAGCGCATCCAATCTTTCAGCTTCAAGCTTAATTTTTTCAGATTCAAATTTAATTTTTTCAGCGTCAAGTTTTTTACGAGCATTACTTTTTAAAATATTCCACATATTTATTTATTTATTTTATTTAATCATAAAAACTATTTATATGAGTATTATTGATTAAAAAATTATCAATTTTTTTCATATTTTCAATTGGATAAATTATTACATTATATTCAACATTAATAATATTATTAGTTTTACCTATTTTATTTCTTTTATATGAAATTTCAAGTTCTGTCATTTCTTTTTCTAAATCTTCTAATGAATATTCAGAAAATATAAAATGTATAATATATAATTTAGAATGATGAAAAGTATCAAACAATTTCTCAAACTTAAATAGTACAATCATAACTAGCATAACTACTAATAAAACAAAGAAAGATAGTGCGTAATTTTGAAACCCAATACACATACCTATTGCTGATGCCATCCAAATGATAGCTGCAGAAGTTATACCACGAACATTTCCACCTTCTTTAAATACAACTCCAGCACCAATAAATCCTATTCCTGTAACTATATTTGATGCTATACGATCACCACTAACTAAATTAACTGATAGTATAGTGAATAAACATGAACTAACGCAAATCAATATCATAGTTTTAAAACCTGCAGGCTTACCATGAAATCCACGTTCTAATCCCAATATAGAGCCAGCGGCTAATGATGCTAAGATTTGAATAATGTGCTCGTATTCTGGTTGCATATTTTAATTTTTAATTACATTACAAAATTATCACATTTTTTATTATATACCAAAAAATTAAATAATTTTTATATTTTTTTAACAATTCAATTATATTTATTGATAGTAGTTTCAGAAATATAATCATAAATATGCCCAATATTCTTTAATTTATATTGCCATTGATATCCATCAAAGTATATTTTTTCAATTGTAACATTTTTTTTATCATAATTAAATTTAATTTCATTATTATATTTAGGATATGTAGTTGGTTTATTTGGTTTAACTACTTCAAATTTAGATTTAATAATTTCATCGGTCAAATTATCACCATATTCTCTAAATTCAATATTTACTATATTATAGTAAGGTTCTTTACATTTATCATAAAAATCTTTATTTATATCAAATTTATCACCAACAAATACAGTTTTTAATAAATAATGATTCTCACTAAATGAACCTATTTCATCAGAATATCCAGAATATTTTTTTTCAATCATTCCTTCAAAATCGTTAGCCCAATTTTTATTTTTTAATGCATAATCATATTTGATAGCATTCTCACGATATTGTTCACGTGTGGTATGAATTTTATATATCTTATAATCTACTACTTTTAGTTCCATATATTTATATTTAATATTATGTACAAAAATACTATAATTATTTCAATTGAGGAATTTAATTATATTTTTTTAATATATAATAATATGAAATACTTAAAATTATTTGAAAATACTACTAATAAGCCTGAAGTAGGAGATTATGTTTCAATAAATAGTAGATATGAAGATTATAAAGATTTTTTTCTTAATTATCCAGGTAAAATAATTAAATTTTATAGTATTGGAAATAATATACATAGCGTTGAGGTATCATATGGTAAAAATATACCTGATAATATGAAAGAATTATTAGGATATATTGAAAAATATGGATATTTTAAAAATTTTCAATATAACGAAATATATGCATTTTCTAAAACCAAAGAGGATTTGAAACTTAAAATTGCAGCAAATAAATTTAATTTATGAAATACATAAAAACATTTGAAGAAATAAATAATACTGATAAACTTGAAGTAGGAAATTACGTCATATGTGAATGGTATGAAGGTCATAATAATGAAAAATATAAAATATTTAATGATTTTATTAATAATAATATAGGTAAACTTGTTGAAATTACTGGTAAATTATTTCCTGGAACTACACATTATATTATACAATATGATAATATTCCATTTGAATTAAATAATTTTAAAATATTTCTATCAAATAATGAATATGGATTTTCTATGAAAGCAATAGATATTATAAAATATTCTAAAAATAAAGAAGAATTAAAAGCTATATTACAAGCAAATAAATTTAACATATGAAATATATAAAAACATTTGAAAATACTACTAATAAGCCTGAAGTAGGAGATTATGTTTCAATAATAAGTAAAAAATATATTAATCATTTAAAAAGATACTATGATGAAAAAGAACTTGATAATTTAAAAGATTATCTTCTTAATCATCCTGGACAAATATATACATTTTTTAATGATGATAGAATAATTGTAACATATGGATTTAAAATTCCAGAAAATGTATTAAAGTTTTTTCCATATGATAAACCTTATGGAGGTTATAATAAAATATTTAATTTAGAGGATATAAATGCAATTGGAAAAACAAAAGAAGAATTAAAACAACGAATAGAAATTAAAAAAAATGCAAATAAATTTAACATATGAAATACTTAAAAAGATTTGAAGAAATAAATAATACTGATAAACCTGAAGTAGGAGATTATGTTATTCTTGATGTGAATAATATAAGTTTTTCAAATTCAGAATTAAAAAAATATTATTTGAAAAAATTAACAAATAAAATTTTTAAAATAATTGATTATGAAACTGGAACTATGGCATCATATACAATTAATTTTTATGATTTTAGTCATACTAAAGGATGGATCATTTATCCAGATGCTATATTAATATTTGATAAAGATAAAGAAATAATTAAACTAAAAAATGCTGCAACTAATTTTAACTTATAGTTCTTTCAGAATTTTTTAATTCCAATAATTATTATCTTTTCTGAAATAATCTATATTATTTTGATATAATAATCCATTTGATAATAATTTTATCATTTTGAAATATCCAAATCTTTTAAATCTTCTATTATCTTGTCCTACTTTATATTTACCTATTTTAAATTTATTTCTATTATATTTTTTAGATAATAGATAATCTTCTGAATGTATAACAGATTCATCAAAGCCACCTAATTTTTTAATAATATCAGTTTTTGTCATAAAAAACAATCCAATTGCAAACGGTTGAATATTAGATAATATTTTATTTAAAGCGTTAAAAGATTTGAACATTATTTTTGCATATTTATCATTTACAATACAATATAATGGAGAAGTCATTAAATATAAATCATTATTTATCATACAATTTAAATATTCATTTATTTGATTATCATTTTCTAATGTTGTATCAGCGTCCATAAATAAAACATAAGGAGTATCAACTAATTTCAATCCATTATTTCTACCTACAGATACTCTACCACCTTCAATTATTTTAATTTTTAAATTATTTTTTAAATTATTTTCAAAACTACTAATTATATCTAATGTGTTATCTGTTGATCCTGCATCAGAAATATAAACAATTATTCCTTTAACATTATTTTGATTATTAATATTAGTTAAAGTGCTTTCTATATATTTTTCTTCATTTTTACAAGGAATAATAATTGTCAATAAATCTTTTATATTAATCATAATATTTTAAAGTGAATTTATTTTTATCATATATAATATATGAACAATTTTCAATCCAATCACCAGTATTTAAATATCTTACATTATTTATAATTTTATCATCAGGAGTGTGAACATGACCGCAAATTACAGTATCACAACCTTTTTTTATTGTATCTGTTATTAAAATTTCTTCAAATTTGTATATAAAATTGATAGCTTCTTTTACATTATTTTTTAACCATTTACTGAAAGATTTTTTATCTAAACCAAATAATTTTCTAATATTACTAATATATTTATTTAAATAAAGAGCGATATCATAACCAATACTACCCAAATGAGCAATCCATTTATTATTCATAACTACAGTATCATATTTATCTCCATGAGTAATTAAACAATTATTCCATATCATTTCAGATATTATATGAATATTACCAAAATCAAATATATAATGTTTTAAAAAATCATCATGATTTCCTGATATGTAATATATTTCTGTTCCATTTTTTGAATATGATAAAATTTTTCTAATTACATTTGTTTGTTCTTGATTCCAGTAATGCTTCTTTTTTAACGCCCATCCATCAATGATATCTCCTATTAAAAATAATTTTTTTGGCTTATAATATTTTAATATTTCTAATAATTCAGTAGCTTTTGTATATTTTGTACCAAGATGCACATCTGATATAAAAAGTGCTTCTATTTCCATATTTTTTATTATTATATATTTAATATTCACTATATTATTAGATGATTTACTATTAAAATTATATTAAATTTATGTTATATAACTATTATATACGCAAAAAAAGTGAATGATTAATCATTCACTTTTTATAAATTATTACAGGTATTTATTTCTACTATGGCATAGTTCAGTTCTTTCTTGGATCCCTCTCTAACTTAGACCTTGTAATCTTTTTAGTCCTGCGCCGAACTTACTAACTTTTTTCAATGGCATCTTAGTTCCACTTCGGTTTACAAATATTATTTCATAACCTCACCAAACCTGTTTATCTCTTGTTGTTATTTCACTAAATGAATAACATGAAGTTATAATAAAAATACTCTAATAATTTATTTTTTAATATAATACTCTAATTTAGAATTATTACATTTTACATGATCAGAATATTCATGCATAAAAATCATGCTAGCACAAAAGAATAAGCATCCAATAATATACATCATTAATCTATTTGATTTACCAAGAAATGCAAATCCAAAAAAAATAACAGAAATAATTCCTAAAAATACTGATAATATTAACATTGTACTCATAATAATATGATTTAATTGTTTAAAAATTTCAAATACAAAGATACCACATATATTTGGTATATGTAGTATCTTAAAAGTTAAATAATAATATTAATAACTAATATGTATTAAAATGCTATTGTGCACAATTGATTTTTTAAGAATATCAATGAAATGAGTTTCATCTTTATCTGTCCAGTGCTTATTTTTTATAACTTCTTTAATATTTAATATATCACTTTCTTTAATTTTAACAATGCAATCATTAAGCTCATTATTTTTAAAATATGATTTTTTATCATTTTTTATTTGACCATATTCACTAATTAAATAAGTTAGTAATTGGTAATTATTTCTAAGATAATAAATTTCTATTACCTTTTTTTCAAAATCTTCAAATATTATTGAATTTTTTGCTTCATCTTCTGTATAATCATTATCTTTATATATAACTGGAGTTATCTCATTATATATATCTTTTGTTTTATAAAATGTTAAATCAAGGCCCATAATTATTATTTTTATATTTTTCTAACCATTAATCCAGTTCCATCTGGTGAATCTACGTTATATATAAGTACAAGATTATGAGATGCTAAATATATAATTAAGTCATCATAATCTTTTTTTGGTACAGAGTAATGTTTTTGTGGATTCGATTTTGTTCCGTCAATAAACCCTTTCTCATATCCAAATTGCCTACCTTTCTCATATGAATCAGTATCAATTTTATATTTTTTAAGAATTAATTCTATTTTTTGCTTATGTATTTTTTCGAATATATAATCAATAAATTTCTTTATTTGAGATTTCATTTAATTCATTTAATTTAAGTTTTCTATATTCAGATAATTTTATAAAAATATGATAATTACTGGTGTATGCAACATTTTCAAATTCTTCAAATTCAAAAAAATGATCATCATTTGTTGTTAGTTTAACATGTAAAGGTTTGAAAAGTTCAATTTTACTTGAACCTTCTTTATTATGAGTACAAATTAATATATCACCAGGTTTTATCATTTAATTTATTTAATTTAAGTTTTCTATAATCAGATAATTTTATGAAAGTGTGATATTCAGATATATAAGTTTTACCTGGATATTCATAAAATTCAAATGTATCTCCATATTTTAAATGTTTAACATGCAATGGAGTAAAAAGTTTTAAGTTAGTGTTAGTGAACCCAAAACTTGAATTATGCTGAGTACAAATTAATATATCGCCAGATTTAATTATTTAATTTATTTAATTTAAGTTTTCTATATTCAGATGGTGTAATAAATATATGACGGTTTTTATAATATAACCTATTTTTATATTCTTTAAATTCAATTCTAAATTGATCATTAGATACTACATGCAAAGGCTTAAATAATGGCAAATTACGAGTGAACGCATCAATTGAATTAATATTTTCAATGCAAATTATTATTCAAATGGTTCTATAATTTTTTTAATATATTTAACTGGTATATCTACTTCACAGCATAAATGATTTCTATTTGATGATTGATCTTGATTTGAGAAATTATCATCATAAAAAATAATACCATCTTTAATCAATTTTTGTACATCAAGTGCTACAATATACGATTTATCATAATATCTAAATAAATCTTGAGTATTATGTAGTATAGGATAAGAAAAGAACAACATCCCTGTCTCAACAAGTGATTTATACTGAGGCTGGTTAATTTTCAGTCCATCATTTTTAATATTTTCTATTCTATCTTCAGTTGTTACATGATACAAAACATCATATTTACTAATATCATGTTGAATAAATTCTTTTTCAAAAGACTCCTCATTAAAAGGTGATATAAATTGTTTTTTCATATTATTTATTTTCAATTAATTCTACTGTATGTATTCCAATATTTTCAACAGAATAATAAAAAAATGTCCAGTTTTTCATTGCGTATCCTATGTTAAATGGTTCTATATCACCAAAATCCTTTATACATGATGGAATGAAAAGTTTTTTTAATTTATCTTTAAAATCTTCTCTATTTGTAACAATTTCAGTAGCATTCATATTATTTCATCATTGTTCTAGCATTGGTTAATTGTTTGATTATATTATCCATAAGATTTATATCGTTAATAGAAATTTTATTAATTTTTTCACGTGCGTCAATCATTATATTATTAAAATTTTCAGATTGATCACTGAAAACATGAGTAGGTAACCATTTGCTTAGTATATCTTCTAATATATCAGAACTTTCATCATCTTCAAAAGGTTCTTCTAATCCTATTATAATATTACCTTCTTCATCAATAGCAATAATATTATCAGATATAGGTTGTAATGTACCGTTACTACCCCAATTATTATAACGGGACATAAATCTCAATTCATATCTGTCATTGAAAATTCTTTGACTTTCAAATGTAAGTGGAAATCCTAGTGAGCAATCATCAAGATCATCATTATCTTCATATGATTTGTTAATGAAATCTATAATTTCATTTCCGTTAATTTTTTTTAAATTAATCATTATCTTCGATATAATAATCTAAATCTAATCCGATATTATCGCAATAGTCACTAAATTTTTCTAAATATTCATCTGATAATATATCACAGCATCCATAATATCCTACTACATCTCCTTTATATTCAAATGATACTACATACAAATTTTTACATTGTATATTATTTTCTTTTGAGAATTTATCAAAAAAATTAAGAACAATATTTACTGACTCTATACTATTTTTGATATGCTTTTTATAAAATATATCAAGAACATCAATTATCATAAATAATTTTTTTGCTTCGAATTCTTCTGTCGTAATAACTGGGTATTCTTTAATTTTTTCTTTCATTTTAATTTTTATTTATTGTTTATTATAATTTTCTTTATTTATTTTTTAATGAATCCTTAGCAATTATATTTATTGCAACAGTTATTGATGTTGCTAGCCACTCTAATCCAAATTCAGTTTCATTTTTAATTTCATTAGCCAACTCTCGTCTGGAGTATACTTTCATTCCAACATGAAGATATTCTACATCTAAATTTCTTGGAGATGTCATTAAATCATTAATCAATTCATTCTTTAATTTTAAAGATAATTCGTTTATATTTTCCATATATTTATATCAATTTTATTGTAAAAATTTTCAATATATTTAAATTCTATAGTATCTAGAATATAATATCCAAAACATCTATTATCATTACTATTTAAAGATGAATCTAAATATTCTATTTTTTTTATTCTTAAATAAAATTTAATAACTTTAATACTTATGCCGTTAAGTTTTTCTTTTATTTTGAACAATTTAACTTTAAGATCAACAAGCTTATTTGAAATTTCATCACAATCATCATTAGCTATGTTCCAATATAATTCTCCTCCCATCATATCTCGAATTTCAACCGCTTTATTCAAATTTTTTTGACCTTCTTCTAATGTATTAAAATTTAACAGTTCACTGAAATTATGCATATTTTATTAATTAGATAAACATTTAAATTCTAATTTTAATCCATTTAATTTTTCAAAAATGAATTTATCTTTATTCCATAAACGTAAAAACTTTTTCCATTTTTTAGATAAATTATTATATTGTGTTTTTGTTAAATGTTTATGAAAAAGTTCAAAATCCATTATATTTAACCAATATTTATTTATAATAATATTCATCTCTATTGATTTTTCAGTAATAAAAATTTTATAAAGTTCTTCAACATTATCTACATTTACATCCCATACATTTTCAATATGGGTATAATCATCGGAATAAGTAGTTGTTACATAAATCATATTTTGTATAGATTATGTTGATGAATATATTTATTTACTGTTTCTGGTACAAAGATACTAATATCTTCTGAATTTGCAACACTATTTCTTATTTTTGTTGAAGATAATGATGATATTTTAAAATCTTTCAAAAAAACAGTATCTTTATTTATAATTACATTACTATTGAGTAATTCAGTTTTCTTATAAATAAAACATTTTTCATTTGTTTCTATATCAAAATCTCTTGGTAAAACTAAAAAAGGGTATTTTTCACATATAACCTTATAACTTTTCCATTTATCTATATCTAAAAAAATATCTAACCCCATTATCATATAATATTTAGTATCAGGATTTAATTTACTTAACTCATTTAATGCATTAATGGTAAATGATGGTAAAGGTAAATAACGTTCGATATGATTTACTGTGATATTAGCATAATTTTCTACAGATAACTCACACATATTAAATCTATCATTATAATCAGCTAAATCATGCTTAAATGGATTTTGTGGCGAAACTACTAATTGCACTTCATCAATATAATCTAACTTAGATACACATTCAGCTACCTTAATATGTGTATTATGACAAGGATTATAGCTACCAAAAAAAAGTGCGATATTTTTCATTTTAATATGTTATTATATTTTAAATATTCATCAAAGGCTCCAATCCAAGCTAGTACATCTTCTTCATATGATGTGTCTGGATCATAATAATCTAATTTAACTTTTGATGACATATCATCAGAAAAAATCAAATCATATTTAACATTCCAACTTAAATTGGAATTTATAATTTCATGAGCTTCTGAGTTTAAATCTATTAATTCTCCTATTTTCATATTATTTATATCTATGATTTGATAATAAAGTTATAAATAAAATTATAAATGAAATAATTCCTAATACAAAACAAAATGATGAAATCGCTAAATGTAAAAAACTAAAAGGTGATTTACTGCACGTTGCTAATAAAAAGAAAAACAACCATGTAGTCAATATACTATATTTGACTTCCCAAATAATTGCAAAATATGACATTAAAAATTTTTTCATAATTTAATTTATTTCTTCAATAGTTATTTTAACTTTTTTGCCTATAAATTGATCAAAATTTTTATGCTCTAAATTTTCATCCCAAGAACAAAGTTTGATATACATACCATTATCTTCACCTTCAGTTAAATCAATATGAAAGCATTTAAATTGGTTTCCATCTTCTATTTCAAGATCTTTAATGTTTAAGTTATCTTCAAATGATAAAAATGCTTTTTTTATTTTTATTTCATCTATAACTTCTAAATTACTTTCGAATACTGCGATATTTGAATAATGATAAATTTCACTAATTACTTTTTCATCTGGTTCAACTATATATAATCTACCAGTTAAAGGCATATCATTTGTTACCACTCCAACAATTTTACCTGTTCCAATAAGTAATTGCTCATGATATTTTACTCTTGTGCCTTGTTTTAATTCTTCCATTTTTTATTTAATTTATAAATTATTTCAATTTGATTAAAGTCATCTAAAATATAAAAATATGTATCATTATTATACATATAAATAGATAGCGTATAAACATCATTCGTATAAAAACAATCAAAATTTATATTATTACTATATCTTTCAAGTTTTTCATTCATATAAATGTATACTTTAGGCATATTTAATGCTAAAGTTATTCTTTTATTATCTTTATCTATATACAATTGACCATTGACTTTTTGCCAAGATTGCCATTCATATAGAGTATAACAATTTTCATATTTTACATTATTTACTCTTATTTTTACGCTATCAATAGAATATTTATCAATAGAATATGAATTTGAAAATATTCCAAATCCAAGTATAAGAAGAATTATAATTTTTTTCATATTCATATTCTATAATTTTATTTTACATCATTAATTAATCCATCTGTTTCATTATAAGATTCATTAATATCAACATCAGGCGTTAACACTGTTGATTCATCTACATCGTTTTCAGGAATTTCATGTTCTACATATGAATTAATTCCTACTTCATTTACTCCTATACAATAAGTTGCTTTTTCCATTTTTATTTTAAATTTAATATTTTTAATTTTTTTAATCTAATTTCTTTATTATATTTTTTCATATAATTTTCAATATTATTAAATTCTTTTTTAGTAAGATAAATATCAATTTTATTTTTATTACTATTAATATTTGTAACATGATAACTAAGCTCATTATTTTTAAATGATCCACCTCCATCACAAACTAATCCTAATGGCTTTAAAATTTTATCATCTATACTTCCACTATCAACTCCCCACACCATATTTATCATATTTAATTTATCATATTTAAAAAATCCAGGACATATAATTATATCATCATCAGGATTATCATTCTTATATCCACAATTTGTACATTTAGTACCATCGTAGAATCTATATGAACCACATTTTGGACATTTTGAATCTGATTCCATAATTTAATTTTATATTATATAATATTAATTACTATTAGAAATTTATAATCATATATTTCTATTTCATTCATATTAAATTTTAATTTGTTCTTTTCTTTTTAATGCTATTAATTTTCATCTTAACGTCTAATGCAGTTGATAAAGAAGCTAAAAAAAGAATTGCAGTAGGAATAAATATTACTGGTAATAATATTGTATGATAACATAATGCAGCAATTATAATACTATAAATAATATCAAATATAATAATTCTTTTCCAATCGTTATGATTTTTCCATAATTGAAAAAATGTAAGATCAGAATAATCTTGATAAAAAATTTCTTCTTTCAATTCTTTTTCTTTTTCTTCAATTATATTCAATTGCTCTTGCAATTCTTCCTTTGATAATTTAGTTTCCATATTTATTTATGTTTAATTTTTTATTTGGTTTATATTTTTATTTAGTTATTGTTTCACTTTTTTTGTTTTTATTTTTAATAGTATTTTTCAAAAGATAAATCCAATATATTATAGCAATTGTATCAAATATAAAATACTTAATATTAATTTCAGCGCCTATTAAATAATATGATACAAGATCAATTAAATAAAATGACATTAATAATATCACGAAAAAACATAAGAATATTTTTAATTTTTTACCTTTTTTCATTTTATATATTTTTGTAATAAATTATTGCAGTTAACTTTCCAATCTATCATTTTATCATTTAATATACATATAACATTTGTTTCCGCATTAATAAAACTCATAGCAATATCATCATCATCAAGATGCCAAATAAAATCTGAATTATCTAAAAAAAATTTATGTTTATCTGTCATATTAAGGAAATGAATATTATTTTTATTAATTCCTAATTTTTCAACTACTTCAAACAAATAATCATTTGTGTATGCGCATTTAGTTGTATTTTCAAATCTATCAGTTACAATATGAACTTCTATTCCTTTTTCGATCAATAATTTTGCATAATCCTGAATATTAGTTTTTGATAATGTACTATCAAAATCGAATGAAACTTTTTTATTTTTATGTTTGTTCATCAGTATCATTATTTGATTTGACTAATGCAATTATAAGATATGGTAATAAACTATAACTAAAAAATATCAAAAATAATACTCTTATTAATAATTTATCAATATCAAAATAATTTGACAATCCAGCACACACTCCACAAAAAATACCATGCTCCCTATCTAAATTAAATTTTTTCATATTATACATTTATTTATTTTATTTAACTTATTTTTTCTATTTTCAGATTGAGTTATAAAATCTTTTTCTGTATATGAATATTGTGGATGCTCATCAAGACATATAAAATTTGCAGAAAATCCTACCATATGATAATCTTTTACTGTATATGTTTTACCTACATATAATCTTGGACTCCCCATAAAGGCTCCTCTTGTGTTACATATACAAACTACTTTATCCCCTTGTTTCATAATATAAATTAATAAATCCATAATATAGCTTACAAAGATACAACTATATTATGGATTAACCAAATAAAAAATTCAATATTTTATTATTATTTCAAAAATTCAAAAAAAGTTTTTTCATCATCACAAACTTTTCAGTTAAATAAAAAATTATTTTTTTGAGTATGTGATTTCATATTTTTAAATTTTTGAAAGAAAGGTTGGATTCGAACCAACATAAATGAATATTTTTTATATAAACGCTTTTTTGGCTTTACTAGTCTGACCTTTTGACTTACTTTCTTTAATTAATATTATTTAGTGAAAATGTGGGAGTTGAACCCACATACTAATGCTTTTTTGGCTTAGATCCGTCTTTTCATTTTTAAATGTAGTTAGGATAGGACTCGAACCTATATAAGAAATAATCTTTGAGCTACCTCACTAATGGGACTTTTACCCAAACGTCTAACCTTTCCGCCACCTAGCTATCTCCACCTGAGAATACAATGAATAGATGTAACCAATGTTTTTTTACTTTGAAAAAAACAACTTAATCGTCTTACTGAATTAAAAAAAGTCACCTAAAATGGGGGAATTGGTTATTCCTTATCCATTTAGCACTATTAAACTATAGCACAATCAGTATCATTTTTTACGTAAATAATAAATCGTTAAGCTTCTCTAACTTAATTAATTGATAGTTAAATTAATAACTCACAATCATAAACTATATATAAAATTTTTAAATTTGCAATTTGCAAATTGCAAATATTATTTATAATTTATTCATCCTCAATAATTTAATTCCTCTTTTTCTATTAAATATTCAATGATATCGTCGTTCAAATATTCAGTAGATTCAAATGTATCGCCTGCATCTGAATGTTTTTTTCCTAATAAATATGATTTTTTTAGATTTTCTTTATTTGGTACATCACAAAAATCTATTTCATTTTTGAATCCTAATATATAAAACTCAAGTAATCTATTTTTTAATTTATCTGTTTTCATAATTCATTAATTTTTTCAAGTTTTGTTTTTCTTAATTCTTTTTTTTCGTAATATAAAAAGGTATATATTAAATATTCTTTAGTATTTGATTGTGTGAATTGTTTAATTTCAGGTTTATCATATTCTATCCAATGATTCAATTCATACTCAAGTTTAGTAATAGTATCAGCATATGCAAGTCTGGTACCGAAATAGTAATTAAATATTTTAATTTTCATAATTTATATATTTAAAATGTAACAATATTCTGGCAAGGAGTCAATATATGTAACAGATGAATTTATATTTGGTATTTCATGATGAACTATTTTATCTGTGTGGGTATGACCGCAAATTTGATGACAATTCTTTAATGGTTTAGTCCATGATTCAGTTTTATCAGCCCACAATGGACCGCTAACTTTATTATATCCACCACGTACATATCCGCAATCAAGTAAGCATTCTAACTCAAATTCAAATGCTAAATTTAATTTATCTGATATAGTACCTTCAAAATCAGAAACTTTTTTAAATTCTATTAAAAAATGGTCATACCATCCACGATGAATTCCTGCATGGGTCCAAATATAATTTTCGTATTGATAAGATAATTGAAATAATTTTAAATTATTATGAAATATTTCATATAAATCAAAATGCATTTCTGCTCTATATCCAGAGCAATGTCCTAAAATATTCATACTAGGTGGTCGTATAGCATATTGATAATCATGATTACCTAATAATAAAATAACTTTATCTGGATATTTTTTCTTAAATTCAATGATATCTAATAAATTATTTAATATTGTAATATTACTTAGATGATATTCATCAACATAATCTCCTACAAATATTATTTTATCATATTGAGAAATATCATCTACAAATTTTTTCCATGAATCAAATCCGTGAATATCCCCTATGTTTAAAATTTTCATTTTTTTAAAAAATTAGAATAATTTCTATTCGTTATGTTACATGCTATAATATTGGCATCTTCATCTATATCAAATTCACCAATTTCAATTGTATTAACAACTGTTTCTATATTCTGATTATCTTCAACATCAATAATCATTTTAACATTAAATTCGACTTCTATTCTTTTCATTATATTAATATAAAATGATCATTTAAATAATCTTCAGAATATGCACCTAATGATGTTTCAATTTCATTTACATCAAATATAATATAATCATTCATTTTAACTGATTCACTCATTGTACCATATTCTCCATTATGAGTTATTATTAAAATTTTATCGTCATTATCAACATCTTTACTTGCATTTAAAGTATCTTGATGTTCTTTATTAAATGATTTTACTGCATTATTAATTTCATCAATAATTGAAAAATCACCAGTCCAATGAAACACTAAAATATCTTCTAATCTTCTATATCTTTTCATATTTAAATTGTTATTTCTTTTATTATCACTTTAGTATTACTATTCATAGTATTCATTCGTTCAGAAAATGATATATCATGCTCCATGGAATGCTCTAAATGATTAATATTTCTATGTCCAGTATCTTCTAAATCTACTTCAAATCCAAATTCTTTAAGAGCTTTTACTATTGCTAGTGTAACAGCGGATTTGCCGATTGCAGTTGCTCCCTCCACTTTGACTGTAATATTATTTTTATTCATTTTTATTCATTTAATTAATTAATTTTTCTTGATTTTTCATCTACATATATAAATATTCCTAAATATATAAAAAATGCTATTATTGATAATCCAATATGTAATTTATCATTTGGCTGATAATATATTAAATAACAAAATAAACCAGTTAGAGACATTAGCATAAACAACATAAAATATAATAGTATTCTCATTATTTTTTAATTTTTCTTTATTTTTTATTTTTATATAAAAAAAAAGTTAAATATGATAAAAATAATACTGATATAACTATAGTTTGAAATTTGAGATCAAATGGATAAGATATTAGATACCCTAAAATACCACATAATATTATCAGAATAAATACATTAATATATTCTAATTTTTTCATATTTTTAATTATTTATATAATTTAATTTGAATTCATATTCAGGTTTATATTCAGGTATATTTTCATTAAATATAGGAAACTCAATATTAAATTTAGTACTATCTGATTTCAATAATTCACATCCTATTATAAAATAAGATTCATTTTCACTAATAGTATCATTACTATTTATTGTACTATCAGAGTTGCTTTGAACATATAAAATATAATCATTTTTAATTCCTATAATTTTTTTCTTAATTTGAATTGTATCTTCAAATGGATTATCTTTATTAAGAATATAAATCCAAGTTTGCCCAACTTCAATATTTGGGTCAACAGGATTCATTACATTTAAATAATAATTCAATTCTGTATTTTGACCAATTTTAGTTCCAAATTGGAATGCCATAAATGCTAAAAATGCTACACCAATAACAATTAATGCATGTTTAAATGATGATAATGATCTATTTTGTTTATATTCATAATAATCTTCTTTTTTTATTTTCATTTTAATTTATTTTTTTTATTTGATAAAATATTAAAATCTAATATTTGATAATCCATATTTTTCAAGTAAATTATAAAAACCTATCCATGTAAGGAAATATTCATCTTTATCTTTACATGATTCATAACAAACACATATTTCTTTATCACTATCTAATATTGGCTTAGTAATACGAATACATGGTTTGGAACTACTATATGTCATAACAAAAATTTCAGTTGGAGACTTTTCAATCATAAGTTTTTTTATCTCATGATATGTTAAATCAATTTCGATCTCTCTTGTAACTAACTCAGTTCTTACTAATCTATTATCTTTCATTTTTAATTATATCTTTATATATAAAATATTATTTATTTTTTAATTCATATTGGTAAAGAATACGGTGAGTATGTATAAATATTTACATCAATATCTATTATACCACCATGTTTAGTTTCAAAATAATTAAATATTGACATCTCAGCTTCAAAGAATGAATCATATTGATATTTAAAATTATTGTAAATAATATTTGCTGGAGTCCAACCAATAAAATTCTTTTTATATACAACAAAATTAGTAATATTATTTTGATATGTGTGAACTTGTTTAATTATTTTAAATTTTTCCATTTTTATTTATTTCTTCTAATTTTTCTTTTCTTAAATTCATTGGATCAATAGTACATAATTTATCTAATTCTAATAAAACTTTATCTCTTTCTTCTTCTGTATCAAATTCGACTTCTAATTCTGTAATACCATCTGGTACGTCACGTTCAATTACAATAAACCAACGATCATTTTCTTCAACTGTAGTAGGATAATATGCAAATATACTATCAATTTTTAATCTATAATCACCTATTTTAATTTTATCTCGTTCTATTATCATTTAGTTCTTCTATTTTTAATTTTCTTATATAATTATGAGCATTTAAAACTAATAATGAATCTAATTCAGCTAATGATTTTTCACATTCTATATTATTATCAAAATCTATTTCAATATCATTTATATCATCTAGTGATCTTTGAATTATAATAGTTTTATCACCTCTACCAATATAATAGCATAAAATAGTATCTATATTAATTCTCATATATCCTATTTTAATTATATTTCTATTTACCATAAATCTTCAGATGTTAATACACTACCTATTAAATCTTGTTTTAACTGATCATTTGATTTAACTAATTCTAAAGCTTCTTCTCTATTAAGAAATCTATTTTTTGTAGTTAAAAATCCTTCAACAGTCAACATTCCATATTTTTCAGCAGGATAAATTTTATTTGTTTGCTCATATATGCAAGGATGCCGTACGCTATTATAGCAAATTCCTTTATCTATATTATATGGCTTATAAAGATAATCTATTCCATCATCTATCCAATTAGAAGCGCACATAACATATTCTATTTTACCATTATTAAGGTGTTCTTTTAATCTTTTTTTATCAATCATTTTAATTATAATTAGGATATATTATTGATTCAAAATAATCAGTTAATTTTTCTTTTATATTTTCAATAGCTTCATCTAATGTAATAACGCTAAATAAAGTATTTGAAAAATATTTTTTAAAATGCTCATCATATTGTTCATCAGACATATCTTTAAAAAAATGAGTTAACTCACGATTTTTAATATAACAATCTTTAATATTTATATCACAAAGTTCAATTGCTTTATTTTTATCTGAAAATACTTCAACTATTTCAGACATACACATATCATATAATACCCAAGTTTCATTTAATTTCATAATATTATTTTAACCAATAATTACTTTTTTTAATTCCTTTAACATTCATCATTTCTAAAAATTCATTTGGAAATTCTGTACCCCATGCAAATGCAACATCACAATGAGAATCTTCAGAAAAATTAGTTATACTATAAGATGTAGAAAATAATAAAGGATCTTCTCTTCTTGCTAATGCTTGTTGGACTTCAAGGTTTAATGTTTTAATTTGTTCAGCTTGCTGAATAGCTAGTTGTTGCTGACGAATTTGTTCTTTTGATATTTTTTCAAGTTCTGACTGAATTCTACAAATATTTTGTTCTATTCCTTTTACTTGCTCTTTTAAAACTTTTGTTGAATTTTCAAGTGCATCTACTCTATTACCAAGATTTACCATAGTTTCATACATACTTCTGAATAATGGTAAATTCATACCAACATTCATACTAACCATTGATAATGAACTAGGAAAATAAACATCATAGTATTTTTGAGATTTTACATGTTTTTCAAAATCATAAAATCCAATTGGACATAAAATGTAAAAATATCTTTCTGAATTTGCAAATTTATAATTGTTAATTGCAGATTCAATATCTACAGATTTTCTTTTTGGATCACAAGTTAAAATTGAATTTTTTGCTAATTCTAATGGAATTATCATAAATCCAAATGTTTCTGCTATTTCTACGATAGAACTAAGTTTTGAATTTAATCTTGAATTTAGATATTTATTATAATTTTCATCTGTTTTAATTAAAATTTGATTATATTTTTCACTTGATGATCCATTATATCTACAACCAGATTTAATTTCTTCAACTTCTAAATCATATTTAATTAAATTATCTGGTACTTTAATATTAAAGTTTTTTAATTCTCTTAATATACTATTATAATTATTTACTTTATCCGTGATTTCATATCCTAAATGTTTGAAAATTTCTTGTTTAGTAGAAAAATTAGTTTTAGAATTATCAGAATAATAGTGACTATGGGTATCAATAATTTTAACTTTTTCTAATACTCTCAATGTTAATATAAAATCCTTTATGTCAGATTCTATTACATTAAGTTTATTTAATAATCCAAGTTTATCAACTTTTTTTGTTGATGATACTGTTGTTGTTGGTGTTACATTTAATAAATTCATATTATTATTATTTTAATTAAACATGAAAACAATTTTTTATTGATTTCAAATACAAAGATAATAAAAAAATTCAAATACACAAATTATTCTCAACTATTTTAAATATTAATTTTATTACAATAATGATAATATTTTGATAATTGTTTTAACTTATCTTTTCTAATATCAATTTTAGCATTATATTCTATTGCATTTTTATATTTATTTTCATATTCATTTAATGATTTCATAATATTAACATAATTATTACAATCATTAACCGATTTTATATGTACTGTTTTAATATTATTTTCAATTGTAATATGCTCCTTTTCAAATTCAGTTAACTTATTTTTATAATAGTTAATCTCGGATAATATAATATTTACTTTAATCATAACTTTTTTATTTTTATACCATATAATATAGAATGGAAATATTAGATATTAAATTTAGAACTGATGGTTTAGAAAAAAAACTATCAAATTTATATCCTTATCAATTCGAGATTGACGGTATATCTGTGGCTTCATATGAAGGCTTTGTACAGTCTTTAAGGACTCCAGATATACAAATTAAAGAGAATATATGGAAACTATCAGGGTTTGAAGCATGGAAAGCTGGTCAATATTTAAATTGGGTAGATAAGCAAAAATTATATTGGATATCTACTCCAATTGATAGACAATCCGAAGAATATGATAATTTAATAACAAGATCTTATGATTGCTTATTTGAAAAAAATGAATATTTTAGAAATAGTTTAAAAGAATCAATACCTTATAAATTAGAACATTCTATTGGAAAATCTGGAAAAACTAATACATTAATAACAAAAAGTGAATTCTTAATTCAATTAAATAGATTAAGGTCCAAATTCACAGAAAGAACATATTTTAATTTACTTGATTTGTTCTGATTTATAAAAATTTCTAAATCTTTTAAATTTTCATAAGAAATAACCTTTAAATTCTTGTCGTAATAAACTGCGGTATAATCCATAATTTATTTTTTAGAATTTAAGTTTTTATTTGATATTGGTGGTTTAAATCCACCAATTCCACTATTTCTGTTTTTACCAAAAATAGTAGATATTGCTAAAAATATAAAAAATATCGCAAGCGGAATGCATATGCATAATATTGTTATATCATCCATGATTTAATTATTTAAATTTAATTGTTTGTAATTTTTATTCATTAATCCATAATAAATTAAATAATCAATAAGTCAATAAATATTTAAATCATGACTATCAATATATTCATCATATTCCAAATTTTCTTTATCATTATTCATAATTCTATAATAAGGATTATCTACATTAGTAACTATAATAACATCGCATTTTTTATTGTGATAATTATAAAATTATAAATATTTCTATAATTTTATATATTTTTTACAACTCTGTAAATAATTTCTTTATTTTGTTCCATAATATATTATTTATCTAATTGTATCTCCAATATCTTTTGTTTTTGCTATAATATCAATTAATTCTGATTGTGAATCATATTCTTTAATTATATTATTGGCATCTTTAACTACAATAGAATATATAGTATCACTAGAATAAAATTTAGATCTAATATTAGTAATTACTACTGGAGATTTCAACTGATTAATGGAATATTCTACATATTGATCATAATTATCAAACTCTTGTCCATCATAATGTATTTTATTATTACAGCTAAATAATAAAATGCAACTAAATAATATTAATTTTTTCATATTTATAATTTTTTAATTTAATTTATTATAATGTTATTGGTATTAATTTTTCTGGAATATATTTTTCTGGAATATTTATAATATAATATAGGAAGTTATAGTTAGAAAATGGATCTGGACATTCTCCTATAGAAAGTAAAGAGTTAATATTTAATTCGTAATTACTATAATAAACAAATTGTAATGTTGGAGTAATTATATTGTTATTGATCTTTATTCTAACGCTCTTCATTGGCAACTCAATTAATCTATACATACCATCTACGTTTCCTAAACATCTAACCATCAATTCGGTTTTTTCTTTAGAGTTATAAATCCCATAAACCAATAAAAAACTACCACTTGCTGATTTATTTGATACTTCAGTTTTAACCATTTGTCTTAAAACAACTGGTTTTGTCACATATGTTTTATATTTTTGACAAGACAAAAATAATACACTAAACAATGCACATAAAAATAATTTTTTCATATATTTATTTCTTTAATGTAATTTTTCCATTTATATTCAATAGTTCTCCAATTTTTCCTTTCATAACTATCATCTGAATATTCATAATATTTCTTACTATTAACATATTCTTCATAATCATTTACAATTCCTACCTTTCCTTCTACTACTGTTTTTCTTTTATATTCTTTTCTTTCAAAAATATAATCAGGTTTTATTTTTTCGATTTTTTCGATTTTTTTATTAACTGTATAAGTTTTTTCAATAATCTCATTGCCTACAATAGTATATTCTGTATTAAATTTATTAAGATATGATAAGTGAGGATTAGAAAATAACACAACATATATCATTAACTGTGTGTGCGTTTCATCATCTAATTTATCACAATTAATAATTTCTATTTCTTTCATCAAACTAAATGCTTGAATTCTTTTTATTTGTTTTTGTTCTTCATCAGAATAACTATAAAACTCTTTTTTCATATATTTATTTAATTAATTAAAACCAAGATCTATGTGTTTCTTCTATTGATTCATGTCCATCATCTTCTTCTCTAATATACCATTCAACATCATCTGGAATTTCAACAATTTTTATTTCGTCAGGTTTTATTTCTTCCACTGCTTTAACTAAATTTACATCATCTCTTAAAATTTCCATTTGATCAAAATAATTTTCTTTATCAAAAATGTTATTTTCATTTGTTAATTCTTTTCCTAAATCATTAAATGAAGTATAAAAATAATCATCAGCATCTTCAATTTTTTTATATTTAGTGATATTTAAATAACTATAATCTCTGATATAAAAATATGGTTTACCCAAATTTGAAAGTTCGAAATATCTACGTATAACTTTTGTTGATAATGAAAAAGTACAACCATTATTACTATTTACTATTACTATTTTTTGCATATTTTTTATAATTTTTCTAATTTTTTTAATTTTTCTTTTCTAATAACGCTAACAAGTATTTTTTTACCAAAATCAGATAATATATATTTATCAGTATATTCTGAAAAATATTTATCAACTAATGAATATTTTATTAACTCTGGTATTAAATAAAGTGTACCGTCACAATTTCTTATTTTAAATTCTTCAACAAGATTCAAATATAATGAATTGCCTATAAAATCAGAGATAGATTGATATTGTGGATCTTTATATTCAGCACTACCATTCTCATAAATATAAATTAATAATTTATGAGCATCATGACTAATATTATTAATAATATTTCTGCTATTTATTATATTTTGCATATTTTTTTCAATTTTTCTATTCTTTGATATTTTATATCTAATTTAAATTTTTCTTCTTCTATATAAAAACCAGGCGGATACTGTAATATTACATAATATTTTTTTCTATTTTTCACATATCCAGTACGTTCAATAATATAAGAATTATTTATTACAATTAAATTATCATATGTTTCTAATGCAATTACTACATCACCATGTTTAAACATTTTTTTATATTTTATTTAAATTTTCTAATTTAATTCTTCTACAATTATTTTCTAACATTTTTTTACCTATTTCAGTTAATATAAATGTAGGATGCCATGCAAAATTATTACTACAAACTAAATTATGTATCTCAAGTCGATTAAATAATAAGTTCCATTACAATTTCTATGTTTAAATTGTTCAACTGTAATAAATTCATTATTAGATTTTATAAATTTATCTATATTTTCAAATTCATAATCACGATATTCTGCTTGTTTATGCTCTTTAATGTACATCAATAAATTAAATGCTTCATCACTAATTTTAAATTTAAATTCTACCATTGTAATTCACTAATATTAAATGTATTATAAAAAAGATGCAAGATCATGATATATAATATAAATATATAATATCTTCCCGTAATTTGTTGATTATCAATTAATTAAATATTCATTGTTAATGACCTTAAAACTTATTGATGAATCAATTGATTTAAATACACTTCCCTCCCTTTTTGATGAATTTGTTAATACAGATTTGCCTTCAACATGTTTTAATATTTCATCAATAGTGCCAGGTAATTTATAATAACTACAAATTAAAGGAACCGTGTCAGCATTTAATACATTAGTTACAATATCAACGAATGTATTATAATCTTCCAATTTATATTCATCTATATTAAAAACTCTAAAATATTTTATTGTTTTATGGCTTAATTTATAGTTATTGCCTTCTATTCCTGAACCAATTAATTCACCTTGAACAGCAATATTTTTACCATATATTCTTAATTTCTCTTCAATATTATTTTCAATTGCAAATTTCCAAAATAAATTATTTGGATTTCTTTTAAATTCCCAGTTTCTACCACACACGCCAAATACTCCATTATGTAAATACATAGTGGTAGATTGACCATCAAGTTTCTCTGTTTCATAGAATATTACATTATCTTTTTTCCATTCATCGAAATCATCAGATAAATTTTGTGCGCGTTCTTCATTTGTCTTCAATATGAATGAAGGAATAGGACCAACAACATCAGCTTTAAGTTCATCAGGTATTGGAACTTCAAATTTTACAACATTTAGATAATCAGATACATCATCACCTTCTGTCAATTTAAATATATGACAAGGTGTATCATTTAAAATATCTAATGACATTATTAGTCCACATGAAAATTGTTTGCGTAATTTGACCGTTCTCAAGAGGAAACCTTCTTGTTCATCAGTTTTTCTATATGAACTATTTCTAAGAAATTCAAATTCTTCTCTAATAGGTAATAGTGAATCAATTTCAAAATAAACAACTTTGTCACCTACTTTAAATTCGTCTTTTTTAACTACTACTTTCCAACCTTTTATGCGTGCAACCTCTATTCTATCTGCTCCTTTAATTGGTAATATGTCTTTAATTACCTGAATTGTTGCTAATTTTCTATCTATATTCATAATTTGCTTCTATTATATATTCTTTTATTTGGTTATAAAGTAATCTATCTGGTTCATATAATTTTGATTCTATATCATTAGAATCATTTATTTTTATGAAATCTTTATTAATTTCTTTTATTATAATAATACTTTGATGATCATATCTACCAGATTTTGCTTGAATTATATACAATAATCTTGCTTTATTACCTATTGCTTTCTTTTTATATAATATTAAACCACATTGTTCAATAACAGCATTATAATTAATATCATTATTGTGATTGTGCTCTTTCATATCTCTATTTTAATTGTGAAATATAAGAGCAACCGTTATCTAATCTATATGTTAGTTTAGTATCATATTTTTTTTCATATGCTGAAATATATCTTTCTAATTCTTCTATATTATTATGTAGATAAATAATTTCCTCAAATGGTTTTGTATAGTATATTCCAAGAAATTGATCATTCCAAGATTCAATGCACGTTTCCATCCACATTTTTTTAAATTCTTTATCAAAATAATCTTTTGCCATAATAATTATTATTTAAAATAAATTCTTTTGTATTCATTATTAAAATCAAAATATAGAAATTCACTTATATTACCATTTAGTTCACTATCTTTATATAAAAAATCAAATTTATCTGAATTTTTTGGAAATCCAATTCCAAGTTCTTTCTCCCATTCTTTTGATAATTCAATAAAATCTTTCCATATCATAACGCTAGTGTCTCCTTGCCCATCATAAAAAACAAATACTAATCTATTTAATTGTTCTTCTGTGAAATTATCAAGTTCATCTTTTGTTATATAAATATTTTTCATTCTTTATTTAATTCAATAAATGATTTAATCGTATTTCTGTTATTATAGACTGATTTTGGAACCATGTTTTTTAGCTCAGGAGAATTGCTCAGTATAGCTTTTCTAACTTCGGTAGCAGATACACCATCTTCAACAGTTCCTCTTGCTAATAGCACCAGAGATACATTATTTTTGAACATAAATCCTGGAAACCATTTAGTGATGATTTCAAATCCATCTGAATAATACATAGTGAAACAACTATCTTTAATTTGATCTACTATTTTAGTATAAAGATAAAAACCCCATTCAATAGAATTATCACTTTCTGAAGTTAAATCATCTAATGGTATTATTAAACATTTATCAATCAACTTAGCTTCTTTTAATGCATCTTTTAGCATTTCAATTCTAATGCTAACTGGAATTGGATTTCTTGAGTCAACTTTATCCGCACTTCCAACTAAAAATACTACATTTTCATTTTCATCATATGCCTTTTTAATTAATGCCATATGACCATTATGTACTGGCTGAACTCTTGCTAATATTACTCCGAATTTATTCATATATTTTTAATTTTTTTAATTTTTTTTTTCTAATTTCTGATACTGTTATTAAATTTTTTGGTTCAAAATAATACATTGGAAGTTCATATAAAGAAATAATGGTGAAATTATCGCTAAAATAATCTTTGATTGTAAAAATATTATATCTATTATCTGTTATATATTTATGATGTTCATAAAAATAATCAGTAAATAAAACTTTATCTCCTATTTTCATTTATTTTTAATAATTTTCTTTTTCTTAATTTACTTCCAACTAAATCTTTTTTTATGATAACTTTCATATCATGATTAATCCACATGGTTGATATATTAATAGGTATACCGTCAACTTAAACTTATACAAATTTGTACTTGCTGTGACGTTTGAATTTCGTTTGATGAAATTCTTTATCCGAACACACTATTCTTTAATAATTTAAAGAAATCGTAGTCGCTTTTAATTATTTAAACTACATAACGAACAACCATTTTTAAGACTTATTATAGTCCGTTGTTAAGATGTATTTAAAAGTGTATTAATCGTTCTATGTTTACTGTAATCAATATTATTGATATGTATAACGATTAAAAGTTTCAGTTTGATTTTTAATCAAACTTATTACTTTTATGATTTTACGTTAGTTAAGTTTTTAACTAACAACCATTTTATCATGACATCAAAGAACTATTTGTTTAATTATATTTAATAGTATAATATTTTAAAAAAGTTTATTTTATTTACACTTTTTTATATTTTTATTTAATTTTTTTGTAACGGAATCTTTACCTTTTGGTGCTTTATATTTTATAAGAAATCTTTTAACTGATTTTAAAGAATAATAATTACTAGTATATTCATATTTATAAAAATTGAAGTCATCTTCTTTTTCCCATCTTAATAATTCACAATTCCACCAATAACCATTTATATTAATTGAAAATGGTCTTTTGAATGAATATTTAATTCTCGCCCCTTTTTGCTTAGTATATGTTATTTTCATGAGTATTTTAAATAATTATTATAATGATGACAAAGATATAAAATATAAATGATTTAGATATTAATATATTATTTATTTTATTGATTTTTAACTTTAAATATTAAAATCTTTATATAATTTTTTAAGTTTTTCTTTTCTACATTCTTTAATAGATAAATATTTATTAATTCTATGATAATTTTCTGCATCTTCATTGATTGATATTAAACCATTTTCATAATCATAATCATTCACTATCATATCATTATAATTTGATGAATATGATATAGTTTTTATATAATCACAGAATGTGAAAATTTTGTTAGTTGATATTTCTAATAACTTATCTCCTGGTTTGAACATAATTTTAATAGTTTTTGTTTTCTATATTCTTTTAATGTTATAAATCTATTTTCATGATATTCAAAATCATTTTCTAATATAATATAATTAAAATGATCTGATTGATATGTAAAGCATAGTTTAATTATATAAATATGGTTTAATAATAATTTTCTCATACTATTATCATCTAAATAAGAATTATCAATACAAATTACTTTATCTCCTGGTTTTAACATAATTTTAATATTTTTTGTTTTCTATATTCTTTTAATGATATAAATCTATTAGAATTAAATTCAAAATTATATTTTTCTAATATCATACCAATATAATTATTTTCTGTATCATAACTAAAAATATCTTCAATTATATAAATATTATTTAATTGTAATAGATTTATATCATATAAATAAGAATTATCAATGCAAACTACTCTATCTCTTATCTTGAACATTCTTCTAATTTTTTTAGTTTTTCTTTTCTCATTAAAATTTCTATATTTTTACCAGTTTTTTTATAATAAATATCTTTTAATTTTTCAATATTAATTATGAAAATATACAGGTTCGAATTCATTTTTTTATCTATGAAAAAAACATTAGTAGATGATTCAATGCATATTATATAATTATTATCAATTATATAGTTAGTATCAAAACATTCATGGGTTTTTCTAAGATTTAGATTTTCTATATAATTAACAAGACTTGATTCACTTATCATTTTTATTTAATTTTAATAATTTTAATTTACGATATTCTTTTAATAGCATAAAACAATTATAATTATATCCATATTTTATATCTTTGAAACAAATAATAAAATTTTCACTAAATAATTTTTTATATCTTATATCTTTATATTCTGTAACTTCTAATATTGTATTAGGTAAATTGTATTTTTTTCTATATTGTTGATCAATGCAAACTACTTTATCTCCTGGTTTGAACATAATTCTATTTGTTTGAGTTTTTGTTTTCTATATTCTTTTAATAATATAAATCTCTCTGAATAAAATGTCTCATTACAACATTCTTTTATTTCAACTCTTGATCTACCAAAACTTGATCTATCAAAAACTGAAAAATCTATATTAATTGTATAAATATTATATTTAATTAGGTTTACATTATAATTATTATTATTATATTTTTTAACATCAATACAAACTACTTTATCTCCTACTTTGAACATATTTCTAATAATTTTTGTTTTCTATATTCTTTTAATGATATGAATCTGTGTGAAAAATACATACGTTTACATTCATATAATACAACTCTATCTGTATTGCTACCTGAAATTTCTGCAATTCTATTTATTGTATAAATATTATATTTAATCATTTCTATTATAGATTTATCATTATAAAAATATTTATCATTAATACACACTACTTTATCTCCTGGTTTGAACATAATTCTATTTGTTTGAGTTTTTCTTTTCTATATTCTTTTAATAATATAAATCTAGTATTATAATATAAACTATTTTCATGATATTCTAATATTATTCTATTATTGGTATATTCATGTAACTCTTTTACAATATAAATATTATATTTAATTAGATTTATATTTGGATCACAATTATTTTCATCATTTATGCAAACTACTCTATCTCCTGGTTTAAACATATTTCTTTAAGTTTTTGTTTTCTATAATATTTAATAAAATCAAAATCTGTTAATATAATATCACATTCATTGGCTGCATAATATGGATATATAAAAACATCATTTATGTTTATATAATCATTTACTTGATATTGAATATGAATTTTATAATTACAATTAAGATAATTTAAATTATCCATCATTTTACGACTAAAAACAACAGCAACTCCATAATCATTAAAATTTTTAGATATTTCTTTATATAATAATTCGTAAAAATCCTAGTAGTTTTTAATATATAATTATCAAATATTTCAACATTAAATTTTACTATTTTCATTATAATAATTATTTATTTTTTCTATTTTTAATTTTCTATTATATTGTTTAAAATCTATTTTATTATTAGATAAATAAAAATCCCCTTCTTGTAAATCTGTGTTTATATAAAGATAACAGTCATATAATATTCCGATATAAGGTTTTGATGATTTGTAAGAAATAAGATGAAATTTATCGGAATATAAAATAAAATCAAAACAATCCTTACCTACATAAATATGAGGATTATTTTTATATATCATTATATAATTATTTATATAATTTTTAATAATATTATATATTCTATTTGAATCTATTTCTTCAGATTGATAATTTATTGAAAAATCTATATTATAATATTCTACTATCATAATTTTGATAATTTTTGAAGTTTAATCATTCTAAAATATTTTTTAATATATTTATCATCATTAATCATCATATTAAATTGATGTAAAGTTATTCCTTTAATATCTTCTATATCTTGATTTATAAAATGATACCATCCATTAAACACATCTATTTTATTATCAAGCACATCAAATCTATATTGAAAAATTCTAAAAAAATCTTCTAATTCCAATTCATCTACATGTTTCATTTCAACTAGCATTATACCTATTAAACTACGAATAGAAGCAAAATAAACATCTCTATTTTTATACTCTATTAATTTATTTATTATTACATCAAATAAATGAGATATAGAATTATATTTATCATTAGGAATACAGACTTCAATAAACAAATTATGTTTAGTAAATAATTCTTTATTATATAACTTTACGTTTATCATAATATTATTTTAGATAATTTAAATTTTCTTATATATTTTACGTATTCTAAAATATAAATATAATAATTAAATTGTTTATATTTATTATCAGCTATTAAATATGTAATATCAATATTAATTTCATTATTGATATATGATATTTTATATCGTCAATAGTATATTTTTTATTAAGAATAAATTCTTCATCATGATTCAATATATAAATCATCATATCCTTTTTTGTTATTTTCATCTATTTTCATTTTCTTAAATTTTATTCTTCTAGTTTCTCTAATATAATCTCTAATATTAACATTTACTGTAATACTTGTACATAATTCAGAATCAACTTTAATTAAATATCGTACAGTTATACATAATGTATTTCTAATTATATTATATGATATACGATCTATAACATATCCTTCTGATATATAAAAACGTTCAACGTTATTTATAACATAAATCAATAATTCAAAATTAGATATTTTCATTTAATTTTTCTAATTTAATTTTTCTAAGATAATTATTAAATGAATTAAATGATATTTCTTTTTCATCTGAAAACATAGTATCTACATTTATAATATAATATGACAATTTAACTTTTATGCTAAATTCATAAGTTGTTAATTTCATATATGAATAAAATTCATATTTTTCATTATCTTTTTTAATAATATAATCAAAAAATAATGGTAATTCATTTTTTCTTTCTATCCATTTATTTATCCAATCATTCATATTTTGATAATTTTTCAATTTTTGTTTTTCTTATAAAATTATTATATTCATTAGCAGATAATGTTATATTTGAAAAAAAAACTTGTCTTGATATATTACTATCATAGTATATTATTCTAAAATTAGTATATTTATCAAAAGATGTACCCATTTTATAAGATTTAAGATTATAATTTTTATTATCTTTTTTTATATAGTTATCAATACAATAAAATGTTGAATTATGTTTTTTTACCCAAGCTTGCATATATTTGATAATTTTTTTAGTTTTTCTTTTCTATAATCTTTCAATGATAAAAATTGTTCTGAATAATAATCATCAACAATTATAGCTTCTTTTATTCTAATTACAGTAGTAACTCCTCCTATTACAATATTATTACGGCAATCAAATATATGTAAGATTGTTAATTCTTTATTTGATGGTAAATCTATATTGTATCATAAAGATTTAATAAAATAAATTTTGTCTCCAACGTTAAGCATCTATCATTATTTTTTCAAGTTTTTTCTTTCTAATATATGTTCGTAATTTCTGAAATGAATTATCAGGATTATTATCAATTATGTGAGTTAATTCTAATAAAGTTAAACCTTTTATTGAATATATTTCATCACTTATAGATATAGTATTTGTGCCAATTATTATACCAATCATTCTCAACATATCAGTAAAATCTTTACATTCTTTTAATTGACATATTTCATACATACGAATTTCTTTAACGAACCATAATAGTCCACCTAAATTTATATTATTTATTTTCATTGATATAGTAATATCAAGCATCTTATTAAAATCTAATATTTTAATAGAATCATTATTATTATAAAAAATATTATAATCAGTATTTAATGATATATATGAACTACTCATTACATAATTTACAATATTTACAATCATTTTTATAAGTTTTAAAATAAGATACAAATATAACTATTAAATTTTGAATGTGCAAATTTTTATACATAAAAAAAGGATTGAAATGAATTTCAATCCTTTTAAAAATAAATATACCTTATGAAAAATATATTTGTGCTCACTATCGGATTCAAACCGATGTAGGTAGTTTTAGAGGCTACCGCCCTATCACTGGACTAAATGAGCATTTTTATTAAAATCGGGGTGCTTATAAAGCACCCCAAAGTTTTAAATTACGAAATAGAGAATCATTGCCATGTACTGCTAATGCAGTTGGTTTATTATCTAAATCAGGTTCATAGAACACTGTGAAATCTATATTTTTAAGAGTTAACTTAAATATCCATTTTTCAAGTTCTGCAGATAGAAAAATTAAGTATTGATTATTCCAGGTTTGCACCTATTTATGATCAAGTAACCATTGGCATGAAGCGTGAGCACCTTGAACTCCTCCATAAGTAACATCAAGCTTGTTGTCAATTAATATAAATAATTTATCTTTTTCTAAATCATCTTTGACGTTTTTCATTATCATATTAAATAGATGCTAATGATTCATCTTTAATTTCTTCTATCACATTATATTTTTCAACTAATTTATCAATTGAATTTTTGTAATATGATAAAGGCAATTTATCTGGTTTATTTTTAGGTTCAATTTCTTCAAATATTTTACCTTTTAATACTGCATAAGCTGCATATAACATTCTTAATTCATGTCTGTTTTCAGAATGTAAATAATCTGCTTTCCATGATTCCATTACTCTTTCACCTTTAATGTGAATAGTTTTTCTTTGATTTCTGAGATTTGATTGATTCTCCGCCAGTTTTTTTATATCATTTTTTATTGTAGTTTTCATATTTTTATTATTTTTTTATTAAATTATTAATTTTTTTAAATACTAATTGATTAAAAATAATAAAAGGTGAACCTCTATCAAATGATAAAACCTAATGTTGATGTTTCATAATTTTCTTTTTTTTTTGTTAAGCATAACAATATTGTCATGTTTGGGTTTATATAATGATTATTTTTTTAATTGTTTAATTTTTAAATATCTAAGTATTTTATTATAAGTTTTAATATTATAATTTATTGCATTACAATCATCATATATAGAATATTTAGTTAAAAAATCAAGTGATTTTTTATATTTTTTATAATATTTTACGTAATATTTATAATAATCATTTTTTCTATTTTCTCTTATAGTATTTAAAAATAGAAAGCAAAAAGCATTAAAAATATAAAAAAATATAGAATATTTAAAAGATATTTTTCTATGATCATCAGGAAATTTTGTTTTTTCATCTAATACCAGAACAATTTTATAAATAATTGCAATTAATATCATAAATAAAATAATTTGATACACTTTTACTGCTATTATCATATTTAAGTTTATATAATGATTATTTTTTTAATTGTTTAATTTTTAAATATCTAATTATTTTATTTCTTTTTTTGATTTCAATTTCTAAACTAAATGATAATTCAAAATATATTCTATTATCATCAAAACATTTTATATAATATTTATAATAATTTATTTTTCTTTTTTCACGTATTACATTTAAAAATAAATAACAAAATATATTAAAAATATAAAATAATATATAGTATTTTATAGATAAATCTCTATCATCATCTTTATATTTTGTTTTTTCATCTAATATATGAATATTTATAATTAGAATAAATACTACTATCACACCAAATAAATATGTATAAAATACAGTCATTTATATTTTTTTTAATATTACAAATATGATACCAACTAAATAAATTTAAAAAACTTTTATAAATTCTTCAAAATCCTGACAAAATGTGATCATTTTTATTTGATCAGGTGACATAAAGTCAGTTAAATTATTAAATAAATTGTTCCATTCAGGTCCAAATAAAAATATTCTTGGTTTTACTTTTAATTTTCTTATGCCATCTAATAGAAGAAACACTTCAGATAATGTACCAATTCCACCTATTTGGACTATAAAAATTTCACTATCAGATATTAATAATCTCAATCTTTGATAGATGTCAATACAAGGAACTGTTTCTGTTAAATATTCATTTCCTCTTGCACAGCCAATAGATAAACAAGTATAACCAATTATTGTACCTTCTGCTTCATTAGCTCCCTTAGAAACAGCTTCCATTAATCCACTATATCCTCCATTTTTAATTATATACCCATTTGAAGCTAAAAAGTTTCCAATTAAAACACTATCACTATATTTAGAAGTAGTTCTATCATTAATAGCACCTCCAAAAAAAGTTACATTTTTATTTATTTGTTTGTTTTCTGTCATATTATAAAGATAATATATTTTTTTATAACTACCAAATATTAGTATAAGTTTTTTAATTTTTTTAATTTACGTTTTCTATATTCTTTTATAGTTATAAATCTATTACTTGAATATCTATAATCGATTTCATCAAATTTCATATAAGAATTATTATTGAATTTTATTGTTAAAATTTTATCTAATGAAATTTTATATGTATAATTATAATTATCAATACATACAACTTTATCACCTACTTTCATCTATTTCTTTCAATTTAAGTTTTCGATATTCTTTTATAGTTATAAAATCTGATAAAAAAACGTAAGTATTTTCTAATAATACTATAATATAATCTTCGTTAGGTATTTCAATATAAGCATCATCTATTCTATTAATTTCAGATATTGTATATGTGTAACCTTCTATTAAATCTCTATAATAATGATTACTATGAAAAATTACTTTATCACCTACTTTCATATATTTTCTGCAACTTAAGTTTTCTATATTCATTATTAGTTAAAAATCTACATTTATTAAACATCAACTCATCAAGTTCAATTAATTCAAAATATATTTGACAATTATTATCATCTATCTTAGGAGTTTCTGCTACCCATTTTTCAGAATAATCACTAAATTCTAAAAAAATACCATAGATTGTATATTCTGTATTTTTTTTTAATAATCCTCCTTTATATTTAATATCGTCATTATAATCCGAATATATTTGATAATCTAAGCAAAATATTTTATCTCCTATTTTCATATATTATTCATCAAAATTTTCTTCTTGAAGCATAATTAATTTAATAAATCTTGTATTTTTTTCAATTAATTGATCACCGTCACAATCAAGAATAAAATATTCTTTTGGTTCTAGCCTTAACATAACTTGTTTAAGATCATCAAGAGTTTTAAAAGCTATTGCAGTTTTACCAAATTTGGTAGATTTTTTTGTTCCTTTGATCCCAGATTCTTTTAAAATGTCTTTAATTCTTTGATCTTCTTTCAATTCACTAAAATCAAAATTACTACTTTTATAGCCATAACTTACATCAAAATTATTAGGATTACGATATTCATAAGGATAATAAACTAACATATAAGAATATTCTTTTGTATTCATTACATTTTTGAATACTTCTCTTGCTGCGTTGCCAAACTGAGCAGTGACATTAATCAATCTCATTGAATCATCATAATATTTAAGCATATCAAAATCAAATTTGATAGGATGTTTGTTATCACCATTAACGTATGACATAATTTCAAGATATTTACAATCATCTCTATCAAATGTTTCATTCGCAGATTGACACCATTCTGGAATTTGTGAGTCTTCTAATTCTGGATTACGATCAATATATTTTTGGAACATTTCATATTGATTTTCATAATATCCAATTGTAATAAGTAATGATGCTTTAACTTTACCAAGATCATTGAAATATTTTGGCTTGTGAGCTTTTCCTTTATAGAAGATTTTATATCTAGTTGGTATAACTTCAGGTTCACTAATTTCTTGACCTTCAATTTTATCAACTTTAACTTTAAATGGAGACCAATATGCAGAATAAATATTATTAGGCTCACTTATTATTTTAAAAAATGCTGTTGCATTTTTAAATTTAATTATTTCAATTTTTGTACCTGATGGAATTTCAATCATGTTATAACCAGAATAATCTATTCCATCTTTCATATGAATATAAGCATTTAATCCTAATGAGTCTTTTTGATTATAATAATCATTATATTGATTATTTACTTTTGAAACTTTGTTATTTACAACAAATATGTTGCCAGGTATACAAATATTTTTATCTATCATATTATAATTATTTAGTTAAACATTTAATGTGCAAATATATGAAATTAATTTTGAATAAAAAAATATTATGATATTTTTTTTAATTCATTAAGTTTTTGTTTTCGATATTCAGATAGTGATATAAAACATTCGGATGAAAACCACCAATTTTTATAAGAATCTTCTAATGATATACTAGTATCAAATCTAATATCTTTTATAATATGAATTGATGCTAATTTAAGTCCAGTATATGATTGCTTTATATAAACTATTTTTTCTCCTACTCTAAACATAATTCTAATTTTTGAAGTTTTAATTTTCTATATTCTTTTAATGTAATAAAAAAATTAAGATAAATATAAAAATTTTCTATTTCATCTGTAGTTATATAAGACAATTCTGGTATATAAGATCGAAAGTAGCCTGTTACTGTATAAATATTACCATAGATAAATTTAGACTGACTAATTTTACCATCATGACCAAAATATATACTACTTTATCATATTTATTTATATTAGTTATCATAACAATTCTAATTTTTGAAGTTTTAATTTTCTATATTCTTTTAAAGTTATGAAATAATTTGATGAGTAATAACCACCTATCTCTTTAATTCCTAGTCCAAATGTAATACCATTATTTAAAATTTGAACTATCGTATACGTGTTATATTTTTTAAAAAAATCATCATAAAAAGATATATGAGTATCCGTTTGGATATCTTAATATATATATTTATGTTGATTCGCTTTATCTATTTAATATTAGTAATGTCTTGTTATTTATATAGTTATAAAATTTGATTGTATGGGTCATCAATTAGGATAGACTAAAATAAAGCATACGTGGTTGATTGTTCTGATCAACTACTATGGAGTTGTTTCTTATGTTTTAATTAATCCCCAAGTTAAAATTGAGAGTTGTACGTAGTTAACTAATAAAGAGATGGTTGACAAGTAACACATGCTAAATAATTAACAATAAAACACTATATTTAAAACACTCAAACGGATACTCATA